AAAAAAACACCCCCGAGAGGCGGGGGGGCGCCCCAAAGCCCCCCACGAAGCTCTGGGGGAGGGAATTGACACAAACCACGTTAATATCTATTATTTCGTTTAGGAGGGTCACACTCAATGAAAAATGTGTACAATGAAACAGAAAGAGAAAGGAAGAGTAAAGTGAAATAAAGTTGTAATGAATTAGATTACTTACCGACTAGCAAACTAATTCATTACTTTATGTAGTTTAAATTTAGGGCATATGAGCCATTTGGAGGAATTAAAATGGGAGTAAAGGAAGACGCAAAGGAATTGATATGTGCGGTTAAGAATATCCTCTCTGAAGAGGTATTTTACGATACCGAAGAGAGAATAAACGCCCTTAAAGATAAAACTGTGAATAAGTTTTTAAGCTATATTCCTGATACTATTTCTACTGAAAAACCTAAACGACTTATAAGATCATTAACTCATGTACAAGAACCTCAAAGAAAGATAGTTGTTGAGTTTTATAGAAAAGAAGATTGGTACAAGAATAATTTTAATAATTAAAGGAAATAGGACAAAAGTATAAGAAAAAGGGGGACACTCTCCCCCTTATATTTTTTATAAGATACAGGAGGAATTAGATTATGCCCAGTTATATTGAAAATAATATGTCCCCTATTTCTAATCAACTTTTTATTTGGTATGCTAAAAGAGAAGATGGAAGTATTGTTTATGAATATGATGATGAACAAAACGGATACAGTTATGATAAAGAAATAGAATCCAAAAAGGATTCTATTGAAGAATTTGGTCTTATTGGTAATGGATCTAAGATATTCTTTAATACAAAAGATGGTATAATTACTATTGGGGATAGAGAAATTAAGATCTATGTAGAAAGTGGAGAAGATGGAGATGTATATCTCCCCATTACAGAAAATAAAGAAGATGGAGTAAATTATAAAAACGTTATCCAATACAAACAAGGAACTGTAGATGTTGTAATGGATAATAATATGAAAGATGTCCCTATGAGAACTATTGGCCATTATATTGGATATGATATTAAGACTAAAGAATTCAATGCTCAGGTAATTTTAAATGTACCTATTGGTGGAACTCTAAATATTAAAGTAACTATCACTCTTAAGAACACTGATTTCTCTGGTAAATATTGTATTCAATATGGTGATTATGAAGAACAAGAAGAAACTCTTCTTGAATGTGGAACTTCTAAAGTATTTGAAACTAAATTATATTAAAATAAAACCCAGAGGAATTATTCCTCTGGGTGGTTTTCTTTTTTATTTTCCAGTAGATCCAATACCGCCATTGCGAGTGCTATCAGTGTGTATTTCATCGTTAAATATAAATGCCTGTTGAATAACCCCTTGTGCAATCTTATCACCTATTTCTATTTCTAATTCTTTTTCAACAGATACTGATAAGATTATATGACCATAATTATCATTATTTGCATAATAATCTGAATCAATAATCCCTACTGTATTGTTCAGTCGCATTCCATACTTAAAACCATATGATGATCTAGGATACATAGCTAAGAATTTATAAGGATCTGTTACAACATTATTAGGTCCTTTAAAATTAGTTAGATTGCAGCATATGAAAGTAGGTATTTGATACATCTTGTCTTTTTTAAGAGTTATCTTTACAGGAGAAAAGAAGTCATATCCAACAGAATTGGTTGTGGATCTTTTAGGGATTAAAGAGTCTTTTACCCCAGGTTTGAACATAGTTCCACCATTCATATTTAGATATGGTATTATTTTTTTAAAATTTTTCCTATTTTCATTTACGTAGAGCATATAAGGTACTAACGGTATAATCTCAAACATAGACACTCGGCCTCCTATATATTGTATTATGTAAGAGTTAAAAAAATAGTAAATAATTATATATTATAAATATGAAAAGTTCAATTGAACTTGAATAACTTTGTTTTTGGGAAGGAGATTAGTAGTTATGAGTAACAAGTTGTATTGTAAGAAAGGGTTTTTTAGGTTTAGAAAGGACAATGGAAAGGAATTTATTGTAGACAAAAGAAAGATGGAAGCTATTTGCATTGATCCTAACTATCTTAGTTACTTTGCAAGAAGCATTATCGATAGTCTTTCTATGGAAGAACTTAATGAAGTTGCTAATCTTAAAAGTTATAAAGAATTCATGCAACGGAATAAAGTCTATGGATTCTTTGATGACTTCATAGTTATTGGATTTAATTTTATTAATTTAGGAACTATTTGTGAAGGGGATATAATTGTTCAAAATAGAACTCTTCAAAAGGAATACAATGTTCCTATAAAATGGGCATTTGTTTCTATGAATTTGGATGTAAATCATGTTGAAATGATCAGTTTTCCTGATGAAAAAGCAGAGCATCCTTATTCTATATTATATTATGATAAGAGAAACATTGGTGGTTTAAAAAGAACTCTTTTTAATGAGTACTATAGACAGCTGCCTTGTAATTATAACTCTAATTTTATAGATACTCCTGATATTGATAATAGATCTACTTATCATAAATATGATAATGATAAAAAGGTTAAAACAGGAGTAAAGAATGATCTTCTTGGGAAGATAGAGGTTGCTTATGGTGATAAAACAAAAAATAACAATGAAATTGTTAATAAAGAGAAGATAGAAAAAGAAGTTGAAAAAGTAGAAGAGATTTTTAACAATCTTGAATCTGGTAATACAAGAAAACCTAGAGATAAGAATTTCTTTGGGATGTATGTAAGAAAAGATGATACATATGTTTGCACGAATCTGGATACAGATAGAAAATGTATTGTCGGTGGAGATCTTTATGAAAAGATCATTGTAAGACTTTATGAACACATAGGAGTTAATTGCGAAAGAGCAAGATATGATAAATCTGATTTTGAAATCATTGATGTAGATGATTATTGTTATCGCAGATTCATTGTTCATAATTTAAAAACAGATGAATATATAAGGATACCCGTAATAGAAAAGACGATAGAAGAAATTGGTAAGGGAAGATGTGTTCATGTGCGGTTTGAAAATCTTACTTATAATTCTAAAAGAGCAAATACATCTTATGCATGTGAAATAAATACAACTGCTCATGGTGCAGATAAAAGAACTTGGTTCTGCAGTCGAACTGTATCAGAAGGGGGATTCGTTAAATATAGATATCTAAATAAACTAATAGTTTAAGAAGTGGGGATTAATTTCCCCACTTCATTTTTTATTTAAGGAGATGAAATAATGGAAAACAATATTACTCTTATAGATGAGGGATCTGTTTCAAAATATTGTAAAAACTCAAATGCATTTTGGTATGCTAAATTATATAAAAGAGAAGATTATAGAATTGAAAGTCATGCTTATATATTTGATAGTGATTCGGTAATGAATTTACTGTGTGATTTAAATCAAGACTATTTTTCTTTAAACAAATCTGATGTTAATATAATTGAGTATGATAATAAAACCAATAGAATGATGGTAGGTGTAAAGATTAAAGATGATTATAAAATAGAATTCTTTTCTTATCGTAGGATTAATAAGCCGCACAAAATAACTTTATTAAATTGGAATAATGATTATAATGAAGAAAGAGATGAATATGTTGGATGGGGATATAGTATAATGTATGCTTCCATTACTGGAAATATCTATGATACTATATTAAAATGGTGGTTTGAAAGGAAGAAAATGATCTATGATGGTATGAGTAAAAAGGATTTTAGGTTAATCAGAGTACATAGATCTGCTGGTAATTATATGATTTTTCATAATTATATTCGTGATGTTTACCTCAGAATCAAAGTATTAAAGGCTGATGAAAAGACTCCAGAAGAATCTAAAATACAAATAAGATTTATATTAAAAGATGAATTTCCTATAAGATATAAAAAAGATCGTGTACCGTATTTTATCGATGCTGATAAAATAAAAGAATTAGCAATTCTAACAGAAGTGGCTGATGATGCATTGAATCCTAAAGGAGTTCTTGGTGTTGCAGATGGGATAATAGAAGTCCGACCTGCTAAATATGACGGTCCTTATAGTTATTATGAAGAAGGCTGTGGTTTTTATAAAGGGATCGATAGACATAATCCTACATTTATTGCTGTTTGTAAAAGTATAGAAAGTTCTGATAATACAGATCAAAAATAAATTAGGGGGTGGGAATGTGACTAAAAACACATTTAGCAATTTTTATTATAATACGACTTATGATCTATATCATTATTCTCAAATATGTGGTAATAATACAAAAGAATATAGCTTCAATGCTAGTGTTATAATGGATAGCTTATATAATATAGACTCCAAATATGCGTATTCAAATAGAGAAGATGTTAAAATAATAAGCTATAATGTAGAAGACAATATCATTACAGTCAGTGTTTGTTTAGATGGTGAAAAGAAAATAGAAAGTTTTAAGTATGATTATGATAGAGAGTATATCATAAGAATTAAAAAATGGGATTATACTTATGATAGTGAAAAAGATGAATATATCGGTTTTGAATGCCAGGACTGCAGCTTCTATGCTATCAGCGGAAAGATTTATGATGAAATTATAAAATGGTGGTATGATACAACCAATAGATCTTATGAAGGGATGAATAAAAATGATTTTAGTATAATAAGGTTTACTAAAACTAATAATGGATACATCTTTTTCCATAATAGAAAGCAGGATACTTATTTTAAAATTAGAATATTTAGAGCTGATGAAACAGAAACTGGATTATACGTTAAACAACTTACAAAATCTTGGTGTAGTAAGAAATTAAAAGAACCTTACTTTATCAGTATTAATAAATTTAAGAAATATATAAAGGCTGTAGAAAGCATTAAAGAAGTATATCCTGATAATAATGTTGTAATAATTGAGAATATCATTTTTGAAGTTTATCTTGATAAAAAGGAGAAAATACCTTTTGTATATGATAAGACAGGTACTGTACACTGCACTTGTCTTAAACCTATGCTTAGTCGTGTAAAAAGTAAAAAAGATTAAAAGGATATGGATTTATTCCATATCCTAGATTTTAATTTGGAAAGGAAGTAGTTTAATATGGCAACAGAATTTGTAGATCTTGAAAAATATAAAATAAGTCGTTATGATGAAGAAAAGAATAAATATTTTTATTATCAAGATGATTTTAAATGGCATTTCTCTATTAATGGAGAAATATATGATGAATTAATTAAATGGTATTATGATAAGATGAATTGGTCTTATGAAGGAATGTCTCCTAAAGATTTCTTAATAATTAGAGTAAATAGAATAAACAATGGTCATATAATTATTTATGATAATAAAAATGATAGATATATAAGATTCAAAATTTATAGAATTAAAGAAGAATGTTTAACTAAAGATACACCGAAAATAAATATTAAAAGATTATTTCTTAAAAATCATCTAAGCAGAACTAATTACTTTATCGATGTGGAGAAAACCAAGAAATATGTTAAATTTGATAAAGAAGATAGAGTTGTTAGTAGTATAACAGAAGTAAAACTATACAACTCAAGTAAATATACTATATTTAGTGTTAAAAAATAATTGTTTTAAAGGAAAGGAAGATGGAAATGTTAGATTTTATAAAGCGTCTATTTAATAAAAAGAAAAAGACTACAGATAACTTATTTTTACGCATTAAAAATAATAGTCCTATATGTAGGTTCATTGTTGAAATATCTGTTGATAGAGACAGTGAAAATTATAAAAATTTAAAAAGTTTATTAGGTGCAGACAATACGGTTAATTTATTTAATTTAGCAACAGATATAATATGTCCTGATTACATAATAAAATCTGAAGATATTATTTCAAATATATTAAGTTATCCTGTATCCTCAGATAAAAATGAAGAATTAATAAAATTTAAAGAGAATGTTAAAAAATATAAAGAGTTTGAAGAGCTTTTAAACTCTTCTGATGAGATCCTTGTTAGATTTGGATTTAAATATTTTGTCCAACCCCCATATCCACTTGGAGGTGATTATATAGATAAGAATCATATATACTATGATTTGATTATTAATAATAAAGAAAATAAAATAAATAAAATTTCTAAGGAGCTTATTTGTCTTAGATTTGAAAAAACAACTATGACTATGCTACATGAAGTTGGTTCTTATACAAAACAATTTAAAACTTATGACGAATTTTATGATGATATAATAAAAGTCATTAAGATAAAACAATTTGTGTAGAGAAGAGAGGGTGGTACTAGAAAATGTTTATATTAGATTGGATTTTAGAATATCTTATTAGTAAAATTTTATATAGTTACAAACCTGTATGCTGTGTTATTGTAAATATTGTTATGGATACAAAGAATATAGTTTGTGAAGAAGAGGAAAATAATATTAAAGAAGATTTAATTAATTTTAATGGTAAACTGTACCATTATTGTATTTACTTAGTTCGTCCGGAAAAAATAGTAAGAAATCCTAAAATAATAGATAATATTTTAAATCTTAAAGAAAATGATAAGGAATTAAAAAGATTTAGAGAAAATTTTTATTTATATGAGAAGTATTCTAAATATATACAATATATACGTGTCATTTTTTCTTATGAGTATAAAAATAGTATTTGTGCTTTTATTAGAAGAGACCTTGATATAGTTCTTCCTAACATGAATTCATTAGCTACAGATAAAGATATTGAGTTAGAATATTCTATTGTAAAACGTTACAATGATATTTATGCTAAGGAGTACCGTTCAGAAGATATTACTATAGGGTCTTTTAAAGATTTTGATAGATTAGTAGTTTATAATAGTATTCTAAGAAGATTAAAGAAAGATTCAATATTAAAATAAGAAAGGATGTGAAAATCGAATGGAAGATTGGGTGTATTTTAGTTTCTATGATAAGAAAAAACTAAACGAATATGATTGCACTACTTATAGAATTCTTTCTAAGGCATTTTATAATCTATTGAAGGAAAATAAAAAAGATTACTTAAAACTGTTTTCTAGTAGACCTGAGCAAATAATGAATTATCTAAATAAAATAGATAAAGTTAAAAAGGAAAGTAGTGCTGATCTCAGTAAATTCCTCTATTCTTTAATGGATTGTAGTGATCTTGATGATAAGGAGTACTTCTACACTGTTTGTATACATTATTTTATTAAAAAGAAATATTCAACTACAGAATCTGGTAATTTGATAATAGTTACTAAAGATAAAAATGATAAAGGAAATAAACTTTCATATTTTAATATGTCATCACCATATAAAAGATATAGAAGGGGATTTGAATTTACTAAGAAAATCGACTCTATAACAAATTCTATTTGTATGAATAAGACGTTATGTAAATTTAATCTTAATAAAGAAATGGGTGATATACTAGAGATAAAAAATGGGGTTATTAGATTAGATTATGATATTTGTATGCATAGCATCCCTTCTGGAATATTGTATGATTGTACTTCATACAAAACAACTATAACCCTTTCTGATATAATAGATCGTAAAAGCATTGTAAATATATTAAATCACAAAGATGAAGAGTTAGTTGATTTTATAAAAACTATTCAAAGAGATTGTGGAGAGGATGATATTAATCTTAAATTTAAAATTAACCTTGATTATTATGGAATAAATGGCACACATGTTATGATTCAATTCATAATATCTAATGTGAATATGAATAACACTTTTGAGAATTATGAATATACTATGAGTGTATTTAAAGAAAATAAATCCGAAGGGGTACATGGATACAGCAAGTGTTTAATGAACAATAAAAAAATTAGTTATAAACAATTCATTGAGGAATTGCTTGATATTATGAATGCTTGATTTTCTAAGGGAGGCTGTGTTATAATGAAGGAGATAAAGTTTTTATTTACGTTTTATAAGCATAATCAATTCAATATTAAGATTGATATTTTTATGAGCTCTAAAGAGTTCATAGATTATTTTAGTTATCCTGGTGCTGATTTTAAAGAAATATTACTTTCTGGTAATTTAGAATTGCTGAGAAAATATTTATGTGACAATTGTAGTTCTACTAGATCTGTTTGGCATAGTTCAGATTCTCTTAATAATATAGGAGAATTTTTATTCCGAATGGAAAAAGAAGGATATGACTCTGCTTGCTTAATTCAGATTCCTATCTTAAGAGAAAAAGGAGAAGATTCTGAAGGAATTTTATATAATATCTATATGGATGGAGGAGATGGAAATAACTTCTCATTTGATATAACAGATGGACGTCCTTTAGGTTGTGCAGTATATGGAACACGACTTTATCCTAGAGAAGGAACAACAAAGAAAATTTATCCTAAAGAAAGAATAACAAAGAAAAAATTAATAAGCATGATTTCTAAATTATTTCTTAATGGAAAAAATATCTTAGAAAGTAAAGATAATTTTGGGTATAGAACGTTATCGATAGATGTGAAAATAAATAAAAATTATGCTAGCTGTATATTAACAGATTATAAACAGATCTATCATTCTAGAACTATAATGGATTTATTAGAAACTGGATCTGCTAGTGATGGTAGATCTAGATGTATAAAAAATGTTTCCAATGCATATGATAATAATGATAAATTAGAATTTAGTATAATTCTAAATTATATAGATGGATTAGATAAAGAGAAATACAGTATGATTTATATCATCTCTGAAAGTAGTAGTATTGATGATAAGATAAAAGATTGTGATTTATTAATTGTAAAGAAAGTATGGAATAAGGAGATACTTATTAATAAAGGAGAATTAAATGAGGTCGCATATAAAGCATCTACTTCTACTATTTATGAAAAGAAAGTATCTTATAAAGAATTTATAAAGTCTATTAAAGAGGTAAGTTTAATTTAAGAATAAGAGGATGGGTTGATTCCCATCCTCTTTTATTTTTTTGTAAAACTAGACTTTTCTAATTGTATATTATTATAGTGAATATAAAATAAATTTGGTTTTTGGATATATTAAATATCCCAGAAGGAGGAGATCTTATTATGAAAATAGAAAAAGTATTCTTTGATCAAGGCCAAGTAATCTTGGCCTCTGCTGAAGACGGGTATGCCTATAGCTTTAAATCATCCCGTCTTTTGGAAATTGCTTATGCGGCAATTTCCTGTGTTCCTGACTCTGAAAAAGAGTCATGGGATGCATCTTTTCTCGACTTCTATAGAAGTCGAGAATTCTTTAATAGTGGTTATACTATTAAAGAATTTAATAATGACTTTATTACCATTGCTTTAAATGGTAATGAAGTGGAAGTTCCTATAAACTGGGTTGCATTCTATAATTCAACTCTGGAAGGGTACTTCCTTACTGAAACTTCCGAAGAAGTTTCGGGCAGAATAAATTTAGTGGTTAATTATCACGATTTATTCTGGGTAGGATATTCTAAAAAGGATATCCTCAATGGTCGATTTGAGTTGATCGATCATTGCAAGAGCTATGCTTAAAAGGCATATTCCATATTTATTATTTAGTTTTGTTTTATTTGGCACTGGGGAATGCCAAAAAGGAGGAATTAGTATGAAAGAGCAAGTAAGATATACTATAAGCATCACGGCGATGCGTCAACTTGGTTTTGACGAACGCCTTCCTGAACTATCTAAATATGATATGATGAGTTATTATATCGTAGTTGATAGTAAATTCGGAATGTCCAGTAAATTAAGTTTTAATGGACATTCTGAGGATTTGTCCCAGAAAGAGTTACGCACTCAGATTTGGGCAAATCGAAAGAACCGATTTACATATCGGTTCGAAGGGTTTATTAGCATCGCTGATGTTAACCGACCCAATGAGAAGAAGTTCCAAGTGAGTTTTATAGATTCGCTTGCCTTCTCAGATCTGTTGTCTTTTGATAAGAAAGACAACAGCAGCGACATCGTTATTATCGATGTAGAAAATCCTGAAGATTTCATCTCTATTGATGAGATGAGATCTAGGATCTCTTCCTTCATAAAGGAGGTGGGTCATAGTGGCTAGAAAGAGAATGGTGTTCATCAATGATGATGGCACTATAACTAGGACCATACCTCCTCTCAAAATCTCGGAGCTTAATGAAGATCCGAGATACAGAGTTGGGGGAGACATCCCTGCTGATGCTATAAATAATAGTAAAAGCAGAAGTAGGGATGTAATTTTGAGTGAGGTCATTGACCTTGCTCAAAAGATAGAAAAAAATAACGAGGAGATTTTGAGAATTATATCAAAATCTCCGAAATAATTTACACCTCTTTAAAAAAAAAATATAAAAGGAGGTGTAAATTATGAAAGTTTACTTTGATATTGAAAGTGAAGTAACTATCTGCGAATACTAATAGTTGCTTCACTTTATTTTGGTTTGTAAAATTCCGCTTTCATAATAATATATTATAATGGTGAAAGCGGAATATATCTTATTTCGTTTTTTAGGGAATACTTACTGTGTTCCCAAACTTTGTTTCGTGCCAGTATGAGGACTGGCAGAGAGGAGATTTATTATGAAAAACCTGTTAGAAAATGCTAGAGTATTGAGTGCTGTTGTAGGTAATATTGAGAGCTGTGAATGCTCTTTCCAGGATAAAGGCCTGGAATCTTTGTCTTGCTCATTAAATAAAAATGAGAAAGATGAAATTATTGTTGATATCGTGGGAAGCTTCGATATTGACAAGATCCTTTTGAATATTCAAAAGGATATTACTCTTTATGGGGGAGATAAATTCCTTCCTCGTGGAGAGGATAAGTTTTCCTTCATCTTTGAGCAGATGAAGGAAATTCGGAAAACTTTCAATTACATGATTGAAAGTTTTCAGGTCAGCTTTAACTCTGATAAAGAGGGTAAGCTGATTATGGATATAGTTTGCTCGCTCAATGCGAGCAAGTTCCGAAAGAAAGGAAATGAAGTCCTTTCTGAAAAAAGGAAAGAAGCAGACTTAGATTATGAAGAAATAACCAAATCTGTGAAAAAAACTTGCGAAGAAATTCGTAAGGAAACTTGTGCTCAGATTAACGACTGGGCAAAAGAAATGGAAAAGGATTTTGGGTCGATAGATCCTAAGACCTTTTCCAAATCTAAGTCAACTAAGTCAGATGATGTTATATCATCTGATGATGGTCCTTTAAGAGATATGTATAGGGACTTGTTTGGTGACAAGGGAGACTTGAAATAAGTCTCCCTCTTACCTTTATACCGACTTTAAAGGAGGTGAATAGTATGAGGGTAATTAATCTTACTCCTCATCCGGTAAACATTTATCGGGATGGGGTTTTGGTTGTTACTTACGAACCGTCTGGTACGATCGCCAGAGTGGGGTTCGTAAGTAATGAAGTTGGTGACATTAACGGAGTACCCGTTAGTGTGACCGGCTTCGGTCACACTACTGACCTCCCGAGTCAGGAAGAGGATACGATCTTTATCGTGTCCTTGTTGGTTAGGCAAGCCAACCCTGATAGAAAGGACCTCGTTAACCCCGATGGTCCTATCTATTCGGAACAAAATCCTCGACAAGTGATCGGTTGTCGAGGTTTCTCTATCAACCAGTAATGGTTGGTAGGGAACCGTAAGGGAAGTTATCTGTGATACCTTCCCTTATTTTTTTATAAATCCCCATCCCAATTTAATGGGATGGGGTTAGATTATATTACGTATAATATCCAGTTAAGCGAATCTTAAACGATTTATTACCAGGTGTACTATTGATAGGTGCATTGATGCGGAAAGATACAGTAGCAACATTAGCTCCACTTGTATCTAACTGACCATCATTTATAGTACCTTTAAGAATACCTTCACCAGCAGTAGCTGTGTTTGCAGTAACTTTCTTAGATGCGAATGCAGAACCAGATCCACCGATTTTCATCCAATCAGATTCAGCTTTCATTTTGCATTCTACCCATTTATCACGAGCAACATCTTCAGTTGCTGTGTTACCATTAGCATCAAGAACAGTAAGAGTACATTCACGAAGGTCGGAATGGTCTTCTGTATTATTTCCACGGTTGTTCCAAATATTTACTACTAATGCAGCCGAGGGTTCTTGTGCTTTTACAGTACCAACACTCCATGTGTCAACAGTGCTTGTATTTGCTTCATTATATAAAGTAATTACAGGACCTAAATTAGCAGGCATAATATTTCCTCCAATTATAATTAAACATAATATCCGTTAATACGGATTTTGTAGGATTTAGTACCAGGGGTTGCATTTACAGGTACTACAACCTTAATATTTACTTTGCAATAATTTTGCTTAGATGATGTAGTATTTTTATTACCATCATTTACAGTGCCTTTGATTGTATAATCACCAGACCCTACGAGTCCTTCAGCCTGTAAATGTTTTGCATCAGAACCACCAACAGGTGTCCAAACATTAACATTTCCATCAATCTTAGGTACGTTTACACGAACCCATTTACCTACTATAACTTCACTATTAGCAGAACCATCAATGTCTAAAGCAGTGATAGTTGCATCTTTGAGATCGGAAATAGCAGCCGATCCATTACGATTATTCCATACATAAATACTGAATACAGGAGATTCATTAGAAGCTTGAACTACACCCGCATCCCAATTCGTTACAGAACGATCAGAATCGTCTACAATAGTAATACTAGGAGCTGCCATTAAAAATAATCCTCCTTCTTAAAAATATATTATATGATTGTTATATCATGGAGACTTAACCTCAATCTTTGCATTAATTAAAGATGTATAACTTCTTCTAATTTCTAATTCGCAAGTACTATTTAACTTAGTAAGACTTCTAAATTTAGAGTCGTCCAAATCTGAAAAATCCATTATTGTTACTTTTTTTAATTTAGGGCAATTGAAGAACATTTCAGATATATTAGGAGGTGCCATATCATCTACCCATATATTATTATTATCTGTCCAACCAGATGTGGTATTACCAATAGCACTTATATCGATAACACCTTTAATCTCTTCTAGATTTTCGCAATTATAAAACATTCTTTCAAAATTACCAACTCTAGAAAAGTCTATTCCTGTTACATCTATAGTTTTAATACTCCTAAGATCACTAAACATTAATCTCGCATCATTAAATCTATGATTCTGCCCCATCTTAGGTAATTTTAATTCAGCCAATCCTTCTAATTGTCCAAACATATCATTCGCAAGTTCTACATTTGGAAATGAAAGAATTGATAAATCTAATTTTTTTAATCCTTTATCTTTACCAGGATAAGATTCATTCCTAAACATATCTCTACAAGATTTAACTTTATTTAGTTTACCTGCCCAAGGGGAAAGGTCTACTGTGTCTAATTTAGCACAATTAGCAAAACACTTAGTCATACTATCACAAAAAGTAGGATCTATGTATCTAATAAATGTACTTAAATCTTTAGCATATAGCATATTATAGAACGCTTGTTTCATAGTACTAACAAAATGCATGGTCTTAAAAAATTCTTTTTTCTTTACAGGATCTAATGATTCTTCTTCTGTAGTATATGTATAATAAACCAAATTAGCTTTTAAATAATCCTTTAATTTATCTCTACCAAAATTAGAGAAATCTTCTAGTTGTGAATTGAATAATACTTTAGCCCAGACATTATAATCTTCATAAGGAACTATTTGGTCTGGGTTGGTTAAACGTGTTTGACTCTCATTTACTATTTCATTTGCAAATAATTGTAAATCAAATTTTATATTCATAATTATCTACTCGATGATTTTATAAGTAATATCAGGAGTTCCATCTTGTAATGTATTTATATTTATAAATTCAGGAATGGTTTGAGTTTCTTTAAAATAGTTATCTTCCATATCAGGATTCTTATAGATAGATTGATATAAAGATTCATAATCATTTAATCCAATAAACTTAATGTATACTAATTGATCTCTATAGATATTGGTAATATAAGTAATCAGATTAGGAATATGAAGATCAGTAAGATTATTGATATCTTCAATATAATCTTTAATAGAATTGGTGATATCATCTAGAGTAGAAGCAGATTCATCTTTAGATTGGAATTTAACTTCAAATTTCAATGACAGATTTATTCTATCAATATTTTCTTTTCTATCAATATTGTACATCTTAGATTTTCCATAAGTATTGAAGAATTTATAATCTATTCCAAAAGAATCTTCTAATAAGAATACTGCTTGTTGGATATATAATCTTCTTTCATCAATCATTTCTACTATCTTATTTACTCGTTCATTAGAATTTAAATATAAATCTCTTACTACAGGTATTTTGTGAAGTTTATATCCTTGATTACCAAATTCTTCATCTTTAGTAAGCTCAATATAAGAATTATTGAAATCGCTGTAATCATAGAATATATCTATTCCATCATCTCCTGTAGAATATACATTTAATAGACTCCATCCATCAAGATTAGGAACTAAATCATCTAAATTTCCTTTCACTTTATTTATTTCAAAATTTCTTCCATAATCTAAATCTTCTTTAGCTACAAAGAAGAATTTTACTTTAAGATTAGAAGGTAGGTAAGTTCCTATAGCACTTCCACTCTTAATATTATTTAACCCACTAGGAGAGTAGATATAGCTATCCTTAGTGGAGATTAAATCATTGATATTAAACTTAAACTTCAAATCATATTGATATCCACTTTGATTATAGGATACAAGATTTGAAACCATGTATCTAAATGGATATTCTTTCCCATTATCATTTTTTCTATATAATACAGCATATACTCTAAAGTTTAATTCTGCTATAGTAGTACCATCATCCTCATATTTTACTAATTGGAAATCAGTGCCTATAGATTGGAAGCAGGTCATATCTATATTAAATGTATCATATCCATCAAAGAGATTTCTATATACATGAACATTCCCTGCTACGAATTGAATAATAGAGGAGTTATTCACATATTCAAAATAGAGCTCTCTATAATAGTTTACAAGAGTTAAATAGTAAGAAGCATAGAAAGGATTTTTATTAATGCAAATAAGATAAGGATTTGTATATAAAAATCCACTCTTATCTAATTCCTTTTCTTGATCAGTACCAGATACCACAATAGAATTGGTTGTATCATCTTTTATATCAGCATAGAATTTGGTTCCAGGTTTGATTATAATATTTCCCTTATTGTTATTAGCAAATACATCAGGAGATATATAAGAATTGATTGTATTAGTAGGAATAATATTGTTTCCATCTTTCATCATAAGGTATACATAATACAATCGTTCTATTTGATTATGTACTTTTCTAAGAAGATATAATCTGCAATCATTTCTCTGCAATGAATTAAAGAAGTTATCTAAGTCTTTATATGTAGAGATAGACCCTCTGGATAATGCTTCTGCAGGAATAGCTCTTTTTAATTCACTAATATTTAATTTATTATCACCATAATGAGAATCAGACATACTCATCAAGATAATATACATGCCGGTATAAGGATATTTATCAGATTTATAAGGCATCATTTCTTGATATTGATTTAATTTAAAATTACATTTTTCTCCAAGAGTTGTATATACATGAACAACTATTTCAGAGTTTCTTCTTGGTTGTGAATCTCTATCAAAACGTAATCGAATTGTCTTTTCATCAAGATATGAATAATTGATAAAATTCTTATTGGTATCTAAAGTATAATCATATAATCCATCATAAATAGGTTCATAATATACAGCATCTTTATAAGTACCATCTTCTTGTTCTTCAGATACGGTTACATAAAAATATGCTAATTGATCTTCAAATGTAAAACTAAAGATCTTTGTTTCAAGAGGATTATTGATAATTACTTTTTTATAAATCTGAGTATGGGTTACTTGACGTATTAAAGTTTTAATAGAGATCATTCTATCTCCAGAAATATTTAATACCCCAAGATAAGGAAGATAAGGGTTTGTTGTAGATGATAATTTATTTGTATTATCTAAATCATATCTAGCTGTATAAACTACTTCCCCATTAGGTAGATAATGTCTAGTAACTATAATATCATAATCTAAATGATAAGGATATTTTGTAGTTTCTCCAATATAAAAAATATATTCTTTGTCTATGACAAATTTATTATTCTTCATATTATGAACCATCTGCGTTTCAGGAATATTCAATGTTACATCGATATATGCAGGCTTAGCTGTAATACTATTAATCCCTAAAGCCAATGCATGAGAAATTACATTTCTTTCATATTTAGCTTTGGTAGGAATAGCTTCATTTGAATATTCAGATGCAGTGATTGCTGTGTTTTCTAAAAGGTTTCCAAATATAGAGGATAAGTACCCATATACACCAAGAACCAATGTATCTTCAGGTATATCTATATATTTGGCTTTTAATTTATCTATAAATTCAGATACTTTGTAAATATCTGTATTTAAAATATTTGTACTATTGTACGCCATTAATACTATCCTCCAATATTAGAATTTATTCATTCTTTTGGCTTCAGTAGCTTTTTCCAACTCTTCAGGAGTCATGTCTTTATTAAATGTAATACCAGCATAACTACCAATTGTATTAGCTACATTTTGAATTTCATCTGTAGTTGTTTCTACAGCAGATTTGGTATTAGTATCTTGATTTGCCCAAGATACAGCAGGATCATTTCCAGTATTAGTACTCCATTTAAGCATTGGAAGTTTATATCCTCTCCAGTCAGGTTCTTTTGGATAGTAGATATAAGGATAATCTCCACTTTCTCCAGACATAGCTCCTATTGAATCGTCCCATAAAGGAATTTCATTATAGGTAGGATTGGTCATAGTTCCATCTTTCCAATTTGCTACCAATGTATTAAAATCAGAAAGTATATTTGGTTCCATATCTTCAAAGAATCCACTAAGCTTAAATCCAATGGTGACTTTTAAAGGACCAGATTGAGGAATTTCGCTAAATGAAGATCTAGAAATAGTTTTAGGAAATACTCCAGTGAATTTAGAGAAATGAAGAATAGTTTCTCCATCATCATCTACTAAGAATCTAAATATACTAATATGATCATAAAGAATCTTATTTAAAATATATTCTTTCTTAGGAGGAAGTAATCCTAACCATTTCAGCTGTCTAGCATAATCCCATGTTTTAAAATAGTTATAAATTTCAAGATATCTAGTATCTTCAAATTCAATAGTAAAGTCAACATTTTCATCAGAACTGATAGATGATTTTGGATATAGAATTCTAGATCCAAACATATTTTGAGCTGTTTCTAATTCGTCTACAGCTAAGTCTGGAATATCAATATTCGATGTTTTTCTATTACTAAGGATACGGACAAATGGGCAGTTCTTTTCAGAACTACCATCGCTAGTACCATAACATAAATTTTCTAAAACTGTATATAAGTATCCATGAGAATATAACCAATTAAAATATGGAAATTGGCTGGCTGCATCTGATAACCATCCAGATTTATTATAATCAAACCCAGTTTCAGTTTGATATCTTAATATAGGTAAATCAGGTTTTGTAAAGAATGCATATTCTCTAGCACCTTGTACATGGTTGAAAGGGTCTATTCTAGGATATCTATAAAAAGTAGTCCAGTATTTCATATCTTCTGGCTCATATATCCCATTAGCCCTCATTAATCTTCTCATCTCAGATTCATGATTATTTATATCTGAGGTTAGATTTACATATTCTTCATCTGTTTCCGCAGGAGATATACCGTTTGTATTATTACTTTCTTCAGTGGTGTTAGTTATTGATACTTCTACTCCATCACTAGTAACTACAGAAGATTTTCGGTTTAATCTATCCCACGAAGTATTAGAATTGTCATAAAATGGCATTAATTTTTCACCACCAAAATGCAAAAAGTTACAATCATTATACCTATGTCAAAATGTATAATTTTATAATCTTATTGTATTAGGCTAATCCTTTGACATTATCATAATTATCTTGAAAAGATAATTATATCGATATAATTAATTTTTTTATTGTAGGAGGAAATATTTCATGCATGAATATAAGACTCTTTTAGATGAAGCCAGTTCTGGTCCGTTGTCTGGGATTTTAGATATCCTTGGATTGGATGCTGAAGCTATTGCTAGTGGAATTACAGGTACACTTGCAAAAAGCAAAATCCCTGGCGAATTTAAAATGACTAGCAATATTGCTAAAGAAGCCAAAGGGCTTACAGCTGTTTTTCCTGTATTAGTTAGTGAAGCAGTTGGTATTGAAGAAGCACAAATGATTACAAAGGCTGCAGAACGTAAATATGTTTCTATGTTGCAAATGTTGTTTGCAGCAAGTCAGATTACCGACGCTAAGAGTGCTCAAGCTTATTTAAAGAGATTTCATAATAATATCTCTACTACTCTTGATCTTAGTGATATGAATGTAGACGATGTAATTGATTTTGCCAATAAGCTTGATGAAGAAGTTAAAATCTCTGCATATGGTAATGCTAAGATCAATGAAGCAACTCAAGCAGTTCTTAAAGATCTTGCACATAATGATGACTATTATACTCAACTTAGTGAAGGACTTAACTCTTATTCTTTAAATGACTATAGTATCACTAAAGATTTTGGTGACTATAAAGCATTTAGAAAGAGTATTAGTGAAGAAACGAGAATTACAGATTCTGATCGTACTGAAACTAAGAAGTCTGGTAATAGCGGGGTTACAACTATTACAACAAAGACTACCGAAACCATTATCAAAGATAAGAGTACTCAAGAATTAGAAAAGCTGCAAAAGCTTAAGACTCTTAGTGATATCTTAAAGAATGGTAGCTCTGTTTACAAAGACTCTGTATCTAGAATTAAAGATGCTTCTGAAATTCTTTCTAAACAGATTATCTCTACAGATATTAAGAAAGCTAATGAAGCAACTCCTAGCTTAATGATTATCAACTTTGTTACTCAAGCTAATGGTACAGATAATGAAATAGTTAATACTGCTGTAATTGGTGTAAAATGTATCATCCATTATGTATCTTCTAATGAAATGATGAATCGTATGGTTCTTAAGAATAACGATCGTCGTGGTTTATTTAATTTCATTCGAGCTACTACTGGAGAAATCAAATTCTTTAAAGATTTCTTATTCGCTGTAGACCGTGCTAAGATCGATGCCGTAGCAAAAACAAATAAAGGATCTGACTCTAAGATTTGGAAGATGCTTGAAATCCGTGCAAATCGTGCTAAGATCAATAATAAAGCTCGTGGCGATAATTCTGCATGTGCAGCTATTACAATGCTTGTACTTTCTGCTGAAGAAGTAGAAGTAGTTAAGAGTGTATATCGTGTAGACTTGAATAATTCTTCTACTATGCTTGGAGTTATGAGAGGGTATAACTTTATTGGTGTTGGTATTGTTGATGCTGTAAACGAAAAGATTAAGTTCTTATATGATGATGGAACTAAGAACTTTGAAACAATGTCCTTTATGGCTCTTGAACGTGAACAGAGTAATGGGGAATATAAGAAAATGATTAATACTCTTGTGAAGGGGCGGTAATAAAAAATGATTCTTTTTGAACGTATTAATGAAGATAATAATACGGATGGCCGTGTAAATTCTCAGTTAACTACAGATAAAGCAGTAGATGCGAACCAAAATGGGGATAATATGATTATGAGTGATCCTAAGAATGGATTTGAAAATCCTGCTAGTCATTCTATTCCTAAACCGGCTAATGCTATTGGATCTGCAGCTAATAACCAACCACCTCAACAACAAGCTAGTGTTCCTCAACCTCAAGTAAATGGACCTTATAATCGTGCTGTAGGAGAAGCTGTTATGACTCAACAATTTAAAGATATTATTTCCGAACACATGGATATTACAGATTATAAAACTATTAATCGTCTTTATAATCTTGATGAAGCAGAACAAAACACAGCACTTCTTTCTCTTACAAATCGTTTATATCAAATGATTGTAAATAAGATTGATACTTTTGATAAGGGTGATATTGCTCGTACTAAAGGCGATATTACAAAATTACCTAAGTATAAAGATCTTTGTGAATGTGTTGCTGTATTAATGGGTATTTTTGAAAAGTATCATGAAGATACCAAACCTGTTCAAGAAATTAGTAATGGTATTTCTAATATTGAAAATCTTAGTGATGTATTTACACAGTCTTATATGGCTAAAGTAGACTTTGGTCAAGTTATGTATGAAACAATGACTCTTGCTTGCATTAGTTCTGTTTCTTATATGATTGCTGCTTGTATCGAATATGTAAAAGATCCTAAGAAAGATGGACTTACTATTGTTCTTGATAAAACAGGTGTGTCTAAAGTAAAAGAACATCTTCTTTATGAAAATATTTGTAAATTCAATACTGCTTGTAAAACAGGTGATGTTGAAAATGCACTTCGTCCTCTGATTAAAGCTAGAGCTAGAAACTTTGTAGGAGCTCTTGGTTTTATTAAAGCTGCCGCTATTGCTATTCCCTTGGTATTAGCTCTTATTCCCATGATTAAAGATGTAGTATATTATTTCTTTGCTGCTCGCCAACGTATATCTGTATACTTTGATATCCAAGGAGATCTTCTTGAAATGAATGCTCATGAATTAGAAGAAAATCCTGATATCCAAACAGATGGAGATAGAAAGACTGTAATCCGTAAACAAATAGCTATTGCTAATAGTTTCCATAAGATTGCTGATAAATTAGCTGTAGAAGCTAAGACCGCTGAAAATAAAGCTACTACAGAAATCAAGAAGGATGATAAGAAACAAAAGATTGATGATATCAATACAGATCCTTCTTCTTCTGATGGACCTTTATTCTAGGAGTGGTAAAATATGTTAATATATAAAAAACAAGTACAAACAAATCTTGAAAAAGATGATTATAATCTTGGGTGGGAACCTGAGAAAGAAATAACAAGGGAAGAAAAGAATAATATTGAAAATGCGTTAAAAGATTATGATTATAAAATCCCATCAGATATAATGAGGTTTATAATCAAGCATTACTATGATAAGATTATCCCTTCTGAATCAAAGGATGCTTTTGATACAGAAGATCTTCCTGGAATAAGAATATACGATTTCTTTAATTTTAATCCTCTAATTACATCATCTAGACAATTAACTTATGATGTTTATCAAAATGGTAATTGTGAAAATTATGGTAACTCTGCTATTGAAGGAACCGTATTTGAAAGAAATAAATTATATCCTATCATGTGGGCTTCTCATGAAATGATTATATGTTGCGATTCTAAAGGATGCATTTTTATGGTTTGCCCTGAAGAAACCGTGACCAAGATTGCTGACTCCTTAGATGAGTTCTTGGGAAAATTATATATGAATAATTAATAATAATCGGAGGTTTCGTATAAATGATGATGTTTAAAAGAGCATCCAAAAGTAATGCGGATTTCATCCGTGAAGAATTGGAACGGCAAGCTCTTAAAGAAGATACAATTAATTTATATCCTGATAAAGATGTAGATCTTAATCATGATTTTGATGTATATGATACATATTATGCAAAAAAAGATAAAGCAGTTATAGATAAAGATATTTTGAACAACTTCTCTGAACAAGTTCGTACAGATTTATTGACAAAATGTCTTTATGATGGAATGCTTAAGAAAGTTCTTAAAGAACAGTATGCAAATAAACATGAAAAAGCTTTGGCTAAGAATCTTGTAAAGAATTTCATTAAAGAACATGGTACTATTAATTTGATTAACTCTTTTAAAAATAAGAGTGTTTATTTGAATGAGTGGTATGAAGATATTGTAGCTTATCATGATGCTATTATGGAACAAGCATCAGCAGTTGCAGTATCTATTGGTATTCCTGAAAAGAATATCTTTGAAATTGAAGATAAGACCATTAAAGATTTTATCATTGATACAAAAGATACAATTCCTCATGATATTACAAAGATCATTACAAATCGTGTAGAAGATGCAGTGTCTGATTTTGTAGATAGTAACAAGAAACAAAAAGAAGAACTTAGACAAGTTTATGAAAAAGCTAAACAAAAGTTAGATACCATTGATGATATGGATAATACTATTAATTCTAATGATCCTTTAATGCAGGATTTTAATGGAGATCCTAATACAGAATTAGATCCAAAATATAATGTACAGCAAGAAGCAGTACGTATGATTCGTTCTAAACAACGTTCTTTTAGAGAACAGGCTAAGAATGTATTCTCTATTATGACTGATAATACATTAGAAGTTATCCATCGGAATCAGATTATTAAAGAAGCTTATACTACTGGATTAAATAATCGTATTGATTTCCAGAAATTGGTTAATGATACAAAAGTAATGTATTCCTTTATGGAATGTGTAAATACTTTGGGTATTGTTGATCTTGATGAAAATGAAATTGCTAGTATTTTGAATAAGATGAAGAACTCTATTCGGGAAGATAATAGTGTTCCTAGTGGTGCATCTAGTGCTCCTACTACATCTCCCAAAACTTCTGGGACTATGAGTGTTAATACACCTTCATCTACTTCAGCACCTGCTATTTCTACTACTTCTGGGACACATGTAACTCCTCCTACATCTCCTAGTAGTACTCCTTCTAATTCTACAACTCCTGTTAATAACTCTACTCCTGGTATGATGTAAAAAAAAATAAGGGTACTGCTAAATGCAGTACCCTATATTCTTTTTAAATTCTAGAACATGTCAGAAATAAGAGAGAATGCTTCAGAAGCATCATCTGCTGCAGAATCATCATTAAGATATTCATACAATTTCTGACCACCATATACAGCAGCTGCACCAACTGCTGCACCAAAGAAGAAGCTATAATCACTTTCTTCAGATTCTTCTTTAGCTTCTTTCTTTTCTACAACTTCTTCCTTCTTAGGTTCTTCTTTTACTTCTTCTTTAATTGCAACCTGGGGAGCAGGAAGATTTGCATTTGCTTTTGCAGCGTTTTCTACTGCTTTCTTAATAAGATCATCTAAATCAGCTTTGCTGATAGTTACAGTATTATCAGCAGGTACCTGTACTTCATTACTATTCATTGCCACATTTTGTTGTTTATACATTTCTTGTTTTCCTCCTTCTACTTTAGCGGGAATAACTTCTTTCTTAGAATCTTTTACTTGTTCAAGTTGTAATTCAGCTTTAGCAAGTTCTTTAGCATTTTTAACCATTTCAGCTATCTGCTTTTCTGTTAAAGCTACAGTATTTTCTTTAGCTTGTTCAACAGGTTTATCTTCTTTCTTTGCTTCTTCAACCTTGTTAACTGCACTAGCAACCTTAGCTTGTTCTCCTTGCTGTGTTGCTTCTACTACAACTTCATTATGAGTTCTTTGAGTTTCTTGAGCTTTGTTCATTTCGTTTTCTTCTCCTTTAACAACATTAGAATTTTTTCCTTCGATTTTTACAAGATCTTCAAGTCCAATACCTTCACTAATGAATTGGACGTTTTCAGTATCGCTATTAATTTCCTTAGGTTGCGATACCTGAGTTGTTGCTTGATCCTGTTTTAAACTAACCTTGTTCCCTTTCTTTTTAGACATTTGTACTACCTCCTCTTTTTGCTTCTTTTAAAAAAAGTTTTAGTTAAACAATATTTAATTAAATATTGGAAATCCTTATCTGGACTTCACTATAATAATATATAATTGATTGATTTTTTAAAAGATAAAAATATTGGGTAAGAGGATTAACCTCTTACCCATAAGATTTTATATTTGAATAAGGTATGTTTTATCACTAATTTTTGCACAAGTGAAAAAAGAATCCAAGCAATTTATTTCAGCAACACAATTAGCTTCTTCATTAGATAAGAAGCTTAAATCATTATTTAATAAGATATGCTTTAAACACATACGAATACATTCTACAAGGTAATTTGAAATATCTTTGTTAGAATTAGGATATATGTAAAGATAAGAATTCCCAGAATTATTATATAATACTTTATAGCAAATATTACCATTCTTGATATCATCCCAATTATCAAGATATTCTGTAATATTGTCTACAGAGAAAACGTTATTTTTTAAAAGATTGATTTTGATATCGTTATAATTTACCATATCGTTTGTAATAGAATCACACATTTTTAAATCGTTAATTAATCTCATTTATGATATACCATCCTTTATATTTTTAATTAAAGAATTTTATATCATCCAATCCAAGTCTCTTTGAAGCTGATTTGTATTGATACTTATTGTAAAGCATATTCATATATCTTAAAGTTATTTCTATTCTTGGTAGTTCGGAATAGTATTTATTAAAATTAGATTCGATTACTATAGAATCATCTACCCATATATTCCCAGTATACATATCCGAATATTTCTTTTCCACATTATCAAAGTCTGGTTTTGATAAAGGCCTTATCATTCCTAACTCTGCTAACATTTTTTCTTTGGAATTAAATATACTTGGGGTTTTGAAATAGGCATCGTATTTAACACTGCAAGGAGTATAAATAAGAGATTCTAGAAAATCAAAATCACTATTAGTTTTAAATTCTTGCATAAATTTTTTATCTGCTGCACCAGTTATAGAATAAACCTGAATAAATCCAGGATTGGATCTAGCATTTGCTAATATATTATTCCCTTTACTTTTAATAAATCTAGCTCTAGGTCTAGGAGATCCTTCTGGGATTTCATATATTACCACAAATAATTCAGGCATATAATACATTTGTTGTAGCATTTTATTCTTAGTATCTATTATATCTTTTAATTTAGCATCAGAAATTTTGTATGTATCTATTATCCAGTTAATCCTCTCTTGATAATCTTTGGGTATCATAGAAAATTTCTGGTTATAAATTTCTGTTTTTTGTTTTCTGGTTTTGATTTTTATCACCTCCTATTTTTAGGATATCTGCTTTATTCATAGTGTTCCCTTATATATAAAAAAATATAGGTAAGTGGTTTCCCACTTACCTATGATTTCTTAAACAATATTTATAAAAATTTCCTTCTTTTTCAATCCTATCATTCATCTCTTCTAACTGCTCTAATTTTTCTTCAATCTCTCTTAGTTCCCTATTAGTCTTTTTTACATTTCTTCTAGTTCTCTCTGAATACACATATAATGCTAATGCACCTGATAAAAATCCTAATAGATAATCACATGTATTCATTAATTATACCTCCGGAAACTATTAATATTTTATTCATATTAATAGTGTATAATTATAGAATTGATTACATAATAGATCCATTGCCAGATTGGTTTCCACCAAGGTTATTCCAAGTTCTATATACAGATCCCATAGCTTTACTCCAGAATGATACGATATTATCTTTAATAGCATTTTTACCCATTCTAGTAATCCAATATAACTTAATATATCTAAGCATATTAGGTTCTGCTATATTTACACCACACATATTAGCAAGATAGTCTAATTGTGCAGGATTCCCAATCATATCATTATCACCTTTGCCAGTAGCCATAGCCATTACGTCATATAAGTCTTTAATACTTAATTGAACTGTAATCTGAGTAGGTAGACCATCTTGTGTCCATGCTTGGATATCCCCACGTTGAATAGAGCAGTTTGTTATAATACCCATATCAACATGGAAGAATGATTTATAAAATGCACGTACTAAGAAAGGAGATACATAAGTATTATCACCAGCAGATCTTGGCATACATAATCCAAGAATATGGCACAAAGGAACAAATATATTTAAATAGATAGATAAAGTATCGCAATCAGGAGAGTCTAAACGAATGGTAACATCATAGTTTCTCATAAAAGATGAATCAGCCCATATTTCAGGGAAATACATACGTCCACCAGCCATCATGGTATGCATATTATGAGTAAAAGATGAAAGAAGACCCATCATACCATCACTACTACTTCCTTGATCTAACTTAGCTCTTTCATTCATATCTACTCCAGCTATCTTACCAGCAGCCCCACCTAATAAGAAGTTTACTTCTTCTGCTAAGTCACCTACTTGGTTAGCTGTAGATGCAAGACGAGATTGACGAGTACCATTTGAGAAACCTTCTTGTACTTGAGTTTCTGAGTTAAGATAGAATCCAATAGATCCTTTGTTGTATCCAGCAAAAGGATGCTGTGCTGCTAATTCCCAGTTAAAACTACCAAGCTTATCTTCATTCCCATTTACATTAACTACTTCATCATCAAGATTAAGAATAGCTGCAACCGTTCTACACATCTGATTTACAGCTCTAAAATAATCTGTAGGCATAGCTTTGAAGTTATAATATCTGCCAGAGTTGTTTAATAATCTTCCTACTTCAGATTCATTTACATCATTGCTAGAAATACCAGCAAGCAATGCCTTTTTAATCTGATCTTGTTGTTTGCTATTATATCCATGAAGGAAGGTAGCAACCCCAGCTTGCATTACTAAAATAGGAGATCTTGCTACAATTTTCTGAATATATTTTCTGCCAAAAGATGGGTTATTCATAGTATTATCTATTCTGGTATCGGCAATAGGCAACCATTGGTAAGGCATGCCAAATACAGCTCTTGTATTATGAATAGTCATCCTATTTAAATTTGATACAAAATCAGATAGTTCTTTAGCATAATCACTCAGACTTCTGGATTCCTTGATATCTTTAAGGGTTTGCTTAAAATCCATTTCATTTAAGATTTTAGCTTTTTGAGTAGCTGCTAATGTTCCTGCTCCGTCTTTTTTATCTTTACTAGCCTTTTTATCTATTACGTCTTCATAGTTTAATTCATATCTATTATCTTTACCATCAGATATTACTACATAATCTTCTGTATATGCTACAACTTTAAAATTACCACTATCTGATTTAGCAGAAGAGTCGATAGTTTTATTATTTAAATCTTTATCCTTTTTATCTACATAAACATCCATACCTACAATGGAAGAATCTATATCATCGACATTTTGTCTAGCTTCTCCACCATGTAAGTTAAGATTCAATTTATTAATTCTTTTTTTGATAGATTCGATTTGTTCCTTATTTGCTATCTTTTTCAATCTATTACTATCTAAAACATATCTTCCGCTAATAGTTTTTAACCAACCATTTTCTTCGGATATGATATCTATAGTTTTCCCTTTATCTAAACCACTGACAATTTTTCCATCAGCAGAAGGTGTAGCTCTTAAAAGAATAGGTTCTAGAACTTTATATGTTTCCATTAAAAGTTTCCTCCTAAAAGATTAAATCATTATAAAAATGTCAGGGATAGCAATTATGCTATCCCTGAATTATTTTATCTATTAGCTATTGCTTGCATATTATCAATAATGGATTGATAATCACTCATATTAGTAGAATTAACTCTAGTAAAGTTACCATTACTATCTACTGTAGCATTTCTAGTAGATGCTGCAATTGCTTGAGATACTTTATCAGATCCTGCCGATGAAGCCTGATTTAAAGAAGCATTTTTAGCAAATGCTGTTGCTAATTGAACTATAGATGAGAGCAATTCATTTGTTTTAGATTGTTGAGCTATTAATTTATCAATCTTATTTCCTAAATCTATATTAGACTGAACGGAAGTCTGAACAGATACAGGTTGAGTATAAGATTGACTGGTTGTAGTTTGTTGTAAATTGGAAGGAGAAGTTACAATAGTATCTCCAGATGCAGTAGGTTTGTTATCAACTCTATTTGCATATTTAGGATCTTTAGACAAGATATCAATTGCTTGATCTCTTGTATATCCATTATTTGTAAGATAGAGAATATCGTTTTCTTCATAAGGAGATCCATTGGAAGTATTTGTAATCTGAGGTAAGTTTATACCATTCTTAAATCTATCTAAGAAATCTCTACCATAAGATTTAATACCATTCCAAGCATTCTTAAAGAATCCTTTAATTCCACCTCTACCAAATTTACCCATTCCTGCCTTACCTATTCTAGGTCTATTACCAGGAACTCCTTTGCCAACAACACCTTCTATAGATCCAGAGTTATTGTTGAACTTAACTCGTACTATTCTATTTCCCATACCATATTTAGAATGAGAAGAGAAATACATCTTCCCTCTACCAAATTTACCAGAACCAGAGCTAGAAGTCTGAACTTTGGATAAATCGTATGAATTAGGATTAATAGCACCAGTCATACCAGCACAGTTAGGATCGCTAGAAATAGTATAATGAAGATGAGGTCCAGATCCAGCACCAGTATTACCAGATTTAGCAACTATAGTACCAGCTTTTACCATATCTCCTTTAGATACTAATTGTTCAGATAAGTGAGCAAATAAATGATAGTTACCAGCAGAGTCTTTGATAGATACAAAGTTACCATATCCGTTAGGCTGAGAACCTACATCATCAACAGGTCCATCTACAAGAGTAGGGATAGGAGTTCCTTCATCTACACCATAATCTATACCATTATGAGTATGGCCAGGTCTATCTTCTCCAAAAGGTCCTGTGATAGGAGCTCCGCCTAGAGCTTTTTGCATACCTTCTGCAGCACTTCCGCTTTGAGGAACAGATACAGATCCTCCACCACCAGATTGGCTTCCTCCGCTGCTTCCACCATTGGAATCAGATCCAATATTTAAGATACTAGCAAAAGGATTATCGCTACCAAATAAGAATTTCAGACTATCTCCAAAATAAGAACTTGTAGCACCTAGTATAGATTTACCAATAGCTTTTGTAGCTTTAGATAATGGAGCAGAAATAGCTTCGGCCATACCAGAGATCTTGCCAAAGAATCCTTTGGTATAATCATCCCCACTATTTAAAGAAGGTTTAGCATTGTTTACAGAATTGGCTAATCCGTTACTAACAACATTTCCTGTTTTTTCATTCATCTTAGATGAGAAATTATAATTAGTATCTTTCTTAGTTGTATCTTGTAAACTTGCATTCATTCCAAAATTATAAGGATTATATCCACTATTAGGATCTAGGAAACTTGTATCTCCTCTACCCCATAAAGATTTTCCTCTACCAAATCTACTGTGTTTTCCTTTACCAGAATTGGAGTTGTTATTTCCACTCTGGCCTTTATTACCACCAGTTATATCACCTTCACCATCAAGTATTTGATGAGCAGAGGCTTTTCTTCTTGGATAGCTTGATGTATCTCCACTAACTTCGAAACCTTGTTCCCATTGTTCTACAGCTGTATCAAGATCACTAGATAATCCACCTAATATTTTATTATAATTTCCTCCAGGACCTATTTCTAACCACAGCATGTCTAATTGAACACCTAAATCATTCCATTGCTTTCCTCTGTTTTTAGCTATATTATCTAAAGTAGTTGCACGACTATCTAACCACTGACAAATGCCTTTGGCACCACTGCTAGAATTTACAGAAGAGGGGTTATATTCTGATTCGGCTTCAATATTACCACAAATAGCAGCAGCTTGAATTTTGCTCAATCCTTTACCGATCAAGAAATCCCAGATTTGTTTAGCATTCTTAGCTTTATCTCCACTTACGGCACTACTAGATCCGCTATTATTAGAAGAACTTCCTCCATCTCCAAAACTAATGGCCTTTTCAAATATAGATGCAACATTGCTAAAAGCTCCAAAGAATGTCTTAACTTCTTTCTTATCTCCAGATGAAGAGGAAGATGATCCATTCTTAGCACTACCAGGATCTACTTTACCAAATCTAGAAGTTTCTATTAATCTTGCATTTGGAGGAGAAGAAGGAATTTCATTAAGAGCATTCCTCATACCATTAGCATATTCTGATACAGGTGCACCAAAATATCCATTATGCTTTAATCTTTGAGCAAAGTCATCAACATCTTTAGAACCACCGAGGGGAGGATCATCACATCTATTACAATACCATGCATAGTATTCTGCCCATTCTTCTTCACTATCAAAGTGTTTGTAATAATTTCCCCCATCTGGTTGTTTCATTGATGATGTAGAAGGTTCATCTTGTGTCATACCGCCAAAGTTATAATCTTCTACAGCCAAATCAGATGTAAACCCAGCAGATTCATGATACCATTGAGCAAATATTAATTTCTTATCAATATTAGTTTTTCCTTCTGCCCATGCAGCTAATGCCCACATCTTTTCAGCAGAAGTTTTTCCTCTACCATAACGAGATCTAATTCTAGGGCCAGTTCCATATCTAGCTGTTCTATAACTAGTTAAAGAAGATCTACCTTTTCCATAATATCTACTTTTACCATATTTGCCAGAGCCATATCTCTTGGATCTAGCACTAATAGCTACCGTAGACTTAGATAATACATCATTAGCTTTATATACTTTATTAGGTTGATCTGATTCAGGATCCTGAACTATTACATTTCCTCTACTATCTATACCAGTAGCGGTTACATAATGAGGATTTTCAGCATATGGAGTTCTATTAGATTCTCCATTGGAATCTTGTCCCATTAACACTACAGGATTTCCAGCTTTTAAAGAAGCCTTAATAGATGATGGATCATGTAAACTTTCTGTAGATACACCAGCTCTTCCCATGAAATTATTAAAGAATTCAGGTCTTGTACCACCATCAGTTTCTTTATATCCACTCTTAAGAGCATATTGTGCAGCTACTCTAGGATCTACATCAATACCAAGAGATGATAATGCATTAGAAGCAGATACAGGTCCACATCCAGAATCAGCCATAGATTGAACTTCAGAGTCTGCTGAAGAATTAAATGGCATAGAATAAGCAGGATCTAATTGAGAATAGAAATTACCTCTTCCATATCTAGAATGTTTTCCTTTTCCATCTTTCTTCTTATCATCATCACTACTATCTCCACCAAAGTATTTATTTAGTTTTTCTCTAGCAGTTTTTCTAAGATCATCCAATCTTTCTGCCCCATAATTTATAGTTTCTTTACCTTTATTTACAACACTAGTCCATCCTTCAGACAAACCAGTCTTAAAGTCATTCCACTTTTCAGCTGCAGTGTTTGCTAACCAAGTAGCATTGTTAGTTACCCAGTCTTTACCTTTATTGACTATTTCGCTTATAGAATTGGCTCCGTTACTAACCATTTTCTTAAGTTTATCAACGAAACCTTTACTATTGCTATCATTAGATCCACCTTCTGCAATACTATCAACAGTAGACTGATCATCTTTACGACCTTTTTCTCTTCTTAATTCTTCTAATTCTTTCTTTCCGAATCCGAAGAAAGGACCAATATATTCAATAGCTAATTCAAGAGCAAAATCTTCAGGTAAGATTACCCCTAAGAAAGGAATAGCACCAACTAATGCTGTTACGATACCAGCTACAACTTTCATACCAGTTGTTGCTGTACCTTCTTTAAGTTTAAGCATTTCATCTGCATTTTGATAGCCTTTATAGAAATCATAAATAGCAAATCCAGCAGTAACAGCTATACCAATTACTGCACCAACACCAGTGGCTGATACAGCAGTAACAGCAGTAGATTTAGCTAATTTAGCAACAGCTTTAGCCATATTAGCAGGTTTGGCAGCATTTTCTAAGATCTTAGCTCCGAAATTCATAATGTATTTTGCGGCTTTACCACCATTAGGAATTACATCAACAATCTTAGATGTGAATTTAGTAATGGCCTCCTTAAGCTTTACTAATAAAGCTTTAACCATTTCAGTATTCTTTCCACCTTGAGAAGCTACATCTTCTGCTCCTGCTGCTAATTGTTTTTCTGTCTTTGCTAAATCAGATACATATCTTTTACTATTATCTCCAAATTTAGAAGCGAGGTCAGATATACCCATTCCTTTGAGACCTAACTTATTTCCTACCCAACCAGCAACTTTAGACCCAGCATAACCAGCGGCTGTATCCATTGCAAATTCAGTACCGCTTACTTCTTGACCAGTAGCAAGGTTATAAAGCTGTTTAGCAGCAGCACCTGCAGCACCAGTTCCCAATGCACCGGCACCCAAGAATTTAGAAGCTAATAACCCACCAGCACCAAATGCTAGATCTTTAGGAGCTTCTCCTGCAGCTGCAGCAGCAGCTTGTTCATCTCCATTAGCTTTTGCATCTATATATTGATATGCATCTACTAAAGCAGGAATTCCAGCACCAACTAAACCAGAACCTTTTTCAAGCATAGATCCGGCTTTTCCTAAACCAGCCCCTAATTTTCCTAAAGGCCCAGCGGCTTTACCTTCTGCAGAATATTTGAGATTGTTGTATCCTTTTTTAAGAGGATCAGGTATTTTATCCTTTACCCATCCTTTAACATTATCCCAAACACCAGAAGCTCCTTCCTTTAATGCATCTTTGCCGTTTCCAAGCAGTTTTTTTAAGGCAGGTCCTAAAACAGGAATAGCAAATAAAGGCATTAAGAGATTATCTAATAAACCACCAGCACCTCCAAGAAGCCCATCTAATAAGCCACCAGATGAATTACTTCCTTTAGCTTTTGCACCAATACCTACACCAGCACCTATTTTATTAGCGATAGATTCTAATGCTATTGTAGATCTTTCTTGCAAAGCAAGCTTATGTTTATTCTTAGCATTGATTTCTCTATTGTGTTTATTAGGTAATTCCATCATCTGACCATCTGAAGATGAAATACCATATTCTTTTACATCACCATCACCAGTAGGAACTGTGGTAACATTTTTACCATTCTTTCCTTTAGTAATAGATCCAACACCAATAGAAGAAGTAGATGCATTTGTAATGCTACCAGCATCTAATTCATGAACATCTCTAGCTATTTCATCCTTGGTACGCATTTCAGTAGGTTTAGAAGTAACTTTATCAGTATCACTACTATCTGAATCTTTATCGTCGGATGATTTTTTATCTCCGCCTAGTATTCCTCCTAATAAACCACCAGCTCCTCCAGCAGCTTCTGCTTTAGCACCACCACTGAACAAGCTTGATAATGCACCAACGACTCCACCACCAGCATGTTCTTCAGAATTCTTTATATCTTCAGGAGTAATAGCTCCAGCTATATTAGGCATAGAAGTGGTGGTTCTAGAACCATTTTCTTCCATACCTTTTATTTTATCGAAGTATCCACCTTCTCCAAATATTGCTTGTCTAAAACCAGAAGCAATACTAAGAGTGAATGCTGTTTGTTTATAATCTGTTCCTACAGCAGGTTGAGTTAAGAATGAATAGATATCATTAGTAGACTTGATAGCATTGTCTGCTCCTTCTTTGTATTCTTCTCGTTCTCTTAATACGTCACCTTTTCGTTTGTTTAATTCATCAATACGATTGGTGATAATACGATTGAATACTTCTAACTTTTTGATATCTTCATCATTCCCACGAATAGCCCCAACAAAACACTGTATAAACATTTGTTCACTAATAGGAACTTTGGTAGCATCCATTCCGTGTGTTAGATCAGAATATATTCTTCTAGCATCTTTGGTAATATCATTTATACTTCCCTTACCTTGGAATATATCTATAGCAGCTTTGGATCTGTCTATTTTATTTTGTGCTGTTTTTATAGCTTGAACTAATTGGTTATATTGTTCATTATTAATACGACCACTATTTTTTAGTTTATTTATTTCCTGTAAACCAGCACCGTATCCTTTTGTGCGGAAAGTTTCTGAGAATTTATCTGCATTTAAATCTACATCGCCATTTGTATCTTTTCTTATTTGATCAAAGACACCTTCGGCATCAGCAAATAGTGTTTTAGAAGCCTTTCTATTATGATAATCTACTCCATGATGTTTTAGATTATCTATCAATTCAAGGCTATCTTTTAACTTAGCTCTAGAAACGTTTACTCTATCTATATTAGTAGCATTTACGTCTCCCATCATTCTTAACATATTGGTTCCATCATCTTCCATACCAAAATCATCAGCAATTCTGATTTGGTCTTCTGTAGAACCAATACCATGTCCAGATCTGATAAGAGCTTTTTGTGCTCTATTACCAACATTTCTTTCTAAAAATTTAGCTACTCCACTAACTGCACCGCCAGCAGCTTTGGTTAAAGATTTTACCTTAGATCCTATCTTCTTACCAATGCCTAATTTATCAAATATTCTTTCAAATAATAAACCAGGAGTCTTTAATTGATATTTGAACCAGTTGGTCATAGCTTTACCAGTATCAAATAATCTTACACCAATCAATTTAGTAAGAGGAGCAAATGTGTTAAATACGGGTTTTAATAAATCATCTTTAACCCATTTACCAAGATTATCTCTAACATCAATAACTTGTCTTCTAAGAGGATCTGTCACATGTCGTCTAATAGCACCAGCTAAACCACCACGTCTTACACCTTTACTATCAGGAATACCAAGCATAAGTTCTTTGAACTTTTCTGTAGTAGACATCATTCCTATTGCAGAACCAAGCATAGCATTTCCAAGGATACCAAAAGGTCCTAAGAACATTGTGGAAATCGTAGCAGCAGCTACTCTAGGGAAATATTTCTTGATCTTTTGTTTTCTATCTTTATTTAATAGCCCACCCTTATCACCAAATAAGAAGTCGTTTACTTCTCTATTATTTTTAATAAGAGTAGCAGCAGCACCGATCATAGCACCACCAAGAGGACCAAAAGGAAGAATTAAGCCACTAATAGCACCAGCTGTTACATATTTCTTTCCATCAGGAAGATATTTCTGCATAGCTTCCTGCATTTTCTTAGAAATAAGACCTTCTTTTCTGGTGATAGTACCGTCTTCATTGATAATATCTTCACCAAATACAGTTCTTTGGAAGAAAGAGCTACTTTTAATGATATTAAGACCAGCACCAGCCATAGCCCCAATTAAAGGTCCACCAAGAGGAAATAAAGTACCAAGAATAGCACCTTTCATCCCACCATCAATACCTCTACCGAGATTTTTCTTTACAAGGTCATTAGCTTCTTCTATAGCATCTCCGATTCTAAATCCAAATGCACTTTCGAAGAAATCACTAATTCCTGCAGTTCCAACAGATCTATTGATCTGATTTAATCTTCTTTGAAACTTACTCGGCTTTTTGGCACGTCTAGAAGCACTTCGTCTTCTTCCACCACCGGAACCTTCTATCAGTCCTAATTGTTCAGGGCCTACAATTTCGCTATCTACATATCCACCTTCTGCATTATATTGAGAATTTCTAATCGAACTTATAAGTTGATTCTTATAAGCTTTTTCATGATCTAGCTGACTCCCAATATTAACTCTATCCCTATCAGGATTAAATGGATTCATATTAGCAGGTATTACAAGTTCACCCTTACTAAGAGTTGTAAATGTTACATCACCCTTCTTAGGGTTTACATACCTAATACCATTTGCATTAGTTTGGATATCTTCTCCCTCAGCAGGTTCGTTTCCGATTATAGCTCCTTTAATATCAGATGCTGTATCGTTTACCTGCTGTTTTGCAAAGTCGTATAAATAGTTAGTATTATCTCTAGCATGCTTTGCCATCAATCTACCAAATGCTTTGGTCTTTCTTCTAGCTTTAGTATAGGTTTTATCAAAATCTATACCAAACCATTCACCAAGGGATTTTATCTTCTCAGGTAAAGTTTTAGCTAATTTATTCTTAAGAGAACCTAAGATATCATTAATATGATCATTAATATTATCTGTGATTTCTCTAAAGTTATTAACCATTACATCAAAGATACCATTGATTGGTTTCCCATCTTTATCTTTCTTTCCTGTTTCAGTACCAAATAGCATTTCATAGATAGACTTATCAGCACCTTCAATAACAGCATTTAGAATACCAGTAGGAGCTTTAAATACCCCTTCAATATTAGATTGAAGTATATTTAATTTTTCTCCTAAAGATCCAGCACCAATAAGGCTAGTAAGAAAATCATTAGCTTTTCCTGCTACCCCTTTACTAAGAACTTTACCTCTCATAAAGTCTTTGTATTCAGGAGTGTTGGCCATTTTAGCTGCTTCTTGCATAGATTTATTGATTTCATCAAAGTTAGCATCTGCACCTAAGGAAGAATTAAATGCACTAGCTTTCTTAGTAGCTTCTAAAGTAGCAGTTTGTCCATCGCTATATACAACTCTAGTACCCTTATTTGCTAATTGTTCTTTAAAGGCTCTGTCTATGTTTTCATACATAGCTTTATCAGATTTTCTATTAGCAGATCGTTGTGCTTTTCTATACATAATATTCCGAATATGGAATAATTCTCTATAGATATCTAGTTGATAGTTTTCAGCATTCGCATTTCTTAATGAATTCAATATACTATTAGCTGTACCAGATTTGTTTTTTACAAATCCACCACTAGCTGCTTCATGTTGTAATCCTTGATCTTCGATATTAAAATTATTTACATAATCGGCTTTAGAAGCTAAAGCAGCATTCAATCTTTGTTGTTGTTTAGCTAATAAACCAGAAGATCTCATCATATCTAAGACCATTGTAAATACTTCTGCAGAGGTTCCAGGGTCGGCATAATTTTGTATATTTCTATAAATATCTCTAGGATTGAAATTCCCATTTTTTAGAACTCCATCCATTATCTTTATTCCGACTTTGTATATTTCTTTCTGCCGTTCTCTACGGATCTTTGGATCATCAGTTCCTAATTTATTACCTTGTACTGCACTAACTAAAGTCTTTCTCAAATCATGAAAGGCATCTCGTTTTAAACTATTATCTATCTTTTTATCAAAGTTTTTAGCAAACTTTTCTCTTGTCCAAGTACCTTTCTGATAATCAAATACTCGAATTTCCTCTCCAGTTAAAGCAGATTCTATTCGCCTTAAATAATTAGGAATAACTTCTACAATAGATTTTTGAGCAATACCATTAAAAGCTATAGGACCTTTATTATATTTAGATGCATCAAAGTTTTTAGCAAAGCTTTTATATTGTTCTTTATGGCCTATGATCTTAAATAAAGATCCAAAATCTCCATCTCTAGATCCTTTTCCTAGATCATATACCTGGGCTAGAGCTGATTGAATATAACCTGTTAGATTTTCATCAAATCTCTTCATGCTATTTTGTAAGCTCTTACCCATTGCAGCTTTTACACCTTGTTTAAGAACAGTACCCATAGGATTTCCAGTAAATCCAGAAATTATCATAGGTAATGCATCTTTAAACATCTTAACCATACCTAAAAGTTCATTAGCTTCTTTCTTGTCTTTTACAGAAGCAAGATAGTTTTCAAAACTAAATCCATTTTCAGTAAATATTTTCTTATTAGTATCTACTCTAGAATTACCACCATCTTGTTTCTTATAAATGGCTCTTTGATATTCTATTAGTTCTTTTAATATAGCATTGTTTTGATTAGTTAAGTTAGTCATAGTCTCAAAATACTTAGTAGCATTTTGAGTATATCTTAGCATAACTTTGTTATTGAATTCTATAATAGAATTCATACCTTGAGAAAGAGAACCAAATCCAGTTTGCATAACACTCAATTGTTTTTCACCTTGAACATATTGAGCATTAGCAATTAATTGTTGGTTTCTAGCTTGGGCATTGGCAGAGTCTGCTATAATTCTAGATAAAGAATTGGTGCTATTTCTAACTTCTCCAGATACAATAGAAGCTACTAAAGTATCACCTCTAGTTACTTCAGCTATACCTTTAACACCAGTATCCTCTCCTTCTGATCCTCCAGATCCTTCTAAGTCATTCATGAAGTCATCATCAAAAAGATCGGCAAGAAGACTAGCCATCATCTTATTTTGATGCTTGGCTAATTCTTTATTCTCATGATAGTAATTACCTGTTGTAATTTCCATTTTAAGGTTCTTAAAAGTATCTTTAACAGGTTTGTAAACATATTGGTCTCTAAGATTTCTAATCTTAGTACCAACAGATCCTTTACTACCTACTATATCTTTATAGTAAGATTTAGCAAACTCTTTATTACTTTCAACAGTACCTATCGTAATAGGCATCTGTTCTTTTAACACTTCAGTGGCAGCAAATTTAATAGATTTACCAACACGTTTAGTGTATTCCATAATAGAGTTTTTTGCCATAAAAAACTAGAACCTCCTTCATTTAATATAGCATTATAACAATGTCATATTTAGACATAATGATCCCCTTATGCCCGAAAGCATAAGGGGTTTTGATATATTTTATTGTTCTTTTTCAATAGTATCTTCTTCATCAAATACAGGTTTCTTACCTTCAATATCATTCCAGAATCTGGATTGATGTTTAGGGGTTACAGTAAACCATTTATCATCAATCATAGAAGAAATAATTTCTTGTTGATAAGTAGATGCATTGATAAATGTGATTCTAAATTTATATTTAATAGAAGCATCTTTTCTATCAAATACAGTTCTCCACCCAAAAGCAATATTAGAATCTGTTTTAAATCCTACTTCTTTTGCATTGATGCTGAAAGAAAGGGTATTAGGATAGTTCTTATTACTAATAGAAGGAATGTTTTTAAGAATAGTATTCATGATATTATGAAGTACAGCACTATCTAATGCAGTATCTCCACAGTAAGACTTTAGTTCAGGTACATGTTTTAAGATATTAGTATAAGCATCTTCAAAAGAATCAAAAGTTTTAGCAAGGTTTGTAGATTGGAATCTAGGTTTAGTAAATTTCATTATAATTTCCCCCATTAATTATCTTCTTCAAATTCACGATATTCTTCAGCTTTTTTAAGAATCTCTTTAGCCTGTTCTATATTATTGACTTCTAAGTCTTTAATATTATTATCAGATTCTTCTTTTTCATCAGCAATGATTTCATCTATATTAGTATCTTCTATTATAGAATCTTCTTTAGATTTATTAGCCAATGCAATTTTATAAATATCATCATCTGTCATATCTAATCCACATTTTGAAAGCATAGCATATTTGATATCATTGCCAACTTGTCTTACTTCTTCTTGAGCCCCGCTACTAGTTCTTAATGTAATGAAATGAGCAAGTTGAGAATAAGTAAAAGTCATCATTACCTTTGTATTTACATTCATAGGTAACCATGCTCTCGCATCTTCTTTTAATAATCCATTAGAAAGAGCATATTTATATGTTTCAAAAGGATCAGTGTCCTTAGTTAATTTATCTTTCACTATAGGATTTAGATCTTTATAACGATCAGCACAAATATCAATAGGATTTACAAACTGTGATTTATCTGTGTCATGTTTTACATATCTTTGAGATTCTTGTGAGATAGCAACCCTATGACGAGTCATCTGATTAGCACAAGCTCTAGATATATCATGGAATACTACGCTAAAAGTACATACTTCCATAGCATCATGAAGAGTAAATCCATATTCTTTGATTTTATTATAAACTTCTAAAGGTTTAGACCCATATATGAAGGTTACTGTTTTTCCAAATTCTTCTTCTTCAGGGTCTTTTACATCTTCTGCTACAAAATCATAATTATTAGGAGATTCTAATTTTTCTTTTTCATATCTAAATTGGGTTACTTTAGAAATAATTTCTGTTGCATTAGTAATAGGATGATAGATGCATTCATCTTCATCTAAATATCCTTCTTTGATATAAGAATCTAACAATTCTTTTTCAAAAGATTGATAGATTATATTCTTGATTACATTATCACAAAAGATATTTTCTTTATTGGTTTCTTTAAGAATATTACCAAAAGCTCTTACAGATCCTCCTAATAAAATATAGATTTTATTATTAGAGAACTTTGTAATTACTTTATTAAAATTACAAGTAGAAAGGGTTTCTATTACATCATATATATCAAATACATTACAAGTATGATCAAAGGCTAAAGAAATTAAAGCTATTGTATTTGTATGCTCAAAAGGAGATTCATGTCCTCTTGCTCCCATACGTTTAGCATATTCTAATTGTGCTTTATAACCTTCTACAGGTAACATATTTACACATACTCTACCAGCTCTATTTAAAATATAAACATTAGGAGCTGTATCAATAACTCTAAACTCCGTTTTTAAATCCGTTTCAAGATTTTCATAATTGGATTCGGCCCATTTTTCGTTTCTATCCTTTTGATTTTTCTCATTAGCTTCTGCAACTAATTTCTTGATAATATTCCCTAGCATATAGTTTCTCTCCTTTTAATATAGTTCGATCCTTCTTATAGACAAGTTATATATTTAATAAAAAATAAATCCCATACTCATAACGAGTATGGGATAATTAGTTAGTCTATAATTTTACCAGTATGATATAATCTACCACAAGGATCACAGTAAGAATCATCGATATCTTCTTGATCATAATTTAAATAGCTATGTTTTCTGTGATTATGGAAAGGCCCACCATAATATTCTCCTCTCCATCCAGAATCCCTGCTTTCATAATCATATAAGTTAGGAATTCTAGGAGGACGACAAATATTTCCTGTTGTATTATCACAGCAGCAATCACATTCTTTTGGATATTTTCTTCCATATACATAATTGGTTGGTTGATTATATGAATTGCATTCATAAATCATATTTGTTGTATACGGAGTATGGAAATTAGATCCAGGAATGATTCTATTTCCATTCTTATCTATATCTTCATAGAATACTTGGTTTACTTCATCATATTGTCCATCTGAATGGATTATAATGCAAGAGATATTATTATTCTTACAGAATCTAATTATAGGATAAATAGAATTAGCTCTATATGAAGCATTGCAATCAGCGAAGATTATAACCCTATTAATATTAGTAGAATTAGAGAAAGGATGGAAATTTATCATATTATCAATAAATCTATCTACAGAATACTTAACTTCTGTATGATCTCTAAAGTTTCTAACAATAGGAGAAGAACACATATTCTTATAATCTACTCCATACATATGAGCGATATGTTCTACATCATAATCAGACCTAGGAGAACCACCATAAACTACTTCTAAATTCATTCTATTATGGAATCTTTCAAAGAAAGTAATCAATGTTCTAGTAACCAAATAAGGTTCATAATTCCATAAAGGATCTACAACAATAGCAACTCTTCCATAAGGTCTAACATATTGAGCTGCAGTGTCTTTAGAACAGTTACAGTTTGTCCAATTATTATATATCTGATTCTGATCATATTTTACTTCAAAAGAACAAGTAAATTCTGCTTCAGCAGTTACATCTGACCAGTTTAAGATAAATTGATCTTGTTTATCTAATTTATCTCCATGACAACAATTACAATTACCCATTATTCTTATTCCCCTTTCTAGATCCATTTAACCTATATTCCTTTTTAAGAGATTTAACGAATACTTTCATACCAGGAATAAGCATATCTTTAGGAAGATCCATAAGATCTTCTATGGTATCTACAATCAAAAATTCATCAGTAGGTTCTGGTTTGATATATCTATCATTCAATACATGTATTACAGAATACAAATCAGATACTTGTCTTTCTCCAAATGATAAACTACCATCTATAATATCTATATCTTTATTAGATACTATCACAGGAACAATAACAGAAGATTCTATATCTTTATTTACAGGAATTATTATATCTACTACACCACTAAATTGTTTTAATGTATCCACTCTATCTAAATCGACTGTACAATCAAGTTCATTTATCTTATAATCATGCATATGAACTACACAATCCATAAGATCAATATCTTGATATTCAGGTTCTATTTCCAAATCAGATAGAATTTCTCTAATATAATCATCAACCTTTATAGTTGCCTTAAATTCTGTATTAGAAGTACAACCTACCAATACTTTTGAGAATATAGAATAAATAGCTCTATTAGGTTGGATATTAGTTCTTCCATAAAGATATAATTGTTTTGTTCTATTCCCAAGCTCAAGTTTAGAATCTAAGTCATAGTTTTCGATAGTAGATAAATAGTTTAGATTTCCACCATAGATCATATTGCTACTAAAATTCTTAGCATTGATATTTACAGTAGAATTTAAAAGATCTGTTTTATTCCAAAAATCTTTTACAGTTAATTTAGCTTCAAATGAATTCAAATCATTTTCTTCTATATTTGCTTTTTCGTATTTAAAAGATACAGGTAGATCTTTATCGATACCATAAGCAAAATCTAATTCACCAGCCAATAAATCAGTATTTTGCTCTTCATCTTTTAATTCGAAATCAGCATTAAGAATATCTAAATTATCGAATTCGCTTTCTTCTAATTTAACCTTACCTTTTAATTCAGGAAACAGCATGTAAGATGTATTTTCTAATACAAGATCAGTTCCCTTTATTTCTATAAGATTATTTTCATCTTCTATATATTCAGGTTCTAAGTCTAATACAGCAGTTATATGTTTTGCTTTATTAGCTGGAACCATAGAAGTTCTGCCCTCTACAATAGCAATATACTCTACATAAGCATTATTATAAACTTCGACAGATGCACCAAATTCTTTATTATCATATCTGCCATATAGTCGTAGATCACCATTAATAAGATTAGAAATAACCTGATTATTTCTATTGGACGAAACAGATTCCGGCATCTTATAATCCTCCCAATCTTATTGATTTAATCACATAAAAATCCGTATTATAATAATGTGGCGTTAAATATGCCAAAACTTATAAAAATGTGTATTTTTTAAAATGCTTATGAATAGCATGGTTAAGCCAACCATAAAGGTTTTTTAAAAATTCACTGTTGTGTTAAACTTATTTTCAATTGCGTATTTTAGAAGAAAAGACTATATTAAAAATCTTAATTTGATAATATAATCAATATCAAATAAATATTACGTCTTTCCTCGAAGTCGATAAATCTACATAAATAAAATAATGAACAATATTAACTAGATACTGCTCTAAAATACTTATACTAGATGGGGTATTTTGGGGTTTTAGACACAAAAATATCTCCATAGCAAATCGCTATGGAGATACAAATTAATCTGCTTCATCAATAACTTCAACACGATATCCTACAATAAATTCTTTTCCATCTTCTTGATATTTATAAGTAGTGCAATAATAACCTTCCGCATCTTCTTCATCTAAACCAAGAGTTGTAATAAATTTCTTAAGATCTTCAGAAGGAACTTCAGTAGTAGCTTCATCATCAGAAACATATTCTTCTACAATACTCTTAGCATAATCTTCTGCAGATTCTGCAGTCTTAAAGAACAAGTTTACTGCCAAAGTAGAATCATCATAAATCTTACTATCTGTTACATCAAAAGTATCAGAAGTGATTACAAAATAATTTTCCATATCCCATTACCTTTCTTTGAAAGAAGATTAATATATTACCTAATAGTACAGAATATAAAATTATTATTTGTAAAACTTTATAATAAAGAATATATAGGGAGGAAGAAAAGAATATGATCACCGTAAATATCTATAATATCTTTGATGAATTATCTGATGGGGTTAAGAATAATTATATAAATAGAAATGATACAGAATTATTAAGATTCTTATCAGTTCAAGTAGATAATCTTATTGACTTTGAAGAAGATAGAAAAATAGAAGCTTTTAAATTTATGGATGAAGTAGAATTATCTACTGAAGGATTATTAAAATTAGAAGCAGAGATTGAAGAGTTATTCTTTCAAAAAGCAGAAGTACAAATTAATTGGCTTCTTATAAATACAGATGGTAAGATTTATAGTATGAAAGATTACCATAAAATTATGACAAATAAAGATTTAATCAGAGAAGCAGGTATAAAACATATTGAAGAAGATGTAACTCAATTCAGAAAAGATGCAGAAGCAGAATTGAATAAGAAATCTAATCAAATTAATATTTTGAATGAAATGATAAATCTTGTAATACTTACTACCTGTTATATCATTTTAGATAAAGAAACAGTTAAAAAGTCTAAAGAAATAGAAGAAGAAACTAAGAACAATACTGAAAATTATGTAAATGAATTAGATATGATTTTAGATAAGATGGGATCTTTATTTCCTGGAGAAGATGATATTTCTATTACAAAAATAATCTATAATGGAGAAGAAATCTCTACAGATGATTTTACCAAAGAATTAGCAACTCATAAATATCCTTCTTATTATGAAAAACAAATTCCTATTGAAGATACATTAGATACAGAATATAAAATATTTACAACCAATGGTGTTGTAACAAAGAAAAAATCTACAGATATCTACAATATGGATATCACCATAGATAAAAAGTAAAATCATTTATATATTATTATAGTGAATGAATAAAATATGATGGTCCTCTACCCGTATAAACTACGTGGTTCTTCAGAACTTTGAGCATGTCTGAAGTAAAGCCCCCTACCCTCATAAACTGAGTGGTTCTTCGGTTTCCTGAGCATAGCCGAAGTAAAAGAAAGCATCATAGATTCATTTATTTCTACCCTCATAAACTGAGTGGTTCTTCAGGACTTTGAGCATGCCTGAAGTAAAACAAAAATATCTACCCGTATAAACTACGTGGTTCTTCAGGACTTTGAGCATGCCTGAAGTAAAACAAAAATTGATTTACCTTAGTATGTATTTTATACATACTTTTATATAGATAAGAAACCCCTGGTGTCTGGTATCCACTAGGAGTTTTTTATCATCATATCTTCTGTCTATGCCAGAAGTAAAACGTAGTTGTTTCTTATTGATACAGAAATGTAAAAAATCACCCCATACTCTTTTGAGTATGGGGTTTCTTTTTTTTTATTTAAAATCAGATAATATTTCATTTAGCATTCTAGATTTAATACCAAGATCTTCTTGACATTGTCTAGATGTTTCAATTAATAATTTATTCATAAGACCTTGTAACATAGCAGAAGGAACCATACGTCCCATTACACCACTAATAGTAAGAAATGCATTTACATATTCTTTAGGTCTATAATCGGAAAAGGCTTCATCCCCTTTAGGAATAATATAAGAGTTTACACCTTTAAGAGCTTGAGAAAATACAAGTTTATCACCAACACCAAACTTATCATCTACTTCGATATAGAATTCAAATCGTACTCCATCCAAATTCTTAAGTTTACCTTCAGCAGGAAGCTTATAAGTAGCTTCTAATTCATGCTGTTTTTCTATTCCATTTTGTTTCATAATTTTTCTAAACTTATTTATTCTGGAATCATATTTTTTTACAATCTTAAGAAGAGTAGGAGATAATTCACTATCATCGCAAGTACGATAAATCTTGATATTACTGATTCTTCCTGTTACTTTAGCTCTTACTTGTTTACGTCCAATATCTGATAAATCAGATTCATTGTCTTTTGTAACACTCTTAAGAAGTTCATTTGCATCTTCATCATCAAAAGAATCTTGGAAGATTAATAAGGGTTCACCTTCTTGAACCACGTCTCCAATTTCTAATACATTATAAACATTAGCTTTCTTATCTAAAGAGATATCTTTTTGAACATCGATTTTAGATTCAAGAGCTTCTGAAATAGAGTTATCTACAACACAAGAATCTTCATATCCTAAATCAGTATTCATAATAGCAACTTTAGCTAACGTTCCCATATTGTAAGAAAGATTAAAAGGATTATTATTTTTATTACCATTACCAATAGCATTAGAATAAGATTGCTTATCATAAGCAACTACATCATTAGCTGTTATCTTTTGACCTACTTTTACAGTAGGATCAAGTTTAGTAGTAATATAGAAACCTCCATCAGAGTTTTTCTGAGTTGTAGGTCTCAAATCTACATAATCTTTCTTTTTTGTCTTCATATCTTCAAGAATCATATAATCAGGAGTAATTTCTTTTACTATTGCTTTTTCAAAAGGATTCTTATAAGAGAATTTATTAGAAGTTAAATAGGGAAGAGCTTCATCAGCACCTGTAGTAATTAAAGAAGGCATAGACTTTTTAACCAGCATCTGATGTTGAGATGTTTGAGTGAACGCCATTGCTGTACGGAAAGGATCATCATGATTAATAGCCAAAGGAGATAAAGCTTCCATTACCGTAAAGGTATTTAAATTATTTAATTCTTCAGGTTTTCTAGGTGTAATAAATCCACGTTTATTTTTAACCCCAGCATCAATAGTAGTTTGTCTATTAATACCAACTGTTGCTGAAGAACCTGTAGAAATACCTAATACACCAAGCATAGATTTATCATAACCACGTTTATCCAAACCAAATGAACGTTCAGAGTTCATGCCAGATAACCCTTTAAATGTAACCTTAGATGCAGTTTCTGCTTCAAGTAAAGGAGTTAAAGTAGACAAATCAGAAGAAGTTTGGTCATGAGTTAATATAGAATCTATAACAGCTGTTTGTTTTGCAGAGAATAAAGCTTTCCCTTTATTTCTCTTAATCATGTTTCTATAATCCCCATAAGCATGAGAAAGAACTTGATATAAATGACCTACAATAATTTCATTTGTACGTAATCTATTTTCAGTAATATCTGTATGCCTATTAAATTTATTATCAGCAAGAAGATTGCTAGCATATATCATAATATCGATATAATTACTAGGAATATTTATAGTCTTACATACTTCTTCTGTAATAGGATCTATCATAAGATCATAGAAGTTATCAAAACCATCAGCTTTAATTCTACCACCAAAATCATCTAATATATCTAACCATAGATCTTTGCTATTAATCTGACCAATAGAATATTCTTGGAAATCACATTGCATAAGACCATTTACAAGAATATTATTTTCAGGAGATTTGCTATCATACACCAAGTATCCATCTTTAAATTTTATATAAGTCTTAGACTTATCGGGTCTCTTTTCCTGGAATTTATAATCTATCTTAGCTCTTTCCAATACTTTTTGTAATCCAATATTGTAAGATAATAATACAATGGTAGGAATCTTTGTATTCATGATAGAAGCTTCAGAGTACATTAATTTCTTGGCTACTGATGCTTCTTGATATGCTTTCTTAAACTTATCTGTAGAATCTTGATTTATAAGAATATTAATCAAAGCCTCTTCAAATGTTTGATCAATAACAGGGATCTTCTTTCCATCTTTTACATAAAATGCTAAGTACTTATTAGCTAGCATTTCATCAGTTGCTTTAGATTCAGGAGATCCTTTTTTGAAATAGCTCTTATCAAAAGGAATCTTAGATAAATCATCCATATTAAAATTGATATAAGATTTATCTTTGAATTCTATTCTAGAAATAAGAGAAGCAATATCTACAAATTCCATAGGAAGTTCATATCTAATACATACTTTGTTATTATTACCTTCGATAACCTTAAACTCTTTAAAGTTATTAGATAGAAGAACTTTACAAATCTTATTGATTACAGGAGATGATTTAGCTGATCCATTTGGAGATTTTCTATAGATAAATATTTTAGAGTAATTAGAAACAACCTGAACTGCATCATTATCTGTTTTTACAACAGGAAGAAGCATCAATTGACCAATAAGAGATTTTTCATTACCTCTTAATTTCATAAAACGGTTACCAATTAATTTAGGAATATCTAATTTCATAGTAAATCGTTTACCAGTTTCAGCATCTTCATAATGAACTGTCCAAGTATTTACATAATCTTCAGATGTAGAGGTATCTTCAGATTTAATATCTACAATATTCATAGGATGACGAACATTTGTAAAATGTGTAAACATTGCTACAATATCAGGATCCATTTCATATTGAGCATTGAAATTAGCAAATTTTACTTTCTTCCAAGATTCATCCAAAGAATCTATTTTAATATCTTTAGGTTTGATATCATCATCTTTCTTAAAATCTTTAAGAAGAGTAGAAACTGATTTACCATTTACTTGCTTATTCATTAAATCCTTTTTACTCTTTTCCATTCTGGATTTTCTAGCATTATTCATTCTAATAGATTCATCAGATTGTAAATCCATCAGAATATTCTTCATCCATTCTGCTTCTTTGTCGATATTGTCGACGTCAGCAAAATCGTCTTCTACTTCTTTATCATTTTCTTTTTTATCGGCTTTATCTATTTTTTCAAGCACATCATCAGCTGATTTGGTATCAGGCTTATCAGCTAGTTTTGTGATCTTATTTACAAGAGCAGCCTTCTTAATTTCGGGGTCCTTGGTAAGACTGGGATCATCTAATACACCAGTTTTCTCCAAATCTTCTTTTGATATAGTATCAGTACCACCAGTGAAATTATGGATCTTAATACCACCATCAGCAATTTTATCTGCTAATTGAGTAATAATAACTTGACGAGAATCTGTTTCGGCTACATCTATAGAATCTTTGTAATCATTCTTTATAATAGACCTTGTAAGCCCTACAAACTTATTCAGCTTACCAACGTCTAATGTATTCAAGTCAATTCTAAAGTAACCATGTTCTCCCATGAATATGATATTGAAATCTTTCCATGGATCTAATTTACTAGGATTGATTCTGATAACTCTATGAATCATAGAGAAAGGATTTACTGATTTTCTAAAATCAAAAATACTTCCTTCATCAACAGTTTTCTTCCAATCCATTACAGGAATAACAATAGTTTTCTTTACATATGAAGAGAACCTAGCATCCTTAATAAATCTATTAATAAAGGTAAAAAATACATCGATACCTCTATCTGCTATAAACTTTTCATTATTCTTTAGAAAAGCTTCTGTATAATAAGCAAAATCATAATACAGATTCTTTCCTTTATACAGTCTATAATCTGCAAAAGCATATTTGATAAAAGAAAGTTCTTTTCTTATTCTTTCATAATGATGAAGACAGTCAGATTGACTCCTCATTCTGCTACTATATAAGAGCTGTCTAAAGATATTGGTGTAATTATAAGATCCAAATTTTGTAGTCTCTGTCTCTTCTTTAAGAACTGAATCTACAAAGTCAGGAAATAACTCCTTTACACATCCAGAATCTGTAGGATATTCTAATCCTTCTTCATTTAAAATAAAATCATCTTTTTTAAGAGATTCATTTATTACTAAATCCCTTAAGATAGAACTATCTACGGATTCATTGTTTATAGTAATCTCTTTGTCTTTATTTAAGTTGCTATTAATAACAAGATTTATATTCTTTTCTATAAAGTAAGATTGGTATACGGTATGGTTTAATCTAGCTAATTTATTACTTAATAAATTTACACTCGAATCGGTATTAGGAGTCAATAAATAAACAACAGAATTCTTCATTCTGTTGGATAGATCAATAGGATAATAAAACTGTCCTCTATATAATCTATAGGGTATAGTTTCATCTAAATAAATAGCCACAGTAAGGTCCTCCTCATTAGCTTTTTCATTATCTTGATGTAATAATAGTAAGAAATCTCACAGTCATATACAATAATTTTGATATAGAATAATAAATTATTATATTAAAGACTTAATTATAATTTAATGGGGGTTGCTTAAAAGAAGCAATCCTAAACAAGGAGAAATATATGGGTAGAAGTGAATTTCTTAAGGAGATCTCTTCTATGAATAGAGAAGAGATAAATCAATATCTTATGAGAAATTGTAAAAGAGTTAAAAAAATATATCCTATCATCATTCTCAAAGGATATGATAAAAAAGAAAAGGAGAGAAAAGAAAATGAAGGTAGAAGAACTAATTAAAGAAATTAATGAGAAGAGAAATTCTGAAGATAAAAAAACTTATGATACAAAATCTCAGAAAGATGAACTTCTTATTATGAGAGCTATGATGAATGATAGAGATTATAAAGTAGATGTATATCGTGGTCAGGGAATCAGTTACAGTTTTAATCCTTCTGAAGTAATTAGATCTACTATGAGTTCAGTATTGACAAATACAACAGGGATTAGTTCCCAAGAAGCAGATAGATTGATAGATAAATATGAATTCAAACCCAATGAAGCAAAAGGTATGATTGAGTTTAGTAAAGAATTTATTAATACATATTTAAAGACTGGTAGAAAACTTCCTCTTGGTGGAAGAGATAAATCTAATGTTTCTATTATTAAGAAAACCATTCCTGGTGGGAATATTAAATATCCTGTAATTATTGGGAAAGATAAAGATGGAAACCCCATTTATAAATCTAAGGATATCTATCTTAATGAATATGAAACAGTTAAAGTGTTTGGGCCTTGTCCTCTCTGGATCAAAGAAAAATAACCAAAAAAAAGCATAGGACTTAGTCCTATGCTTAATTTATTTTTTATTCCTCTTCATGTTTATGATTGTGGCAATTTCCTCCACAGCTACATTTATGATCATGATGAGAATGACCAAAGTTATCAGGTTCTAATCCTTTAGTAAGAGAGAATAAGATATTGAAAATCATAGAAGTATAATATACTCTAAGGATCTTAAGATAGTCTATAATACTAAATTTTTCTTTAGCATACTCTTCAATGATATCTTTTAATAAAGGATTTATTGCATCACTAGAAACAAAATCAAAAGGAATCTCAACAGCAGGTTTATTTCTATAAGCTAATAAGAAGAATGTTTTAAATACATTTTCTTTAGTCATTCCTAACTCATGTTCTGCAATATAAGATTCTACTAAATTGTAAACTTTTGTTATTTTTTCATCTTCTGTAAGATCTTCACTGTCTACTTTTTCTAAGATCTCTTCAACACATTTAAGATTTTCTTTATATTCTTTAACTCTATCCATCATATCATTTACCAAGTTAAATAATCCATCTCTTGTTTTATAAAGCAAGGGATATAATTCTGCTACTTTATCACTTTTTTCCAAGATAACTCCAGCAGTTGCTACAGACCCTGCTAATATATTTAAAATCTGATCTGTAGTTCCATCTTTAGATTCATTTAATTTAGAATCTGATTTTGTGGTAGTAATAATATCATCTTTTACTGCCATGATATCATCTAATTCTACTTCAGGATTTATTACTCCATAATCTCCTTCATTAATAATATCTTTAAATTTATTTTCTTCTTCTTTGCTAGTACCCACTGTATTAAATGCATAAGTAATAGCTTTTAACATAGGATTTACTTTGAATAATTGTTCTTGCATCTCTTGCAATTCTTCTTCAGATATATTCTCTAATTCTTCATAATTAGGTTCCATTGTGTATAATACCTCCTATAACCATTCTTTAAACTTTTCTAAATTAAATTTAGGAATTCCATCATCTTTCTTTTCTTTTTTAGCTTCGATAATATAGTACTTTTTAACATCTTTCTTATCTCTTTTTTGAGCAAGATATGCAACCAACATAGTTGCACCCATAGCAATACCGACTTTTGCAAACGTACCAATCATTTAAATCCATCTCCTTTTCTTAAATTATATTAAAGTGATCTTTTTCAAGATCAATCAAACCAAGATCATAGGCTGCTACTATAGCAGCCTTTACATACATTCTACTTTCATTAGATGAACTAGTTCCTAATAAGACTGTATCGTAATCTGATTTATTAATACTTACGATTTGTTGTTGAAATCCAAACAAAGTGTCAAAAGAAGTATTATTATATTTAGGAATCTTAAAAGTAATCATATTTTTATTTTCATCTTTTTCAAGAAGAATTCCTATTTGTCTTCTTTGAATATTGTATCCATCTTTATCATTCTTATAATCTCTATTTATCGTTATAACTAAGATAGAACTATAGATTCCATTATTATTTGATACGTTTGTAGAATGAAAACCAACTTCATTGTTGATAGTATAATTATAACCTTCAAAAGAACCAAGCTTATACAATTCAGATATGTATCCATTCTTGCTTGTATCAACATTTTCATTTAATTTCAAATAACTTTCTATTGAATAGTGTCTAAACCTACTATCATAGATATGAACAAAACAATGTATACCAGTACTAACTAATAAAAACCAACATATTCCCCAAGTAACTAAAATTGTTATCTTATTATCCTTATAATAATCAGAATTTAAAAAAAGTTTCATATCCTTCTTTCTGATTGCTTTGAAAATTAATGAATTACACTTTCCAATGGAATACAGTTTTTCATGAATCTTTGAGTTTTCAAAATCTCCTTTCAATCTCCTAAATCCTTCCCCAATTACCATTTGAACTAACCTCCTAAAATTAAGTGTTAAGATGGACTATTAATTAATAAAGATTAATATAATTAATTATAGATATTCTTAAAGCAATCTAAAATTATTAATATTATTTCATTTTACTTTTAAAAACCTATTATATTTCTTATATTAATCTTTTTAATATAGAGGATAGGATGAAATTCCTATCCTCAATTTTAAATTGACTTCATATTTATAATATACAATTAATTATAAACTTATATTCTTAGGAGGATATCATATATGGATAATGATAATTTCTTAGATTCCAATCTTTATCCTTTAATGAATGAAGATATAGATAATTTTAAAAATAATTATTCTATAGCTTATAAAGAAATGCTAAATAAAACAGTAGAGAAAGCTGATAGTAAGGATATATATCATTCTATTATAACTACAAAAGATAAAGAAAATGATTATAGAACATCATTTCCATATAATGAAGATCCTTATGCTAGTTTCTCTCATAAAAAATTAGAGGATACTGTTAAAAGTGGATATGTAGTAGAAGAGAACTTAGATAATGATGATGTGATTACTCATGGGAATGCACAACTTCATGTGTTAGAAAAGAATGATGAAATAGATAAAGATAAAGAAGTAAATAGACCTTTTATGTGGAACTTTATAGAATATCAAGAAAAAGAAGAAACCAGTACTACTAATGATATTCTTATAAGAAACTCATTAAATCTAAGAGCCGCTCAATTTTCTCAAGATATTATCACATTCAATTTTTATTATATTCCATATTGTAATATATTTATAAAGAATGATGATAAGTATCAAGAGATAAGAGTTACCTATAAAGGTGAAGTATATACTCATGATTTTAGAGTTATATCTGGTGAAGAAATAAAGGTTGAATTGGTTCCTAGATTTAATCAAGAAGATGGATGGTTTATAACCACTGGGGAATTGAATTTTAAAGGTGGTATTATTACAGAAGATACAACTATATCTGCTACACCTTCAGATGTAAATCAATCTTTCTATTTCACTGGGTTTGCTAATAGAAATAAAGAGTTCTTAGGTTCTAGATGGAATAAGAAATATTTTGGTCATAATGAAAATATAAAATTTGTTAGGAAAAAAGTAAAGTTTCCTGATTTTATGACCAAAGTTGCTGTATGTGCTTGTAATACAGATTCTATTTGGGTTGGGCATCGTGGAGGTATTCATACAAGTGGTCATACAAAAGGTACTGACTCCGACCAAGCTAAATCTAGAATATGGGGTGTTGAAGGAATAAAGAATTTTGTATATCCTTATGCTTATAATTCTGAAAAGGTACATACTATTTCTTTTAAAAAGACTTTAGATTCTGTAAAAGATCTAAACTCTGATCCTAAAGTTGCATTTAAAAAATCTATTCTTCATATAAGTGGTGGAGATAATAATTTTGATAGAGAAATAGTTGATGTATCTTTGCTTGGAGATACAAAATTCTTTGAACTTACTCAAATGAAATTATGGGACGATCCAGATTATAGAAAATCTTTATATCAATTCCCATTTAATGATATACGTGTTACATATCCAGATGATAAAGCCATTCAAAAAGATATTACCGAAAGATTTAGAACCAATATATACCCAATGTATTTTCATATAATGAAAATAGATCCATCTATTACATATGATTTTTATTTTTATACAGATGGATATGGTAAAGGAAGACAATACTGTAATTTCATATTCTGGAATGAAGAAATAGAAAACAATCCTATAAGTTCTATAGAGTATGATTCTATAAATCCTGTTATGAGAAATATCGATATTTATCATGAAGAATAATAAATTGGGTAAGGGATTTAATCCCTTACCCTATATTTTTTTATGATTGTAAATAAGAATCTTGTACACGAACTAAGAACATTGCTGAGGATTGACCAAATCCAAAACTACTAGGTTCTGTGAGCATTCTTTTAATATTACTATATTTTTCTAAAGGCCAATCAGATGGTTTAGTAGAAGGGAGTTCAAAATGTAAATGGAAATTAGGTTTCGTATAATCTATATTTTCATCGGCATTAGAAGTCCATGCATCTATTATTCCATCTCTTTTAATTACTTCCATCCTAATAAGTTTATCTCCCCAGAATATAGGATTTATATTATCTAATCCAGTTCCGTATGGTTTTGCATCTAAGATACAATATTGATATATTGGATCTGTTGGAGAACTACCGTTAAGAGATTTACTAACACCATCATATCCAGAAATATAATTAGGATATGGATTTAGATACTGTAATGCATCATAAGCAATGTAGAATGGGCCTGCTTGATGTTGCATATTACCGCCATTCGGATTTCCACCAACACGTACTACAGATATATCATGTCTGTGACCGTCTTCATCGAGCATAGTAGCTACTACAAATAATATTGGATCATCATCATTTTGATAAGATGAATCTAAAGTTACCAAATCTCTATCTCTTTTATCATTAGATGTAGAAGCTTTACCATTAGCTGTTATCATATCTATGGTATATTTAACCATCAAATTTCTATATTTTCTATTAGATAATCTAGCAGAAGTCCAGTCAGAATATCTATCTTGAGATTCTCTACTTTGTTTTAATATTACTGGGGCTACAAAAGCCTTATAAATATCTGAATAATAATAAGGGGTCGTAGGTCCTCCACCTTGATTTTCATATAGATGAGTGGTTGGGAATTTACCATCCCAGAAATTGATATAAGTATGTGAATTTTTTACAAATGATTTCAAATCTATAGTTTCTTCTTTACCACCTATTCGCTGATAGATGGGTTTTCCATTTTCATCATAATCAAAAAAGAAGAAGAATTTCTTTAGCGTGGGATTATAAATATAGCTTCTACCTATAATTCCTTTACTAGGGTTAGCTGTATCTAATTCCCATTCTTGAGTATCTGTGTTTAGTTTATAATCTTTACCAGATCTGATATCGTAATAGTTATTATAATGAACAAAGTTCTTTTGGTCTATGATTTTAAACATAGCCCCCATATCATGTACAGCAAATCCAATTTTACTAGGACCATTTAGCATTTTCTTAATATTTTGATATACCTTATTATCCATAGTATCTGGACAAGTATCAGGAACTACATATTTTATATGATGAGTTTCATCTAAGAAATTTATAGGTTGATTTAGATCAGAAGTCCATGCTTCTATAGATCCATTTCTCCTTTTGATATGGATTGTTAATTTATCATTTCTATTATTTCTCATATCAAAGTTACAGCCAGGAATTGTAGCATTATCTGCTTTGGTCAATAATACTTTCCAAATGTCTGCATCTCTTAAACCTTTTTCTGCATAAGTACATGCATCATACATTATAAAAAATTTAGGTAAGTTCGGATCATTTCCAACACTAGGAAATCTACAAAGAGATACATCATGGAAAATACCATTTTCATCATACATAAATCCAAGAATAATCAAACAATACCTATCTCTTGATTGATAATCTACTCGTACTAAAGGATCATATGTTTGCCACAATCCTGTTTCTACAGTAAGATCTAGATTTTCATATATATCTTCATTAGAAACAACACCAAGAGTCCATCCATTTTTAGCCTGTTGAAATACTAATGATTTTGTATAGAAAGAATATATCGTTTTATCTCTTAACCATTGTTCGCTAGGACTATTCTGGCTTCTTGTAGCATCAACTATTGGATATACAGTAGAAAACCATTCCGAAAAATGAGTTCCAGTATTAAATATATTTTCTAGATCTAAAGGTTCATCTCTAAATGAGTCTAAATCATAATCATCATCTATAGCATTTAATACTTTATAATCATCATCATACACATATCCATCTAAAGACTTATTTATATTTACAGGTTGATCTTTCTTAGCATCTAAAATATATCTTTTATCTTCAGGTAGATTTGATATTTGTTCATATTCTCCATCTCTTTTGTGGAATACAAAAGTGGTTGTATCTGTATTATAGAGAAATGAGTCTCTATATTTTTTATCTATACCAGAATTGAAAATATCATCTCTATCTATAGTATAAAATCTGGATGCTTTGTAAAACATATCATTTTCATAACGTAAAGTAGATCCATCATCATCTTTATTTAAATCTTCAAACAAATATTCTAAACTCTTATTATCTCTAGTATTTTTTAGAGTATCATTGAATTTAGATATTTTGTATCCATCATTTAAGATAAGGTTTTTTTGTTCTTCATTTTTATCATGCAATAATCTAAATAATTTCCTTAAACTAGGTGCAAGTTCGGAGTAGCTTACTTTGTCTTCCATATTAAAGGACATATTTTAATCCCTCCAAAATATCATTCCTTGACATATTAAGTAATTGAATTATTAATTTGTCATCGGAGGAGAAACCTGTGTTTAATCAAGAATATAAGATAACTTGGGACGAAATAGCTCCTTCTTTACAAGAACTATTTATGAACTTACAAGAAGAAATTTCAGATAATCATAATAGAATTGTAAAGAATAAGATGAGTCTTGATAGTGTAGAAGAAAAGATAAAAGAAATAGAAGATTTTGATAGATTAGAAGATATTGTTTCTAGTGCACTTGATGGGCAAGTTATTAAAGTTGATACAAAAAGAAACAAAATCTATACTAGTGATGGGTTCTTAACACTCAATGTATTTTCTAGACCTTCTGATCTAGAATTAGCTAAAAAAGTTAAACCTTCTTTTTATAAGGATGCTAATACGAATTGGAAAAGATTTGCTCATTACAATACTGCAAAATTACTTGATATAGATTCGAATCAAACCAATTCTCCTAATATAAGTGAAGGTCAAAATCTAAACAATCCTACCTATAATGAATTTACTGGAAGTCCTAGCTCTATTCAAATAAGTGATGCTGGAGAAATAACTTGTACTACTACATCTCCATTAGTTGCAAGTGTTTATTCATCAAAAGAATATAGCAAATATACTGTAAGTTATAATATAAATACAAAAAGAGCAGATTCTATTGTAGGGATATTGATAGGTTATACTATTGATAAACATGGTAAAGAACATACCTTGTCTGTTATAAGATCTCCTAAGATTAGTGGTTATACTAATCTTATTAACTTTGCCTTAGTTTATGATTTAGGTAATCCTAGTCAATTAGTTTTAAAAGATTATACAAATAAAGTTACTGATAATATTACAAATACAACACTAAATGATTATCATGTATTTCTTAAAGTTGAAAGAAATGTAGATGACTTTGCATTCTATACATCTATATTCTCAGAAACTTCTGCTACTTCTGTATCTCAATATATTGGAGAGTATTCTTTTAATAGAAGAGGAATAACAGATACTGAAGTTTTGGCTAATCTAAAAGATATGGCTTTATGCCCTAGTAGAATTGGTATTATATTTAGAAATACAGGAGTAGATTTTATTCCTATTGATCAAAAGGGTTTAAGGAATAATGAAAATATCTATGATATAGATAATAATACTTGTTATACGTATAATTATAATACTAATACTTGGGTGGCTGAAGGAGAATTAGATGAATCCTTAGAAACCAAAGTATTTTTATATAATAAAAATACAAGAGAATTCTATTTCTACTATGGAGAAGGCAATTATCAGGAAATAGCTTTATTCCATAATGCATTATTTGATAAAGCCAAACAAGGTCAAGTTATTAAACTAAATACAGATACTAGAAGAGTATTTGCTGATGATAACTTTAGAGTTTTGTATGCAGTAAATACTGAAGAAGATTTAAATAAGATAAAAACTGAATTAGAAAACAATCTATACCAGAGAGAAAATATCTATGATTTTACATCTGGTAATGTTCTGAAATACTCAATGGTTTCTAATTCTTGGGTAGTTGAAAGTCAAATAAGATCTACATTGCCTGAGAGGATAATGATTTATAACAATCGATTAAAGAAGCTTTTCTGGTATGCAGATGGACGAGCTACTTATATTGAATATTAGGAGGTAAATTATTTTGGCTAAAGCGGCTACATATCTTGAAATTTATAATATTGCAAAAGACTGTAAAGATGATCTTTGGTCTGAAGCTCAACGATTTGGAAGAGATGTAAAATTATATTTACATTGGACTGCTGGTGGATATCATACAACTTATAATGAATATACAATCTCTATTAGCTCTGAAGGAGATACTTATATTGCAACAGATGATTTCTCTGAAACATTAAATCATACCTATTATAGAAATACTGGTGCTATTGGTATTACTTTAAACTGTGCATATAATGCGACTCCTGATGATCTTGGAGATTATCCTCCTACGGATGCTCAAATAGACTCTATGTCTAAAGTAATTTGTTTATTAGCTGATGCTTTGGATTTAACCATTGACAAAGAACATGTTCTTACTCATGGTGAAGCAGCAGATAATGAAGATGGATTAGATTTGTATTATCCTGATTATAATGGATATACAAATAATATGTATGGACCCAAACATTCTGTAGAACGTTGGGATCTTGAAGTATTAGGAACTGCAGAATCCCCTATTTATAATCCTTGGGATACTACAGGTCATCGTGGTGGAGATATCCTTAGAGGCAAAGCTAATTACTTTAGAGCTCATAAATTTACGGAATCTGTACTTAATGGAACAGAAATGCAATCAGATGAAGTAGGTCCTAATGGAAGACCTTATGCTAAAAATGATATTGATTATTTGATGAACCTTGGATATACAAAACAATTAGCAATTGAAACATTGGCTGGTTGTGATAAGTATACAAAAGCTTATGATAAATCTATGATTGCTCCTAATGGTATGGATTATGAAAAGAATGATATCGATTATCTTTTGAATAATGGATATACTAAAGAAAGTGCAATTCAGCTCCTTTCTACAACAGATAAATATAAAGCACGATAAAATATAGAGGAGATAAAGATATGATATCTCAAGCTAATCCTAGATTTTTTACAAATATAGATAAAGATGTACTCTTATATTATAAAGAGGATGAAGAAAATCCTGATCTTACCAAATTAGATAATTGGTTTTCTGATAATATTGAAGATATTAATTTTATCTCCTCTTTAGAAGAGTCTAAAAGTAAATCCAAAAGATTATTTGATAATACTGTTTATACTAACAGTATGATTAATCTATTCAGTCCCTGTGTAAATTTTAGCAACAAAGAAATCAACAATATCATTTCTAAGATTAATATAAATTTTATCAAGGACAAATATGCTTTTACAAGAACTTTTGCTAAATTAGAGAATATAACTATTTTAGATCTAACTCCATGGAATATGGAAAAGGGATCTCCTATAGAATTTTTGAATGGTTTGTTCTATGGTGATAAAGATCTTAAATCTATCTATGGAATATCTACTTTAGTAAATAAAAAAGTAACTAGTGTGAATTCTATGTTTGCTGAATGTGAATCCTTAGAAGAAATAGATATATCTAATTGGGATACAAGTTCGGTAGAAGACTTTACCAGATTCTTTGATGGGTGCAAAAGTTTAAAGAAGATTAAAGGTACAATAGATATGAAATCATGTATCAAATATTCTGGAATGTTTGGAATCAATACATCTGTTGGATGTAAAGAATTAAGGAACTTAAAAATAAAGAATCCTCCTAATGGATTCTTTCTTAGTGGATTAGAAAAATCCCAGTATGAAATTATAGAATAGGAGTTATAATAATGATTAACTTTGATTTGCAATTATTTGCTAAACAAGAATCCGAAAATCCTAAAGCTTTTACTTTTGTCAATTCTAATAAATATATTCTTTCTTATGAAGAACCTTCAGAAGTAGAAGAGGGTTTAGAATTAGATGATAACTGGTTCTCTAAGAACTTCCCTGATGGAGACTCTATTGATAGGCTGCAAAATGCTAAGAGTGTAATGAAGGATTTCTTTAATAAAGATCGCCTTATCAAAAATGCCAGATACTTTTTCTGCTATGATTATTATGGTGCATACAAAGGTTTGTTCAATAATAAAGAAGATATTCAAAATATCATTGAACACATGAAGTTACAAAAAGGTGCCGATATTCGTGGTGCATTTAGTACAGTAAATTCATTGGAAATCTTTAATAAATATAATAAGAAAGATAAGTTTGATAAAGAATTTACTCTTGATCTTACACATTTGAATCTTAGTGATGCTGGAGATCTTAGCGAACTTTTCAGTGGAAGTTATTTTAAGGAAATTATTCTTGGTGATCTTGTTGCTAGCAGCGAAAATATGAAAGGTTTATTAAACGCTGGTGTATTTGCTGGTAAGATTACAGGTTTAGAAGATATTGATCTTAGCAATGCAGTTGACCTTTATGGTGCATTTGATAGCCTCGGTCTCAACTGTGCAGTTTATGGATTTAAGAAAACAGAACCTGATGATTTTGGACAAACCTATGATATTCCTTTGTTCATCAACCTCTATACTGGGGAAATTACAGAAGGTAAATCTACTTCTAGCGATAATAATTACATTGATAAATGGCTTCAAGATTTCAAATTCAATAGACCTCCTAAAGGTGGCCTCTTAACAAGCATTGGTTATATCTTTGGTGATTGCCGTGTTAATAAATTAGATTTGTCTAACTGGGATGTATCTAATGTAACAGATATGGGTTGTGCATTTAGAAGTTGTGGTATTAAAGAATTAGATCTTACTGGATGGGATACTTCTAAAGTATCAAACTTTGGTTTGTTTATTCAGAGAAATGTTATGAAGATGACTTCTCTTAAAGGTGTATTCGATCTTAGCAGTGTAAATAATTCTTATGAATGTATCGACTTTAGCGGATTCAACCTTGCTGATGATGTAAAAGTACAAATTAAGAATCCTCCTGAATGGCTTGTTAATGAAAATTACAGATCTCTTGGCATCCCTGTAGAACGAATCGAAGTTGTACACTAATAAAAACATAATGAGGTGTAGAAATGTATTTTAAACAAATTTCACCTAAACCTATAAATGAAGGATATAGTTTATTCTCTGCAATAAATGACCTTGCTAATAGCCCTGAAATAATCAAAGCTGGCATTGAAGATATGAATGCTGCAAAATCTATATTTAATAGAAAATGTAAGATGAATGCAGGAATTCAAAAATCCCTTTCTGATCTTTTAGCAGATAAAGAAGAATATCAGGAAGATTTTTATAACTATCCGTACCGTGTAGATTATCATGAAGGATATTTAAATATTAGACGTAGGTTGGATATCTTATATAGAGACTTTTATGAAAGTAAAAGTATAGCTCCTTATCGTAGTGCTTTGTTCTCTTTAGATAGAGAAGAATTCTATGCTATGATTTATATGCTCATTATTGGGGATGCTATAAACACAAGTGAAGGAACTCAATATGTATATCCTTGTATTATAGATAAAAAGTATATTGTATTCTTTGCTTTAGATAAACGAGGCAATTTAAATACAATAGCTTATGCTTGTACTATCAATCCTAAAGACCCTAATTCTCCGTTAATGGCTGGTAGGATTAATGAAAAGGAATTTAATTATTCTAAAATCAAAAAATAATTTAAAAATCCAGAGCTCTTAATTGAGCTCTGGGTTAATTTTGTCTAAAATTATATATTATTATTATGAAAGTTTAAGCATCGTTTTATATAATAATAACTAAAAGGAGAATATAAAAATGGAGACAAACAAAAATGAATACATGATTCATGAGATAAGTATATTTATCTTACACCAGCTTATATTAGAATCAGATCCTAATTATAAGGATAGAGAATTCGTAACTTTTCTGAGATCCTGCGAGGATAAGAAGATAGTGTTGGAATCTTATTATTACTACTTAGAGTTTGTAAAAAGAAAAGTAAAGGAAATAGAAAAGAGAGAAGGAATACAAGGGTTAATGGTATTGAAAAATACTGAAGATAAGATGAATGATCTTATAAGAGAGATCTTATCAAACAAAGATAGATATAAGAAAGCTGGTGGATTTTGATCTATGCTATTTTACAAAAATGCAGTAAATATCTTTACAGATGCATCTACCAAAATAATAAATCCTGGAACTCCTCATCAACAGTTTCTAACTTGTCCTGGATTTGTAACCACAATAAATGGAACTGTTATTAATCAAGGATATAATATAGTAGAAGCTACTGTAAACTATGCAGAACTATATGCTATTAGAATGGGTATAGAAGATGCACTCAAATATAAAGACACAGATCTATTTTTGAATATCTTTTCTGATTCAAAGATTTCTGTATTTGGTTTAAGAAAGTGGTTTTTTAAATATTATCAAAATGCTAAAGGTTATACGTTAATGACTAGCGGAATTGGTAGTAAAAAGAAACCTGTGTCTAATCAAGAACTAATTTTAGATATAGTACGAATGATATTACATTCAAACACTAAGTTATCTATATACCATATACCTGGACACATAAAAACAAACAAAATAGACAGCATGAATAAGTTCCATGAAGTATTTCATGCTAATAATTTTCCCGATACTCAAAAGATAACAACTACGTTAGATATTGAGATAGATATCGCAAAGTATAATGATTATATTGATAATTATACTAGATCTAAGTTAAATCGTACCATCAATCTTGGAGAGTTGAAAAATTTTGATACCAGAAAGAAAAACTATCCTGTTGTATGGTACCCTAATCCTAAAGAGGTAAAAGACTATTTATATTTGATAAATGTATAACTAAGAGGTGAAGTAGAGATGAGTAATGTAGTACTTAGAGAAAGAGCAATCTCAGAAGTATTAGAAGATGGATCCATCAATTATATCTGCTTAGATATAGATCTTGAATCTGATCCTTGGATAAATGATTTTATTGAAGAATGTGGCGGTATAGATGAAATTGTTAAAATGTATCCGTACCAACAATTGATGATTGATGAAATAACAGGAACCTTAGTGCCTGTCAATAAGTCTTGTAAATACAATGCAAAAGTAACAAATTTCTTTCATCTTGTATATAATAAGAGAATGATTGAAAAGCAACAGAAAGTTTTAGATGCCAAAAGAAAGTATTATGCAGAACATCCGATCGAACAACCTAAACAAGAAGGATACAATCAACTCCAAACAGCATCTTATGATGATAATATAGTTAAACAAGATACCAATCCTGAAGAAAAATTAGAATCTTCTCAAATGTTTAACTTCTCATCAGATGACTTACAAAATGGATCTTATTGTTTGAATCCTGAAGATCTTGTTATGAAAGATGAAAATGATGGAATTCTGCTATTCGATGATTATGGTAATTCAATATCTTTCAATGATGTAAAGAGAGGATCTTATCATCCTAATATGGTAAATGGAAAGTTTATTAAAGCAAATGGAGAGATAGAAGGAGAAGAACTTCAAAATATCAATCCTGCACTTGCTATGACCAATCCTAACTATAATAATTATTATCAGCAACCTATTCCTAATATGTATCCCAATAATATAGGAACTGGTTCATTTATTCCCAATCCTGGGATGGGATGGTACTAATGTTCACACTATTCAATGATGCTATCCAACAAAAGAAAATGCAAGACCAAATGGAAGCTAATGCTGCTATGAAGCAAAATCTAGAAGCTAGAAGGGTAAATCCTACTATGTATGAACAACCTGGGAATATTGTTGATTTTAGCAATCCCGCTTCTTATATGAGAGGAAATGCATATAATCCTTATGGATATGATAATCCTTTCAATAATCCCAACATACAATGTCAGATGGGTATAGTTCCTGCAGTTCCCGATACTCCTCCTCCTGTTCCTACATATCCTCAGATGAATGGAACATGGTATGGAAATCAAATGCCTTTTGATAATCAATTTACAGGTTATACAGGTGGAATGTATTATAATTCAGATTCCACTGATTTTATGGAACCCGATGAAGAAGATTATGCCGAAGGAAGAGCTGTAAGAGTTTTTATAATGACGGAATCTCAAAGAAGAGAATATGAGGAAGCACAAGAACGTGATCGTGAAGCTAAAGGGCCTTATAAAGACTACTTTGAGAGAAATTTTACCAATTATGCAGAAAGACTTCAAGTTCATATAATAAGAACTCCTATTGAACCTGAAGTAAAAGAGGAGGATGAAAAGCAAAAGAAAATAGATAGTGATTATGAAGAACTAAAGAAAGCACAAGAAGAACTAAAGAAGCGAAATGATGAATTATCAGATATGCTCGATTTTGAAGGAATAGATACCACTCGATTAGAGGTTCCTGATGAACATCCTTTAGTTCTAAAATTAAGAGATAAAAGGGAACAAAAGAAGCTTTGTGAAGAGATATCAGTATATAATACAATGATGGCCACTGTATTGTATAACATAAAGTTCTTTATTCCTGATATTACAAGAGAAGAGTATGAAAGATATGTAGAAGTAATTAAGAATAAATTAAATGAGTATAGAGAATTAGAAGAAAAGAATCAAGATGAAGATGGATATGTAGATTATAGAGTTCCTTATAGGAATAGACCTCTTCCTGAATTTGATGAAACAAAGGAAGGTGGAAGGGAATACTTTGCTGATCAGGAAAGTAAAGTGAATCCGACTCCCAGAATAGAGTATAAAGAGATGGAAGAATATGAATATGCTTATGACAGAGGTCGTAAGTTGAGTGAAGAAGAAAGATTGATATTTTGCGAATATGAATTCGTAAAATTAGAAGTAGAAGTTAAGAAATTAAGATTAAAGCAACTTGCTGAATATAATAAGAAGTTGCAAGGAGTTACAGAAGAAACAATTATGAGACAGAGAGAAGAAAAGAAACGTCTCTCTGAAGTTGAGAATGAGTCATATAATATTTATGACCCTATCCAAGTATATTATCACGAAGCTAGGGTTAGACAAAAGAGACAACAACAGCAATATGAATTGTATCGCCATATCTTTAAGAGCTCTAAAACCGATAAAGAGTTTGATGAATGGTGGTTCGGTAAAAATTCAAATGAAGTTAGACAACGTATGAGTCCTGAAGAAGCTATGAGAGCAAGGAAGAGAGAATACAAGGATAGAATGTTAGAGCTTAATATTCAAAAGATTAATAGCCTTAAACCTATAAGCTCTGAAGAAATTTGCTATGCTATTAGAAGAAAGCAACAAGAAATCCTTGGAAGAATATTTGGTAATTCTCTTCAAGAATCTCATAACACAAGGGAGTATTTCACAAAAGTAGTTCCTCAAGCATTATATGAATTATCTATGATGAATATTGAGGATCAAGAAAGAGAAGGTCAAAGAGAAGCTATAATGCAAAATCCTTTTGAATATCGAAAAGCTTTATTAGAGCTTGGAAATGGTAATCAATTGGTAAATAGAAACTTTGATAGGAGTAAGAGTATCTTTAAAGATGCTAAACCTGTAGATCCTAAATATGGACTACCTTCTAACTATGTGGATATAAGTACTTCTGAAGAATACCAGAAGAGAAAGAAACTGTTCATGGATTATTGTGAAAATAGTAGAGGAAACATTCCCTTGAAACCTATTTATAAATAAGGTGGTGAGGAATTATGAATGTTAAAGAAAGAAAAGGGATATTAGCTAGATTAGAAACTATTAATAGGCTGACTAGTTATAACGAATCCTTAAAATTCACAATATCAGATTGGAACAAAATGACAAAACCTCCATTGATATCATATGTTCCGCCTAATGTCATAGAACAGGTAAGAAGAGTGGTAGATAGTGTTAGATTGATGAATTCTCCTTCTAAGAAATATAAGATGGTGAATGAGATCTTATCTCCTCTCGGAATAAAACCGTTAGCCTCTGGTACTAATAGAAGAACATTCTACGTTGAATACGATCCTTCTATTGTTATAAAAATAGCATCAGATAGGGTTGGTAAAAGAGACAATTTATCTGAGTTTAGATTGCAAGAAGTGGTAAAACCTTTTTGTACTAAGACCTTTGATGTTACTCCTGATGGAATAATGTCATTAGTAGAACGTGTTGAAACGATGACTTCTTATCAGTTTAAATACGTTTATACTGGTGATATATTTGACTTTATCATGTTGATACTTGATAGAGGTTATATTATGGAAGATATAGGAGGAAACTTTCATAAAAATTGGGGGTTGAGAGTAGGGTTTGGTCCTGTTATATTGGATTATCCTTACGTGTTTGAGGTTGACTATGCAAAGCTTAGATGTTCTTTTGTAGATCCTATTACAAAAGAAAAATGTGATGGTTATCTAGATTATGACTATTCAAAAGGTATGTCAGAGATAGTATGTACTAAGTGTGGTACAAGATATTCTGCTAGAAGTCTAGCTATAGAATATAATAAAGAATCTATTATTAATACGAGAAAGAGGGATAATGAGATGCCGTTATTTAATAACACGATGAAAGTCTTCATTAAAAGAGGAGACAAGATAGTTAAGAGATTCTATAATGAAACAGAAGTAAATGAAGTAGAAAATAAGTTTGTATTAAGTGAAAGAAAGCATAATCCTCAGAATACTACAGTAGCTAGAAAGAGTGATAGTAGTTTTGATAACGATGGTGCTAAAAAGAAAATTTATGAAAAATTTACTGAAAAGCCTTTAGAAACAACAACTTTTATCTACTATCCTAAAGATATCAAAAATGATATCATCTATTTCTTGAAAAGGCAAGAAAAGAAATGTGGCACGGAATCTACATTAAGACTTGCTGCAATCCTTGGGATCTATTATGAACCGATGGATGAAGAATATAAGAAAGAACATGGTATCAAATCTCAATATGAACAAAAAGAGATTAAAGCAAATGTAACACTTCATCCTAAACGTCATAAGGAAGAAGAAAAATATGAAGTAAATCTTGATACTAAGAAAGAAGAAAACTTTCCTAAGGTAATGGTAGAAGAAAAGAAAGAACTTTCTGATTTTGAAAAGCTTAGTATTCAAAATATCATCAATGAATCTGTTTCCAAAGAAGAGTTAGAAAAGTTCAATAATGATGATAAAGAAAAAGAAAACCTCTATCCTGTAAAAGCATTAACTAAGGAAGAGGAAGAAGCATTAAGAGATAAGTCTAGTACAGAAAATGTTGTAAGTGGAATCATTGGTGTAAGCCTTGTTGACACCATGAGAGAAAAACAAACCTATCAAAGATTAAAAGAAGAGATCATCAATAAATTTGATGGTACTTTTACCACTGATTCTAATTTAGATGAAACAGTATCTACACTCTCTAATGATATTAAAGAATTGGTTAGAGAAGATTTGACCAAAATCAATAATGGCGATTTCGAAGGAGTCAATGTTTCTGTAACAAAGACTGTCGATGTAAAAAATAATGAATGTTTTGATATTGTAGTAAAGAATTATTCGACAACAGTAATCGAATGCTCTTTGTATCCTAGCAAAGAAAAATCTAATAAAGAAACTGAAGGAGACAAAACAATGTTATCAGATGATGTATTAACTTTCTTGGATTCTAAACTGAAAGATGTAGAAGGGGATTATGAAAGCGAAGAAGAAGCTAAAAGTTCTGTAGCTTCATCCTTATATGGTTCTTTCAAGGATGAGTTTAAGGATAAGTACACACCTGCTAGAATGATGGAAATTTGTAAAGAATATACAGATCGTTATGTAGACTTCGGTTTCAAAAAGGATGATACATATGGGACAACTGCCGATGAATTATAATGATGACTTGTTTGAAGGTAGTTTGAATTGTAGCAATGACGCAGGAGCTATCCCCGATGCATTAGCATCGTGGTACTGCGTTATAGCAGTTGTAGATGTAGAAGATTCTGCAAGATTTATGAATATTCCCAATCTTGTTGTAATGTCAGATTTGCTACCTCCTCCTGCATCTATAACTGCTTATATAGATGGAAATCCCAATATGGGAAGATCAATCTATCTATCCTATCTTTCTGATAAAGGAAGAGAACAATCAGTTGTAAATATTTTACAAGTATTATATGGGCGTAGAAAATTTATAAAGAGAAATGATATTCTCTTATATACAGATTATGAACCTGATATTGAGTTCCATATCTTGGATACTCTTGCTGAGTTCTTTTGTACAACTTTTGGTATCGTAATTAACCCGTATAAGAGCAAATCTGTATCCCATATTAGAAACATTAATACAGATTTCATAATTGCTAATGTTCTTTTCTCTAATGGAAGAATAAATAAATATGAATATGCAATGATAATGCCTGCAGAATGTACTCCTAGTTATGAATCCATGTCTATTTTATTATCAGACATAAACTATCAACCTGGAAGCCTACATGATGCAGCTGTAACTTCTATGAAATATCTAGAACAATTGAGAGAAGAAGTAAGATCAAATTATAGATGCAAGAGTCCTATTATCATTGCAAATGAAAAGATCAATGCTGATTTAGAGATTGATATTAATGAAGATATTTTCGATAAGAAACAATAAGATATAAGAGAACTCTTTATGAGTTCTCTTTATTTTTTTATTTAAGTATATATTATGATTATGAAAGGAGTGATATTTATGAAATTAGAATTTATAAATATAAATAGTCAAGAACTTTTAAACTATGTAAAGATGAAATCAGAATCTGGAGTAGTTCCTGTATTCAATTTCTATTCTGTTATACAGATAGGCGAATGGGCTAGAGCATTAGAACCTCTACCTAATGTATTTGAAAGATTGTCTTTTGCATTTACATTTGATGATGATCAATATACCTTAGATTTTGATAGACAATATGCATTTCAGTTATTAACTAATCAAAATTCATTTACAATGCTCATGAAAATTATGATGCTTGTAGAAACAATGGATGAAGTAATAGTAATTACAAATCATTCGAATCCATATGTAGAAGTAGTAGTAGATTCTTTGATCAAATTTATTCAGCAAAGATACTCTATTCAAAGTTATATCATAAATGATATAGGAGATATAGATTCTTTTGCAACCTCTAATTTTAAAACAGAAGAAGGATTCAATAATTATATGATGGATGTAAATAAGATAAAAAGATTTATAGATCCTAGCAAACTTCTTCACAACTATCAGCAAGAAAAAGAACTAAGACAATTAGAACTAAAAGGTGAATTATAATGGGAATTTGGTTAAAAGATAGATACGTAGCTCCTTATGGATGGCTTATAAATAAACACATAAGGGAATACGATTTATCTAAAGCTAATATAAGTATCTTATTAGATACTGGGTTTATAACTAAAGATCAATATACTAAGTATTTTAATATGCCTAAGCAAGAAAGAGAAATCTCAGTGGGCATACTTCAAAGGGATAACAAAGAGATTGCCAAAGGGTTATCCGATGGATTTAAACTCATAAGAGAAAAATTCTTCAAAGAGAATGATCTTAATGAAGAAGAAGTTCTGTATATAGACAAAGACTCTATAACGACAATAGATAGAGTTATTAAACATACAAAGTTTTCAGATCATCTAGAGTTTAAGATGAAAAAAGAGTATACTAGTTTTTATAAATTACCTAATATGGATCTATTATATTTTTCGGATCAAAAGCTAGAATACTTTAGGTTAAAAGGAATGGGAGAACAAGTTCCTATAATCCACAAGAATCATATGGTACAATTTTTATTATACGTTGCTTATATGGCACAGTTTGGGTCTATACAAGATTGTATCAATACTATAAAGGACTTCTATCTTCAATATATAAATAAATCATTAGATATAGAATACTATCGAGAAATGAATTCTAGATCTCTATATAAACTCTTACAAAGTGGATATAGTTCTTTCTATGCTAATGCTTTAAGACAATCAGATATATCTTTTGTTGATGTATCTGAAAATGAAAAGATAGTTCGTGAGTTATATAAAATATTTATGAATGAATATTTTAAGAGAAAGTAAACCCATAGGATGTAAATCCTATGGGTATTTTTTTTATTGTATATTTAAAGGTTTGATATTATATATTGCTCGTTTTGAATTAGCAGCAATACTTGTAACATACGTCAAGCATTTAATAGACAAGATATATTCTACTCTTCCTTCTCCATAATAAAGCTCAATCTTTCTTCTAAGAGAAGGAGACATATTAGATGCTAAACTATCTTTAAGTTCATTGATAAGTTTATTTTCTGCTTTAGAATTAGTTATTTTTTCATTTTGTATCGATTCTAAATTAAAAGGTGCCACATCTCTAAGAAAACACTCTTGTACATATTGATCTAAAATTTCATCTAATTTTGTATACTCATCAAAAGAAACCAAATCGATCTTCTTGTTTTCTTTTTTTGTATCTAATATTTCTCTACACAACGTCAATAAATAAATAATAGTACCCCATAATAAAGGGAATACTTTATCATTTAGAACAATGCTTAATATAAAAGCAATAAGAAATATAGTGATAGCTTTATTATTTTTTATTGAGTAAAGTAGATAAGATCTAAATCTAGAAATTTTATTAGCTATTTTACCAAAAAAAGATTTAATAGATAATTTGATATAAGTGTATTTATCATAGAGATTAATCATGTGGATTTACCCTCCCATTTTAGTAGACCAATCGTATAACTTGTCTCTAAGTTCTAATAGTTTACTAGCTTGTTCTTCTTTATATTTAAATTTACCATCTAAACTATTGTTTAAGTAATTTAAAATTTTGTAAGCAATGTCTCTATTTAATCCATTATGATATTTTTCAATAAGTTCCCACCATTTACCGAATATCATATTTGGATGTACATATAATGATTTATGATGATACATTTGATGACAAGTTTTACAAAGCATTACGATTGGAATTCTATTTTGAGTATGCTCGTATCTAAGCAAATCAGATAAATCAAATTCTGTTATAGCTCCATATGTATTTAAAATGTGTTCCGTAATGATAACAGCAATATCATATATATTTAACATGCAGTGATGCATTTCTAATGATGCCATCTCTTCCCCTTCTTCACTACCAGCAGTTATATTAGGGTGAAATTGGCAACAATCTAATCCTATAGAGTATAAATAAGCTTTATAATGTTTATAAGTTCTACTATGCCTGAATTCTTTAATTGCAGAATCTAAGAAAGCCTTATACTCCTCTAAGTTATAAGAACCTTCTTTAGTTAATGCAAATTGTATATCAAATTCAGCATTAGGAGAGGTTAAAATTGGATTATTCTCTTTATTCTCTACAAATACATTAGGAAATAGATTAGTATTGGTATACATTCTATATTTTCCCTTCTTTTTAATATATAAAGTGACTTATTTATATGTTGCACGCTTAAATTAGAGCATAAGTCCTTAAAATTATTGTTTGAAAACATCAGATTAAATACTTTAATCAGGCAGGAAGGAGAGTAATTATGCCTTTTGAATTCTCTGAGGATAAATTATCTACTCAAAACCCTTTCATCGATTTATTGCTATATAATCTTAAGATTTTAGCATATAATTGCGTTATAAAAGAGCAAAACAAAGCAGATAAATATGAAACAAAAGATTCTTTATATAATGCATCATTATATATTTCTTGTATAGAAAACCATGTTGAACTTCCTATGTTTGACAATATCAAATATCCTAGAGATATTATGATAGAAGCTGGAATGACCAACCATCAAATCTTTATTTATGAAGAATTTGGAAAATCATATAGAGTACCTGAAAATATTGCTCCTAAGCTTACTGAATTGCTTAGGAAGTGGTATATCGATACCTATATGCATGATAAGGAATTGAATCAATATTATAGAAATCTTATGGGTATGCCTGCTATTGGAGAATGGGGATTACCTATATCTGAATTTGAATTTATGTTCCCTGATTCGTTTACATATGATAGATCTTTAACATTTATGCATGAATTACCTAATGGATCTATTAAAGAGTTAAATGATCTAGGTGTATTAGATTCTATTCTTCTTACATACCCAGAACATAAATATCTTAAAAATAAAATCTATGATTTAAATATTTATGAAATAAGAAAGAAACTTGACTTCCAGATATTATGGCATCCTAATGAAACAATGGTTGATTCTAATGTAATGGAAGAGTTTCTTATTAAATATGCACAAAATAGAAGATTCCTTATAGAAACTGTATATTCTTATGCTATGGAATTAGAAGAGCCTAATTACCATGATATGATGGTAATTTATCTTGTTCTCTCTGTAATGATAGATATGCTTGTAGATGTACAAGCTCATATTATCAAAAAAGATCTATTAGATAGAAGATGTATAGAATATATCTTTTCTATGTATGGAGTTCCGTATTATAGAGAAATACCTATAAATTTCCAAAAGTCTCTTTGTAGAAATATTCATAATCTTTGTAAATACAAATCTTCTACAACGGAAATGCTTAATCTTATCAAATTATTTGATACTAAGAATAAATATAATATTAAGATTTTTAAGTATTATCTTTTAAAACAAAGATTATTAAACTCTCATGATGAGTTTGAATGGAAATCCAAAAAGGTCTTAAAAGGAAACTATAATAAGGATTTAGAAGAGCATCATATTACTGTAGATATAACTACAGCTCCAAAAGAATATGCAGTTCCTAAAGATATTGAATTGTATGATTCGAATATCTATAGCAATAATAAGAATATTAAATACATGGTAGAAGGTAAGAAACCTGCAGCTTCTAATAACCTAGAAGCTAGAATGGCTGCCGCTTCTACTATAGCATCTATCAATAAGATTAAGTTCGATTTGACTTTATTTGGGCAAGATCCTTCTCAAGAGGATAGAACATCTATTTCTAAAGATGTTTTATGGGGAGATGTAGATATGATGGATTTAGATCCTCTTCACACCACAAGTGGATTAGGATCTACAGCTGTATCTGGTGCTGGTATTTATGATATTAGTGCTTATACAAACTTGGCTGGAAACTCTGCTAATAAAGATATTAGATCCAGAGTAAATGTACAAACAGCAGATTATGTAAACTTAGATATGAAGGAAATCAAAGGTTCTGTTAATTATTTCCATTCTATTAAAGTTTATGACTTAGCTTCTGAAGTTATGTATGGAATCAAAGGTCAAGAAATTCATACTATAAATTCTACAGTTACCTTTGAATATACTGGTATTATTCCTTTCCCATTTGATTATTATCTTCAAAAAGGAAATTTATTATTCATAAGAGTAAATAACAAAGTTCTTACAGAAAATGAAGATTATGAAATTTATGATTATAACAAAGTAAGATTCTTTAATAATGTATTAGACGGACAAAAGGAATTAACGTATGATTTCTATTATGATAAGACTACAGATTCTACTAAGTTTAATATAGATAATCGCTATATCTTTAAGACTAAAGTTAAGAGTTTTGAAGGAGCAAATTCTATAGATCTTAACCCTATTCCTTTTAATAACTTCTTCTTGAAAGGAAATCAGTTGATTGTAACAGTAGATTCGATATTCTTATCACCTAATACTTATGAAGTTGATCAAAACAATATTCTTCATATTAATGATAAGATAGAAACTCTTGGTAAGAAAGTAAATTGTATCTTTATCTACTCAGAATTTACAGGTACAAGATTTGATAAATTTAGTACGATAGCTACTGAAGATAATCAAAATAAGTTTATTATAAAAGAACCTTTTATAAACTATTGTGCTAATGAAAATAAATTCTTTGTAACTATTGGAAATAGATTCATATCTAAGAATAAATACGAAGTACAGATCGATATAGAATCTGGTGTTTCTTATATTGTGTTTAATGAATCTTATCCTAAAGATACAGTCATAGACTTTAACTTTATCTATTCATCTAATTCTATTTGTACTAAGATAGAACTTAAGAAGAAAGAAATTGTTATAGTTGCAGATGAAAATTATCAAACGACCTTCAATGTAGAATTCCCATTCAAGAATTATATCTCTACTAGATATAAGGTATATCTTAAATACTTGGATAAGTATCTTCCTGAAACTTGGTATTCTGTTACAAATAATGGAGTTACTCTTATAAATGAAACTTTAGCTCTTCATAAGGGAGATTCTGTTGTAGTAGAATTAGTTTATATGGATAAAGATAGAACCTTAGAAGAGAATAGCAATATCAAAGTAGCTATGACTCATTTTATAGCTTCTAGAGATAAAGAGTATATTATTCCTATAGAATTTCCTATAGATAATTTTATTACTAAGGGAAATAAGATAGTAGTTGATATAGATGGAACTCTATTAGAAGATTCTGATTTTAAGATCAATAAATTAAAATCAAATATACGTATCTTAAGATCTAAACACTATTTGAAGAAAAATCAAAAAGTCAATATTACTTATATCTATAATGGGGATACCGAATATACTCTTCAATTAGCAGAAAAGAGTTATGCTATCTTTAATAGAAATAAGGTTGATTTTAATATTAAATATCCTTTCTTCCCGTATTTACAAACAGGACAAGGATTCTTATCTATATCAGAAAGTGCAGTACATAGCAACTCAGATTTGAGTGTTATAGATAATTTTAATATTGGATTCAACAAATCTCAAGTATCCAATGAAGATACCACTGAAAACATTTTATTTGTCTATAATAAATTTTATGAACTTAACTCTCAGTTTAAACTAACCAATAGACCTTTACTAACTTCTATTGAAAACATTGGTAAAGATGGATATTTAGATATTAAAGTTCCGTTTGATTATTATTTTGAAAACCAATGGTTATACTTTGTTACAGATGCGAATAATAACTTTATTGATGAATCAGAATATAATGTATTCAATGGAAGTATGTATTTTACCAATCCTGAAGAGGCTAAAGTAAAATACAGTGGTGGAATACTTGTTCATTATATCTATTCTGAAAATGGAGGAAGTACTTCTTCTGTAGGATATGTATATGAAGAAGATTATGGAGCTACTACAAATCTTAAGTTCTGCAAAGTTCCTATTGATGAGCTTTATGTAAGTGATAAATTAAAGAATCCTAACAACTATCGTGACTATGATATTATGGTCAAAGGTGATGGTTGGTGGGATGGTGTAGATTATAAACAAAACAATCATCAATTATTAAAAGATGAAATCTATAAACAACAATGGAACTATGCTAGAACCAAATACTATGGGATTACTCAGATTATGGATTTATCAGAGTATTCTACTCAAATGAGTTATTTCTATAGCATGCTGTATGATGATCAATTTTATGAAGAAAAACTTTTAGTTAAGATTCCTTCATTATCTACAACTCATCAGTTTAAGTTAGCTCATCTATTTATATTTATGAGTGTTCTTACCTATGTCTTCAATGGTATAGAAGATTTTATAATAGACAACCCTGCTAAGACCATGATAGTTCAAGGATTTAATTTTAGAACCTCATTGGCAGATCTTAAAGAGTATCTTCGTAAAAAACATAGAACTGAAGATGAATTCCCTATTTGGGATTTTATCACACCTAAATCTCAAATAAAAGATTTAGCTGAATTTATGAATATATTTAAAACAAATATGAACGTAAGACAGACTATTTGCCAAAATATGTTGGATGCCGAAGATTGGGAAGAATATAAGGTATGGAGTGATATGTATTCTGCATTGATGAATTACAAACTCAATATGGAATACTTTAAATTATCCAATGGATCTATAGCTAAAACTTATACTGAATTCTTACAAGATAAAGACAAATATCTCTATGAATTCATTAATAGAGTAAAAGGTATTACTAATAATGATGAAAAGATAGATACTATCGTAAATATGATCGACGATATAATTTATATCTTAGATGAATACATGGGTGATTGCAAATATATCTTTAATGACTTTGCTGGTCATTCAGGAATAGATATAATGAATTATATCATGAGAATGATTGAATTCTTTAAATCATATAAAATAGTATTCTTGACTAAGAATAGCACCCTTCAAATAGAATGGGGTAAATCTAGAGATGAAGATACTACTTTTGGAGTAATTGATGCTGCTTATGATAATGAAATAGATGATAGACAAGACTATTATTCCTTATCAGATAAAGTATACGATGTAGAAACAAATACAATAGAAGATAGATTTGATCTCCGTCCTTGGATGAGAGAAGATATCGTATTTAATTATAATAACTTTAAGAAATATATTACTATAGATCTTAGAGGAAACTTTGCTATCTGGTCAGAACCCATTTATAAAGATCTTATTAATGGGACAGCTACTGGAGATGCTTATAAAACATTCGATAAGATTGTATTAAATCCTGATCCTTTTGTATTTGTAAAGAATCAATTAGACAACTCTATTTTATCTGGTACTCTTGCTCCTTTTATTAATGAAATCAATGCAGTAATCAGTGGTTCTACAAAAACAAATATAGAAACCCATCCTGCAGATTCTTTCCAAGGTGAATTTACTTATTCTCCTTCTGAATATAAGAGACCTTTGTTTGGAGGATTATTAAACATAGCTGGTTTGGATTATGGATACAGTTTTGATGGTAGGGCTAGTATATTTACTAAACTTACAAACTTCAAAGATTATCTAAAGAGTCTTGGGGTTAATTTAAAAACTCCCTTGACTAATTATCCTAGAATTGTTCTTATTAAAAATAAAGTAGCATGCAATACATCTGGTATGTTTGATGGTTGGGAAGGAGTAACAGATTTTCCTCTAATCCAATTTGACACAAGATATGTATCTGATTTTTCAAAAATGTTTAGAGATTGTAAAAAAGCTACATCTCTTCCAATAGTTAGATTCTTAAATACAAATAATGCAACTACAACAGAATCTATGTTTGAAAATTGTGCTAGTGTAACTTATCTTGATTTTAGTGGGTTAAACTTTAATAAGGTAACAAATTTCTCAAAGATGTTTGCTGGTTGTACAAGTCTTTCAATTATCGATGGTATAATTGATATGAAATCTTGTACTAATTGCACAGGAATGTTTGATGGTTGTTCTGCTTTAAGACATATTACAATCATGAATCCTCCTGCAGATTTTGATTTAAATAGTGGATTAGCTAAGCATCAGTATACTGTAGTAACAGCAAATACAACTGAAATGGATCTGAATGCTAGATTTACTATTGCTACAAACTTCACCAACTTCAAGAATTTTGTATCTTCTTCTGAAGAATACTCTAAGCTTGAAACAGTAAATAATAATTTAATAAATGCAGTAAGAGGAAAAGCGGCTTCCATTACAACATCTATGTTTGCTATGAGCAAGTTAAAATCCATTCCTAACCTTAGTTTTGATACAAGCAAGGCTGTAAAGATGGATGGTATGTTTGCATACAATAATAGTTTAGAAAATATTGATCTTGGTGGAATTAGAACTGATGAATCAACAAACTTGTCTGAAATGTTTGCAATGGATGTTAAATTAACCAGTCTCAATATTTCCACTTTCAATACTTCTAAGTGTGAAGATTTCTCTATGATGTTTGCTGGTTGTACTGCTCTTAAGAAAATAGATGGTATAATCGATATGAAATCTTGCTTAACTTGCACAGACATGTTTGTTGGTTGCACTGGCTTAACTCAAGCTGTTAAGATTAAGAATCCTCCTCTTGATTTTGATGATAAGAGCGGATTACCCAAAGACAAATATGTAATTGTTCAATAAATTTAGTTTGGAGGATATAAAGTGAATATTAAAGAAAAATATATCCCTAAAGAAGAAGTAATTTCCAATGGGTCAGATGAATTAGTTTCTTTAGTAGAAGGCCATCCTAATGGTCTTAAAACAGAAGTAATTATTAAAGACCATGATACTGGATTGGAATTGTTTAGAGGGAGCAATAAAACCCTGATTCCTGGATCTGAATTCATGGCCATGAAAATGTTTGATATTCATGATAAAGTATTTATCACACCTACGTATAATAATAGATTACAGTTAGACAATACAGAAAATGTTTCTAATAATGATTATTTAAACAATTATTATGTGTCTCTTTTCTGTATGGGAACTTCTGGTTGTAATAGAGAATCTGCTTTAAAATATGAAGTAGATAGCAAGAAATGGATTGCTCCTGAAGACATAGTTCCTTTCCAATATATTCCTGATGGTAAAGATTTAGATCAAGATGAACGTCAAGTTTATTTTGGTAAGAAGACTTTTACAGATAAAAAGTTTATTGCTTATTATTTTAAGAAGTTTGATAGTGAACCTACTATCAGAAAACAATTGGAAGATGGAACCCCTATTGATTCTTCTATTTATGATGATCAATCTGAATTTCCTGCTCAAGTTATTATTGAAAATACTTTAGTAGTAACTAAAGATGATGGTCGTGATTACTTTATTAACACAACAGGTATTAATGATTCAAGATTTAATTGTATCAGTCTTTGTTTAGCTTGGGAAAAATTAGGTGAAGATGGATTTACTTATTTCCAAGATATCAGACCTGCTACAAGAATCAACTTCCCTAACAAATTCTTGAATGATAGAGGAGCTTCTTGGGATATTATTTACAGAATCTATTTCTAAAAAACATATAATATAAATTGTATATTATAATCCCATAGGAGATACTATCTCCTATGGGTTTTTTTATTAAAGGATTGATGTAAATGTGAAACAACACAATAAAAATAAATTGCTCGAAATTAAAAAATTAAAAAGTAATATACTTATTAATAATAGGGGAGGAAAGGAAGAGGAAAAGATGATTCCAATTGCTGAATATATAGATCAGTTGATTTTAGATATAGATCAAGAGATAAAAGATAGTAAAATAGAAGGAATTCTAAGTTCTATTATAGTTTTTGTTCCTATATTATTACTCTTATTTGGATATTTATATTTATGAAAAGAATAACTCCATACTCAAAATGAGTATGGAGAATATTTTTTATTCATATCCAAATATTTTATTATAACCATAATCTCCCATATCAAATATTTTTATTGTACAATCATGGAAGTTTTTCATAGCTTTCAATTTAATAGTAGCAGGAATTATATAAGATGCTACACCAACATTCTTAATTCCTAATCTAGTAAATAGATTTCCAGCACACTTATTACAAATTCCTTTTTCGGACTCACACAATCCAGAATATCTGAATTTTACTTTCTTACCTAAATAAGAATCTCTATTATCAGATGTAAGTTCTACCAATCTATTTCCAGATTCTACAATATAAGAATACATCCAATCATCAATATTATCTTTTGTTAAGGTAATTGATTTGGTTCTCTTAGTACCACAATCACTACCAGCAGGGAGAATATACAAATGTTCTAAGGCTTTAACAAAAGTCTTTTCCATAGCACCACCATCTGCTGTTTTCTTAGCACGAGAATAAGGACCAATAGTAAGAGAATCAGCAAATGCAGCATATTCATCAGGGGCTATACCAGTCATAAAATCAGATTTGATAATAGTATATTCACCATTAGGGTTAAGAGGATCAGGATTCTTAGAAGCTCCTCTCATTACAAACATATTCTTGAAATTATTACCCCAATCTATTTTAGATCCAGAGTTGATCATATCAATAGAAGGATCATCTTTTAGCAATACCTTACATTCTTCAATAAGTTCATCTTCAATCTTCTGGGAAATTGAAGGGTCATTGGTGGCTAATTCTTTTTCATATTTCTTAAGAAGTTCTTGTTTCTTCTTAGCAATAACTTTAGGTATACTAAGCATATTTTCTGTAATAGAAGTAGATAAGATATTACAATACGGTTGGAATTTTTCTGTCTTCATAATATATCTCTTGATAGCATCAAGAGGCAACTTATCTTCCATTACAGCATAAGACATTTTTTTATTTATTTCTTTAAAGACTTTACTAGTAATAGGCTTGTTTATATACCCAAATAAATCAAATAATTCTTTTTCAATAAAAGCTTTATTAAAAACCCATATACCTACTGTGGTATTGATAGGATTTATATTTTTATTTCCTTCTGGACCATAGGATCCAGAGGGAATAGTTACTGTATCATATGTATTGAATCTTCTTTTATCATCAAAATCACCAAACATATCCATAGCAAAGGAAAGTTTAGTACATTCTTCTTCTTTGATTCCAACAAGATATTCAATATCTTTAGGATCTGTTATTTTATTAGAAAAACGTTTTTCTATTTTCATTATAAACCCCTTCCGAATTAAAGAAATTATTTAAATGTCGCCAATACCAATTTTTATAGGAGGTTAATTAGATGGAAGAAAACAATAATTCTTTTAATGATGACCTTTTTATAGATCAGCTAGAAGCTGATCTAAATAATATAAATTTAGATAAGTATATAGAAACAATGGAAATCATATATAGAAATGTACAGAACGTAGCCAATGAGGAACAAACTCCTGTATCTTTTTTTGATTCTTATCTAAATCTTTATACAACTCTATTTCCTAAATCATTAGAACCGTTTGGTAAAGAAGAAGATTTAGAAAATCTTAGCAAAGCAAAAATTATGTATATCAAAAAACTAAATGATATAGGAATAAAAATGGCTATATTTTATAAATTAACAGATGATGGATTCAGCAATTATTATAATAGCTTTAATGAATTCACAAATGAAAATGGAGAATTCAAATCTAATGTACAAATCAAAAGAAATACAGTATTATTAGCTGTAAAGAAAGCTAATGACTTCTTATCAAATAAAGCCAAAGCTATAAAGAACTTAATCATCCCTAAAAAGAAAGAACCTCTTAAAGCTGCTATAGATATAGAAAAAGTATCTAGTTATATAGACTATTTTAAAAAAGCTATTATAATGGATATGGTAAATATCTTTAACAAAAATGTATATGGTGAAGATGTAAATATAACTGACAAAGAAATACTTGAATCATTAAAGAATTTATTATTTTTATACAGCACTTATATAAATAATCTAGAAAAACAAAGTGATACCAATGAAGGTATAACTCTTCTCAGTAATGACATTATGAGTGTAAGAGATGAATTTATAATAGAATTGAATAATGCATTGAATAATATTTATGAAAGGAAAGATTGAAATTGAAAGACATATTTACCATAGCAATTCAGTATGAAGATACTTATATTATAAATATTGAACTTATTAAAAGTGAAACTGAAAATCACTTGGATATAAAATTAAATTTAGATACTAAATATAAAGAAATTAAAGATAGAGTATTTAAGATATATGATTCTCTTACTAGTTATATTACAGAAGATGAATTCATATTATTCTTAAAAGATTATTTACAGATGAGTTCTAGAGTAAAAATTGCTACACTTACCTTAGAAAAAGCTGAATGGATAGTAGAAAGATATAAAAAGTTTAAAAATCATGTAATCATATAATTAGATATATATTATAAATATGACCAATAGACTGATATAGTCTATTGGTTGATAACTTTTTATATTTAGGAAAACTTTATATTAATCTTTTTTGCGTTTTTAGGAGGAGAAAAATGAGGAATAGTGAAAACGAGTACCCTAGAAATGAGATATTTGATTATTTTACAAAATTTGAATTGATTAATCTTGATGAGGAATGTAGGAAAGATCTTAGTAATGGTCATGGGTTTATTATCAAAGAACCTATGAAGATAACACAGACTTTGAATTCTATTGATTCTATTTTTAGTTCTAGATATGGGAAATCATTACAAGATCCTAATCCGTATTCCGATAGATATTCTTGTAAATATGGTTGTACTCAAGGGGCTTTTTACTCTGTTCCTGGAGATAAGAATTGGGTTTGCCCTGTATGCGGTACTGAAGTAAAACCTGTAGGTGTAGATTTTACATATTTTGGTTGGATTAAATTAAAAGAAAAGTTTTGTTTGATACATCCTTTGATGTATCTTACCTTATCTAGTTTTATAGGTAAAAGTACATTAGAGAAAATTATAGAACCTGTAGTAGAATTGGATTCAAATGGTCTTCCTATGACGAATTATGATAAACGTTTATTAAAAGCTAAATCTAAAAGGGTTAGTCATGGAAGAAGAAAGAAATCAGAAGAAACAACTGGTCCTTTTGATGGAATTGGGATGCTTGGTCTTAGAGATAGATTTGATGAGATCATAGAATATTATAGAAAAAAGAAACCTGCTAAAAAAGAGTTCTATGATAAAATAGTTAAAGAACGAGATAAGGTATTCATACACTCTATTCCTGTATATACTACTCAACTTCGTATTTCAAAACAAGAAAATACAAACTTTACATTTGAATCTACCAATGCTGATTTTAATATATTAGCAAAGCTTGCAGCTATTGTAAATAAAGATGATCTTTCTATTTATAGAAACAAGAAATATCAAAATCAAGTTCTTTGGGATATGCAAACTAAGATAGGAAAGCTTACCAAAGAAATCATTGATATCTTATCTGGTAAAAAGGGTACTTTAAGATCTATTATCTCAGGAAGAACTGCATTTTCTGAACGTTCGGTTATTGTTCCTAATGCTAAATTAAGAATGGATGAAATTACATTACCTTATTTCGGGTTATGTATCTTAATGCAACAAAGACTTATAAATATTATAAAGAAGTCTTACAATATCACATATTCTCAAGCATATAAGATTTGGTATTATGCATCTTTAAAAGTAGATCCTAGAGTTTTGCAAATTATTAATGAATTAATAAAAACAAATCGTGTATCTGTGCTAATCAATAGAAATCCTACAATTTTCTATCAGTCGATTGTATATAAAAGAGTTGTAGGTTGTACACAAGATTATACAATGGGTATTGATGTGTATACTTTGGATGGGTTAGCAGCTGATTAATGGTTGGGTCCCATATATGGTAACATGTGTGGATAACAAGAGAATTGCTTGGAACGGCTAAAGCTATAGATGCTACAACATAATGAGCAATCATAAGTGTGAATGCTGAGGAAACTCTGAAAGAAATCTATAGATGACCTATGCTGAAACAAAAGCCTTATATTGATTGATTTTTGCCATTATCTTCATCTTTATAAAGGTGCTAAGGGTTGATTACAATGTCTAATAAGCAGCTGTCTTGATTTAATATCAAGAGGTTCAACGACTATTCCGTAGCGGGAAGTAGGGTATAAGCATACCCGAAGTACTTGTCTCCATATATTATGGATGTGATATAGTCTGCTCTCAATTTAACGATTGAGAAGTTCATAAGAGAACTGGGTGAATTAGCGACTCACTTGAACACAAAGGTTTGATGGAGATACACTTAATATTCTCATGATTTATAATAAAGAATTTAAAGATGCTTGCGAAGCTGTATATTCTCCTAGAAATGCATTTTGTATTTCTAGAGATGATGGAAAGATGAATCCTTCCATCAATATATTCAAAGATATTCTTATAAACTTAAATAGTTTAATCGGATTATCTAGAGATAACTACAGTGCTGAGCAAATGAGCAAGATAAAAGCATTAAAAGAAAAATATAAAAATGTAATCTAATTTAATGGGTATTGGGTTAATTCCCAATACCCTTATTTTTATTTGGAGGAATTAGAATGTTGCATAGACACATTAGCCAGCTTCCTGAAGTTGGTGATGGAATACAAAACCAAGTTCAATATAATGATGACATTACTGGTGAATTAAGACATGGGTTTGCCCATAAAATAGAATGGTTAGATCAAAATACTGCTTTTGTATATATAGTAGATAACGATCCTAGTAAAAACGATAAATTAGAACCTGCTTTTGGCAATCCTGGAACACCTAATTTTGTTCCTGAATTTAAATACACAGATATAATGGTATTTGATGATAAGCCTAATAATCTTAATGGCTGGGCTAGAGATTCTATCAAAGAGAATTATGATAAGTACACTGATTCGGAAGATTACGAATAATAACTAGGGTGTTTTAATACACCCTTTATTTTTTATAATGGGGTATATAATATGAGTATAAAATACATGAAGAAAGAAGATAAGATAAAGAAATACAAACCTAGAAAACTAGAATTTAGAGAGTGGTTAAGACTTGTTAAAGCAAAAGCTAAAGATGATAAACTAATCTTAGAAACAGATACGGATGATGAAATAAAATTTAGAATTTCTGATATAAGTGCTATTTACTTTTGCATGAAAGAAGGAACTCCAGATTATTATTCTCCTTCTTATGCTGTTAAATTAAAAAGTACTGGTAAGTTTTATGATGTTTATATTAAAGATTTTGGTGTAACCCTTATAGAACTTCCTTTTAATGAAACTAGTAGTGTATTTAAAAGGGATTATGGAAAAGTTACGGATGATCAAGACTTTTTAACTGATTTCTTTTTAGACAATCTTCTTCCTTTTGATTATATGAGCCTATTTCCTAATCATCTTGATTGGGTTAAACAGATGAAAAAAGATCAAGCTACTATTTATTTCTTATATAATAAAGAAAAAGATAGACTTGTTCATATCTTTAGATACAAAGATATAAAAATGTTTATGGAAGATTATGTAGGGAATAAACTATATGCTATAGTAAGAAATAGTGTATTTCTTCTTGATAATATGAGATTCGAATGCTCTACTGGTTTTGATAAACGTATGGATATATATGCTAAAGAAATGCCTTTTAGTTATGATGATTATAATAATCATTTAAAAAGTGTATTTCTTTACCTTCCTAATGAACTAAAAGATGATACTTTATCTGATGATCAAATTGATGATAATAACTAAAATCTAGTCCTAAGGTTTAATGCCTTAGGACTGTAATCTATTTTTTTTATAATTATATATTATAGTAGTGAATGAATAAATAAGTTAATAAACTTATTTACATGAGGTGGGTTCAGCCCATCGGAAAACAACATATGGTGAACCACTATCACCAACAACGTTGTTTATTAAATCATTTTTTTATAAACTTTATTTCATTTTTAAAAAAGGAGATTAAGATCATGGAAGAAAAGAAGCATGTACAGTACGGAAAGGTAAGTTCTAAGAAAGTCGAAGAAAGCCAAGAAGTTCAGCAAGAAAAAACGGCAGCTAATAAAGCTGCAGATCTGTTTTTAAATCCGGTCTTATTCATTACCAAGAAGATAGCAAGCAAACTTGGTATTGAAGATCCGTTTAAAGTCCAAACTATTTTTGGACTTATTTTAGTTGTCTACATATTTATCGTAGGCACATTTTTGATGGGTTTTATGGAAGGTGCAAACATAGCTCATACTTATGAGTATGAGAGAACTGGAAGAATAATTACTCTTTTCAGCACTGATAAGAATGCTGCTAATAAAGAGTATTCTAAAGGGAAGTATTATAACATCCACGATGCATATATTGCTTCCCCTGCTGGGATAAATAAGAATGGTGTTTGCACAGCCATTCTCTCTGATAAAGGAATCGAAAGATTCTTTAATGATAGAGACTATAAGAGATTGGACTATAGTGTCATCATCCATGCTGAAACAAAAGAGGAAGAAGCATTGATGCATCGACTCTTATCTGATCAGGAAGGCCATATCGACAGCCTGAAAGTTAGATATGAAGGCATGTCTAAAGATGGCACTCCCATGTTCTTTATCATGGGAGATCAGAAAGAACCTGGTAGTCTTGCTAAGGTTGGCAGCATGATCTATTTTGTATTGGATCATGTTACAGACCTTCATGCACTTATTATCATATTCACTGCCTATATGATAACTCTATATAGCAAGAAGAAAAAGGCAGAAAAAGAGATGAAAAAATAGTAAAATAAAATAAAGAGGACTTAAATGGTCCTCTTTATTTTTTTATTAATTAATAATATGAACTTTATTTCATAATCTACCCAATGTAGATCAAATAAGTTTTGTATACAAAATATAGTATTTTTGCACATGTTATATTTTTTTATCTAGTACAGGAATAAATACATTTGAATAACCAAATTGGTTCCAAAATAAAAATCCTATTAGGAGGATAAATAAATTATGTATGTAATTAAAAGAGATGGATCACAAGTTCATTTTGATGCTTATAAGATTTGCGAAGCTATTAGTAAAGCTAATAATGCATATGAAGGATCAGATAAATTAAGTTCTAAAATGATTGATGAAATAGTTGAAAAGATCAATTATAAATGTTCCAAATTAGATAGAGCTGTATCTGTAGAAGAAATTCAAGATATGGTAGAAGATTGTATTATGGAGCTAGGAAGGTATAGATTAGCAAAAGAGTATATTACTTACCGATATAAACATGCTCTTATGAGAAAATCTAATGATCTTGATAGAAAAATTCTTAATCTTATCGACTGCAAGAATGAAGAAGTTCTTCAAGAAAATTCAAATAAAAATCCGACAATCAATTCTACTCAACGTGATTATATTGCTGGAGAATATAGTAAGGATATTAGCAACCGACTTTTACTTCCTGAAGATATTCAAAAAGCACATAATGAAGGATTAATTCATTTCCATGATATGGATTATTTCATTCAAAAGATGCATAACTGCTGTCTCATTAACCTTGAAGATATGTTGCAGAATGGTACAGTAATTTCTGAAACAAAGATTGATACTCCTCATTCATTTACAACTGCTTGTAATATTGCAACTCAGATTATAGCACAAGTGGCATCTTCACAATATGGCGGTGCTACTATTTCGTTAGCACACTTAGCACCCTTTGTAGATGTATCTCGTAAGAAGATTATCAACAATATTAAAGAAGAATTAGAAATTTCTGGTGCTACTCTTACAGAAGAACAGATTAAAGAAATTGCTGAAGAAAGACTTAAAAGAGAAATTAAATCTGGTATTCAAACTATCCAATATCAGATTGTAACTCTTATGACTACCAATGGTCAAGCTCCTTTTATCACAGAATCTATGTATTTAAATGAAGCTAAGAATGAACAAGAAAAACATGATTTAGCTATGATTATAGAAGAAACTCTTCGTCAAAGATATAAAGGAACTAAGAATAAACAAGGTGTATATGTAACTCCTACTTTCCCTAAACTTATTTATGTATTACAAGATGATAATATTCATGAAGGTGATGAATATTACTATCTCACAATAATGGCAGCTCAATGCACAGCTAAAAGAATGGTTCCTGATTATATTTCAGAAAAGAAGATGAAAGAATTAAAAGAAGGAACTGTTGTAATCCCAATGGGAGCTGTATATGGGAAAGAAGTAATCACTTATAAACTCAATAATCAATTATTTGTAGAATCATTTGAAAGAGCATGGGATAGATTAGTATCTATATATGGCGGATCTATGATTAAATTGATAGGAGCAAAATCAGAATTCATTGTTCCTGAAAATATGCTTATTTTTGATTCATCTTCAAATGGATTTGTAAAAGTTAAGAAGTTTATAAGAAATGATGATTATAACCGTTGGAATAGAGTAAAGTTTAATGGAAGAGTGTTGACTCTTACAAGTGATCATCCCTTACCTACTCAAAGAGGCAGAATAGCCGTAGAAGATTTGAAACCTGGAGATACAGTTCCTGCATCTAAATATGAAAAAGAAAGTGATTTTTCAAAAGAATATACTGTAGAATCAGTAGAATTCTTGGGAAACATTGGAGAATATGAATATGATGTAGAAACAGAATCTGATAGATTTGATGTATCTGGTATAAATTCTCATAATTGCCGTTCAATGCTTTCTCCTTGGAAAGATGAAAATGGGAATTATAAGTACTGGGGAAGATTTAATATGGGTGTAGTAACTCTTAATATTCCCTATGTAGCATTATCATCTAAAGGAGATAAAGAGGTATTTTGGAAGAAGTTTGATGAAGCTTTGGAATTAGTTCATAAAGCATTGTTGGTTCGATATAATAGATTAAAAGGAACCACTTCTGATTATGCTCCTATTCTTTGGCAACATGGTGCTTTGTCTAGATTAAAACCTGGTGAAACAATAGATAAACTTCTTGTTGGTGGTTATGCTACTATTTCTCTTGGTTATGCTGGGTTGTATGAAGCGGTAAGATATATGACTGGGAAATCCCATACAGATCCTGAAGCTACTCCTTTTGCTCTTGATATTATGAAACGTATGAATGAAAAATGTAAAGAATGGAAAGAAAAAGAACACTTAGGATATGCTATTTATGGGACTCCTTTGGAATCCACTACTTATAAATTTGCTAAAGCAAATCAAAGACGCTTTGGAGTTATAGAAGGAGTAACTGATAAACCGTATGTAACAAACTCTTACCACGTTCATGTAACAGAACCTATCAGTATCTTCGATAAGTTCAACTTTGAATCTCAGTTCCAAGAACTTAGTACAGGTGGAGCTATTTCATATGGTGAAAGTCCTAGTATGCTTAATAATGTTGAAGCTATTATGAAAGTGCTTTCTCATATTTATGATCATATTCTTTATGCAGAAATTAATTCAAAATCTGATTATTGCTATAAGTGTGGTTATGAAGGAGAAATTAAGCTAGATAAAAATGAAGAAACTGGTGAAATGATTTGGTCTTGCCCTAATTGTGGAAACCATGATCCTAAAGAAATGAGTATTGTAAGAAGAACTTGTGGATATTTAGGAAACAATATGTGGAATTATGGCAGAACTAATGAAATCCATGATAGAGTTCTTCATTTATAAAACTAAATAATCTATATCTAGTGTATCTTTATGATACACTAGATATTTTAATTGGGAGATAACTATGAATTACGGTGAAATAAAGACATATGATACAGCTAATGGAGAAGGAGTTAGAGTTACCTTATTTGTATCAGGTTGTACAAGACATTGTCCCGAATGCCATAATAAAGAAGCATGGGATTTTGATTTTGGTAAAAAATTTACTTTTAAAGAAAAAGAACTTATAAAAGATTGCTTAAGAAAAGATTATATATCTGGATTATCCATTCTTGGTGGGGAACCATTTGAACACAAAAATGTGCAATGCTTGGGAAGATTCGTAGAAGAAATAAGAGAAGAATTTAAAGATACAAAAAATATATGGGTTTATTCTGGATATAAATTGGATGAATTAGTTGGAACTAGAATAAAGAAAGAAAAATTTGTAAATTATGGATATAGTGGAACAGAAAGTCTTCTTCATAATTGTGATGTATTAGTAGATGGAGATTTTATAATTAAACAAAAAGATATATCTTTAAAGTTTAGAGGATCATCTAATCAAAGATTAATAGATCTTAAAAAGACCTTTGATCTGTGGAAAAAAGATACCGATGCTAAGAAGAATCATGAAGTTATCCTTTGGGAAAATTTAGCAGAATCTCATAGTTGCTTATTATAATAAATAAAAATACTATATACAATTAATTAGTTATTTTTAACGTTTAGTATTTATTATATAGGAGGGTATTATAATGGCTACTACTGAAACAATGAGCATTGCTAAATTAATCTCTGAACAAAAATTGGTTGCAAAACGTCTTAATGAAATCGTTTCTGCAAAACAATTCCATCTTATTTCTTATTACTTTGATTATAATAAGTTTATTGGGCCTCTCACTATCGAAGATGCAGAAAAGAATACTCTTGCATATTTTGATGAATTTGATGCTCTCCTTATTCGTTTTAAAGCATTAAATGCTGCTAGAGTAAAAGCTAATGCTACTACAATGGTACGTGTACCTGCTTTTATTTCTATTAAAGACGTATTTAGTGGGAAAGAAGTAGGAGAAGAAGAAATTACTATTGCAGAAGCTATTCTTAGAAAGAAATATTTTGTTGATGTTCTTAGTTCACTTGCTCGTTCTTTAGGCTCTAAATATGGAACAGAAATTCTTAAGAAAAAAGAATTTGATGAAAAGGCTGAAGAAGAAGTAGAAAAAGAGCTTGATCGTAAGTTCCCTGTTGAAATGAAGAGAAACTTTACAGCTAAAGATATTGATGAAGCAAAAGAAAAGGCTCGTAAGGATAATGAAGTTAAGATCCTTGATCCTCTTAAAGTAGCTGATGGAGTAAAGGTTCGTAAATTCATTGATATGGTAAACAACTATATTGAAACCATCGATTCTGCTTTATCTGAAGTAAATGCTGCTACTAAAGTAGAATTTACATATTAATCTTTATTTTTAAATTGCTAGGGAAGCATTAAACATAGAGTTATTTAGGAGAGGTTCTTTTATAGAGTTTCTTTTCTCTTTAAATATCAAGAAACTCTACTTTTATAATTTATCGATTCCATACCTTAGCGGTATGATCTACAGACTCTCTATACTTAATTAGATGATAATAAGAGATGACGATAACAGTACTGTACTTTATTGTCGCATAGTACGATATGGAACTATGTTGTGGCCGAAAGGTAATCCGTATCACCTAAACTGAAAAACATTTAACTCTATAAACAATTAACTTTTTAAATATTTACTACCCTCTTTCCTTCTAGGGTTTATATCCGACAGTATTATATAAATAGAAGGCTATTAAACATCTAACTTTATAAAAGTATAATTATTTAAATTTATAAAAGTTAAATAAATCTATACCATAAAAAGATTCCACGAAGAGTGGTTACTAGGCTATCTAAATAGGCCAAATGTTTATCTGGTATAGTTGCTACCCTTAGCAATATCTTTATTATTTTTTCAAGTATTACGTATAACTATATATATCAAAATAGTTTGTTTTACATACCCTATAACGACTAATCCTTGCATTCATAGTTACCTGATAAATATAGATTTTGTTTTTCCATGATTTTGTTAATATTGATAATTGTCACTTTTTATCACTAACGTCTTAATGGCGTTAGTGATAATCTTTCAAAAAATGATTGTATATTATATCAGTGATTAGTGGTTTAATAACCTGCCCTGTTGGGCAGGCTATGTTGTTTTTTATTTTTTGTCACATCTTTATAATATGGAAACGAGGTGTGAATATAAATGGATCAAGATAATGTAAAAATATTATCTAATATAGAATTAGAAGAGTTAAAAGATAGTGGTAAGTTAGTAAATCTTGAACTCAAAAAGAGCTATGAACACAATTTAAAAACAAATCTCATAATCCCTTCTGTAAACCAAGCATATTCTTGTTGTATTGAATACATGAGGGCTTGGTTCTTTGATAAATTCGGAGATAAATTTTTTAAGACAACATGGCTAGATTCAGAACATATGCTGAATCCATTTAGACGAAGAAGAACTAAAGATATGATAGCAGTAAACAAACCTGCTGTTACTATTACTCCTGAATTAGATTTCTCATTTAATAGAGAAAATATAGATCTTCATAATATGGGTCTTTTGCTATATACGAATAGATGCACTTATAGAGATGCATGGTTTATAGACAGAGATAAGAGTTTATTTATTTCTATGACTATGGAAATGCTTCTTATGAACTTCAACTATAGAATGCGGTTTAATGGAAGAGGAATGCAATTAGATATTGCTAAAATGTGTCAAATGGCGTTTAGAGCCGGAGGAACACAGAAACATTACAACGATATAGACTATCCTCTTCCTAAAGAACTCATGAATCAGCTAGCAGAAGATGCACTTGGTATATGTATTAAAGATGGAGATATATTAGAAGTAACTAAATTCTTACATTATATCAACTCTCATTCCAGACTTCCTGTATTATATAAATTCAATGCAGCTACTCATAATATGGAATACTTCCTCAAAGTACCTCAGACTATTATTCATATTAAGACAAATGAGATAAATATAGACCAAGGGTCTGATATTGGCCAAACTAAGACTGACTATGGTATTTCATTTGATACTAATGTAAGATTCCCATCTCCAAAATTCTATGCATATTATTCTCTTAAAGTAAGAGATAATGTACAATGTACTACATTGGACAAAGCTTCTGCTATTACTTCTCTTATGAATGCTTCTAGAATACCTCCTCATAATGAAAAGGGATGGCAATGGAATATCAAATCTGAATACGAATTTACAGATGAAAAAGAAATTCAAGATATAAAAGATGGAAAATTAATGTCTATTCAATTTGATGGGTTGATAGGTGATCTTAGAGATATCGTAGATTATACTAAATCTATAGCAATAGCTCCTGAAGTATTTATAGATTTGAAGATCTATAATTCATTTGAATTTATAAAAACAGAGATAGATTGGAATAACTTCGAGATTAAATTCAAACAACCTATCAAGTCAACAAAGTGTTACCTTATTATATATTTAGATAATAATTACATCAATGAAAACCTTACTATTTTGAGAAGATACAAAGAAGAAAGAATTAATCCATCCAATAATAAAGTGGGACCGGAATTATCAAGCGATACAAAAACAATGATCTATTAATTTTTTTACCCTAGAGCTATAAAGGCTCTAGGGTTTAATTCTTTATATAGTGATATATTATAGATTTGAAATACTAATGTATTGGAGGTATAACTATAATATAGAGAATAATAACAAATTCTAAAAAATACTATTAAGGATTAAGCCTTATATGCTTAATTTAAAACACCGAGAGGAGATTTATTGATGGCAGAAAGAGTTATAGATGTAAATATAGCAACTCAATCTAACCAAGATATGAGAGACTATGCAATCTATGTTATTAGAAACAGAGCTATTCCTGATATGATTGATGGATTGAAGCCTGTTATCAGAAGAATTCTGTTTTGTGCTGCAAATGATTTTAGAGGTCAAGGATTTATCAAAACTTCTAATATCATGGGCCAGGTTATTCGTAAATATAATCCTCATGGGGATACAGCTGTAAATGATGCCATTAGAAATATGATCAATGACTTTGCAACCAAATATCCTACTATGGAAGGATCTGGTTCTTGGGGAAGCAAAGCAAATAATCAAGCAGCAGCACCTAGATATACTGAATGTAAAATTAGTAAATTTGCAACCGATGTATTTATCAAAGATATCTATGAAGATCCTAATTCTACAGACTGGGTAGATAATTATGATAAACGTTGTAAAGAACCGCTATATTTACCTGCACGAATTCCTGCATTACTAGTATTAGGACAGGTTGGTATTGCTGTAGGTGTAAAAACTTCTATTCCTTCTCATAATCTTGGTGAAGTAATAGACGCTACTATAGGACTTATTAAGAATCCTAATCATAAGTTCTGTTTGATTCCTGATGAATGTATGCCTTGTGAAATTATTGATACAGACTGGAAAACAATCAATGAAACAGGCAATGGAACCTATATATCTCAGGGTATTATAGAAACAGGCACTTATGATAAGAAACCTGCATTGTTTATAAGATCACTTCCTGATTTTGTATACTTTGATTCAGTTTATAAATCCATTGTAAAATTAGTAACTTCAGGAGCTGCTCCTTTTATTCAAGATCATGTATCTAGAACAACTAGAGATAAGAAAACTGGAGAAATTATATTTGAAGAAGTAATCAAACTTAAGGACAATATTGATCCTAATTATGCCAAAGAGTTCTTATATGCTAATACGAGTATTAGACAAACTAGACAGGTTAGAATCATTGTAATCAAAGACAATAAACTTTGTTATATGAACTATAGAGAATATTTGTTGAATTTCATTAACTTTAGAAGAACAAGCGTTGCTAGAAAGTTCAACTCTATACTTCAGAAGTATAAAACCTCTATCCATGAAAGAAAGTTCTTGTTGTATGTATTATCTCATAAGAAAGAGCTTGATAATGTAATCAATATGATTCGTAAACAAAAGACTACAGATAGACAAGAACTGATAGATTATACATCCAGCCAATTAAAGATTACAAATCTTCAAGCTAAATCATTATTAGAATATGATCTAGGGAAGCTTACAGAAGGTTATCGGATTAAATATGAAAAAGAACTAAAAGAGTTAGAAGCTAAAGTAAAAGAAATTATGGATATTCTTATCCATCCTGAAAAGATAGACCATGTTATTATTGATGAAATGTTAGAAATCAAAAGAAAGTATAACAACAAACGCATGTGTCATCTTATCTCTAAATCAGAAGCTTCGGGTATAGCTCCTGGTACATTTAGACTTATTTTCACAAAGAAAGGGTATGTAAAGAAGATCGGGGAAAATGAAAATATTACAGCCCTTAATAAAGATGAAATTAAATTTATTACAAAAGCTGAGAATGATGAAGATGTCGTATTATTCTCTTCTTTAGGGAAAGTGTTTAAACTTCCTGTACATAAAATACCTTTATCAGACAAGAATTCAAATGGAAATGATATTCGTTTATTGAACAAGTATCTTACTCCTGATATAGCTTGTGCTATTCCTGAATCTACTTTAAATAAGATGGTAGAATCTAAAACACATAGCTATCTATTTGTGGTTAGTAGAAAAGGATATATCAAAAAGATTGATATTACAGATGTATTAACTGCTCCTCCTTCTGGTATCATCTATAGTAAATTAGATGAAAATGATTATGTACAAGGAATCTTAGTAGGTCCTGAAAAGATGGATATTCTTGTATATGCAGGGACTAAAGTTCTTAGAATCCATCCTAAAGAAATTCCTTATCTTAAAAGATCTACTAAGGGTAATAGAGTATCGACAGCAGCAAGTGTTATAGATGGTATGAGTTTTGTATTGCCTAATATGACAGATATTGTTGTTGTTACCAAGAACGGATATGTAAATAAAATATCTCTTGATATTGTTAAGAGATCTAATAGAGGAAAAGCAGGAGATAGAATTATCAAGCTTAAGAAAGATGATAGTATTATCTTTATATCTCCTCTAAGGAGTGATAATGTATTGCATTCTATTCAGGGAAGAAAAGAAGATGAAATCAAAGTTTCTGATATTCCTGAAGGAAGTACAGTAGGATGCGGTACAAAACTATTCAATATTACAAATAGAGTTCATATATCATAGTATAATAGGTATGAGAGAATTCCTCTCATACCTAATTATTTTTTTGGTTATATATTATTAATGTGGTAAGGAGTGTACAAAAGTTTCAAATGAAAGAATCTAATCTCCTCTTTCAAAACTTTAATACTGGTTTTAGTGGCTTCGACAACCATTAAAACAAAATATAGAATAGTCAATATGCTATATGCATATAGGTTAAACAACCCCTCTGGTAATAGGTATAAAGTTTAATCTTCCTGATTATTCCATGGGACGACACTCACAAACAAAGCTCAAAACACTACAAACAATCAATCTCACTCCTTACCACTTCCTTTCCAGGTTTGAACCTCATGGATTCTGTTACTACTTACAAGGTATTATAACAGCCTCCATTCCCCATCCATGGGGTTCATTCTTTTTTTTTTGTAAACCCCATATTTTTTTACTTTAAGACATTCATATAATCTGATAGGAGGTTTATCCTACAATGCCAAAAAAGAAGAATTTTAACACATCTGCCATTCTTAAAGAGGTTTATCCTATCATTGAGGATAGCCTAAAGAAAAATCTTATTTCTTGGAAAAGATGTTTGTCTAATTTTATTTCAAAACGATCGCAATATTTATTTGATACGGTTCCTGCAGATAGAATTTATTATAGAGATGAAGATAAGCAAGAATTATTCAAAGCTCTTAAAATAACCGAGGTTCAAATTAAAGCTGGTATTGGAAATACATATTATGCAAATCATGCTCATTTCAAACCTGCTTCTGCTAAAGATAGTGTCACTATTGTAGCACTTTGTATTGTAAGATATTTTTGCTTAAAGAAAGATAAAACAAATTTAGAGTTGGCTATGATATATCTTGCTTTCTCAGCCAAGTTCTATCCTATTATCCATTATGAATTCTTTAAAGTAGTAGCTCCATCTAAATATAGGTACATAATGGAATACGTTGTAAATCATATGCTTTCTCAAAAGTTCGATCTTAAATCTAAGGGGAGTGTACTAGGTGCTATTAAATCTATAAATAACACTTGGATTGCTTCTTATGAAAAGATGTTTAAATCTTTTGATGATGAAGATACTGTATATGTAAACGAACAGCTATTCAATCGTATTAAATCTTTTATGAAAAATATTGCTTCTTTATATTATGAAGCATATAAGAACAAAGACGGTATCTTATATGAAAAAGATCAATTACCTGATGAAGGATCTGGAGATTCAACTTTCAATCTTTCTACAAATGATTCATTTAAATTGCAACAATATGTAGAAAATACAATGAATACTTTGAATACTACTAAGATAGATTATAGAACTTGTACTATGTGTGTAGATGGAAACGTTGGAGTTCAAGAATTATCTGCTTTGATGGAAACTATTTTAAACAATCCTGAAAATCTGGATAAGATAAAGGAACTTATAACCTTATATATTGCTACATATCTTGTACAAGCTAATAATAAAGATATTGCTACAGTAGCATTCTTAAAGTTTACTATTCAACCAAAACCCAATACTAAAGATCCTAGTTTGAATAGGATTAAAGATATAATGGAAGAGTTATTGGATGATAACTCTGTTCAATATAGAAAACGTAAACACCGTATAGCAACTAAACTTTCTTATCATAAAGCAATTGCTAAATATTTTGCATTTACTATAATCAATTCAAATAAATAGGAGTATGATATATAATGATATCTTTAAATGAAGTTTATTTTGGGAAAACAAACGATGTACTCAAAATAGAAGATCTTTTTATAAAATTTAAAACTAAATATGCAAAAGATAAGCCCTTGAAATCTTTTAATTCTTATATAAAACTTAGTAAAGATAAGACACTGAGAGATATTGAACAATGTATTGAAAATACATTTGGGTTTAATGGAGTAATCTTAACCATCAATCCTGATCCTACATTAAATGCATATACTATTCCTTTTATTCTAGACCGTAAAACAGGGAAAGCTTATGACTTTAATGATACTGCACATGATGTAAAGAATTTTAAAAATTATGTAATTATGACTGAACGTGGTTGTAAGATTGATAAGAAAAAGTTCCCTCTTAATATTTTGATTTGTTTAAATCTTGGTGCAGTTTTTGGAAGTGCTATTACCATTCCTGAACTTATGTCTTTCCTTCTTCATGAAATTGGTCATACATTCTCAAAACTTATTATGTATAAAGGTACTAAGTATGGATTGGTAGATGAAAAATTTGCCGATCAATTTGCTGGAATGTATGGTTATGGTGCAGAATTAAGCTCTGCCTTTAATAAACTAGGGAATACAGAAGCACCCATTACGAAAACATTGAAACAGGTTCCTGTATTCAATATTGTCGTTGGTCTTGGAAAGATACTGTATGATATCAATTATAAATTCTGGACTATGGGAGACGTTCATCCTACAGATATTGCTAGAGTTAGATATCAAGTAGAACAGATGGAATTGGAATTGAAAGAATCCAAAGAAATCAATCCTAAAATGAAGAAAGAAATGCAAGCTCAATTAGAAGGTTGTAAAGAACAACTCGATAAATTTGAAACAGTTGCAGATGAAGATACAGTTGCTGATAGAATGTTCAAATTCTATAATAGAAACCTGGAAAAATTAAATCTGGGTGAAATTATAAATGATAAGACAATAGAAGCTCATGGAAGCACAGCAATGATAAATCAAGCATTTCAAGCTTTACTTGGTATAAACAAACCTAAGAAGGGATAATTATGAATATCAAAGAAGCTAGAAAAAAAGTAGAAGAGCGAATATATAAAGTATTTGATATTGTAGACAAGACTGGACAGAATACAGAATATTATAAAGCGAAATTTGCTAAAATGAGTGATGCTCAATTTAAAGACTTCTTTAATCAAGACTTCCCTCTTAAATTTCAATCTAAAGTATTTGATAATGATCCTACTATAGATCAGATTATGGATGCTTTACACTTTATAAAAGTTCCTATTGAAGAAAAGGTTAGTATGCCTTTTATTAATAGAAACAAAGAAGGGAAACCTGTAAAATCTCAACCTGTATTGGTTGTCTATATGACTCTTAAGAGATTAAAACAGATGGTTCAAAAGAAAACTGGATATTCTGTAAATATTTCTAAACGTGATTATAGAACAGGCCTTCTTATAGATACTGATAAGAATGGCAACTCTACTGACCGTGAATTTGAATCTCTAGTTACATTAGATCTTCCTGAAACAATGAAAGAATTATCTACTTATCGTGCAGATTCAATGACAGCAAAAGCTAAATTCTATAATCAGATTAATCTGACAGGTATGGTTAGTCAAAAGGATGTTCCTGTAGAGAATGATGATTCTATTGCTAGAAACCTTATTTCTGCATATCTTATTGGTGCTCATATCAATTCAAACTTGGTAAATAAAGATGATTACTTACCTAGAACTCTTGAGAAAAAGAACTTAGATAGATCAGGAATTAGGAGAGAACAATAAAATATCCTGAAATTATATATTATAAAAATGAAGTTTAATTAACCAAGAACATAAATTAAGCTTGTCAGGTAATATTTAAAAGGAGGTATAAATATGAACGACAAACAAGAAGAACAAGTTGTAAGCTTAACTGAACAAGGTGACTTTGGTTGCGGAGTACATGTGCTTACAGAAGAAGAAAAAGAAAAAGTAAAACAGCAACAACAAACACAAAAATAAAATATTGTATTTTTTAATTTTCAGCACTCATAGCACTTAGTTGCTATGAGTGTCATTTTTTTACTCAAACTGAGTTTTTAGAAGAAAGGATGGTTAGATGATAGTACATCAGAAAAATTCTAGTAAAAGTAAAACAAATGTGGTTAGAAAGCAATCTCATACAAAACATAAGATGAGATATGTTTTCACAGTTCTGTTGATTGTTTTTGTAGCTATTTCAATTGTTGAAAGTATGTATGCTACAATCAGAGTTCACTCACTGCAAACACAAATGGATGAAATGACGAAAAATCTATCTGATGCAAAAGAACAAAACCAAGCAATCATCAACACCTTGCAGAACATGCATGAAGAACAAAAAGAAAATATTAAAAAACAAGAGGAAAAGTTAGAAAAGATTCATGTTACTAGAATGAATGCAATTACAAATTTAAAAGAAGGTTTCACAGCAGATACTGATCTTTGTTCTAACAGAGGTATTACAGTAGAGGATATGAATAATATCATTGATCGATATGATATAAAATGTGGTGGAACTGAATTTAAAGGTCATGGTGATATATTCATCAAGGCTTCTCAAGTAACAGGATTGAATCCTATCTACATCTTTGCTCATGCATGCGTAGAATCTGGGTTTGGTAATAGCTATTTAGCCAAAAACAGATTTAATTATTTCGGTATTAATGCTGTCGATGTTGATCCTAATCAAGCTTATGCTATGGGATCAAATATGGAAGAAGGTATAATCAATGGTGCTGCATGGATTAAGAAAAATTATTATGCACAAGGTTATACTACATTACGTCAGATGAAAGAAGCTGGTTACGCTACATCTGATACATGGGTAATTTCTATACTGGGCGTTGCTAATAATAGTATCGTCTTATTATAAATAATTTTTGGGGTTACCATATAATATACTATTATGGAGGAGATGTTATAATGCTTAATGCAAAATTCATTGGGGTTGGTGCAGCTGGAAATAAAGCTGTGATACAGCTCTTGGAACAAGGAGTAATCCAATCAAGTTCTTGCTTACTTTTAAACAGTACACTTACAGATGTACCTGAAAAGTATAAAGAATTTGCTATTGAATTTGGAGATGTAAAAGGATGCGGTAAAGAAAGAAATCTTGCAAAAGAAATGATTGTAGATGCTTTATCCAATCATACTGTAAATCTTGATGCATTCTTAGATCCTGAAGATAAAATGGTAGTCATCGTTACTTCTTCAGAAGGTGGTACTGGATGCGGTGCTTCTTCTGTAATAGCTCAATATATGAAAGAAGTAATCAATACAAATGTGCAAATGTTTGTATTCACTGGATTCGAAGATGATGTTAGAGGTCTTAAGAATACAGTAGATTGGTTCCACGATCTTTCAGAAGAATATGTAGTTCAAGCTATTTCTAATAAATCCTTCTTAGATGAAGCTAAAGGTAATAGAAAGAAAGCTGAAAATCTTGCAAATCAGGAATTTGTAAAACGTATATCAACATTGCTTGGTCAGAATATCATTGCTTCTGATAACAACATTGATGATACTGATCTTTATAAAATTGATACAACTCCTGGATTTATGACTATTGAACACTGTGTTCTTAATAAGATTCGCAGTGTAGAAGATTTTAATAATGCTCTTGAAAATATGATGAGAGAAACTCATAGCCTCGATAATGAACGCTCTGCAAAACGCATTGGTATCATTATCAATTGTGGAGAAAAGACTCAAGAGTTTATTGACCAGAGCTTTGAAGTTATTAAAGATAAGTACGGTGAACCGTATGAATTATTCTTGCATATTCAAAATTATCATGATGATGAATATGTAGATATCATCGTATCTGGGATGAAGATCCCGTTCGATGATGTTAAGACTACTTATAATAAGTATAAAAAACAGTTAGAATCTATTGATATGAAATCTGATAGATTCTTTAAACAAAACTTTGATACATCTGATGCAGATGTATTAGATATGAATTCTAAAGTAAAAGTCTATGCAGAAAAGAATACAAATAAACTTGCTGCATCTAGATCTGACTTCTTTAGTAAAATGGGTGTAAAAGGTAAAGGAGAAACGAAACCTTCCAAAACATCCGATGAATTATAATCAATCCTCTTACCTATAGGAGATTTGAATATGGAAAATGAAAATAGTTTAAAAATTGAATCTCTTGTAGAAACTAATGTAGGTAATAAGTTAGCGACGTGTCTGGCAAATGTTAGTTATTTGCCAGACGAACTCGCTTATCGTTTAGTAAAACAAGAGTACAAATCTTTTTTGTATAATATCGAAAAATTTGAAGAATTAAACTTTTTAAAAGAGAATACAAGATTCATTACATTCTTAATTCAAGTATGTATGGAAGAAGAATTAAGCTATGAAGATAGAATATATTGTAATTCTATGATCTACAATATGTTTCCCGTAAATCAATATCTAGCTAAACTTTATACTTTCTTAAGTACAATAGTAAATAATAATATGACGCATAAGATTATGAATATTTGCGAATTCAATCAAGTATCATCTTCTTATATTGCAGTAGCTAGAAAATCATCTTTTAGCTTTGATGAAAATATCACACGATTGATTTCATCTATTATCTGTATAGGATTGGATGTATCAAATGATATATCTGTTGATAAGATTGAAAAGTTATTTAACCTTATCTATCCAGACACAAAAGAAATGTCTCAAGTATTTTTACACTTATTGAAAGATAATTATATCTATAGATCAGACGAAGATTGGATAACCAGCGATATTATCTACATTTCTAATATGATAAATAAAGCTGTTTTAAATATAATAGAATCAAAAGATGAACCTGTTATAGATAATATCTTAATGCAAGTTCATAATATGATTAGTATAGAAGGATTAGAATATGAGGATTTAAGATTTAGTCTTAAGAAGTTAGACAAATCTGTATATCCCAAAATCAATGCATCTATAAACAATTTGTATAGAAATGATATTTATTTGAAGTAAAAGATACCCATACCTTTAGTTAGGTATGGGTAATTAATTTTGACAAAAACATCAACAATTTATTATATCAAAATGTTTATTTTTTTGAGAGACGGAGGATAAACTAATGGCAGAAACAGATAGCATGCTTGAACAGATGTTTAGAGAAAAAGCAGCTGGTATGGACTTTAGTATGAAACAAGAAGCCAAAGAAGATACTGGATATCCTAGCGGATTTCTTAATTTCGACTATCAAAATGGATTTATTAATGATGAACGGTTATCAAATGGAGAATTACATCCTTATTATGTATTAGGTATTACGGATGGATCTTATAATGCATTTATAGGAAATACAGGTTGTGGCAAATCTACTTTAGCAACTCAAATAGCAGCAAATATTGCTAGACAATATAAAACCTCTACTATCTTTGAAGATAATATTGAAGGCGGTATGACTTCTTCTAGACGTAGATCTTTATCTGGATTTTCTGTTGAAGAATATGAAAAGAGATATATTGTAAGAAATACTGGTATCACTGCAGAAAACTTTTATGAACGTATTAAGATGATTCATGATCTTAAACTTTCTAATGTAGATAAGTTTCTTTATGATACAAAGAGAAATGATGTATATGGGAAACCTATTATGAAATTAGAACCTACTTTATACATCATAGATTCTATTCCTATGCTTATGCCTAAGGAATATATAGATGATGATGAGTTAGCTGGCAAATCATCTGGTGCAGCGACAGCTCAGATCTTAACAAGAATATTTAGACAGATTATCCCTCTTCTCAAAGAAGCTAATATCATTTTATTCGGTATTAACCATATTCTCGAAGATGTTCAGATGGGTATGTTCCCTAAACCGAGTGCAGTACAATATCTTAAGCAAGGGGAAAGACTTCCTAGAGGAAGATCATCTACTTATGTAGCTAATAATATCATTAGATTAGATGCTAAGAGTAAACTTAAAGCAGATGAAACTTATAAGATTGAAGGATCTGTAGTAGAACTTAGTTTAGTAAAATCAAGATCTTCAGGAAAGAAAACCGGTACAAGACTTGTATTTGATTATAATAATGGATTTGATCCTTGGTTATCATTATTAGAAGATATGAAGAATAATAAACTTCTTTATGGTGGAGGAGCTTCTTTATCTTTCGATCCTGATAAAATTCATAAATTCTCTTATGGTAATTTTAGAGAAAAAATAAATGAAAATCCTGAATTTAGAACAGCTTTTGTAAAAGCTGCTTTAGGATATTTAAAGAAAATTCCTCAAAGAATCATTCTTGCAGAAAATCTTCACACTGACGATCTTCTTACTTCAGACTCTTTATATGAAGTGGAATAATTTTTAGGCTTATATATTATAAACATGAGAGGTCAAGAGATCTCTCATGTTTTTTCTTTATTTCTAGGAGGAGATTTCAATGAAAAAAGTTAGTGTTGATGTAAAACTTGGAACAATTGAAGAGTTAAAGAAACAAATTGAGTCTGGTTCTATAGGGGAATTATCAGATTCAGAAAAAGAAAAGTTAGATACGTATAATTCAAATACGTGTTTATCGGTTCCTATTGAAAGTAAGAGCAACACAAATACCGATGATGAGGAAGATGAAACAATTTCTTTGTTTACAGTAGCTGGAAAAGAAGATGAAATGACTTTTAAAAGTATTTCCAATGGTCTTAGGAGTACCCGTTCTATTCTAACATCGTGTTATCCTGATTATGATGATACAATGTTCTATTTTATGATAGACTATTCTAATTTATTCCATTTTATCAATAATTTAGAAGAAGAAGATATAAAGGTTTTGATAAGCACTTTATATTCTAATTATAGAATAAGAATAGCTTTGATTTAGTCTTAAAAAGAGGAGTCTAATCAATGAAAACAACTAATACTACGCTTAGACTTGGGAAAGAAATAGAAGAGATAGAAAAGAAACTTCCTAGTCAAGAGTATACGTTGTGTAAAGGTCTTAAACAACCTTTCAACAACACAAATTCAGGTTCCAGAAAGATAATGCAAGGGATTCAGATGGAACAGATAACACAACTCCTTAATCCTGAAGTCCCCATTATTTCTACTGGTTATGAAAACCAATTCGGTGAATTCAGCTCTAATTTTATTAGGGCTGAGTTCAATTATAAGGTCATGGCTAAAATATCGAAATTTAGTAATGATCCTGATAGACATTATTGGCTTATCTTATATAATAAAAGCAAAAATGTTCTTACCTGTATAGAACGTATAGGTTATAAACACATAACAGAATTTTATGGCTATTTATATAACAATGAGTATTTAGATAGCTTATCTGTTGGAAAGACTATTCATAAAGATGATGTAATTAAAAAGACTATATCTTACGATGAGTATAATAATAGAGCTGAAGGGATAAATCTCTCCACAATGTATGTAGCTTGTGAAGATGTAAAGGAAGATCCTATCGTAATTAGTCAATCAGCTGCTAATAAATTTGTAACTCCTTTGATAGATAAAGTAGAAATCAAAATCAATGATAATGATATTCTACTAAATCTTTATGGTAAAGGAAAAGAATATAAGACCTTTCCTGATATTAATGAAGATATTGAAAATAACATCCTTTGTGCAGTTCGTAGAGAACTCAAGGATGAAGAAGCATTGTTTACTCAGTCTTGGGATAGACTTAAGACAACAATGCTTAACGATAAAGAATACATAGTTGAAGGGAAAGTTATAGACATTGATGTTTTTTGTAACAATCCTGAAAAATTAGAAACCTCTATGTATAATAATCAGGTTAAAAAATATTATGATGAAACAATCAGATTCTCAAAAGAATTTGTTGATAAAGTAGCACCTTTAATCTTTGATACAAACACTGGTGAAAGATTAGATGTAAACATATCATATGATTTGCAAAAAATGTTTTATAACTGTGATTGCATCTCCAAAGGCAAGCAGTATATAAATGAAAAAGTGTTCAATAATATCACAATGATCATGTATATACAGCAGAATAAACCTCTTCATAGTGGAGATAAGATTACAGATAGATATGGTGGTAAAGGTGTAATATCTAAAGTAAAACCTGATAACCTTATGCCTCATTACTATAGAAATGGTAAATGGGTTCCTGTAGATGTACTCTATTCTATGAATACATGTATCAACCGTCTTAATGATGGTCAGTTATTTGAAACATCGGTAACTTATATTGGCTGGCAGTTGCTTGAGTATATAGACAAGAATTTATCTGCTAATAAGATTACCTATGATCAGGCATTTGCAATGATTCATAAATATATAGAATTATTGAATCCTGAAGAAGCAGCATTCTTATCTGAGTCTTTTAACTTTGTTTATGATAGAAATGACTTAGATTGGGAAGATAATGAATATCAGAGAAATCTGTATATTCAACAAATGATTCATGAAGGTCATATAAACTTATCTTTAAAACCTATATCTACAAATATGAGCATTGATCTTCTAGCTAATATTTATGCTACTTTCCCGTTTATTAATAAACATTGTTACGTTTGTGCTCCTATAGAAGACTCTAATGGGAATACAAGAATGGTTCATACTAGAAGAAAATTAGTCATTGGGTTTAAATACATTTCTAGATTAAAACAATTAGCAGAAGAAAAGTTCTCTGTAGTATCCTTAGCTTCTACTAATATTAGAAATGAAAACTCTAAATCTAGAATGAGCAAAGTTCATAATGCAAAGTTTGCATCCACTCCTGTTCGTATATTTGGAGAAATGGAATCTTCTACTATTACAGCTCATTTGGGAGTAGAAAAGTTCTATCAAGAGTTTATGCTTAATTCTTCAAGCCCTAAAGCTAGACGTTCTCATAAGAAACTTCTTACTGGGAATCCTTTTGACTTTGATATCGAATTAGATGCAGAAGCAGAATCTCAATCTGCTCAAATCTTACATGCATACTTAAAAGAGCTTGGTGGGGTATTTAGATTCATCAAGTTATTCAAGCATAAGAAACATCCTCTTCTTATGAATGTAATCGATATATCTCCTAGAAAACCTAAGATGGTAATTGAGTTTGAGGGAGATAAGAAAGATACTAAGCCTTATGATGTAAAAGATACAAAAGAAGTTATTACCATAACTCCTGGTATTTATGAAGAGAATATGAGAAATAAGGCTTATGAAGAAAAACTAATAAAACTTGGGTTAAAAGAAAAATAAATGTATATTATAAATATGGATAGTAGATCTTAGGGTCTACTATCCATAATTTAACTTACCTTGTTGAAAGGAGGTAAAGAATTTTTTATGTTGAATCCTATTTTAGAAGATGCTTACAATTCTATTCTGTCTGGAGATCCTACAGTATCTGAAGAAGTAAAGCATTTTATGAATGAGAAAGCAAAACAAGTCATCAAGAATCAGAATATTCATATGATAGACTATGATGACGTTATTGGAATTTTAAAAATATCTAATGCATTATATAATAATGGAGCGAATATAATTCTTCCTTTAAATGATGATCTATATGATGCTTTAGTAAATCTATGTAAAGTTACTAATATTCCTACTCCCGTAGGTGCACCACCTATCTCTTTTAAGGAAGAAGCTAAAGTAGATAGAGGAAGTAATTTAGAAATTAAGGAAGATGGAAAAAAAGAAGTAATTCAAATAGTTCCTAAAGATAAAATGATGTATTTCGATGCTTTGGTAAGAAATTATACATTTCCTATCAAAGAAGATTTTGAAGTTCATCATGATACAACTTTGGTAAAAAAGAAATCAAGAAATGTAGCTCATACTTATGATATGTGTGGCACTCTTGATAAATGCAAGTTTGTATTAAAATCTGAAGCATTAGAATCTGGTGTTTTAGATGATAAGACAGTACAAATTTTTGAAAGAGATTTTCTTGGTACTCATGCAAATATGGGTATTATAGATCCTAATCATATTAAATTGATAGCTTCTCTTAAGTATGATGGAGTATCTGTAGAAGAAGAAGTTCAAGGTTCAAAAATATCCTTTGCATGTACTAGAGGAGATACTGATAATAATGAAGCTTCTGATCTAACTCCTATATTAGGAGGAATGGAATTTCATAGAGCCAAAGGAAAAGTAGATGATACTGAAAGATTTGGTATCAAATTCGAGTATATTGTAACCAATTACAATTTACAAAGAATAGAAAGAGATTTTAAAAAGAAGTATGCGAATCCTAGAAATGCTGTAATAGGTTTATTGGGTGGATTAGATGCAAGAATGTATAGGGATTATTTAACTCCTATACCGTTAGAATCTTCTTTGAATGTAGATAGAATTACAGAATTAGAATTTCTAAATAAATATTATACCAAAGATACTTCTATGAGATATGAAATCATAGAAGGAGATTATATGCAAGTTCTATTTATGGTAAATCAGTTTGTTAAAGAAGCAAATGATTTAAGAGATTTCATGGGATTTCAATATGATGGGATAGTTATAGAATATGCAGATAAAGATATAAGAGAACGTCTTGGCAAAAGAGGAGCTATTCCTAGATATGCTATAGCTATAAAATTCAATCCTCTTAAAAGAAAATCAACCTTTACTCATTATACTTATTCTGTTGGACAAGATGGAAGAATAACACCTATGGCTCATTTTAAACCGGTAGAGTTCTTTGGTGCTATTCATGATAAAACAACAGCACATTCTTTGAAACGATTTAATGAATTAGCATTAAGACCTGGAGATAAAGTAGATTTGACTCTGGTAAATGATGTAATAGTCTATATCAGAAAATCTAAAGATAAGTTTAATGAAACCAATACTGCTCCTTTAGAAGAATTTCCTGAAACTTGCCCTTGTTGTGGAGAACCTTTATATGTAACTGATTCGGGAGATAGTGCAGTATGTATTAATTTCTATTGTAGAGAAAAAGTAATAGGAAGACTGACTAACTTCTTAAAGAAATTAAATAGCAAAGATTTTTCGAGCGAGTCTATAAGAGCTTTAGATGTAACATGGGTTAGAGATCTATTCAATATTCCCAAATCTGTTCTTGTAGAAAAATTGGGTGAGGTTAATAGTATAAAGTTTATAGAAAGATTAGATGAACTTAAGAAAACTCCTTATCCTGATTATAGAATCTTAGGTGCTATTGGATTTACATCTATAGCCTTAGAAACTTGGAAGATAATATTACAAAACGTTAGTCTTAATACTTTATTATCAGATACTGAAAATACTTTAAAGGCTCTTGTAAATGTAAAAGGTATAGGAGCTAAAACAATAGAAGTATTAGGAAATGAGATTCCTAAATTTTATGATGATATAAAATTTATATGTGATAATTTCAATATCATATATACAGAAGTTGGAAATGTTTCAGACAAGATCCAAGTAAGATTCTCTGGATTAAGAGATCATGCATTAAATCAAAGATTTATAGATGCTGGTTTTGATTCTAGAGAAGATTCTGGGGTAACAAATTCTACAGGAATATTGGTTGTTCCTTATAATGGATTTGAATCTGGTAATGTAAGGAAAGCATTTAAAGCTAAAGAAAAGAATTTCAAACTCAAAACTGGGTTAAGTTTAGAATCTGGTATAGGATGGAATAATTATAGAGAGTTTGATTCCTATGCTCCTATGATTTTGAATGCATCCGATGCTGATGAATACCTAAAAACTTTGAATAAATAAAAAGTTAAAAAAAGTATAACTTAGGTATAAGTTTCAAATTAGTTATACACTATAAATGTGTAGATCGGACCGACGGGTCTGGTTATATAAAAGATCTTTTATATTATCTCTAGGAGGAAACACAATGAAAAACTTTTTAGAATCCGGAATCAATCTGCAAGTAAGTAAAACTTTCACTAATCGTAATTATGGTTGGAATGATTTTGCAACTGAATCTTGCATTAAGACACTTTTCGAAGGTGCTGCTATCTTCCTTGGTAAAAATAAATCCAAGGATACTCCTACAGCTTTAGTATTTAAAGATATTGATGGTCGTTTCCATTTTGGTGCATATGTACAATTCCATAAACAAGAAGAAGAAGGAACCGATGAAGGTTCTTGGACTTTGAGTTATACATATAATGAAGATGATATCGATCCCAAATGGTCTATTTATGACTTTACTGAATCCCAAGTAGCATATAAAGCTATTATTGATATCGCACATGATAAGTTTGGTATCAATTTTAAATATGCTCCTAAAGATGATAATAATAAAATTTGCGAAGGTTCTGCTCAAGAACTTTTGATCACAATCATGGATGTAATTTTCGATTACATGTGTGCTAATGTATCTATCGATCCTGTATTAGAATTCCCTGGATATTTCACGATGACTTCTGAAATTTCTGGCAATAGTGTTTATGTAGGTATTGAACCTTCTGAACAGATGAAGCAACATGTTAAAGATGACTCTGAAATTGAAGTAAATGAATAAGAAAATACTATTGGGTGAGAGGATCGATTCCTCTCATCCTTTTTAATCGTTTTCTTTTTAATTTCCAATAATTTTTTCAACAGAGGGGTATTTAACTAATGAAGAAGATGAGAATTGGAAAGAGAATTCTTGATGTAATTGATCAAGAAGAATTTATACGTAAATCAGAATATAATCCAGAAGCTGTTAAAGAATTAGCAGAAGATACAGCAGTGGTTAAAGATGAGATTGTATATCCGGTTATGACTAAATTTAGCAGAGATGTTGTTGGTGTATATGATGCTGGTCCTCTTTTAATTTATTCTAAACCTGATGATATAGATCTGTCTCAATATAATTCAAAAGATATTATCGATTTTGATAATGTTGAAAATCTAAGAGATTCTATAGAAAAAGCAGCTAAACTTGAAAGTCAAGAACGTTCAATACTTATTTCTACAAATAATATTTACAAACCCATTGTTCAGGAGAATGATACTCCTGAAATGGCACTATTTAAGAAAGCTATTAGTAAAAAGAATATAGATATAGAAAACTATAAACAGAGATTCGGGTCAGATTATTCTAATGACTTAAGAGGTCTTACAGGAAATTCTATTACATTCTTCAAATTAAAAAGATTCTGCGATATCTTTGATATTAGATGCTCTATTACATTTGAAGATAAAAAGAATGCTCCCAATCCTATTGGAGAAAAATTAACTACCTGTGTTAATGATACGGTGTAATGGGAGGATAGTATGAATCAAAGAGAGTTCATTTATAATTACAATAATAAGTACAGAGAAAAATTTAACAAAACTTTGTTTAATAGATCAGATGATATGATTATTTATTATTTAAAGAATATTATCAAATCAGCTGAGCGTCAAATGGGCGTTAATGGTTACTTTACGATTAAGATTCATAGCTTTAGGGTCGTTGATGAATATACCGAGGTACTTGATATACTTAGACAGCATCAAGCTCGTTTAATAAGCAAAAACTCTAAAAAAGGACCTACAGATAACAAATATGATTATATCGATATCAAAGATTCTGATCTTAAACTTCTTATAGTAACCTACTATGTAGAAGCATCAGATGGAAGAGAAATGTTTGATGTAATCATTGCAGTCCCTAGAGTAATAGAAAAGTTCTATTTTAAGATTAATGGAAATATTAGAACTCCTATGTATCAAATTGTAGATGCATTCACTTATAATAACAAAACATCTACAGATAAATATCAAACGGTTACAGCTAAATCTACATTCCAACCTATTCGTATTTATAAGAATATTAAAGATGCAAAAGATATTCATGATGAAGAAGTATCTATGATTACTTTTAATGCGAATATATTTAATAAAACGGTTCCTATAGCTAAGTATATCTTTGCCGAAATGGGACTTATAAGAGGACTGCAATTCTTAAGACTGGATAACTTTATTAGAATTACAGATGAGGATCCTAATGATCCTGAGTGGTATACCTTCCTTCCTAAGAAGACTAGTCAAATTTATATCAATTGCCCTAAATCATTACTGTATTCTAATCTTGGTTTACAGCATGTAATGGGAATGATGTGTGATGAATTAGGAAGAAAGTTTGCAGTACTTCCTGATATCTTCAGTAAGAAATACTGGTTAGATTCTTTAGGTAGGCATTTCAATATGTCGGATCCTATCAATAAAGCTATATCAGTATTGACTTCTTTAAAACTTATTTATGATAAAACTACTGCAGAAAAGATAAGACTTCCTGAGCAAGATAAGAATAATATCTTTTCTATATTAAGATGGGCAATCTATGAATATGATATGCTCCTTCTTAAAAATAATCTTGATATCTCTATCAAAAGATTGAGATGTGAAGAATATATAGCTTCTTTCTATTCTCCTAGATTCTCTAAGGCTATTTATGCTTTATCTGATATGGGAGAAAAAGTAGATATTCAATCTATTAAAAGAAGACTTACTACAGATCCCATGTATCTGATCAATGAAATTACAAATAGTAATTTGGTAAACTTTAGAGATATTACTACAGATAATGACTCTTATCTGTCTATAAAATGTACTTATAAAGGGATAGCTGGTATTGGTGAAGCAGGAAGCAATTCCATTCCTGATATCTATAGATATTGTCACACTTCAAATATAGGGATAGTAGACATGTCTGCTTCATCTCCTACAGATCCTGGTGTTACATCTATGCTTGTTCCCTTGATCAATGTTTATCCTGAAGGATATTTTAGAGATGATCCTAAGTCTAAAGAACCTAATACATGGAAAAGAGTTGTAGATAAACAACTTAGGGACTTTAAGAAAGAAAGCAAATTAAAAGAAGTAATTGAGTTTGATAAGAAAACTTTTAAAGAACCCAATTATGATATTCCTGAATTACAACAATTCCATGTTAAAAAAGAAAGATAGTGATAACGGAATGGTAAACACCATTCCGTTATATTTTTAGTTTACAAGAAAGTAAAACTGATTTTTATGATATATAATAATTATGAGAGAAAGGTAAATAGAGATGTCTGATAATGAATTTATGAGATATTGGGTCTACTCAAGACAGCAGGCTGAACAGCAGATGAAGATACACAAAGTTAGAAATATTTCTAATATGCATTTTAAGAGAATCGTAATTAATGGAGTAGCAAAACCTTTTACATCTGAATTGAAATCTATGAAAGATATAGTATATTCAGATTCTATATTGGTTGCTAAAGGTGATAAAAGAAAAATGGAGATCCTCCAATAAGAGGTGAATATATAATATGAAAGAAGTAATTACTGAAGGAAAATTTGGGGTTTGCCCTATGTGTGGAAAACCTCTTATACTACTAGAAACCATGTATTCAGCATATGGTTTAATCGATGTAGGTACATTTCCTAATAAGCTTTTAAATAGAAAATATTCTATCAAATCTGTATGTATGGATTGTGGATACAGTACTGAAATGGTTAGAACTATGGATGGTATTTTTCCTAAAAAATATTATAAACTAGAAGAAAATAAAAAAGAGCTAGAAAAGGGTAAAGGAGACGCCCTTTTATTAGGTTATATAGAAGATTAGTTTTATTTTTAGCAAAAGGAGATAATCAATTATGTCTATCAAAAGTAATGAAATCTTTTCGTTTGTAACTTTCTTTAGAGATGAAATGGGGAAGATAAATAGATTAAACAATCTATTTGAAAAAGATCCTAATAGGGAAATTATAACTAACTATTTAAAATCTCAATATAATGGAATTGCTAATGGTAAGGTTGATTTTGATAAATTAGTTATGAGAAAGGTTAAAATAACTGATTTGGATTTGTCTTATAAACTAGATGATGAACAAGACAGAAAAGAAGTTATATATAAAGAAGTATATTTTGTAGATGGATTGTTAGATGAATTCCGCAAGCAATTCAAAACTGATAAAGAAATTATGGATAACTTATTATCTATAGATAATGTAGGTATATTAAACTACATTAGTCCTATACAAAATATATTTTGTAATTACACCACTACAAAAAGTGTAATGATCGTATTAGAAGACTTTGTAGATTTTATTTTATCTAATCTGATATGCTTCTATGATGAATATAATAATTTTATAGGAGTATTTGATGATGAAAGATCTAAAGCATTAAAAATAACTTATTTAACAACTACTCAAAATGAGTTAGCCACTGGAACATGCAGGGAATTATTCACTAATTGTGTTGATTATAATTGCGGAGTCACCTATCTGTATAGAGGTAACTTTGGTATTTTAGGTGTAAAAGATTTAATTTCTTTTGCAGCTATATTATCTTATATAAAAAAGAAAGCAGAATTTGTAAATACAACAAATACAGATCATGATTTGTTTAAAGTATTTAAGGTATTGTTTTATGGTCTTATAACCAATTTCCATGATGAAGTTGGTTTAATTTTATCAAATGAAAAGGTCAAAGAATTAAACTTATCTAAAGAAGAATATGATTTAGGTGGATTATTAAAAGAAACATTTGATGCCATAATGTATCTTGTTGAAAATTATGATGATTTAGCTACTAGAAATACTGGTAATTTAGATATGCTATTATATTCTAAATATGAATTAGAATTAGCAACAATAACTAGAAAGTATAATAACGTTATATGGAGATCTTTAGCTAATAATGCTAACGAAATTGTAAAATAATTTTAAAAAGCTACTCTGACTAGCATATAAGTGCTAGTCAGAGATTTTTATCTTTTTTTATATGACAGGGAGGTGTTAAAATGAGACTACTTAGATTAAGATTAAAAAATTATATAGGAATCTTTAATGGAATGGGATTAGAAGATATAGAAATAGACTTTTCAAAATGTACTCATAGAATTCTTATTATTAAGGGAGATAATGGCACAGGAAAATCTACTATCTTCAAAGCACTAACTCCTTTATCAGACTCTAGTATTAATTTCATAGAAGAGAAGACTGCTATAAAAGAAATATCTTACATGATGAATGATAATACGATCGTAAATATAAAATATGAATCAGTATTTAAAGATAAAACAAGAAAACCTACTAAGTGTTACATGTCTAAGATAACACAAGATGGAACTGTAACTAATATAAATCCTACCAATAATATAACCACAGCTAAAGAAATCATCTATGATCTATTTGGATTAGATGATAATTTTATAGTATTATCTCAGTTATCTGCTAATAAAAAGGGTCTTGGTGGATTGAAACCCTCAGAACGTAAAAGATATGTAAATAATATTGTATCTTCTCTTTCTGCATATTCTGAGATGAATAAACTGATGACAACTAAATCATCAGTATTAAAATCTATCTTAGCTTCTATCAGTACTAAACTATCTCAAATAGGAAATATAGAGTTAGTAAAAAATAATATAGTAAAAAATGAAGAAGCTTTATCTTCTCTAAAACAAAAAGAAGAAAACTTAGTTTATAAAATAGCTAGCTTAAATAACAAAATCTCTGAGATAGATACAACTGGAAACTATCTTGATACATATAAAGATCTTTCTTTTAGAAAAACAATATTAGAAAAAGAAATGAAAGATCTTCCTGAAACAAAAGAGTATTCTGAAGATAGTCTTATAACAAATGAAAAAGAGTTTTCTAAATATGAGGCTAGGGAAGAATTTTTAAGAAAAATAATCAAAGATTCATTTGATAAAGAACTTTCAATAAAAGATGAGATAGATGAAAACACAGCCAAACTTGAATCTTTGTATGATAGTAATATATTATCAGATGTAAAAGAAAAGATCAGTTCTACTAAATTAGAATTGAGCAAATATGAAAAGTTTGTATATCTAATAGATGATTATATCAATATCACTGATCAAGACTATGAGCTATCTAGCAATGCTATAGATAAGTTCAATTCAAATATAGATGTATTGATTTCTTCTTATAGTAAAGCTATTATAGAAGAATGCTTAAAACATGAAAACAAACCTAAAACTAATATAAATTTTGATAGTGTTATAAGAGGATTGGAATCTTCTTTGCGAGAACAGCAAGAAACAAAGAATATAGTATTGGAACTAAAAAGATCATCTGATTCTTTTAAAAATATACCTAATGATTGTAATCATAAAGAGAATTGTCCTTTTATAAAAGAAGTAGTAGAATCTCACAAAAGATTAGATGAGTATCCTACATTAGATTCTATCCTATCAAATATAGATAGTACCAACTCTAAACTTGAAGAAGTAAAGATAGGTTATGAAAAAGAAACAACCAAAACTATCTGTTCAAATGAAATAAAATCTATTATAGACCATATAGAATCTATACTCCCTATTATAAATAAATTCCCTAATATAAATATTCAAAAGAAAGATATAATTCATTGTATTAGAGAAGGATTGTATCTTCCTGCTGATTTGAGCAATTATATTGAAAATAAAAATATAATAACTATTATTTCCAGTCTAAGGGAAAATCTTAAGAACCTAGAGGAAACGAAATCTAAGATAGAAGGATCCAGCAAAGAATCTATCAGCCTTAGAAGTACATTAGAAAGATTAAATCTAGAATTAGATGAAGTGATAAAAAATAAGAAATCTAATGTACAGGAACTGGATAGTATCTTAACTAAGAAAAATGAAATAAATACGATACTCAATTCAATCCATATAGCCAAGATTAATAAAGAGAAATATGAAAAATTCTCCAAAGAATATGAAGAAGTATGCAATTCTATAAAAGAAATGGATAAGAATGCAGAATCTCTTCAAATACTAAAAGAAGAATTCAGACTTAATTCATCTGAATTGAATGTACTGAGAAACGATGATCTATTAAATATTAAAAGATCTATTGAAAAAGATAAATATCAATTGGTATTATATGACCAATATAAGAAAGATTATAATGAATACATGTATAAGTTTAATGAACTTCAGATGTTGAAGAAATATACTTCTATCCATGGTATTCAAACAGTATACATGTCTGTATTTATGAACAGCATACTACAAGAAACAAACAATCTTCTTAGATACTTATTTGGTGGGAGATTTGCACTTCAACCGTTTATTATCAATGAATCTGAGTTCAATATACCTTGTGCAGATACTGAAGGAAGAGTTAGAGAAGATATATCTTTAATGAGTGATAGTCAACTCTCAATGATCAGTATGCTTATATCCTTTGTTTTATTAAAGAAATCCTCAGATAATTACAATATCATCAAGTTGGATGAAGTAGATGATAATCTAGATAATATAAATAGAATCCAATTCTCTATCTTAATAGAACACATCATGAGTGGATTAGGATTTGATCAATGTTTAATCATCTCTCATAATAATGAATTAGATTTATCCAATACAGATATTGTAGTATTAAAACTAGAGTCTCAAGAAATGATAGACTCTTTGTACAATTCTGGAGGAAATATTATATTCAGTTACAATGAATACAGAAAATAATATAGGAGGTAATCATGTTATACAAATCAACTCATGAAAGAGTAAAGGATAGAATAAACCCTTATAAGAAGATAGATATAGAGGAAGAAATAAAAACAAAGCCTATAATAACTATTCCGTCTGAATCTGCCTTTGTCACAATAGCTACTATAACAGCTATTATAAACTTAATATTCTCCATATGTATTATGCTATATATCTTATTTGTAAAATAAAGATAGTGGATAAGGGATTACCCTTATCCACATATTTTTTTTATTTTCCTTTAAGATTTTTAAGGATACGTTCATTGGTATATATTTTCTTAAATAGCCATTCTCTGATATCTCCATCAGGCATAATTCTGGAGAAGCAATTTTCAAAAGCAACCAAGTTAGAAATATAATGAGACTTATTTTCAACCTTATCCTTTTGTAATACCATATTATATCTTTTGATAGATTCTCTAGTACGGTCTATTTCATCTTTAAGTGCAGCTCTAGTTTTAGGATTTAATGATGTATCTTTTAAATCAGTTTCTAAAATATCTAATTGACTTTTTATTCTAGATTCAGCAAGTGGGTGAGGATCTCCAGAAAGAAGACTAACTAACCCTCTTGTTAATATGTAATTAAGTGCAAAGATTTCTCCAACGATAGGAACTTTATCTAAAAAATCTTTTCCAAATCCAAATCTATAAGATTCTCTCTGTATTTTACTCATAGCCATAACATATTCAGGCCCATACCCATTTAATGCTACGTATTTATCAGCAAAGGATTCATCTACAAAAAGATCAAATTGCAATAAATTATACATATATTTATTGATAGAGTTAGAAATTAGATTACTATTTATAAAACCTCTGGTTAATATATATTTGAATGAATTGAGACAATCCTCAAATTCAGCTATTTTAAGTTTTATACCATAAACAGTAGCAATTAGTGATAATGTAATATCCCATGATTTTTTAGATGCTTTTGATGCAATATCCTCAGCTCTAATGAATTTGTTAATAGATGACCTAAATATATCACTAGAAACAATAGGAATAATTAATGCTGTATAGAATGCAAATGCTACTCTATATACAAAGGCAAATTGACTAGGTATCCTTGTACCCATTATATTTCCAAAATCATCTACATAGTTAGAAAAGCGTCTTCTCGTTTCAATCCCTTCACCTCTATCAATACCACCATTAACCGAAGCTTGTAGTAGTGTACCAATATCTTTATTAAGTAATATTCTCATAGCCACTATAAAATCTATACAGTGTCTACCCATTCTAATATATTCCAAATATTTAATACCGGATTGAGAGAAGTTATGTCCTATTTCATGTAATAAAATAGACAATATTTCAGCATCTGTAAATTTATCATTAAATAGCAATGAGTCCGTAATCATTACAGTGATATTAACTCTTGCTTCTTTGAGATATCTCATTCCTGTAGAATCTAACATTTTTTGCTCTTTAAATTTATCAACAGATTTAGATACAGGAAGGGTAAGTGCATTCATCTCATCTGATCTAAGAATTACCAAAGACATAGATTCAAATACGAATTCTTTTTCCATCAACTTACAGAATTTAATTAGATTAGGATCATCTTGAATTGCATCATCAGCACTCCTAATTCTTTTTATATAAAATTGTAAGCTGTTATAATCAACCAAATAAGGTGTTCTTATCTCATGTAAGCATTTTTCCATCTCTTTCATTCCTTTAGATTTAGGAATAAATGCTTCATCTAAATTATATTTCTTTCTAGTGTGTTGTATGGAATCTTCATTAATTTTAAATAAAGCCATTGCGGGTTCTCCTTATTTTTTTTTATATTGATGTGGCTTAATATGAATTATGAAAACATTCTTATAATGTGAATATTATATATAAGAAGAAGGGTTAAATACTTAGTATGAGAGGATATAATGAGTTAGATTTACCAAATAAAAAAGAAGAAATTAAATTAGATCATTTACCTTCTTTTGATATTGCTGATTATGATTTTACAAATGAGAAAGATCTTATTAAATATTTTAAAAATATAGAAAAGATATGCAGATCATCTAGATCTTATAAAAAATTTATAGAATATTTAAGAAACTGTGTTGATATGACACAGTGTTCTTTTTATAAAAACGTAAATAATATAGATACATTTTCTATTAAGATTCATATACATCATGCTCCTCTTACTTTATATGATATTGTGACTACAGTATATACTAAAAGAGTAGCTAATCATGAAAATATATCTGAAAATGCAGTAGCAAAAGAAGTAATGTATAATCATTATAAACTTAATGTTGGATTAATACCCTTATCAGAGACTGTACATGAATTAGTTCATAATGGGTATTTATTTATACCAACAAATTATGTTTATGGTAATTATAAAGAATTTGTAGATACCTATGGGAAATATATGGATCCTCAACTAAAATCTACTTTAGATTATTCAGAAATGGTATCTAGAACATATGATTATGATAAGGAAACTAAAGTACTTCATATGTATATGACTTATATAGATCCAAGTGGATCTTATGACTTCCCCAATACTCAAGAGGTTATTTCTAATCTACAAGATCATATAGATAAAATAGATATTGAGGCCACAAAAAATCAATACATGAGTTAGGAGTTAATAAAATGGGATTATTAGTTACAGAAGAATCTTATAGAAATAATTTTGATACTGATTTTGAAATGTTTCTAGATTCTGTTATAGAATCTGGGGAATTAGAATTAGTACTTCCTGATGTAGTATTATTTGGTGATGATTTTACATTAGAAGATAAATTCAAAGTATCTAGAGAATTAGAGTCAATAGATGATTTAGATGATATTAGTCTTCAACCGTTATATTATAAAGATAATGCTATCTACCAGAGTTTATCTGGAAATCAATCTATTAAAGAAAGCTCTGATGATGCCAAGTATTCTACGAATGATTTAAATAATATAACGAAACTTGATGATGCTAAAGCAAAATTAAGAATCTTAAATAATAAATTAGAAGAATCTATTAAGAAACAGGAAGAAGCAGACGCTTCTAAAAAGGGTTGGTTCTCCTCTATCATTCTTCAATTAAAAAGAGCTATTGCTTATATTAAAGATAGAATTAGACAAGGGTATTATGCAGTAAGCGATGCTGCTAGAAATTTTGTTAAAGGTAAAGATAAGTTAAGAAATGCTCATATTGACTACAAACGAGAAGTTGGTAGACAAAATAGATTGATACAAAAATCTCCTTTATTAAAGAGAGAAGGAAGAGCAGCAGAATTTGCTCAAAATACAACAAATCAGACTAATAATGCTAATCAAAACGTTAATAACTTTAATAGACCGCAATAAACTTATATTCTAAATATTATATTGTGACTATTTATTAATAATCTATAAAAGGATTTAAAATAATAGAAAGGAATTAAAATATGATACTCAGAGAAGAAGATTTTTCTATAAACAATTCTGTATTTGATTTTGCTGATTCTCTTTGTCGTCTCGATGAAGAGATCTCATATAGTGCAGAAATGATTCCTATTCGACATATTGAAAGTTTAGGCGAAAACCTTATTCAATTAGAAGATTTTATCAAATTTTCTGAAGACAATTCTATTTTGAATATTGCTGAAGCAATGGATATCGTTTGTAGTGCAAATGGTATTGATAATGATAGTAGTGTTGGGTTTATTGTAAATGAAGCAGCTTTGTATGAAAATGCAGATACTGTAGAATTGGCTAATACTCTTATTAACCATGATATCATGGTTTACTCTGCACCCATTGCAGAAAGTTCTATTTATTATCAAGAATTATTAGAAGCTTTCGAAGCAGATATGCATTATGATACATTAAGTGAATCTCCTGCACTTCAAGAATATATCCAAGAAGGATATGTAGACCATATCAAGAGCAATGCTCATGATGTTGGTAATTTTGCAGCTAAAGCTTCTGATCATTTACAAAATAAATTCAATACTGCTAAGGCATTTACTTTGAACTCTATTCAAAAAGTTCAGAATGCAAAACAATATGCAGATTCTATTTATGCTTCTTTTGAAGGTAATAGCAAAATGTTAGCTAATAAGTATGCTGCTGCAAAACGTTTCTGCAGTGAACTTTGTGATGATGCTAAGAATGCTGTTGGTGACAACAAAGCTTTCTTATCTCAGCAAGCTAATAAGATGAAAGAAGTAGTATCTGCTCTTGGTGCTAAACTTAGAAAATAAAATATTATTATGGTGGAAGGAGAATACGTAGTTATGTTTAATTCTGCTATTCAAACCCTTTCTGAAATGGCTATTGCTGATAAGGGAACCAAAGTTCCCCAGACAACAACCATTGGGGTTGTTGAAGAAGTAAAAACTATTTTAGATGAGTTGAATACTGTTCCTGTTAGTGAATGTAAATTCTTAGCAGAAATGGTCCCTGTTAGAGAATCTAAACGATTCGATAAATATCTTATTGAAATGGAAGACCTCTCTCGGTATATGGTTTCTAATGGTGTCTCTTCTGTAACGGAGGCTATCAATGATATTCTTACTGTAAACGGTCTTCAAGGTCAATATCATAATACAGCCCTTATCATTGATGAAGCATCTATTCTTGAAGAAGTAAATACTTTAGGAATTGGTACTGATGATAAGATGAATGATTGGGCTGAAGGTGGATTGGGTAAAGGTTTCTATGGGGACCAAACCAATGTAATGACTTATCGTAAGTTTGCTAATACCAAACAAATGCTGGATACATTCTTAAACAAATACGGTATTCAACTCATTAAAAAGAATTATACAGTTGGTATTGGTACTATGAATGAATCTACTGAAGACGTTCAACTCAAAGTTGAACCTAAAGATCAAGTAATTCATGAAAAAGATAAAAAAGAAGATCTTACGTATGATAAATACGTAGATGGAAATGATGATGAATTAGATGATGAATTAGATGATATGCTTGGTTTAGGTGATGTAGAATCTGAAGATGATGATAAAGATTTATCTCCTGAAGATGAAACAGATGCTATCCAAGAATCTGCTCATGAACAGCATTTGCAATATTTAAGAGATATTGCAGCTGGTAAATTTGATAAAGAATTGTTATAAATGGAGGTTATTTATAATGGGTGTTTTCTTTAATGAAGATTATACACAAGCTGATGTAAAATCCAGTATTAAATCAATGGCTCGTTGGGGTGCTAAAGAAGCTGTACGTCGTGGGGCTATTCCTAAAGAAGATCAAAAATCTGCTAGACATGCAGGATATAAGATGGGTTTGGAAAAGAACAAACATCTTATGGATAAGACTGGTGGAAAAGCATTAGATAGATATAATAAAGCTGATAGACTCAGATCTGATCGTAACCGTTCTAAGTTCTTTGCTCATGAAGATTATTCTGAAGATCAGGCTCATGATCATAAGTTTGGTTTTGATGATAGCGAAGGTTTATACAATGCAGATGACTATGGCCATGATGAAGATGATTTTGCAATCGATCCTGGTCATTCTGAAAAGAATGATGTATATAAAGACAATGCAGCTGCAAAACTCCCTGGTGTTCTTGCAGCAAGCACAGCTGGCGGTGTGACTGCAGATGATGCAGCAGATCTCCAAGAAGGTTGTGGAAATGATAGTTTAAGAGCTGAGTTCAGGGATAGAATCGATTCATTGCAAAAACGAAAAGATGCTAGAAAAGAAAACGAATATAGTCGTAATAAATATTTTGTGGATAAGATGAGAAAACAAGCTCAACGCAATATCCGTGCCAAATTATTCTCGAATAATTAATCAATTGGAGAGATAAAATGTATTCATCTAATATTTTAGAAGAAGCATCTATTGTTCTTGATAAAATGTTGCCTATAGAAGAGAATACAGAATATTATCCAGAATTAGTTCCTGTATTTGAAGACTATGAACATGCAACAAATATTATTAGAATTGAAGATCTAGTAGAATATGCTACATCTAATAATATTACTGATGGAACAGATGCTATCAATTCAATTTGTGAAGCAAATAAAGTATTACCTGAAACCATATCTTTATCTGTAAATGAATCTAATTTATTTACAGATATTGATATGCTTGATAGTGCTAGATATTTTAAAGAATCTGGATTTGACGTATATATCAATCCTATTTCAAAATCTGATTTGGCTTATGTTTATACTGAGGCTGTATTTAAAGGGATCAATGAATACAATAAAGAAGCAGTAATGGAAGCATATGCTGAAGATGATTTATATTCTTTGAAAGAAATGTTTTCTCAACAAAACTCATATCCTGAATTTAAAAAGGCTATGTATAATATAGAACTCAAAGCCAATAATAGCTCTATTGTTTCAGACTGGATTGGAAAGAAGTTCTCTTCTTTAAGAAGAATGAAATATTCCTTTATGGATAAATTAAAAGCTTCTTCTAGTCCTTTAGAAAAGAAAGATTTATCTATGAAGATAGATCTTCTTAATGATACAATCAACAAACTTAAAGAAAAATTGAAGAATAAATAATTTTTGTTTATGATTACATTATAATAAAATCTTTGGGTATAGATTTTCATCGGATTTATATCCATTTATATATCTCATGTGGAAAATAATTTATAAATTATATTAAAAAACTCTTTATGCATAATGGAGGTAATTAAATTATGTTATTCACTGAATCCGATTTCATGATTGGAGCAAATACAAGTGAAGACAAGAATTTCAATGATATTCTTGGCGAAGCTGTATTCCTTGATGAAGAAGAATGTGCACTGCAGCCTATCGCAGTACCTGTAGTAGAAAATACTCGTATTGGTGCATTGGTTGCTAACTTCTCCGATATCGAACGTTTGTCTGAAGAAAACAACATCGACTATATCGATGCTGTATATGCTGTTGCTGAATCCAATGATGTAAACTTTGGTTCGATCGCTGTTGCTATCGACGAAGCTCGTATCATTGCTGATCCCGAATTGATCGACGAAGTAGCAAACGTTGTTGTTCGTCCGATTTCTGAAAATAGCGATGCTTATGTATTCGTAGACATGCTTGTTGAAGCTTATGCTAAAACTGGTGATGTAGATTTCTTGAACTACTTGTTGGAAGCTGAAAAAGCAGATGAAAAAGATGACAAAGTAGTTTCGGATACTGCCGCAGAAGGCGATAAAGCAGAAGCTGAAAAAGTAGATGGTTTCTTGGCTAAGATTAAGAAGTATGCAATTGACAAGCCCAAAGAATGGATTGCTGAACGTATTGCTGCTTTGAATGCTAAGATGGTTGAATATCGTCAGAAACTTGAAGCTAAAAAGGCTGAAGGTAAAGACCTCTCCATTTTCCAGCAGATCTTGAAGAAGATTGCTAGCTGCATTGAATGGTTGACTGAAAAGTTGACAAGTGCAAAACGTCGTGAAGCTGCTTTGGCTGCTCGTAAGACAGCTGCTGAAAAAGCTGAAGACAAAGCTGCTGCTGCTGACACCGCTGCAAAATAATTGATATCTAATATGATATTTCATCCACTAGGAGTTTAAAACTCCTAGTGGGTTTTTAATCACATCTTGTGTAACAATTCAGTAATTAATCTACTAAGGCGAGGTACTTAATATGAACGGTTATGAAAAATATAATGATATAGATTTATTATTGAATGAAGATAAAGATACATTAGATAATATAGAAGAAGTCGGGAAAGGATTAATAGTAGCTATATTAGTTCGATTTGCATTAAAGATCTTTATTTACGATAAGATAAACAAGGCTATTAAAATCAGAACAGATAAAATGATGAAAGGGAAAGAATTAAATAAGTGGTTTAGAGATCAGATATCTGCTATATATAAGAAGAATCCTAATCTTATAAAATTAGATAAAAAAGAATTTGATAATACACCTAAGATGAAACTTCTTAAGGCTTATATTACTCAAACCAATTTAAAAAGAATAATAAAAGATGCAACCGCTGGTTTAATATATCTTGCTCTTTTGGGTCTGCTTGGTGCTATCTTTAAATTTCCTGGAAAACGTATTTTGATCGTACCTCTTATCATTTATTTATCCTATCTTGGATTTGATACTGGAAGAGCCTATGACTATATTGGAGTAGATGTAGATGGAGAGTATGTTACTATGGGTATTAAGATACGGAAATCTTGTAAAATAGAACTTACTCAAGTAATTTGCTACTCTAAAGATAAAGAAGGAAATTATTACTCTCATGCACTTCCTGATCCTCCTAAGAGTTTATATGCTTTAAAGAAAGAAGAATTGAAAGAAATAGAAGAATTCTATATGAACCATATTGAAAAACACAATGGTAAATTTGTTATCGATAAAGAATTTATAGAAGGTTTAGAGGACTTATAAATGGATAATGAATTAATAGATATTTTAATGGAAGATTATCGTATAGAAGAATTATCTGAAATGAATATGATAGACTCTGAATTTATGGAGTGGCTTTATGAAAACAAAATGCTGGATGAAGATACATTCAATGAAGAATCTTCTGACTCGAATGATCAGTGGAGAATGGATAATATAAATTCTATTCAACAAAGTTTAAATACCTTTAAGAAGTATATAACAGATCAAGCTAATCAAAATTCTTCTTGGCTTAGCAAAAATAATGATATTATTTTAAATGCTAATAAATACCCTGTAAGAAACGGAGCCAATATAAAACAGGCACCAGATTATAAGTCTGCTATTAATAGAATAAAAACTCCTATTTCTACAAACTTAAGTGGTATAGATTTAAAGAGGATAGAATTACCAAATCAAGATCCTACTCAACCAAAACAGAATGATCAGCAATTAATGAGACAGAATTTATGGTTGAAAAAGATGTTTATTTCAACCTATAATGGTGAAACTGAGTTTCAAGATTTTGCAAAAATCTATTATTATGGTAAAGATAAGGTTCATGATATATCAACCCAAGAATTACAGCAATTTCTTCCCAGTGCATACAATTTCTGCAATTCTATAAATACCTTTATAAAATCTTTAGAAACAGATATCCATGGATATATAAATTATATCAACAGAAATCCTATTACTGGGAATACAGAGAATCCTATCACCCAAACACAAATAAACAATAATAATATGAATAATGCCGTAAACAAATCTAATACAGCTAATATGGCTGCAGGAAATGCAACTTCTAATACTAGTTTAAATGCAGATACAGATTTTACATTATTCTATAATAAGTATTTTGGAGATCTATTATCAGAAGCTTATGCAACCTCTAATTCCAGTTTGAAGGAAGATATTGACTTTACATTATTCTATAATAAACACTTTGGAGAATTCTATAATAAACACTTTGGGGATTCATTATCAGAAGCTGATACAACTCAATCTCAACAACAAAATGCAACAAATCAACAACAGCAAACAAGTAATGCAAAACCAAAGATGACTTTTGATAATAAAAATACTTCTGGTCAAAATGGACAAAAACAAAATGGCGAAGACAGCGATACTACTGTTTGGAATAAGAAGAAATTAGTTTGCAATCTTGTTAGGCAGATTCTTAGTACTAAGATGACTGTATCTGGAATGATATATAGAGATATGATGTCATTTATGCAAACCCATGTAAATAGTTATTCCAAAGGCACTCAAAATACCCCTAATCAACCTCAGCCTCAACAACAAAATCAGCAACGGAAAGTGAATGATAAATAATGGGCTTATTTGTTTTAGATGAAGCAAAAAGAATCAACTCTATAGAAGGTATTAAGAATAAAATAAAGAGATTGAGTAGAGGATATAGTCATCATCCTCCTGATGAAGAAAAGTATAATAAGGTAGTATCTGGCCCTAGTAAATACAAGACTAGAAATAAGAAAGCTAAATTTTCTCCAAAGAATAAAGATGAACGTCATATCGAAAAAGATACTATAAATGGAAATGCTAAAGATTAATATATCTCGATAGGGTTAATTCCCTATCGAGTTAATTTTGTCAGAAATTATATACTATAGTAGTGGAGGATGAAAGGAGGAGATTATTATGACAACAAATGTATATCATCCTGTAAAAATTATTGGTGGGGTTGCTGCTATTCTAACTTTAGCAGAAATATTTGGAGGATTATCCAAAGATTTCTATGAGTATGAAGTTCTAGCAAAACCTATGAAAGAAAGAAAAAGAAGAATAAAAACTAGTAAGTTAAGTATTAAAGAAAAAGAGAAGATTAGAGAGATGTATAAAAAAGATACGAAAGGAAGTTTTGATAAACAATGGGGAGAAACCAACAAAGAATACAATTCTATAGATGATATTCTAGAAATGTATTAAAATAAGAAAGAAAGAGGGAGACCTCTTTCTTTTTTATTAACAAATAAGGTTTGTAATTGACTTTAATATAATCGGTTATATTATACTTATTTTTTTTGGTCATATAAGAGAGAAGAATGATAAATTATGGTTATTGATATACTTATAATGCTTTCATTTCACTATTTTGCTGATTTTATATTACAGCCAGATGAATTAAGAAAACGAAAAGATAAGTCTATGTTTATAATGGTATTTCATTGTTTATTATATGCTACTGTAGTTATGATGGGATATTTAACTGTAATAAATATTCCTATATGGTATAGGTATAGCAGGCTTTCTTTTATTATGCTTTTCATGTCACATTTATTTATAGACTTAGGAAAAAGAACAGTTCATAATACTATATTAAAAAATAATAGACAAAATAAACATCTTTCTTATTGTAAGATTAGAAAATTAGATAAGAAGATCTTTGCAATAGATCAGCTATGTCATATTATGATTATTTTGCTCATATATTTTTGTAAGTAAAACCTATATATAAAGTATAAAGAATAGAGGTCACATTAATGAAGAATTATGCTTGCCCTTATTGTAATGCTTCATACCATAGAAAAGATTTAGTAAAGCATATAGACAAGAATCATCAAGATGAACTTCCTTTAAATTATACAGCATATCGCCTTGTATATGATATTGTGAATAATAAAGATGGTCATGGGAATTGCACTGTATGTGGAAAACCAACAAAGTGGAATGAAAAACGTCAGAAATATGAAAGACTTTGTGGAAATCCTAAATGTTATGAAGCTATAAAAAAGACGTATAGAGAAAGAATGATGAAGATCTATAATAAACCACATCTTTTAGATGATCCAGAACAACAAGAGAAGATGCTTGCTAATAGAAAGATAAGTGGTAAATATAAATGGTCAGATGGTAAAGTGTTTACTTATACAGGTAAATATGAAAAGAATCTTATGGAGTTTTTAGATAAAACTTTAGAATACAAATCTGATGAAGTATTAGCCCCTGGTCCTGTATTAGAATATGAATACAAAGGCAAAAAGAAGCATTGGATAACAGACTTTTTGCTCCTTCCTTATAATCTAATTATAGAAGTTAAAGATGGAGGAAAAAATCCTAACAATAGAAAAATGGTTGATTATAGAGCTAAACAAGAAGCTAAAGAAAAAATGATAACTAATCTTGGGACTTATAATTATCTAAGATTAACTGATAATGATTTTTCTCAATTGCTGTCTATCTTAGCTGAGCTTAAGATGAATGCAGTAGAAGATAAAACAGAAAATATTTATAGAATTAATAAATAAGGAGTATGAATATGAATTTTCTTGTAGACTCTATTTCAGACTCTAATAATATAGAGAAAGTTTTAAAAAAAGGACAAAAAGATTCTAGTCCTAAACTTAGTAGTTTATATAGAGAGTATGTAGATGGACTAAAGTCTTTGATAATGAAATACAAAAACAAAAGTTCAGTTGCATCTAGATTAGATCTCGATGATCTTAAGATAACTCATAATTTAAAAGTTATGAAAAATTTAGATAGTGATTTTTTAAAGAGAATGTTTTACATGATACTTGTAAATAACAAAGATAAAAAATCGCAAATTGAATTTATAAAAAAAGAATGTGAAGATAATAAACTTTTTGCAGGAAGATACTATGAAGCACCTGATCTGATGAATGGTATCCCTGTAGTAGAAATCGATGTACAAAAGGCTTTAACTATATTTACAAAAGAAGAAATATGGTTAAATGGTATAGATTCTAAGACTAATCTATTTATACCCCCTAGAGAAATGGGATATGGAAATGAAAAACTAATCAAACATTTAAAATCTCAATCTAAGTATTACAATAAACATAAGTCTATGACAACTTTAAATGTTGTAAAGTTAATAGAAGATTATGATCAAAAGGTATATGAAGAGATTACAGATCATCATAATAATAGAGCCAAACTTGCTAAAGAACTAGAAGAGAATTTTAAAAGAGCTAAAGAAAATAAAAAGAAAGTTATTGCTAAAATAAAGTCTAGTAAAGATGAAGAATATAAAACGAAACATAATAAGATCTTAGAAAAGGTTTCTAAAGAATATCTAAATCTATATGTATCTATAACTAAATACATACGGAGATATAATATAGATACAGCCTTATTGTATAAAGAATATATAGGAAAGGGTAATTATATTATAAACTTCATATATCAAGACGTAGTTAAAAATAATGAAAGATATTTATAATCTAATAACAATATGAGGTATACAATATGGGATTATATAGTAAAGAAAACGTATTACTATCAGAAGAAGTAGCAATGCTTCCTTCTGTATATTATAACGTTATAAATGAAGAAGATATACCAGATATAAATGATAGTACAATAAAAGGGTATTTAGATAACCATGATGATATGATGGGGTTATCAAAACATCCTAAACGTATGGAAATCTTGAATAATTTCTCACAAGCAAGAAAAGACCTAAGAGGAAAAGGTCTTGCTGATATAAAGAGAGAAATAAATAGTAGACCTAAGACTTGGCTTGCTTCTAAAATTGCTAAATTCAGAAATCTGTATACTAAATTTCTTGCTGAGTTGAATAAGGAAAGAGATCTTAGAAAGCAAAATCTTATTAGAAAATTCTTAAGAGTTATATTAAGAATTATAGATTGGATTGCTATAAGATTACAGAAACTTGCTAATCATGTTGGTAAGAAAGATGATAAGTATTCTGTTAATCATATCCTCTCTTATCAAAATAAGAAATATAATGGTCAATTAAGTGCTATAGAAAAATCATATAATGTAGCACTTCCTACAGTATTAAAGATTGATGATGAAGAAAATTTCAACAAGGGGCTAAAATACGGTTCCAAACCCAAGAGATAAGAGAATACTAAATATTGATTTTTACATCATAATAATGATTTACTATACTTTTTTAAGAAAAGAGGAAATTATAAATGGCAACAGCTAAATATAAATACGTTAAAATGGTAGCTCCTGGTGGAGCAGTTTTGAACTTTATTGGTATCGCTGGTACAACTCCTGAAGTTGTATTAAGCACAGACTTGATTAAGAAATGCATCAAATTAGGTGTAGCTGTATTCGAAATCAAAGAAACTGAAGAAGAAATTCTTGGTACAAAACAGATTAAGAAAGAATTCATTCCTTTGACTTTGAAAAAAGAAGCAGAACTTAGTGAAGCTGAAAAGAAAATTGGCTTTAAAGAATTTGATGGTGAAAATGGTGGTAAAGCCGTTGATGAAGCTAAAGTTAAACCCATTCCTGATTTAGAAGAACAAATCGCTAAAAAGATGAAAGATGCTAATGATGAATTTGTTCGTCAATGCATTGCTAAATTTGAAAAAGAAATCAAAGCAAAGAACGAAGCTGAATTAGATCAGGATAAAGATCTTACTGAAGCTGAAATTGTAGAAAAGAAAGCTAAAGCTCACTTCAAAGCATATTTTGAAGATCTTAAAGCTAAAGAAGAAGCCGCTGCTAACCATACAGAACCTAAGACTTCTTTTGATAAAGGAACACGTTATCGCCGTATCTCCGATTTAGTAAAGTTTAAAGAAGAAGCAGCTGCAACACCTGGAACTGAATCTTCTACACATACTTCTAGCTCTGAATCTTCTACACATAGTGCTACTCAGCCTGTATCTGGTGATCCTCAAAATTCTGCACATTCTGGAATTGGAGAATCTCAAGGAGGATATTCAAGCTCCTCTCAAACAGGTCCTCAAGCAGCACATGGCGATCAAGAAGCCCTTTAATATATAGGATAATATAAAATGAGCTTATTTATAAACAAAGAAATATCCCTCTTCCAAGAAGAGGGATATTCTCCAGATAAGTATTTCGAGCCAGATGTAAATAGTAATATTTTATCTCCTAAATTTAACTTTACAAGAGCTCCAGAAAATAAAGAAGAACGAGATAAATGGGTAAAAGTAGCTAGAGAGAATATCTTAGATATTGCTGGTACTGCTAGAATATATGATGGTGAAAACGGATGGCTTCAAATTGGTAAATATAAAGGATCCTCTGTAACCAGATATAATCCAAATGAATTAAGTATGAGCAAGAATGAAGTAGATAAGTATAGTAAGAAAGCAATAGATGCTATCAAAAATATTTCTAATCTAACTGTTCTTGAAAAGATGAAATATTGGATAGAATCTAAAGTAGAAAAGTATAAGCTTTTTATTAAAAATAAGAAAAAAGAACTATTTGCAAAGAAAATATTCGAAACTGATTCTATATTTGTTAAAATATATAAAGCATATGAACTTCTTATAGGCTATATAATAAAAATATTTTTAAAGATAATAGGGTTTATTGTTTCTATGATAGCTAAAGCCCATCGTTATGTAAAGGATAAATATTATAATAGCAAGTATAAGAACGAATTATCTGGTTCTAATAAAGGTAATATTAGAAATGAAATAGAACGTAGAAAAGCTGAAAATGAAGTAAAATATAGAACAGATGTACTTGCAAAAGATAATGATTTAGAAGTTAAATATAGTTAGGTGGATAAATTATGGGATTATTTGTAATCAATGAAGATAAAGATATAAAAGTTTTATCAAATCTAAATGACGATGAACTGTATGATAAATCATCTAAAATAGATTTGAGTAAAGAAGAAGGGTTACACAAATTTGTAAATATGGGTATAGAAAATTTATTAAAAATAGAAAATACAATGACCCATACCTCTGAATTTAATCCTAATGAAGTATATCTGAAAAAAAAAGAAGCAAATGAATATGGTGCTGAAATTATTAAATATATAGGAAAAATGTCAAATCCTACTTTTTTAGAAAGATTACAACATCGTATAGAAAATTATATTACAAAATTAAAATTAAAAACAATCAATAATGCATTTATGGTTAAATATGGCGATGAAGCTATAGGTAAAAAAATTATAAGAGCTATAAAAATAATAAGAGATTTAGTATTGGAAGTTTTAAGTAAAATACTTAGAGCTATTGTAAAAGCATTGGCAGTGGCTCATAGATTTATTAAAGATAAATACAACAATTATAAATATAGAAAAGAAATAAAGAAGTATGATAAAGATTCTTTAAATACAGCAGTAGGATATAATAAAAATGCAAAGATATTTGGAAGCAAATATAGAGACATTGGAAATGATATTAAAAATAATTCTTTAGGATTATCTTAATACCATGAAGATAAAGAAAGGATAATAAAGACATGCCATTATTTACAATGAATGAAGGATATGGATACAATGATATCTATTCATTAGAAGAAAGCCGTGTTACAGATGCTTTTAAGGCTTTTAAAGAAAAAGTAAAACGTCTTTTTACCAAATCTAATGAAATGGTAGCCGACTCCCAGAATGGGGTTACTAATAATGCAGCTAAACAAGAAGTAGAAAAAACTGCTAATGATATTGAAAGAGATATAAAAACTGTTGAAAGCAGTAATGAAGTTAGCAGAGAAGATCTTACTGCATTAGAAAGATTTAAAAAACGTTTAGAAGATAAATTAGAAAAATGGGATAAAGAAATTAAAGAATTGAAATTTAAAGATGAAGGTATTGGTACCAAAGTTATCAATGCTATCAAATGGGCTTTTATTCAGCTTAAGAGAATCTTTACAAAAATTCTTAAATTACTTGTATCTGCTATTTCTAAAATTTATAATAAAATTAGAGGGATAGAATAATGGGATTATTTGTATTAAGAGAAGATAATCAACCTAATCAAACACCCCCTCAATTTTCTAACGGTCAATATAAACAAGGGGACAATGGTTAAACGTCTATGAGCGTTATTATGAACAATATGGTTCAAATTACCGCTCAGGTTCAAAATGGAGAACAGGCTATCAATTCTCAAAATTCCAATCCTCAGCAAGTTACTTCTCAGATTAATGAAAAAGCTAATCAGATTATTAATTTGATCAATAAATCTTCTGAACTTAGTGGATTAGAAAGATTAAAAGTTAGATTAGAAGAAAAGATTAGATCTTTTGATGTTAAATTAAGAGCTATCAATATGAAATCTAAGAGTAATGTTGGAACTAATTTTGGTGAAAAAGTAAAATGGTTTATTCTTCAAATCAAGAAAATATTTGTAAGAATCTTGACTGCTATTGTTTCTGTAATAGGACGACTTCAGCGTACTTGGAAAAATAGATCTCTTGGTAATAATATGAATAAACTCGGGGTTAGAGATGTTAGATTTAATACCTATAAAAAAGAAGGAAACGATTACGTCGAAACATCTAGAAATGTAGCGAGTCAAGCTAAGGAAACGTTAAATAATAACATGAATAACTATAGAAACCAGTTAAGAACTAATAGAAAGTAATTTTAAATAATTGAACATAAAGTTAATACTTAGTATTCTATTTAAATTTAAGTAGAATTTATTTTTAAAAAATCATATATGAGGTGAAAATAAATGAGTTTATTTGTATTTAATGAAAATGAGCTTGATAATGTAGTTATGATGCAGAATGCTTCTCTTAGAAAAAAAGATGGCACTCCTGGAAAAGTTAATAGAAATATGTATCAACACCAACTTAATACAAATCCGGATTATGAACCCAAAAAACCTGAACCCAAGCCGGAACCTAAAGACGGTAAATTCGCTGCTTATAAGGCAAAGGTTGATGCACGAATTGCTAATAGAAAAGCTAATGATGCTTATTATGATGATATGACTGATTTTTATCAAGGAATGACCTCTTCAGGAGAAACACCTGATAATGAATTCACAGTAGTGTTTAGTTCTGCAAAAAAAGCAGCTGCAGATCCCGAAAATGTTGACGTAAATAAAGTAGAAAAAGATGTTGATAAAGCAGTAGAAGCTGTAAAAGATTGCAAAGATCAATCTTGGTTAGAAAAACAAAAAGCAAAACTTGAAGCTAAGATTAAAGAATATGATAATAAGTTTAAGAAGATGGAAGAAGAAAATAAGAAAAATGGTGGAAGCTCTATTGGTAACAAACTTAAATGGGTATTCACCAAGATTAAACAACTTTTCTTAAAACTTATCAAAGCTATCGTTTCGGCATTGGCTTCTATCCAGAATAAATTCCGTAGCAAAAAATAATCTAAATAATAATTAATATGATGAGAGAGAGAAATATCTCTCTCTCTTATTTTAAAATTAGAAGGTAATTTATATATGAGAATGTATTTTAATGAAGATACAAAAAGCGATTCTGAAGAATTAAATGGAATTATTAATGATTTTAAAAATCAAGGAAAAGAAGTAGAAGAACGTTATAGAAAACATAAGGCAACTGCACAAAAAACAAAAGCAAATATGCAGACGGAAAATAAAAAATTTGATGAATTGAAAGGCCTATTAAACCAGCATAAAAGTGATTTTGCTAAAATAGATGAGGCTATAAAATTATCTAAAACAGATCCTAAAAAAGCTAAAGAAATTTTATTATCCTTAGGGATACCTGAAGAAGAAATAGCTGCACATATCAAAGAAGTAAAAGATAAAACATTTTTAGAAAGATTAAAAGATAAATTAGAAGCAAAGATCAAAAAATGTGATCAAAGCCTTTCTGAATTAAGATTTGATAAAGGTATTGCAACAAATGTATTAAATGCTATTAAGTGGGTATTTATCAAAATTAAACAGATATTGATGAAGATAATAAAAGCTATTGTATCCGCTTTAGCATCTATACAAAATAAATTTAGATAAAGTATAGGTGATATTAGAAGGAACATCTTCTTATAATGAAGATGTACAGCCTAATGTATCAGAGGAAACACTTGAAAAGTTTAATGCTATGATGGACAGTGATGAACCTTTTAATCTAGACAGTGAAGATCCTAAACAGAGTGGTGAAAACATAGAAAAGAAAGTTAAAGATGCAGAAAAAAAATGATAGAGTCTTGTAAAAAGCATATAGAAAATTCTGATTCTGATGAAAAACTTCCTTTTCTAGAAAGAATTAAACATAGACTAGAAAATAGTTTGTCTATATGTGAAGAAAGAATAAATAAAGTAAGAAATAAAAAATATGATAATGAATCCTTTACTACAAAGATTAAAGACCAAGCAATCAAATTCTTTAATATTATCAAAAAAGGAATAATGAAAGTATTAAATGCTATCGTTAACCTTATTATAAAGGCAAAAAATTCTATATCTAAAAAATAATTTGAAAGGAAGTATAATAAGATTGGATTATTTGTAATTAATGAAGCATCTGATATGGATAGTAAAGTAAATAAAGTTGATGCTTTCATTAAAGAAGCATTAAGAGAAGCAGGTAATGTTGAAGAAGCTGTAAGAAATTTAGCCGGTTCTGTTCCGACAGATACAAAGGTTATTAATACAGCTATCGCTGTTATTACTCGCACATATACAAAAGATCTTGGTGGATTGGAAAAGATGTGCACTCAGGCTTCTAAGTATATTAAATCTGGTGATGCAACCAGTTCTGATTCTAAACATCTTTCTATCGCTCAGTCTAAAATAGAAAAATTGTTTAGCAAGATTGAAAGTAATAAGTTAAAGAATGATACAATCAAAAATCTCTTTAATCGGATTAAAGCTATTTTCAATAAGATCTATAAATGTTTTGATCGTTTACATGCTGATTTCTAATGATAATCTTATATAAAATATAGACAGATAACCTTGATGGTTATCTGTCCATTTTATTCTAAATGACAAACTTATAATATTTTATGGAGGTGAAATCGACTCTTATGCAAAAATGGAATTTTAAAATTACTGGGAAGATAGTTATTCCAGGAGTACCTTCAGATGATTTAAATATAAAACCGGAAAACTTTAAAGATCTTATTCGAATAAGTGATTATGTAAATAAGAACATGCCGACAATGTTAGCTAAAGTAAGTTTAGATAAGAACTTATTTGATATTATTATACAAAATGCAAAAAGTGCTACCATGCATTTAAAGATAGAAAAATTTAATTCATCCTCAGAATTAGATGAGCCTACTACAGAAACCTATATAGAAGATGAGTATTCTATCTTTGTTTCTAATGATATAAACTACTATAAAGAGTTGGATTATATAGATAAAGAGAATAATGGAGAAGATAGAAAAGATGTATATAAAGAAGTTTATATAGGTCTTATGAGTAAGAAGTGTATAGATTCAAATAAAGTAGTTGCTAATACTACTATGATGAATACAAATATGATGGATATTGTATCTTCATATATGACTAATCTTCATCTTCTTATTGAGCCTTTCCAATATAATAAACCTCAATCTCAATTGATAATTCCTCCTACTGATACATTGACAAGTTTAGTAGATTATCTAAATTCAATAGAAGTGTTCTACCCTACGAAGTATTTATTTTTTATAGATGAACCTATCTGTACTTATCTCATCTCTAAATCTGGTAAGGGTCTTCCTATGAAGAATGAGCAATATAATGACGTTCTTTTAAATGTAAGAGAAATAACAGACCCTAATATGATGAATGAGGGTATGGATATAGATACAAATCAAAATGCTTACTATATAGACGTATCTGTTAGTGATACAAATTATACTATAAACCATGATATATCTAAAATCATAAATAGATTTGATGCTATTATAAATCCTAGTAAAGATAATAGTATTTTAAGTTATGCTAACATTGCTAAGATGAAAGCCTATATAGATAGGATAGTATCTAAATTTAAAGTAATGATAAAGAAAATGGTAAAGAAGATGGGAAATGTCCCAGAGAAGTTAAGTAAGTGGAATGATATATTTAAAAACAATGTTTTAAACAAGGCAAAAGAATTAGCTGAATATCAAAACAAACTTACAGAAACCATAATGGGGCAAATATCTGGATTCCCAACATCTGCTGGAGCTAAACCTGGCAAAGTAACCATCAATGTTCCTATTGTTCAAAGCTCATTAACCTCTGCTATTAGTAAATATATTGGTAATGGATTATTGAATTTCAACAAGCAATATGAAAAGCTAAATAATATGAGTACTAAGTTTGAAGCCAATATAAATAAACTAACCCCTATATTCTACGACTCAGAATATCTAGATAATTATTTAAATTCTGTTACAGAGATTAATGTACAGGATGTAATAGAATCTACAAAGAATTCTATAAATAAGATAAACTCAACCTCATACTCTGCTTCTTCTCATGCAGAATCTAATATATTCTCTAAAACAAATGTATTAGATAATACAATGGATAAAGTTTCATCTATAGCAGATAAAGCAGCTGCATTTGTAAATAAGATAAAACCTATCTATGATAAATTTAGCCCTGTATTTACAGATGCTAGTACCAATATATCTTTTAATGATGTATTTGCAAATTCTAATAAGCTATTAGAAAATGTAACCGAGATGCAAGGATATATAAACAATATTAAAGGAGTTATTGGAAGCCTTAGAGGAGTTATAGGATTTATTACAGGATTTGCCAAAAACTTATTATCCTTTTTCCCTAGCTTTAACGATATTTTATCCTGTGATATTAAGAGTAAGTTTGTATCTTTAGTTACAGATGTATCTGCTATTTCTTTTACTGGAGAATCTATTTATAATAAATTATCTGATGCTGGTAAATATTTGTCTCATGGTGGCTTCTTAGACAATACAGATATGCAACTATTAAAAAATAATTTAGATAGCATTACAGATTTAACCGGTATAGGCCAAATAGGAATAGGTAGTTTTGAATCTGACATGAATGTGGGAGGTAGCTTCGGTAGTAGTAGACCTGGAACACAGATAATTGTCTCAAAGAACGATAATCCTAATGAAGTAAAGAATTTTAAAGCTGAATTAGAAAATAAGATTAATCAATTAACCATAAGCAAACATGATTTAGATCCATCTGTATTTACCCCAAATAAGAGATATGTGGTAAAAAATTATAATGCTCATGCTGATAAAGATGGGTTGTTCTTATTAAATAAAAAGACAGAGATTTATTCTAGAGAAAGTAATATCTTTAAATGTATTACCATGCTAAACTTCTCTAAGATATTAGAAAACTCTACTACAAGTAAAGCTGAGGATGCTAATACAACAACATCTATCAATAATAAAACTAATAAGCAAGATTGGTACAAGAATGCCAATAATATGACAGATAAAGATAATAAGAATATAAACGTAGTATCTAGTGAAGGTAAAGGTATAAAATTATCTTCTGTAACAAGTAATACAATGAAAACATTAGAAATGGGATCTGGTTCCATGTCTGATACAATTTCACTTCTTAAGAAAAAATAAAATAGGAGTAGAGTCGTTAAGACTCTACTCTATATTCTTTCTAATAAGATAGGATTTTCTGAAAAGTATTCATCATTAATTCTTTTCAATGCTTCTGGATTTTCTACTTGTTCCAGGAATACAGTATCTATAGATTCAGGCATTGTTCTATATAGATGAAGTTGATAATCTAGATCTATACATTTAAACCTATTTACAATCTCATCATAAAAATGAGAATCCATATTTTTATTAGGGTATAATTGATTAGCTGTATTATATATTGAATCAGGAGTAGCCTGATCAAATCTTTCATCAATAGTTTTTAATATCTTCAAACTTTGTTTGTAATTAAATAAAGACTTTAAGTTCCTTTTAGGAATACCAGATAAAGTCATAAACCCTGATAACCAAGATTGATTCACTTCAAATTTTTCTATTCTCTGTTTCTTGATTTCTGCAATATAAGAATCTAAAGCAGTATCTGTATTTACTATATAAGATTCATCTATTCCTTCTGTATTTGTTTTCTTCTTAAATAGCATAAGTAAATCTTTTACTTTAGAAGGAAGTTGAAATGCATATTGAGATGAAGTTATAAAAAGAGAAGGAACCTGTATATTTCTATTTTTAAACTTAGTAATCATATCATAAGCCATGACAGAAGTTTCTACAGTTCCTATCTTGAAATAAATATTATTCATGTACTGACACAGCATACTCAATAATGGTAAGTTCTCATTTACTATTTTATATATTTCCTGATTATTAATCATCTTAGTGATATTCTTAGAATTATAATCAGAACAAAATCTTTGCTGGGTAGATGATCCTGAAGTAGGAGAATATAATAAAAATACAAAACTATCTATTCCAGCTTTTCTAAAAAATGATTTATAATGAATAGCTAAGTTAGCTAAACAAGAGGTGATACTATAAGGATGAATAACCTTATAGAAACTAAATATAGGAAGTAATACTTGATACACGTCTATGTATATATTGATCCATTTAGGTTGTTGTTTATCTTTATAATAATCTACAAATAATTTGTTTAGTTTATCATATTTTATGAACTGCCCATATAATATATTTTCTATAGGAACAGCATCTAAATAATCATATTGTTTTACTCGTTGATTAGGCATAATAGCCTCCTATTTATAATCGTGCATAGACCCACCTTTAGAAATAGAATGCTTTCCTGCTTTAGGAGTATATTTCAAACAAGTCTGCCCTGCATTCTTATTATATAATAGAGGAATACATTCATCACACACTCTAGAAAACATCCATTTCGAAGGAGTATATTGTTTCTTTCCACAATATCTACAAGTAAAAGGAAGCACTTCTGCCTCATTCATTCTAGATATACAACTTTCACAGAAAGGAACTCTTAACCCATCAGGTTCAATAGAAGTAGGGTGTTTACAAATAATACATTGGAACCACCACTTCTTAGATCTAAGAGGACTCTCTTCAGAATCTAATACACAATTTTCAAATGTGCATCTACCATACATATCTCTATGCCTACAAGGTTTATCTTCTCCTTGAACTAGGTACTTACACATTTCTAATTGCTCTAAAGATTCATTTTGATTATCTCCCTTTATCTCTTCATATTGATTTTTCATATCAACACCTCATTTTATCCCAAGATATTATTAGGATCAAAGTATTCATCTTCATCGACAATTACTTCAGTGTTTTTTGCTTTTTCAACTTTCTTTTTACCAATTACTTTATTTAGAGAAGAATCAAAATCATCTCTATCTTTAAGATCATTCAATACAGTTTCTGTTTTTCCATAGCCTTTATTGATCATGATCTCAGTAAGTTTATTAGGGCCTTCTTCTGTAATAAAAGAAACCCCTCTCATAGGCTTTTCTTCATTTACATCAACAATCCATTTTCTAAGTTCTAGTTTAGGTTCTCTTCCATTCCAAGATACTTCTCTAAGCATTAATACCATATTACCTGAGCCTTCATCTACTAATTCATTAATTCCATCTTCTTTAATTTCATATTTGATAGGGCCAGCATCTTTTTTGAAAGCCATTTTATTTTCTCCTTAAGATAAAAAATAAATTTAAAAAAGTTACTAAATTATATTAAAGTATTGAGGTAGAGATTTCTCTCTACCTCAACCAGTTTTATTTACATTTCTGTATTAATACCAAGGCTATTGGTTCCGAAATCACCATAACCAAAACGTGCAGCTAATGCAGTAACATCGCTGGAATCAATTCTCCAAAGCAACAAGGAATAGTTTGTTGCAATGACATTACCATTCGGATCCATCTTAGGAGCAATCGGAGCTTTAACTTCGATATTGTAATCCCAATGACCATTATTAGAGGTCTTGTCTCCATAGAGTTTGCGAATAATCTTATAGATATCGCAAGTAAGAGAGATATAGATCTGGGGACGATTGTAATTATCAGAACCAGTAGTTTCTTCACTTACTGCATTCCAATTAACTCCACCATTACGATTAATACCAGAGCTGATTACAAATTCACTAAGCATTTCTTTAGCATCATCGGTGAATTTATAATTACGATAATTACCATTCGGATTATTGAAACGATTAGCACGTTCAATACGGCTATATGCATCTGTATCGCTAGGTTTATTAATATTTTCTAATGCAAAGATAAGATTAGAATCTTTGCCTTCTACAGGTTTGAAGAACAAACGAATGGAGATTTGACCATTTGCTGCTACTTCTAATTTAGATCCATAGTAATCCGTAAATACTGCATGATAGAAACTATTGATCAAATTGCTAAGATCTTTAGTTGTTACATAACCAGCAGATAAGAGCTGCGGAAATTCCAAACCAACTGCACCGATGGTTTGCTTTTCTTTCTTTCTTTCTTCTTTCGTTGTTTCGAATGCATTCATTGTGTGATTCCTCCTAATATATTAGAAATACAAAACTGAGTTAGAACACTGATGAGGCTGCCTATCATCACTAACTCAAATATATAGTATGTAATAGAAATTTCTATTACCCACTACCTAATTAACAGTTAAACTTATAAATTTTAATACTTCTTCTTTGTTCATAGCATTGTTTTCATTGTCATTCAATAATAGATTATAAAGTGATAAGTTTCTCTTTATTTTAGGATATAGTATGCATAATATATTCTTATCCTTTAATTCAACAAATACTATATAGTGTTCAGAATTTTTGTTTTTTATAGCATCTAATCCATTTATTTTTCTATCAAAATCAAAATACGAATCAACGGGCCATTCATTATATTCATTATAAAATTCTTTAAAACCTGATGTAAGAGATAGTTTCGGTAATCTCATTATATTTTTTATAGCTACCTCTTTCTCTATATCTATTATAACTTTATTCAATTGATAATATTCTATAGAAGAGCTGTATTCTTTTAATATAGAATCTATGCTTTTATCATATCCATATTCACTAAAAGATACTATCTTAGTCAGATCAGATAAACTATCTTCTAGATATAGATATACTGTTTTAGTAAACACTAATTTTATAATATCATTTTCATATATAATTTCAGGTATAGAATCCTGTTTTAGATCATACTTTATAGGAAGTCTATTATGTTTTGCAAACATATCTTCAAATATATCATTTTCATAACTCTTTAAGTTCATAAATTTATTGATATAGAATATATCAATATCTTTTATAGAATTGGTAGGAGTATTCTCTGTAATGTATTGATTTATAACCAATAAACTATTTATATTTTCTATCTCTGTATTTAGAAAGCGTTTTATAGTTACAACTAGATTAGGAACAATAGAATTGTAATATAAATATAATTCATTTATACTCATATGGAAAATAGTTCCTACTTCTTTATCTCCAGCATACATATTACCTATATCTAATATTTTTAGATCTACTTCTTCATATTCATCATATAGTTTAACTACTCTTAATAATCTAGGATACTTCATTAAGACTTTTATCTCATTAGAAGTTATAAGAAATTTCTTACCCAATATTTGATCCAAGATAATTATCTCCTTTGAGTTATATATTTCATATTTATAATATACAACCGTTATTAGATTTTAAGATTTGGGAAGAGGAATAGATCCTCTTCCCTCTTCTCCCTATATATCTATTATTTTATTGTTTAGCAAATCAAAAAATTCTTTTAATATTTTTTTATCTTTTTTAGGTTTAGATTTAGTATTTTTAATTCTTCCATACTCAGATAAACAGAGATAAGGATAGCAATCTATATTATCTTCTGTAAATGTATAGTTTTCTTCAATACTAATAGATTTGAGATCATTGAAATTTAATTTAGTAGCTTTCATAGATTTTTGCAAATCAAAATTAACCATTACTGTATTTGCTATTATATAAGCATCGAATTCTTTTCCTTTAGTATCTTCTAAATATTTCATTACTTCATCAAGATCCAAAGATGTATTAAAGTCAAAAGAACTATCTAAAAATAACTTCATAAAGTCACTCATAATTCTTCTAGGATAAATATCTATTAAAGCTTTAGCTTCTGTTCCTTCTTTTAATGTTTTATCAGTATTTAAACTTGTATTCATCAAATAAGATTCAAAATTAGCTTTAACCTTATCAAAATCTTCTACAAGTAAAGGAACTGCAAAAGCCATTATAATATCATCATTCTTCAAATACTTCGTAATATTTTCTTTATCTTTATAAGATGAATATTCGCTTCCTATATTATTGAAGATATTTAGATATCCCATATTATCTTTAAACCCATCAAAAGATACAAAGAAACCAGGTTCTCCTACTTTTAAATCATCATGGAATATGAAATATACTGCAGGACATTCTTCTTTTAATTCTGTAGATTCTATAAATGCATCATGTTTAAAAACAGGCATATTATAGATAGGAATGTAGTTACATACGCTGCGATCACTAAGGTATTTATTAATGCGTTCACTTGCAACCCTCCGATAATAAGTATTATACGAGAACCTGGGATTCCAACCAAGAAACATCAAATTTGATGCTAATCTTTCTTTTTCTTCAGGATCTTGTTCTACCTGATATGCATATGATAAGGTAGTAACTTCTGTAACCCAAGAAACCGGATTAAAGGATAATTTAATACCATTCATTATACCATTATAGTTATTGAACCACTTTATAGCAAAATCTGAAGGAGCATATGTTGTATTTTCTTCACTACCAAATCTAGCTATTTCATCTGGATTTAAGATAGGAATATCAATAGAAGTAGATCTAAGTTTTATAAAAGTTGGTACATCATAATCCAATTTATAATTTATACGATCTAATATCTTTCCTCTATAAATAAACTTTACAGGAGTCATTCTATCATCTTCCAATAATCTATATTTCATATTAGCTAGATAAGCATAGTCATCAGTTTCTGATACAGCAGAAAATAAAGCTTCTTCATATAACAATGAATCAGAACATTCTTCATCTACAGAAGCAGGTTTATATTCCATAGGCATAACATTATCATCTATATTTTCATTAGCTAATAACCGTTTCAGATTGTCATTATAGATATCAGTAACTGTTTTACCATAAATACTCATAGAGAAGTCATCACAATTTTTTCTTCTATCTCTATCATTTGAGTTATATTTATACCAATCATTTTCAAGATCATTTAGATTATCATACTCTTTTCTAAGTATAGGATAATCATTGTCTGTATAATTCTTTACCTGTTTTAATTTTTCTTCATCAGATATATCAGATCCGTCTTCTTTTAAAACAGGAGAATATACTCTTTCTATATTCTCATCTTTAGATGATAAATTAGGAGCTACTAATATCCCATCTCTTTTTTTCTTTTCTTCTGTAGGGTAATAGTCTTTCTCTAATTCTATGCCAGGTTCTTTTATATATCTAAATTTAGCCTTTATCTCATCTATAACATGGTTATCTACGTCTTTAATTCCATTGAATTCAGACTCAAATCTATATATAGATTTTTTTTTCATAAACCATTGTTTATTTTCATAATATAAAGCTTCATTATCTTTACCAAATAATTTCATAGCCTCATCATTAGCTCTATACCATAATCTAGGCAAAGATTTGTATTTATACCAATCTTCTTCAAGTTCATCTTCAGTAGCATAATGATCTTTTATGATAGCTCCACCATGAACTTCTACCCATCTTTTTATTTCATTATATTTAAAAGACCTGTCTTGATCTTGAGAATATCTTTGGATGTTACTATTACTACTATTAAAAAATCCCATATCAAGCCCTCTATTCTGTAATTTTTTCAATCATATGATTAATCTTATTCATTTCTTCTTCTGTATCTGAAACTGTATAAGATTCAAATAAGGGATTCATTCCAACCATTTGAATTTTAGAAGATGCTAAAAGAGTAGTTCCATTAGCATGTGTTTCATCAGGATTGGTTGGAGTCATAGAACCAAATTCTTTATCAGCATCTTTAGATATATTATCCGCATCAGAATTTATTATCTTACTTAACTTCTTAAGTTCTATCTCTTCCAATAAAGGCTCATAATCTACCTGATCATTCATATATACTTTGCTTCCAATGAATGCTTCATAAAGATAATCTTTATCATGAACAGGTCTATCTTCATAAGGTAATCTCAACTCTTCTAACAAAGAGTTGAATACAGAGTTTATATTAAAAGTTTTAATATCATATAATTTCAAATCCGCTTCAGATAAAGTATCCCATGTATCTCTATTAGTAAGTTTTCCATTATCATCTACTTCGATATATTGACTATCTTTATCCAACGTTCTAGCAACTCTGTAAGTAGACCATCCATCATTAATATCTTTATCATGATTATAATTATCAACCATCATTATTGCAGAAAAAGGTTTATAGGTAGTTCCTACCATAGGATTCATTGTAGCAAGACCCATTGCTTCATTCATATTATTTAAGACCTCCAAATAATATTTTTAATTATAAAAATGTCCCGATATTTGTAAAGTATAGATTTTTACAGGGGAGACATTCATTTAAAAAATTATAAATATTACTTAGTAAAGATGGTGATATTTTTTGAGTAAAATACTTAAAGTAGAAGCTAATATAAGAGATTATCTTTTAGATATAGATGATCTTAACAGACCAAAAGTTTTGGATATGGAAAATATTCAAACAGGTACTATGAATTCAGCAGCTTTATTAATCATAAGACTGCTTCTTCTTAAGAAAGGATCTTATCCAGATTTCCCTGATCTTGGAATAGATATTCGAGGAAGATATAGATTTGCTTTTGAAGAAGAATTGATCACACTACGTAATGAATTAGAAGATCAGATATCAACCTACTTACCTGAATTGATACCTGTAGATGTTGAGGTTTCATTATATAGACCTAAAGATTCTTTAGAAAATATGATTCTTTTCTCTATTATAATTAGACAGGTTAAATTTGAAATCTTGTATAATGTAGCCGCTAATACGATAGAAGGGTTAAACTCATAATGAAAATTTGGATTAAAATGAAAGACAACCCCAGTGTATCTAAATTAATAGAAGAATCTGAATTTAATATAGAAACCATGGATAAAGTAGAAGTATCCAATGATAAATTGAAGGATATGTTTAAATCTAAAGCAGCTCCTGGGATTTCTACGAATTCTGGGCCTTCTATAACCTACAATAACAAATTAGATTCTGGTGCTATTGGAGATTATTTAGATACAACATTAGATGGTGCAAAGAAAAGGGCTATTGAAAGAGAAAAAACTGGTGGTAATGCATTTAAAAAGCATAAAGTACCTATTAGGAGGAAAAAGGATTAATTATGGAAAATAAAGAACAATTGAATTTATCCGATCTTGGTTTGGAACCTGAACTTACACCGGCTGAAAAGGTTGCCAAGAATGAAAATAATAAACCTATTGAACCTATTGTGGAAACTGTTAAAGTAGAAGAAACTATTACAAAAGAAGAACCTAAATCTGAAGAACCTATTCAGAAAGTAAGTTTAGCAGATATTGCAAAAAGTACTGTAGTTGATGAAGATGGTAATACTAAATATGATGAAGTAATTTCAAATGTAGATACTATTGCTAAAGTTCCTAAATCTAAAGTAGATGATCCTATTCGTAAGAATTTAGATAGTCTTTATGATTTAGCAGATCATGAAATCGAACGTACTAAGAAAGAACTTACCGATCCTGATGGACTTATTACCAAAGGAAAAGAAGAGTATGTAAATACTCAATATGAAGTTCTTATGAAACGGGCTAAATCTAATGAACGTCTTTCTAAGTTTATTAAACAGATAGAAGATATTATTGAAACAGAACCTCGTTTTGATGGAATTACTGATTATGAACGAAAGGGATATATCTTATTTACAGTAGCTCATGATGAAAAAGTAGAAACCAATAATAAATATTTTGGTATTGAAGAAAAGCAAGTAAATCGTACTCCTCGTATGAGCTCTGATGTATCTAAAGATATTGATAGTATTACAAAAAATGATGATGATTCTAAAGATGATTTCCTTGATCTTCTTGATGACAGCAGTGTTGATCTTGGGGTTAGTCCTAAAAAGCCTGATCTCCCTTATGAAGATGATGAAATCAAAGAAAAAGACGATGAAGATGAAGAAACCTTCACAACTGTAAAGGATACAGAAAAAGAAGAACCTTCTGCAAAACCTATTCTTGCTGAAGAAGAAGATCCTGAAGAAAAAGAACTTCTTTCTGATGTAGAAGAAGATGAAGAACCCAATCTTTCTGAAGAAGAAGTTAAACGTCTTACTCATGATTATAAAGAACAAGTTCTTGAAGCTCTTAAGATGGAACGAAATGAAGGTCTTGATGAATTTGTAATTTCTAAGAAACCTATTAAACTTAAGAGTGCATTGCAGGTAGAACGTTCTGCTTATACAGTAACCTTTGGGTTGCAATATACTGGGAAACAAATTGAAATGACTCCTGTATCTGGAGAAGAATTACTTCAATTCAATCCTCAGACTACAGATTTGACTACCATTGGTGGTCTTAGAAAGTTCTTCAATATTATCTATAACCACACGGTAGGGAAGAAACCTGATATTGATACCTGGTTAAAACAGATCTCTGTTTATGACTTAGATTGTATGCTGTTTACTATTTATATGGCAAACTTTAAAGATGTAAACTATCTTTCTTATCAGTGCCCTAATAATAAATGTAATAAACTTTTCTTAGAAAAGAAAAAAGTAGAAGATATGATCGTATATCCTAATGATAAGGTTAAAGAACGTTTCCAGAAGATTCTTAATGGGGAACCTGTTCAGTCTAAACTCTTTAGAACCAAACCTATTATTATTAGCAAAGATTATGCTTTCAGCTTCTGTACTGAATCTATCTATGGGGATATGATTGAACGTGCTGCACTTTCAGAAGATTTCTCTAAGAAATATAGTACAGTTGTTCAAATCATGGCAAACATTGATACAATCTATAAAGTTAATAGAGCAACCAAGGAATTATATCCTATTGACTTTGGTGTCGTAGAAGATAGCTTGTCTAAAACAGTAATGCGTAAGGTTAAAGCTATCTATGAAATTATGCGTCACCTTTCTCCTGACGAACACTCTGCTCTTATGGGTGAAGTATATAAGATCACTCGTAAATTTACAGAAGAAAAAATCTCTTATCAGATTCCTGCTACAGAATGCACAAGCTGTCATACACATATTGATGCTACTCCTCAGGGATCTATTGATTTGCTTTTCACTCGGGCCTTTTTACCGATCGGGGCACTTTCTATACAGTAATATTTAGCCTTTGCGAATACTATAAAAATAGATTGTCCTTTGAAGAAGCAAAAACCTGTGATGTTGGCTTTTTGTTATACCTACACTTTAGGTATATGAAAGAAATTAAAAATAAGACGGTACAAAATGCCAAACAAAAAGAAGAGATGGATGCGATGTTCAAAGGAGAATAAAATAGGAGGATTAAAATAACTAATTAAAATGAATTTATTAGAATTCTCACAATTAGTATCCTCTAAATCTATGAATAATGAACTACTCTCTAAAGAGGTAGCTTTGTATGATGTAATCTTAGCTTGTTTCGATATAAAATCTATCAAAACGATTTCTATTTTAAAGAATAACAAATTCGAAATAGAATTATCCGATAATGATGAGAGTCATTCACTTCATGAATTAAAGGATACATTAAATAACCAAATAATTCCTGGAGCTTTTCAACCACTGTACAAGATTTCTATGAACTATTCTAAAAATATTGTATGGTTTGATCTTATGGATATTTAATTAGTAATCCCATCTAGCACTAGTTTGCTAGATGGGACAATTAATTAAAAAAGTTTATGAAGAAAGGTAAATTTCTATGAGTGATAAAATCCTTAACGAAGTTTCTAAAGATCAAGAAGAAAAAATCAAACACCTTAAATTAGATCCTCTTAATGTAGCTAATTTTATCAAAGTAAACCAACTTAAAGAAATTAAGAACCCTATGTATTTTGCTAGAAAGAATGTTCCTACAGCAGATGGGTTATTATCTAATGAAATATTTGGTATTACAAAAGAAGACAGAACAACTATCTTCGCATATATTAACTTAGCTGGAGAATCTTTCTTACATCCTCTTGGATATAAGATTTGGTGTAGATTAGATAATAATGTAAAACTATGTGCTCATGAAGTTGATAATTATAAATTAGATGAAGAATCTGGTAAATTAAAACCTGATCCTAATGGAGAAACAGGTATTAAGTATTTACAAAAGATTATCAAAACCATAAAATTTAAGAAAACAGATTCTTTTGGTAGAGAAGTTAAAATTGATTTCTTAGAACGATATAGAGAGAAATTGTTCATAAAAGATTTTGTTGTAATTCCTGTTGGGTATCGAGATGTGAATACAGAACAAGGAAGAGTATCTGTAGGGGAAATAAACAAGATCTATGACTCTATTATCAGAGATTCTAAATCTTTAAAAGAAAGTAATGAATATGGTTTAACCCTTAATGGAGAAATAAGAGGACGTATTCAAGATAATTTAACTGCCGTATATGATTGGCTTGTATTCGGTAGATATAATGGTGAAGATTCTCAAGCTTCTGGCCTTTCTAGAAAGATGGGTCTTATTAGAAGAGCTGGTATGAAGAAGTCTTTTGACTGGGGTGCTAGGCTTGTAATCTGTACTCAAAATCTTAGAAAAGAAGGATTAGAAGATATTGATGTAGACACAGATAGTATTGGATTACCTCTGGCAGCTATCTGTGCTAATTTCTTCCCGTATATGCTATATTGGATTAGACGTTGGTTCGAAAACAATATCTCTGATCAAACTAAATTACTGGTAACTTATTTGAACAAGGATTTTGATCTTCAAAATATAAAAGATTGGCAATCTGTATATTCTGATGAACGGATCAAAAAAGAATTAGATAGATTTATGCATGGTATGCGTAATCGTTTTATTCCTATCGAAGCTCCTATAGATACTTCTAAACTAAGAGGAAAAAATAAAGATAGAAAATTTTATCTTACTTACAAAGGATATCAGGTTTCTGATGAAGAAGTAGCTGAAAAGATGATCAAAGGAGATACAGTAGGACAACTCCCTATTCAACAGAGACCTCTTACCTGGTGTGATCTTATTTATAGAGCTGCTATGGATATTACTAAAGATAAGATTACTCTTATTACCCGCTTTCCCATCGACAGTTATTGGAACCAATTTCCTGCAAAGATAAAGGTAATTTCTACTATCCAAACAGAACCTATGATAGTTGATGGGAAGTTCTTTAAAGAATATCCTAAGATAAGAAAAGAAGATATGAACTCTAACTCTACAAATAAATTCATAGATGTAGCATTACCTAATAACGTTCGTCTTGGATCTATTGGTGGTGACTATGATGGCGATACAATATCTTCTAAAACTCCTTTCTCTATAGAAGCTAATGAAGAATTAAAACAGCTTATCAATTCTAAACGCCATTATATTTCTCTTGGTGGTATTAATGAAATGACTACATCTAAAGAAGGTAAACAGGCTCTGTATGATCTTACAAAAGTTTTACCTGATGATGAAGGATTTTTAACTCAAGCAGAGTTTAAAACTAAGCCAAAATTCATGAAATAATAATCCTAATATGAAACATTGATGTAATTAATATTAGTATATTATTTAATCCGGAGGGCCTGTTATGGGAAAATTTATTCCTATTTCTAAGATAGAAGAACGAAAAACTAAATTATCAGAAAATCACTTTAATTCAGGATATTATCCTTTGTTTGAATCTTATAATAGAAAAGAAAATTACAACTATGAAAATTTAAGGGAATCTGCATATAGATGGAATAATTATTCCGCAAACGTAGCAGATAACTTTAGTAGAATTTTAGAACTGTTTGATATTGTAAAAGAAAATAATAATGGGACTCAATTACAGGAATTTACTAATATCATAAATAACCATATTATTCCATATATTAAAAGCCCCTCTGTATTTAAGAATAATATTTTAAAAAGATTAGATGAAGATTCTAATAATGCATATTTAACTTCTATTCTTAATAAGATTAATGAACAAGAAGAATGTGATCGTGTTATTAGAAATCATAATATGATTTCTAAAAGATTCAATATTGATAAATTGGTATCTCAAAATATTTTGTTTGAAGATGCTGTTACAGATACCATCTATAAACTCTGTGAATTAGTCGATACCTATAACTTGGATTTTAAATCTAAATTCTGTATTGCTAATGAGATGGCACTCTATACTATCAATAAGTATGCTGGAGATTCTGTATCTCCTCAAACCATTTTTGAAAATGTAACTGATTATTATCTTATCAATGGTGGAACTAATAATATTCCAAAATTCTTAAATAAGATAAGAGAAGCTACAAAAGCAGATGATTTTATCAATGAATCAAATACTTCTTATATTGATAAATTAGAACGTATCCATAGTAACTTTATAAATGGTAATTTTGATGAAGATTATTGCAGTGGTATCATGGATAGATATCGTGGAAGTAATATTTATGGAATAGAAGAAGCAGCCAATCAATTAGAATTTGCAGAGTTTGCTATAGCTTCTCTTTGCGAAGGTGCAGTATCAGATAAGATCAAAGATATGATCACTGCTTTTAAGATGGCACCTGATAAAACATTAAGTGGATTGAAAGAAATTATAAAAGCCATATATGTAACTACTCGAGAAGAAGATCTTAAGAAGAATACTAAGAATGCTTTATCTATATCTTATTATTTCTTATGCACTTTATCTGCAGTTCCTGCTGGACCAATAGCTGTTGTACTTTCATTAATCTCTTCAAGCATTGTATCTAAAATTTCTAATAAGATTTATTTAAAATCTTGTATCTCGGAATGGAAAGATCATAGAGCTGTAGTTAATAGAAAGATTAAAGATGAAAAAGATCCTCAAAAGAAGAGGAAACTTATTTCTTATTTAGAAGAAGTAGATAAAAATATTAAGAAACTTGAAGCTCAGAATGAAGTAGAAGATAAAACATTCGGAGTTGGAGTGGATATAAGAAAAGCAGGAAAGCTAGATCCTAAAGTAGCAAAGATAAATGCTAAGTTTGAAAAGAAATTACATGATGCTATTTTATCTGAAGCTACTACAGAAGAGAAGATAGATGATATTGTAGATAAGTTCAAAGCTCTTCCAGTAAAATCAGTTATGGGAGTAAGGAGTGCAATTCATGCTATCTTAATCACTTCAAGATTAGAAGATATTAAAGCTGGTACTAAGAATTCTTTATCACTTTTATTCTATTCAACTATAGTCATAGGTGTTTGTAGTATCTCTTCTGCTGCTGGTATCCTTGCATTCATTACATCTTATATTGTTTCTAGTCATCTTAATAAAGAATATTTGGTTTCTTCTATTAAAGAATGGAAAGATCATAAATACTCTATCACCAGAAAGATTAAAGAAGAACAAAATTCTGAAAAGAGAAGAGAATTAGAAAAGTATTTAGATGAAGTAGAAGATAATATAGATAAGCTTGAAGATGAATATGAAAAAGTAAGAGATAAGACTAGAGAAGAACTTGATAAGGCTCAAGATGATAAAGAAACTTTCCATCCTGAAACCATAAAATCTAGTTCTTTGATAAATCCTTCAGGAAATGAAACTCCTCAACTAAAAAGATTTAGTAATGATTATTTAAAGAAAGATGATAATCTAAAGAAGAAATATGATGATGACGAAGATGATGATGATCCCGATTTTGACGATGATGAAGATTTCGGTGATGATGAAGATTAGAGGAGAATAAATAAAATGAGTTTATTTGAGGATATGATTTTAAATGAAGCAAGAGCCATCCATCCTCAACCAATGGTTAAGGATAAGGATGATGCAACCCCTTCTGTAACTACTGCTAATGGTAATCAAAGTGTAAATCAACCAGAGCAAGATTCAAATTCTCAACCTCCTGATCTAAATTCTCAACCTTCTGGTGGTGGTGGAGGAGAAGCTCCTGCTGGACCTCCTCCATCTGATAATGTTGGTGGTGCAGAAGAAGCACCTCAAGGTCCTCCGCCTCAAGAAAATGATATGGGACAAGAACCTGGTGGAGAAGAGGAAGCTCCACCAGAAGAAGATCAAGAAGGTGAAGCCCCTCCTGAAGAAGGTGAAGAAGGAGAGGGTGGAGAAGAAGGCTATGAAGATTATGAAGATGGTGAGTATGGTGAAGAAGGGGAAGAAGAATCATTAGATTCTTATGAAAAAGATGTATTCAGAGATCTAAGCCCTGAACAAATGATTATTAAGAATAAAGAGTTAAAAGCTCAATTTAAGTCTTTGAATAATATTATTTTTGATAGCTTGGAAAAGTTGAATAATATTTCTCATACTTCATATGATAACACTATCTTAGATTTTGTAGTTCGTAAATTAGTTGAACTTAAAGATATAAGCAGAGACTATACAGTAGATGCTTTTAATACTAAAAGCTATATTGAAAATCAGATACAACTACAAAAGATGGTTGCTACCTTTAACCGAATTGTAAACCTCTTGTCAAATGTAAGAGACAATAGACAGAGAGAATTCGAAAAAGAACTCGAACAGAACAAGAAGTACAGTTTTGGAAAAGGTAGAGCTAATGATTATCCGTATATCTTTTCTAAAGATATAGACTATGAATAAGAAATATAATTTATAAATACAAACATATTGATAAATCTATAGTTACTGTACCTTTAAAAAAGAAACTGTGACTGTTACAGATAGATTTAATTAAATTTAATTAAAAATCTAGTACGCCATTTATAAATAATAAAAGATCAAATAGATGGCTCTCTTTTAAAAGGAGGATTTAATAATTATGGCAGTTGTTAACGGTTCTAACCAAACTGGAACTGACTCCATCCTTCGTGGTTATGAAAAGGATAGCATGCATGGTCTTGCTTCCCGTTTCTGCGAAGTAGCTAAAAGCGGTATCCAAGAAGGTTATGATATTTATACTGAACCCAATAAATTTTTCCGCACTGAAACACTGAACAATCAGATGCGTAATTTCTTTATCGAAGATGCATTCGATAAGAATGACCCGAAGTTTGCTACAGCTGATGCTGTTCATGAAGAATATGGTATGCTCGATACTTTGTATCGTAATGACGTTCGTGGATTGACAGAAGCCGCTCCCTTGGGTGCTTACAACCCTGTAGTTGGTATCACTTTCCCGATGCATAAAAACTTGTTGATGACCACAGTTTTCGACAAGGGTGCTATTCCTAAAGACGTTGCTGATGCTCCGCAGTTCACATTGTCGATGGAAACTCGTACAATGTACAGCCCTGATGGTCGTGAAATCGATATGTTCTTGGAACAGAACAAGATTAAAGACCTTATCGAAGGTGCTGTACCTCATAAAGACATCGTTATTATGCTTCCCGAAGATCAGCAGACTGATGTTCTTGAATTGTTGGGTGCAACAAATAAAACTGTAGCTAACGTATCTCGCTCTTCCAAAGTAACTCGTCTTTTGATTAAAGACGTTTATGTTGCTAAGGGTGAAGAAAAATATGATGCTGCTAAGAAAGAAATCGTAGTAGAAACAGCTGGTGCTGTTGGTACTAAGGTTGTTACTGTAGAACCGATTAAATTCGTTGCTGCATATGGTCAGTATGACCGTACTTTCCAGAAACGTGTTGACTTGGTAGTTCCTACTGATAATGCTGGTAATATTCGTAAGGAAATCTTCCAGTTTGCTGGTTCTATGCATAAGAACCGTTTCACTTTCATGGCTTCTTCCGATAAGGTTGTAGGTGTTGTTCTTAGTGCTTCTCTCGACGTATCGTCTGCAGCATATGAAACTCCGAAAGTTAAATGGTCGGCTCGTACCGATTACTTCGAAATTCCGGAAGCTCCGCACATGACTGTAACGATCTCGCCGGAAGAAACGAAGGATCTCAATGCTATGTATAACGTTAACCAATTGACTAAGATCATGTCCATGATCAAGTTGTCGATTCTTAACTACAAAGATGACAAGATCCTTGAAAGCTTGGATGATTCGTTCTTGAACCTCCCGAGCACTTCGAAAGTATCCGGTGCATTCAACTTTGTACCGCCAGATAACTTCCTCGGTTCGCATGTAACATGGCGTTATGAAACGTTCATGGACTACCTCGATACTCAGGTAACCACTATGTTACAGGTACTGAATGATGAAAACATGACTGTTTCTATCTTCGGTCGTCCGGAACTTATCCGTAAGATTACTCCGAAAGAATATACTTATACAACTCCTCCGTCGATCGGTCCTGTTTCGCTTGATTACAAGAAGACCGTTAAGACGAGCGATAACCGTATTTATCAATTCATTAGCTCGAACAAATTGCGTAACGATAACAACTTGATCATCATCTTGAATCCTCGCAATTCGAATCGTGTAATGTATAAGATCTTTGATTATCAGTTATACGTTGGTAATGAAATTCGTGACACCTCGAATTATCAGCTGCCGGCTGTAACTGCATTCGAACGTTTCTTGTTCGTATCCTATCAGCCGGTACAAGGTCGTATTCAGATCATGAACCCGACTGGCTTGGTTGAAGATATCGAAAACAAGACACCGGTTAGCAAGGATCGTGCTCTCAACGATTACACAGCTAACAAGCTCACCTATACTCATGACAAGAACGGCAATGGCCAGTTCATTGATCATACCGGTGAACTTCCTGGAACAGCTCGTTCCGTTATCTATCCGGACGGCAAAGCTCCTGGAGTACCGCAGAACGGCGTAGCAGATCAGAACTATGCTTATCCTTCGCCGAACTACTCGGTAACCGATCCGAAGAACTAATTAGACTTATAAATAGATTTTGGGATAAATCTATTTTAAAAATTCCACATGAAAAATATATAAAAAATCCGATGACAAATGCCTCTCTAGGATTTATTCCTAGAGAGGTAGTTTGTGTCAAAAAAAAAATAAAGAGGGAAATGAATCCCTCTTTATCTTATAACTATCTATAGTTCTTACCGATGCTTCTAAGATTTTCATGCATGATATCCTGATCCATGTTTCCTGTATTATTATCATCAATCATAGCACGGCAAAGATATTCAACAAATACTGCATTTTCTTCTTTTCTGGGATCTAAGTAATATACGTTGGTTCCTTTCATAACTTTATACCCAGATTTTCTATTGGGTGTAGGAACAAACTTATCAAACTGACTCTTGCTATTAGCAAAGCCAATTTCAATATCACCAGACTTACCAGTATGATATCTGAAGTAAGTTGCAAAAGCATATTCAGATTTGTTTTCATTATCTTTGTAATGGAACTTTGTTATCATTGATTTATATTCTCTATCAAATGCAGTTTCATTTACGTCAAATATAATTGTTCTTCCATCTTTAAGAGTATAGGAAATTTCATCTTTAGAAATTCTAGTAAAACCAGAATAAGTTCTAGTTCCTACTTCTTTAGGAAGACCAGATTTGTTTGTATCAGGAACTACTACATTGATAAGATTCTTATGCATAACTACATTAGAAAGTCTATTCACAAAATCAATACGACTCTTATCCCATGTAAGTTCTACTTCGTTTCTATTCTTTTCAACATAGTCATATGTATATAGACCACCTGCTGCAAAAAGAACCAAAATACTAACTACAACCGTAACAATTACATACCCATTGATATACTTCTTAGCTTCATTAAATTTACTCATGATAAAATCTCTCCTTTAAAAAAAGTTTAAATAAAATAATAGATAAATGATAGGGAGTAGTCATATGACTACTCCCCTTAAAATTAACGATCTTTAATTTTTTGAATACGTTTACAAAGAATGGAGAAGTATCCTTTCATATATTCCAACTGCTCCATTAATAAATCATAATCTTCGTTATCAGGATTTTCATCGATGAAGGTAGACAACCTTTCGATCTTGCCCTCTAAATCTTCATGTTCATCCATCAAACGTGTTTCCCAATCTTTCATGTACTTATTCCCCCTTGATTACTTTTTATTTTCTTCTGAAATAACAGTGGATCTTTTAGGTTTAGCCAAGTTAAGAAGCTCTTGATAAGCACTTGCATGCTCCATAATAAAAGCTCTTATATAAACCTTAATATATCCAACACTTACATTAGGTTTGGCCCTTTCTGCCTCAATTGCGAATGCTGTATCTGCTAAAGAGTTAAGCATTCTATTTCTAATATCTACAATAGTAATTGTAGAATTATTAACGAATTCACTAGAATAATATTTATTTGCAAATTCAGCTAATTTAGAATATCCTAAACCATCTTCCATTAAAAGTCTTACTTTAAGCAATAATGAAATAATAGGTTTTTCACTAGCATTAAGAAAATAATCATTTCTTTTCATCTCTGTAAATATAGCATCTATAAAGTCTTGGCTTTTATTTTTTACTTCATTAGGATGGATTACAATGAAGTCTTCACTCATTTTCTTAAATGTAAGAGCATTTACTAATTTATCAGGAATATATAACGGGTTAAAATATTCTTTACCATACATATCATTTATCTCTAGTAATTTGCTTTTCATATAAGCTATTGTAGGAATGTGCTTTATCCATACTTTAGTACCGGTTGCCATAAGAGATGCACAGATATTTGAAATAGAAGCTGATATTTCTTTATATTCAAAATAATCTGCACTACAACATTTTTTACTTATTATATCCTGGTTTTCTTCTTCCTTACAATAATTTGATTTATTGCTTTTTATATTAACTTCCTCGAAACTTCTGCAATATCTAGGGTCTGCCATAATGTCTTTTATATCATCACTGATATAGTAAGGCTTCATTTTACTTTCATTAATTTCTTTCTTCTTTTCATAAGAAGGATTATACCCTTTCTTATTTTTCTTAAAACAATTTTTTTCTTTCATGAAAAACATCTCCTTTTTAAAATAAAGTTTTAGTATTATGATAAAATAATTTTTATCATAATAATAGTATATAATTACCCCAAATTTTCAACCCTTAGATAAAGAGGGGGTGGTGTAGATGGGTAAATCTACACCACAGTTTGAGAAAAAAGAGGAGTAATGACTAGAACTTCCAAGTTCAATAATTTAAAACAAAGTTCTACTTATAAGTAGATGATCTATTTATTTTTAATATCCATAGGAGAAGAAGTTTCTATATTCATATCTGTTTTTCTAGGTTCTATGAATTCTTCTTTCTTCTTTTTATTAGTAGTATTTAAATTTGCAGTGTAATCGTTTAATGCTCTTTCTCTACTTACATAAATATTTTTGTTTTCCATTTAATATCATCCTTTCTTATTAAGGAAACATCTAGATAATCCGTGACGACATTTTAATATAGCTTTTAAGGAGGATTCTTACTTTGGATATCATTTTAGCTAAAAAAAGAAAAGCTGCCTACGATGATGCTGAGGTCGCTATAGCGAATATAAAAAAAGACCCTAAACAAGAATATGTATTAGATCTTCAAAAGGCATTAAATTTAATGTTTGATGCTAAATGTATTAGTATTCTATATACTCAAAATACAGATAAATTATTTTTTGGTGTATATGCTATGCCAAAAATTCCTGCTGAACAGGTTATAAATATAATCACTTCCAGTTCTACTTATATTATTAATGAATACTATTTGGAATTAGATTCTAAATTATTCCAAATGGATATTGATCTTAAACCTAGTGAAATCATGGCTATTCTTATTTATGATATTGGTAGAATGGTCAATGATGGAAGTCCTAGTGAAGTTGTTTCTAAAGCAATTGATCGTTATCTTCTTGCTAATAACGATGTATTGAGAATCTCTGACTCCATTAATTATATGGAATTACTTTCTTTCGGATTTAGAGATGCTATTCGAAAATACATTACCCTTGTAAATAAAGATAAAGTCGAAGATAATGAAGTAATGTATGATTATTACGAATCCATCAATTACAAACAGAATCTTTATAATGCTTTTAGAAAATTAGAAGCATGCTTCTATAATTATAACAAAGAAGCGGATAATAAGTTTGTTGTATTGGCATGGGTTCTCCGTTTATATAAAGACGTTCTTCATAATCGAATTCCTGCTATTGAAACTCTTAAACGTTGCAAATTACTCACAGGATCAAAGATAGAAATCCGTGAAATGGATAATGTTATTAAAAGATTGAATAGAATTGATGACGATCAGTTGTTGAAGGAATCTGCAAATGTATTACTGGAAGAAGTAAAAGAAAACATTCTTCCTAATAAATCTAAGAAACCTATTCCTCAGGCATTGGATGATGATCTTGTAAAATTAGAATTAGAACAACAAAATGCATTGTATAATGAACCTGATGCAGTTCCTAATCTTATTGCTAATATCAATTCTAAACTTGCTTTTATTCAAGATTATATTGAAAATAATCAGCTTACCAAATCTGAGTTTAAACAACTGAATGATATGTATAAAGGTCTTACTTTAAAACGTAATCAGCTGTTTAATGGAGATCTTTATGATGAACGATTCAAAAAGTATTCCGTATATTTTGAGTTAGATGATCGATAAGATTAAGGAGAGGATTTATTTCCTCTCCTTATATTTTTATCAATTGAAAATTAAGTTGTATACAATAATTATGAGGTAGTGTATCTTATAAATTATGAAGGCGGATACATTATATTAGAAAATTTTATAAACTATTTATTTTAGAAGGAGAGAGGAAAATGGCTTTCGAATCAGGTTATGGAAATCAGCAATATTCACCGACAGTATATGGTTACAGTTTCTTTAATAAGGAATCTGTAATTGATAAAACTATGATTAGTTTCTCTATGTGGAGAAACCTTCTTAGAATTAGTATTTCTCCTGTAATTGAATCCGAAAATGGAGAAACTCGTTATGATACCAAGAATGGTATCTCTGTTTATCTCACACCTCAAAAAGCAAAGATGTTTGAAAATCTTTTGAGTATGAGTATCAATAAAGAAGAAACAGATACTCTTAAAGGAAACGCTGGTGTAGCTACAGGTACAAATCTTATCACTGTAGAAGATCCTGGTGTTGTTTATGGAAAACCTGAAGCTGGAACAGTTATCAGCATTAAAAAGCTTAATCAGAATGGTCAGATTGAACAAAGCTATTCTTATGAAATCAATAAAGGATATTATAATATCATCATTGGATTCGATCCTAAGACAGCTGGATATACACAAAACTATGATATGTTTAATACTCTTGAATTAGAAATGATTATTCTTCAGCTTAGAAGCTTCTATGAAGCTATGAGCAATGCAAATGCATATTCTAATGTAACTCATCAGTATCAATATTATTCTAAGATTGCTGCTAAACTTGGAGTAGATTTAGAATCTAATTATAATGGTGGGTATAAGAAGAGTTATTTTAGCAATTCTGGAAACTCTGGAATGACAAATACATCTGCTGGAAATTCTGAAACTATTGAAAGTTCTCAGCTTGATTCTATTATGGGTGCTATGCAATAAAATCTCAGGGGGATTTTATATCCCCCTTTATTTTTTTATTGAAATAGGTGGTAGTTATTAAAAAAGGTGAATATACAAAAACTGTATTAGTAGATTTTGATATGCTATTTGATATAGATTTAGCTTGTGTACTTTATCTTAAAGATAACTATGGCAAATCAAAATTTTTTAAAGAAGAATCTATAGAATACTCATTCTACTATTTAAGATATCTAGTACTTACTACGAAAAATAGGAATCCTATATCTGTCTTATTCAAAGATGAATATGTAGATAAGGTAGATGGAATATATAATGAATTGATTTCTACTAAACTAAATGAGGTTTTGAAATATCTTATAAAACCGAATGATATTTTAAAGCTATTGGTAGCAGATTCATTGCATGATGATGTAGCTATTACCGTTAATTGTAAAACAGAAGAAGAAGTTAAATATATAAAATCATTTGAATTTACAAATGATTGGAATACAGTACTAAATGAAATAGATGCTGCAAAATATAATACCTTATTTATACATTACGTAACTGATTTGAGCAAACTAGATAATGTATCTGGCAAAACTATCTATCTATATAATTTTGGATATAATTTTGAAGATGATGAATTACAACATCATCATCCTATAACTATGGTTTTAAGTGAGGTTAATGTAATAAAATATATCTCACCATATGCTGATTTTGAATTTGCAAAATAATCATAAGGAGAGTGCACTTAATGAAACTTGTAAGTAACGTTATTGCTGAAAAACAATTGAGATCTGCTCAATTAAGAGCATTGGAATTATTTGCTAATACTCTTAAGGGAACCTATGGTCCTATGGGTGAATATACAGCTTATTCTTATAGAGATACAAATAAGAATACTAAACTTGTTGTAAGTAATTATACTAAAGATGGGTTTACAGTTCTTAAACATATTGATCTCGATAAACCTATTGAAGATATTTTAAAAGACGATATCCGTACCATTTGTACACAGGTTATCAAATCTATTGGGGATGGTACTACATCTGCTGTAATTATGTCTTACCTTATCTTCAAAGGACTTCTTGAATTACAACAAAAAGGACTTCCTAAACGCAAGATTGTTTCTGTATTTAAAGAAATGATTAAAGAAGGAATCGATATCATTGAAAGTCGTGGTCATGAAGCTACTTTAGAAGATATCTATAATATTGCTTATACTTCTTTAAACGGAAATTCCGAAGTAGCTAATATTATCAAATCCATTTATGAAGAAAGTGGTATGGATGTATTCATCGATGTATCCGCATCCAATACTCCTGAAACCAAAACAAAAACATATAATGGTATGACTTATGAAGAAGGATTTATTGATCCTTGCTTTGCTACTAATGAAAAGACTTCTTCTTGTGATTTAGTGAATCCGAATGTATATGTGTTCGAATCCCCTATTGATACACCTGAAATGGTAAATCTGTTTAGACTTATTGTTCATGCAGAATATCTGGAACCTATTCGCAAGGCAACAGAAAAAGTAAATATGGGTAAAGAAATCAAAGAATCAGATATGCCTGTACCTACTTTGATTATCTGCCCCACAATTTCTCGTGATATGAATAGTTTCTTAGATGAAATTATTACAGCAATGACAAATATGCCTCCTGATAAGAGAGGATATCTTTGTGTAGTAGCAAATATTGATAACGATAATAACTATCTTATGGATATCATGAAGATGACGGGTGCTAAATTCATTAAGAAGTATATCGATCCTAAGAACTATGAAGAAGATAAGAAAAAGGGATTAGCACCTACAGAATTCAATATTAAAACCTTTGCAGGTAAGGCAGAACATGTAACTGTAGATGCTACTTCTACAAAGATTATCAATCCTAAGAACATGTATGATGAAAATGGCAAATATACAGAATTCTTCGAAAACTATTTAGCTAATCTTGAATCTACTCTTGCTAAATATGAGACTACTCGTCAAGAATTAGTTAAGATTGGTCGTTTAAAACGTCGTATCAATATTCTTAAAACAAATATGGTAGATTTATATGTGGGTGGTATTGGTACATCTGATCGTATGCCTCTTTTAGATGCTATTGAAGATGCTGTATTAAACTGCCGTTCTGCAGCTAAAGATGGTGTTTCTAATGGTGCAAACTTTGAAGGTCTTAAAGCCTTTAGTGTTCTTGAAGGAAAGTATAATAAAGAATCTGAAGAAACCCATGAAGTTATTAAAAAAGAAGTTTCTCGTGTATTAAGAGAAGCATATTTAGAACTTTGCAGCCTTATCTATCTCCCTTATTTTGATGAAGATAAAGACAAGGCATTATCTTGTATCTCTGAAAGTCTTCTTGTAAAGAATCTTCCTTTCAATATCATTAGTGAAGAATATGATGGAAAAGTATTAACTTCTGTAAAAACAGAACCTGCTATTCTTGATTCTATCTCTAGAATTATTACCTTGCTTTTCCAGACAAATCAATTCTTAGTACCTGATGCAAGATTCAATATCTATAATATGGATGCAGATACTACATCTACTCCTGTAATTAATACAGATGGAACTACTGCTGTACATATGACAGATATTTAAGAGCTAACCAAAAAATATATCCCTCGATGTCAACAAAAAAATATTAGAGAAGAGCTTAATTGCTCTTCTCTAATACTGTTTCTTATTCTTTAGGCTCACCAAAAATCTTATAGATATCTTTCTTTGGAACAACGAAATAGTTTCTTCCATTAATAGAAACTTCTGTTGTATCAAATCCAAATCCGCCTTTATTAAATTTATCTTTAAATTCTTTTCTAGCAAGATTTACAAAGGCTTCCAATTCAGCAATCCTATCAATATTTGTTTTTGCTTTTTTGTAAGACTCATATCTATCATACAAAAACTCTTTTGATTCAAGAATTGCTTCTTTATCCACTTCAGTATTTTCTAAAATATAAATTAAGAAGCAATCTAAATCCATATAATCTTTATCAAACTCTTCATAAGTCATATCAGGCAATAATTCAAATTTATAATTTTCAAATGTTCTAAAATCTACAGCAGAGAACTTTTTGATATCTACTTCCTTATTACCAGCAATAGAAGTTAATATATCTTTTGCATTTGCTAAATCAAGAACTCTGAAATAAGCAGAGGTTCCTCTAACTTTATTCACAATAAGTTTTATAACTCTTGAATCTACTCTTTTGATCAATTTTTCAGAATCGTATTTGCTGCAACCATAAACATCTTCTGCTATCCCTTTTATGGTAGGAATAGGAACATACCCATTTACAACATACGTTCTAAAAATATCTTTGTCTCCTTTTTTAGATTTTGAAATAACGTATTTGTCTACCATCTTGACTGCCATAAAAATCTAACCTCCTCAAAAAAATAAAATTAATAAAAAGTTGAAGTAAGAATAAAGTTTAAACTCTAATTATTCTTTCAAAATAATAGTATATGATTATAAAATATTTTTTTATAAACATATACACTATTTAATAAAATGATTTTATAATCATTCTATCCAAAATCTCTCTCGTATTAATCCATGGAATGCCAATAAGGAAGAAATTCCTTATTGGTCTTTCACTTAGATTATTTTTTGGAGGAATCATGAATATTTCAATAGAAGATTATATAAAGAATCCTACTGGTGGTAGGGCTAAGATGATTGGAGAAGCCGAATCTGCTAGAATTTTATATACCGAAAAATTTAATCAGATTATGCTTAAAGTAAATGGGAAGATAGACTACTATTTGTTTAAATCAAGTAGAGAAAAATATGTGCTATATATTAAAATGCCTTCAGAAAGTCAAGATAAAGTATTTTATGATGTAGTATTTGAATTCACTTCAAATAGTAATGATAAAACAAATCTTACTAAGATTAACTCTTATGATGTAAAATTCTTTTCAAATGATCCTAACTTTACGTTTACTTATGCTAATGCATTTAAACATAATGATCTTCTTATAAAAGAATTATCTAACAAATTTGATAGAATAGTATTTAAGCAGGCTCCTAGGGTGACAAATCCTAATAAAATTGTAGGATATGCTAAGTCTTTATATTTTGGATACTTACTTTTTAAATTAAGAGGGTTAGAAAATAAGATAATGTGGGTTAATGCAGCACCATATAAACCGGCTCAATTATCTTCTATGATAATGAGTGCTAGCGATAAATTATCCCAATTACAAAATTTAAAAACTTTAACTAAGTCTACTAAATATGGATCTAACTATATTTCTCAGGATGATTACTCTGATACTGGGAAAATTGAGGGAAAAGCCAAGGCATACGTAAACAAAGTTCAAACAGTTAAAAGATATGAAAGAAATAGTGGGTCTAGAAAGAAAAGTTCAAACTATGTTAAAACGGTAAAGAAGCATTATTAGAGTAAAAGCATTTATGTATGTATACTATTAAAATGAGGATAGTAATGGATAATGGTTTATACGTTTTAGATTAAAGGAGAGGGAAGAATGGAGAATTACAAGAATCAGTACGATGATTCTGAGTTTGAAATGACTTATGATGACCAAGCTTACTATTTACCGAGATTGACACTTGACCGTAGTAAATTTGAAAAGGGAGAAACCATTCCTGTAATTTCAATAATTAACCACAATCTTTATAACAAAGGGGAAGAAATTTCTAAGCATGATACTGTACAAACAATGAAAAGTGCAGTATGTATGAATTATGGAGAACCTAAACCTCCTATAGATTCTTGGACGCCTCAATCAGATGCAGATCGAATATTTACTCATATACGAGGAGCTATTATTGCACCTGTACATAAAATATATCGCATGCCTGATAATACCCAAGAAAGTTTAGAGTTTGATTACTTTTCAGTAACTGTACGTAAATCTTTCAATAGCTCTACAAAAGTTAAGAAAGATGGAACTATCTCTATTGGTTTCAGAGATCATTGTGTTCAATATTTAAATTACTTTGAAAAATATTATGACAAAGAACACAAACTTCTAGTTCTTTATGCTAGATTAAAATATATGATCGATGTTCATAAAGAGTATACGTTAGATAACTTATTATCTGATCTTTGGAAGTATTTTATAAATCCTAATGGATCTTCTATGGCTACTTATCTAAATTACTATTTAGATATTATGAACATGGAACAATATACTTTGGATGATCTTGAAAAATATAAGAATAATAGATCTCCTGTATTAGAATATTCTGATTTTCATGCAAAGATTATGCTCAAGATTTCTGTCATGCAGAATATGATCATTCCTATTGTAAGTCACTTTATGAGTAAGAAAAGCTTAAACCAGTTAGAGATTGAAAAGATTTTCTTAAGAGCTTTTGACTTATTATTCCAAATCAATGAAAAGATCTATAATGTAAACATTGCTGCAAAGCTTTATGAAACAGCATTTAGTAATGTAGCAAAAAATGTTACTAGCAATTCTAAATTATGGGAAATGCAACCTATCCGTGCTAGAAACCAAACTAGTCACTCTATGGAAACAGTACAAAAGATTATCTTTAGTATTATTCCTAAATATACTTATGATAAGAATATAATTCATTTTAATTACAACTCTATCAATAGAGAAATCAAATATCAGGTTACTGATATAGCTTATGAATTTGGTTTTATTCCGTTATCATCATCTAGTAGAGATGAAGACAACAACTCAGAATGTGATAAATTCGAAGCACATGCAGCTAAATTAAATGAAGCTACTCTTATACAAACTCAAGTAAATTGTCAAACCACTATGGATCGTATTGAAATGAAGTATGGTCCTTTTGATGATCGTGAAATAGAATTCTATAGAAAACAATTACAAAATAAAGAGGGTAAATTAATTGTAAATAGTTTACAGAAGAATCTTATAGTATACTTATTTGCTAAAGAGTTTGATGATCCTCAATCAATTAAGATTATGAATGCTAGACAGTATATCATTCTTATTATTGCTGCTAGACGTTTATTAGAATCTTATAAATTATTCCAGCTTCCTTACATCATTGGAGGTAAGGTTGTTCGAGTAGTAACTAGAAAGAATATCAATAAAAAGGAATTGCAGAAGATTCAATCTTCTAAATATTATCCTTTGATTCATGAAAAGTATAACAATCCTAAAATTGAACACGATGTAATTCTTATGCTTATTGCTCAGGTATTATCATCTGAATTCCAAACCATTGATTATTATCATCCTGAAAATAATGGGAAACCTATTAATGTAATCCCTGATATAGTTTCAGATGAAATTTGTAGATTTGTAATGTTGATTTAGAAGATATATTATAGAAATGAGGTGAACAGCAGATGTCTAATAACTTACAGTTTTCAGATAAACTTAGGGAACAGCTTCATTTGCTGTTCCCTGATTCTAAAGATGCTTCTGGTAAAAGAGAAGTAGCTATAAATTGTCCTTTATGTATAAAAGAAGGACTCATAGATAAAGGCCATCATATGTATATATCTTTAGGGCTTGATGGTAAACCTCCTATGTATAATTGTTTTAGAAATATCAATCATAGAGGTGTATTAACAAAAGAAGCTCTAGAGATGCTTTCTGGAAGAAGCGATATATCAGATGAAACTATTTCGGTTGAACTCGAAAAACACAATAAGAAAGCTTCTAATTTAAGCAGGTACCGTTTAAATAAGGATAATAAATTATTTTTAAACACACCTAAATCTAATAAAAACACATTAAATGATTTTAAATTGAAATATATCAACGATAGGTTAGGATTGAATCTAACTTATCAAGATTTAGTAGATAATAAGATCATACTTAGTATCTATGATTTTTTTAGGTATAATAAAATAACTACTTTTACAAGATCTAAAAATATACTAGATCTATTAGATAAATTTTTTATAGGATTTCTAAATAATACAAATACAGCTATTGTATTTAGGAATCTTATGAATAAGGAAGCAAGATCTAAAGTCCATAAATCTTTAGATACAAGATATGTAAAATATTCTATTATAGATACTTCTGTGATAGGATATTATATAATTCCTACAAAATGTGATATTTATAAACACATAGATATTCATATAGCAGAAGGTACTTTTGATATCCTATCTGTATTTTATAATCTTAGAAACAAGAATACTATAAATAATATATATTCCTCTATAGGAGGAAATACTTATATAAGTCTAATCAAATATTTCTTATGTACTATTGGTTTGGTTGATGTAACCTTCCATATTTATATAGATAATGATATAGATAATTTTGTATTAAAAAACATAAAAAAGAAATTGACTCCGATAGGAATCAATGCGTATATTCATATGAATATCTTTGAAGGAGAGAAAGATTTTGGTGTATCTCCTGATAAGATAAAAGAGTATGTATATAAATTATGCTAAAAGAGGAGAGATTATATGAAAGAGTTTGATCAGTATATTGATGAGCATGATTTTATTAGCATGAAATATAATTACAAATCTGGAATGAAATATTCAGATATTAAAGAAAATGAATTACAACTTAAAAGTTCTGACTTTGATCTTAACAGAACTGCAAGTAATAATACAAAGTCTATTGCTTTGATCCATTTTAATAGAAGTATTTTTACAAACTACAAATTTAAAATATTTACTGGTGTATTACAGACAATGCTGAAGGAAGATGAATTGTATGCGTATATTTTCTTCAAAATCAAATCAAAAGACAACAGAATCCTTTCTGCCAATATTTTTAGATCTTATAACATTGATCGGGCAAACTTATTGTATCTATCGACTATTAAATATACTTATGAAAAAATCACACTAGCAAAAGTAACTCTTGGAGAAAATAATACATTCTTAGCTAAATTTGATAATTTGGATAAAGAAATAAATGCAAAACCTATATATCTATTAGATTATATCTATCCTACATCTAGTGGAATGGAATCTATTAAAGATCTTGTGGATCACGCTAAAGAAGATCCCTATACTTATAATACCAATATGAGTATCTTAAATCTATTATCGGATATTTTTATCCAGATAGGATGCGATCCTAATAGAGATTTAAAGAAAGAAATTAAAAATATAAATGATATTGCATATGGGAAGAAGAAAGAAGAACCCAAAACTCAGGAAGAACCTAAAAATACTAATGCTTTAAACATAGAATATGATCCTACAGTAGATTATAGAAATTTATCTACATCTAATAAGCCTAAAGAGATCAAAGGTCATCCTGGTTTTACCGTGTACAATTAAACCCAACATATCATATAATTATTATACCTACTTTATAAATTATACAATTCTCTATTTTAGACGGAGTAGTAGGATAAGGACTTGATGTCCTTATCCTCTCTCTTTTGTTAATACGTCACTACAAATATAAAACAGTGGCTCCAGTTCTTTTTTTTTTGTTAAAAAAGAACAAAATTCATAATAGTATAGAAAATATATTTTCTTTATTTATTATCTAGAGGAGGTTATATTATATAAATAGAGAAGAAAATATTAGAAAAATAAAAAGAGGTATTTTAATGGTTTTAGGTTATTATATATTAAAAAAGAAAAGGCACTTCTCTATATTTCCTATACTACTACATAATAGTTTATGATTTAAAATTTTACTAACAATATTTTAATTTATTAGAGAACCATTTACTGATTTAAAGATTATTTTCTTTAAAGGATATGGAGGTATTTCTATAATGGATTTTGATTTAAGCAGAACTTCAAAATATCCTGAGAATATCAACACCGATGAATATCGTGAGAAAAAAGAATATATCGCTGAATTAACTTCTGCTGCTTTGTATGGAATAACAAGCAGAGCTAAAAATCTAATAAAAGAAAAATCTGAAAATTCAGGAATAGTAGATACTGTAAAGACAAAAGCAAAGCTATATAAACTATATGACAAATATACAAAAGATTGTAATAAACTAATCAATAGCAACAAAACCCTTCGTGAGATAAAAGAAGAGTCTAAATTCGTTATTGAACTATATATAAGCAATATTTCTGAAATGATCTAATCCAATCCAGAATCCTTTGATTAGGATTCTGGACATTTTAATCTCACATAAGATCACATCTTAGTAATTAAGCCATTAACATAATTGGAGGTTAAAATTATAATGGGTGGTTTTACTAATACAAATTACAGAAAAACCTCTGAGAGTCTTGTACAAGGGTTACAAAACCGTTTACAAAATAATCCTTATTATTTATTTATAGATAAGAAACCTACAGTGGTTACTTATTGGAATATAAATGATAAACACTCCACCCTAGATCAGGGTGATAAAGAAGTATATCATCAAACTGGTGAAAATACTCCCTTAAGATATAATAAAATAAATAATTTTCAGATCTATGGAATCGAACGTATAATGGTAGATATTCAACGTGGTGAATATGGTCCTGAATCTCCTATAGAAGGGGAAGCTATTATTCTCCCTAATACTATTATACCTTGCCCTGATGATTATTTTATGATCACATATCTTAAAGATAATACTCTCTTGTTTAGGGTAAATTCTGCAACTCCTGATACATTAGAATCAGGGGCTAACTTTTATAAAATAAAATATAATGCAGAAACATCTAGTGAGTTATCTAAAGGGTTTTTAGATAACAAACTTCTTGTAAATGAATTTGATTATAGGCCTGGTAATATAGGAACCAATCTATCTACGTTAATAGTAACTTCTGATGCAGCATTATTAGATAGAATACAAAGTCTATATAATATGCTGAAATCTTTCTATTTAGAATTGTTCTATAAAGGGAATATCCAAACCTTTATTTATGGATATCTCGGGATGTTTATCTATGATCCTTACCTGATAGAGTTCATTATTAGAACTGGAATCTTCTCTGAAGAAGGAAACAATTATCTTTATATATCCCAAGCAGTACATAAACCTGATACATTCTCTATAGAATATTCTAGAAGTATATTTAAAGATGTAGAAGATGTAAATCCTAAAATGCATTTGAATAGTTGCTATCCTGTGCCTGTTCATGATCCCAATAGTTTATTAGTAGATAGAATGGAAGATTATTGGGAATTATCTATCAATATAAGAAACAAGTGTAATGAACCTATAAATTGGTTAGACATGGACTTATTTGATAGAATTGAAAAGAATCTTCCTTATGAAGATGATAAAAAGAATTTCTACAAAAATATTATTATCAAATTTATGAATAAAACTTCAGATACATTTGATCTTAATATAGAAGATATAGAAAGTGCAGAAGAGATGGATTACTATTTCTGCAAAGATCTATATTATGAAATTCCTTTATTACTATACGCTTTAAGAGGATATATGACTGGATTACAATCTGGAGGTACTCAAGATTCTAATCCTGACTACCAAAAATATGTAACAAGTACATCTTGTACTAAATCATATATTGAAGGTAATTAAATAATATTATTTACAACAATATAATGGATAATTTTTCATTATAGGAGGAATATTATGTCTGCAGCTGTTGATGAATGTCTGATTGAAGATATTAAACGAGATCTTCTTGAAGACATGATGATTGGCGATAATGATATCGCAGAAGAAACTTTAGATAAAATGATGGGCTGGAATGAAGAAACTCAAGAATATGATTCTGAAGATGGAGTATTATTCCCGCAACCTATTACAGAAATAGAATAAGAGAGGTATATAAAAATGAGCTTTGAACATTTGAATCCTGATATTATGGTAGAAGGAAAATTTGATGAAGATCTTCATGAAGATATTCTGATGGAAACAGTAGATCAGATGATCGACGAAGATGAAGAAGTAGATAAAGAAATTCTTCAGGGCCGTGGAGACGGAGAACTCGTAGATATCATCGATGATGAAGATGACGACGATGATAACGAAGAAGATGATGACGATGACGAAGGCTACGATGATGATGAAGATGACGACGACGAAGAATATGATGAAGACTATGATGATGACGAAGACGACGAAGATGATGATGAAGACGAAAAATGTGAAAAATGTGGTAAGAATCCTTGCGTCTGCGATGATGACGATGAAGATGATTATGACGAAGAAGACGAATATGATGACGATGATGATGAAGAGGAATATAAAGACTAATTATTAGGAGGAAATAAAACAATGAAAAAATTAGTAAATGTGTACTGTGATAAAGCTTTTTCTATTAATGGGGTAGTATTTTCTGGTGTTTGCCGAAATATTATTCTTAGAGATGAAGACATTGCTATTTGCTTAGAATTTAAAGCAAAAGTAGATGAACTTCTCGAAGGTGGTAAAGTTGTAAGCCTTGGTTTTGATAACTTCCGTAGTGGAAACGGCCCTTCTAAGATTCCTAATATCAATGAAAAATTGGCTATTACAGAATCTTATAAGAAACCTGAAGTAGAAACCATTACTGGTGATCAATTCAAAAAAGATACCGAAAAGAAAGATAAAGCAAAAGAAACTCCTGTAATTGAAGATCATCGTAAAGAAGTTGTTGCAAGTCATGAAGAAGAATCTGAAACTAAAGAAGAAAATACTTCTTTAAGTGGTTCTTTAGTAGTTGAAAATAAAGACAGTGCTCCTAAGAAAGATGCAAGATCTTATTATAAGAAATAAAAAAATAAGAGTAGATCTTTTATGGTCTACTCTTAAATTCATTATCAACTCACTATGGGTTAAAACATACATATAAATTTAGTAATTTTTTTAAAGTGGGTGAAATTAAAATTGGATATGAATATCGTTGGAGCTCTTATCTGTGAAGAAACAAGATCTAACGTAGAATTTAAGATTAAGAGTGAAAATAAAAACGGTTTCATCATCGCTGAAGGTATTCTTCAAGAAGGCGATGAAATTAATAGAAATAGACGTTATTATCCTACAGAAGAATTATCACGTTGCATTACCTCTCCTAGAACTAAAGAATTAGTTGAAACAGGTAACCTTAAAGGTGAAGCTGGTCACCCTTCTGATGCATCTTTAGCTCGCCAAAGTAAAATTGATCCTACTTTGGAACAGGTTTGGTATACTAAACTTTGGATGGATGGTAATTTCGTTAAAGCACATTTCCGTGGTACGAATAATGAATTAGGTAAATCTTTTAATGCTGATTTAAAAGATGGACAACTTCCTTCTTTCTCTCTTCGTGCTGTTGGTTCTCTTGTAAATGAAAATGGTAGAATGACTGTAAAGGGAATGCAGATGATCACTTATGACCGTGTATATTTCCCCTCACATTCTAAAGCATACACAACCAGTATTGTAACTACAGAATCTGTTGGATTTGGTGCTCATAATTATTATAAAATAAATCCTTCATCTGAATTATATCGTAAGAGTAATGAAATCAATACAATTGCTAAGTTTGGTAACTTGGCAGAATCTACAGAACTTATTGTTCCTATTAATCAAGAACAGATTAAGAGTTTCTTAATTTCTGAGTCTAGTAATGTAAAGAATGTACTTGAAACATTTGATGTAGATCATAAGAAATTTAAATTAAATGAAGATGGTACTACAGTAACCATGGGTCTTAAGAATGGTGATAAAGTAATTTTATCATTAGAAGAAGCAATTCAAAATGAAGTTATGTTTGGAGTTTCCAATTATTTCTAAATAAATTTTAGAGTATACCTTTAGGGGTATACTCTATTATTTTTTGATACAATCTATATATTTCTGTAACAATTAAATAATATAAAAAGGAGAGATCTCGATTATGAACAAGTCTAGTTTTTGTATAGCTATTGAAGGTACCGATGGAAGTGGTAAAACTACATTAGCTAATGATATCAGCAAATATATCAATTTAAATAGTGAAGAATTTAATGATTATCATGCTTTTACTATCTCTTTTCCTTTCCATGGTTCAGAAATGTATCATACAATCAGGGAGTTATTACTTCCTGGGAAAAATGTCCCCACAGACATTTTGCAGACTTTGATGATATTAAATATGAAAGATGAGTTTGATAATTTCTTAAATGACTTATTAGAGAAAGAAAAAACTATCATTATTTTAGATAGATGGCTATTATCTACTATTGCTTATAATATTAAAGATAATGGTACTATTTTAGATTCTGCTTTAAGATTTATATCTAAATATAAAAAAGAAACAGATGATATTGTTTATACTAATAGAACAGGTACTTCTCTTAATTTAGATATCTCCGAGTTCTCTAGAATGTATTGTGGTTTAGATCATATTCCTGACTATGTATATATTTTAGATATAGGAGAAGATAGGTTAAAGAAACATTGCGAAGCTAGAATTAAAGATGGAGAAACAATAGAATCTAATGATCTAGTATTTTCTAAAACTGCAAAAATTTATAAAGATATATCTGATGTATTGACTGGATCTAAAGAAACATTTAGAAGAGATCTTATCATTAGTGGGTATTTAAATAATGATCCTCATGATGAAATAAGTCTAACTCTAGATGAATCTGAAGTAAAGGTATTATCAGATCTTTCTAATTATATGAATCCTATAGACGACGAAACTTTGTATGAAAACCTTAAACAGTATATGTTAAAAGATATAAAAGATAAAATATTTTAATTTAGAGGAAATATAAAATGAAAAGCTTCATATCAGATCTAAAGATACAAAAAGATTTAGCAAATGTAATAATATTTCATTTAATACGTAAATGGAGATTACAAGTTGCCTTTTCAATCATTGCATTAGGTATATTTATAATGGGATTAATTACTCCATTTATAGTTAATTATTATTTCTTCCTGAGAGACATAGATCCTATTTCGAATAAAGAAGTAGTAGAGCTTATATTATTATACCTTGTAATAATATTATCATCTTTCTTATATTATAGAGTATTAAAATCCAGTAATGGAAAAGATAACCTAATCAATGAAATTAGATATTTTGTATATACTTGGAAATATGGTAAATTGTTATATATAAAGACCATAAATAGTTGTGAATATGAAAATATTATGAAATATTCTAAAACTATGATATTGAATACAGAAACTGGAGATACCTCCGTTATCGCTTTATCAGATAAAAAATATGAATATTTCATGAACAAAGTAATTAGAGCCACTCTCTATAATATTTTTAATATCTATCTTGATTTTAAAATAAAAAATAAATGTTTTACTCCTTTCCCCTTTTTAAATAAAAATCTTGTACTGAATCCTAATGCCTTATCTAAATTGATGGATACTAAAAAATTAGAATACTTATATTCATATTTGGTATTTGAAAAAGGAAAGAATTGTGCAGATTGTTATGTTTATAATACTCTTTATAATAAGATCTTTAAAGAAGTATTAAAATATATACAGAGTGATAAAAAAATAGAAACATCTTATAAAGAAGAAGATGTGGCTGCTCTTGTAGATACTACATTAGGACATTGGTGTGAAATGCTTTTTGATATGAAACTAAAATATTCTCTTCCTAAATAAAAAAAAAGAGTATAGGAGATTTCTCCTATACTCTAATCTTTATGAAAAGTTTGTAGGAACTCTATTTACAGGAAAGATACCGAATTCATCATTTGAATAATCTTCATAATCAGAAAGTCTTTCTACACTCATGGTTATTACATCATCTTCCTTGTCTATACTAAGCCATATACTTATTTTTCCATATAGCCCCATGCATTTAATCATTTCATAAATACTACTTACAAACCAAATACCATTTTCATCTTTTGCTAATATGGTATACTTTTCTTTTCTATTCCCTTTTATCGGATAATACTCTATGATCACCATAGGAGCATCTTTTAATAATCTAACTATTTCTTTTTTCTCTTCATCGCTTCTTCCAGGCATCATTCCTAATATAGTATACAATGCCAAAGAATCTGTATCCTCCATCTTATACATATTTCTATATTTTGCATCTTTTAAACATTTTTTAGTATGAGGAGAATTTAATACAATATTATACGTAAAGGGTCCTAGATTTGTAAATATTTCCTCTTCTCTATTTACCATAAAATTGATTGCATTAAAATGATTGCTCAACTCTATATCTAATTTATAATTATGATCAGTGTTTATTCTATTGTAATCAATATACTGGTTAATATGAGATAACTCATGAAGGATTACTAAATTTATCATTCCTTTGTAATCTTCTAATGTGGTATATCCAAGTGTTTCTCCTTTATATATGATTCTATCTATATTGATTGTAATGATACCATTATTTACTCTTCCAAAATCAGTTGATTTAGAATATGTTTCATATACTAATTGTATAGCTCGTATTCTATTTATTCTAGTATTGAAATATTTGAATGCTTCTTGAGCATAGAAACACAAATCCGAATAACTAACTTTTTCCATATATTTGCCTCCTTAAATGCTTAATTATTCATAACTATAATATATCACTGAACTAGAATTTATTTGTCTCGACATTTACTTAAAAAATATCTTTAGTATCATAAGGAGGCTTAAAATGCCTAATGATATAAATATGGTTGAACAGCAAATACCTGTTCATTATCATAGATCTACAACTAATAAAACTTTTATAGAAATGAGTAACTACTTAAAAGCTATTGGGGTTAAGAATAATAGATTTATGCTAGCCTTATTAGATCCTGATTTGGCTAATATAGATCCTCATGACCCTAATTTAAGTACTACTTATAAGATGAAAGTTTTGATGGAAGTTAGAAATAACTTCTGGTATTATCTTAGAGAAGTGGTTAGAGTACCAACTTCTGGTGAACCTTCTAAGTTCTTATTAAATCGTGGTAATATGGCATTCTTATATATGGCAATCATGAATTTTGATTGCCTGTTATTACAGCCACGTCAGACAGGTAAGACCATTGGTGCTGCTTGTCTATATACTTATATCTATAATTTTAGAACTCAAAATACTCAGATTTCTCTTTTGAACAAGGAAGCAAAAGACTCTCGTCTTAACCTTTCTCGTATTAGAGCTATTCGAGATTTACTTCCTGAATATCTTAGATTTGATGCTAAGTTTACAATGGATGGTAATAGAAAGAAGCAAGTGCAGAATACTCAGATTTATATGGAAAATGCTATAAATCATAATAATATCAAAACTTATGCTAAAGCTAGAAATGAACTAGCTGCAGCTAACTTGCTTCGTGGTCAAACATTCCCTTTACTCTGGGCCGACGAATTTGCATTTATTCCCTTTATGAAAACTATCTACGGGAACATGCGTCCTGCTATGAGTAAGGCTATCGAAATAGCCAAACAAAACTTAGTACCTTATGGTGTATTATATACAACAACACCTGGTTTCTTAACTAATGATGAAGGAAAATATGCTTATGCTGTTTTAAATAATTCAAGCAAATTTTCTGAAATGTGGTATGATCTAACATATCAACAAGTTTCTGATATTGTAGATTCTAATAAACTTTCTAGTTTTGTTCATATCCAATTTAACTATCAACAACTTGGTTATGATGAAAAGTGGTTTGAAAAACAATGTAGAGATTTGGAATGGGATTGGACTCTTATTCGTCGAGAAATTCTTCTTGAATGGTCTGATGAATCAGAAAACAACCCGTTTACTAAAGACGAGTTAGATGGAATTCGTAAATACTGTAGAGATCCTAAGAAGACAATTCTTATCTTTGGGAAATATCAATTTAATATTTATGAAGAAATTCCTCTAAAATCAAACCTAGTTCCTAAATATCCACCTATTATTGGTGTCGACCCATCTGGTGGTGTATCTAAGGATAGTTCTTGTATTACTTGTGTAGATTCTAAAACTACAAAAGTATTTGCTGATTTAAAATGTAATACAATCTCTAATATAGAATTAGCAAGAGTAGTTCAATACTTGGTTACTAATATGATGCCTAACGCTATAGTCAACGTAGAAAGAAATGGTGTAAATAAGCACAGTATAAAGAGTAATCTTTATATTCCAACAGAGTTAATTGCTTAGAAAAGGCTGTTAAGAGTTGCAATACCACAACGCAATCAGTGATGATAATCGTGATGGTTTAAAAAGTTTGCAAATGGCCTAGTTTAGCAGCGAAATATCTATTAAATAGATATACGTCCAACGATCATCTCCTGGCGGGAGGGTAGAACCACAAGCCTATGGTGGAAGAAAAATACTGGCCCTATATTGAGATAGGGACGACATATGATCTCGTCACTCCTTGTAATGAGGGTGGAATGGAATTGACCATCTAATATCGAGTTGCGTCGATATTAAAAGACAACGGTTATGGATTATCAGTAATTGGTAAATTATTAGAAACCCAAGTTAAGCGTAATCTATATTATGAAATCAAAGATAGAGTTCTTGAAGAAACTACAGATGGTAATAGAATTATTAGAAATAAACGTAAGACAAAGGTATATGGTCTTACATCAACAAATATAGTTCGTGATCATCTTATAGAAATTCTTAGAGAACGAGTAAACTATCATAAAGATAAATTTATATCTCCTTCTATATATCAAGAAATGAGAGGATTGGAAGTAAAGCGTAATGGTAAAGTAGAACACTCTGATACTACACACGATGACCAAATATTCTCATATCTTGTAGCATTATACGTTTGGTATGAAGGAAAGAATTTAAAAGAGAACTTCGGAATTATAAAATCCAGTATTAAAACTGAAGATGATATTGATGAAGTTCTTGATATGGGTATAGATGAATATACTACAGATATTACTCAAGAAATAGAATACATCAATGAACCTGATGAAAATAAAGGTAAAGATGATATCAGGACTCAAATGGTTGATATGAAAAAAGCAGGAGATTTATTATTTGGGGATTATATTACTAAACAAAGAAAACAAGAAACCCAAATGCTTAAAGAAATACTAAATGATCCTGTTGTAAGAGAAGCATATGCTAGAAAATATAATATCAACCCTGACGATGTAGAAATATCTGATGGTACTACTATTGGTAATGAACAAGGGTTACCTCCTTCATTATTCATAGACTTTAATAACCCAGAAGAAGAAATGAGTTCTACTTCTGTTTACAATAGTTTAGACCATGGAGATATGTATTATCAAAATCATAGAGAAGATAATGGTTTACAATAAGTACTTCCCTTACCGTTTTATGCGGTAAGGGAAATTTAAAAGTTAGAATAAAGTTTACAAGTATATAAGATATTACTGCTATTTTACTTACTAAATGAGGTGTTTATATGCTGGATTTTATTACCAATAATCAAGAATATGAATTACAATCAGATAATCAACTTGCTAGTATCCTTATTCAATTTGATAGCGATTATGCTATGAATATTGTAGAAGATACATTGACGGCAATGTTTAATAGATTTGATACGGTTCCCAAACCCAATACAATTAAAGCATTCAAGACTATCTTTAAGCAGTTATATAATGCTTATCCTTATGATCAAGATCAAATTTCTGCTAAGGAACAAGAAACATATCTTAATATTATTGATGCGGTTTCTAAAAAGTATGATTTCCAATTTATTAGAAATGATGAAACCACAGATTTCTATCCTATTGCAGACTTTGTATATGATTTCTATGTAGCTAAGTTTAATCAGTATATTGTAAACTTCTTTACTAGATTCATATATGAAGAAAGAGAAAATATTTACTCTGCTTTAAATATGGAAAATCTTAAATACAACAAAGATGCTAGTTCTAATTACAATAAACTCATCTTTAGTAAAGATCCTGCATTGATTACAGTAGCTGCTAATCTTCCTTTGGTATTATCTTTTATTAAAGATATGGAAGTCCCCGATTCTACTGTATATGGATATGCTTATGGGATGACAAATCAAGAAGTTATTAATCTCTTTAATAAGAATATCATAAACAACGTAAGCTTGTTTAGAAGATATAATTCTCTTATTAATAATGAAGTATTAAGAGCAGACATCATCACTCATGTTCGTTTAAAATTACAACAGGATTATGTACAAGCTTTAGATCCTAGAGTAATTGAAATGATGAATAAATAAGGGAATAGGAGATATATAATGGAAGAGAAAAAAGATATGTCTGAAATGACTATAGAGGAAGCTAATAAAGAAATAGATTCCATTGTAAAAGATCTTGAAGATGAATTGGAAGTAAGTATTAAAGAAGAAACAAAAGTTATTGAAGAGAATTTCAATATTACTGATTCTATGTTTTTTAAACACAGTAAACTTGATACTAAACTTGTAAAAGTATTAGTAGATATTTATTATATGACAGATTTGAATGCTAGAGATAGAGCTATGGAACTCCTTGTTCAAGAATCTGATCATTATGATGAAGAATCTAAAAAGATTGTTCATAAAGTAAATAAAGCATATCATATTGCAAACTTTGAAGATGATTCTTTCGTAGAATTATACAATCATGTTTTAACTTCTAACTTGTTGAAAGTATATAATAATGAAGTTAGACTTAGAAGAGCCTTTGAAGATTTGTATCTTGCAAAAGAAAGATCTGGATTATATTTCAATGCTTTCCTTCCTGATTTGATTAAAGCAGTATTGGTTCATTTTGGGTTCAAATTCAAAAATGGGGATGAAAAGAAATATAACTATGCAGCTCTTTTTACAATAGCTCTTTCTAAATTAGCTAGAAAATTATCTCCTTATGATGCAGTAAGTAATTATATGATTATGCTTACTATGAAGAATATATCTAATTGGTCTTTCATGACTTCTGAACAATTGAATAAATATCCTAAGGCTACAGAACAGATTAAGGGATTCTTTAAATTCTTATTCCTAATCTATACCTCTGTAGAAATTTCTGCTAAGAAAAAAGAAAATGTAGATAATCCTACTTTAACAGCACTAAAAGATATTTTTAAAACTACTGATGAAGAATAATTCTTAGGGTAAGGGCTTAATGGCTCTTACCCATATTATTTTTACATCTTTATAATATGGATGATTTTATAAAGGAGGCATAAAAAGCTATGTCGGAATGTAAATCCTGCAATTCTGGTAAGTATTATCTTGAAGAACACGATAGTACATGCTATGATTGTTCTAGTGTAAATAATGTTTTCACCCCGACTCCGGCATATAATGGCGGAGTTGTTGGTGGCCGCTGTTATTCTGATTATACAAGTACTAAAAATTCTAATATAACTCCTGGTTTAATGAGTGGATTATATAGACCTAATGGACCTTTAAATCTTTCTTGTAATTGCTGTTCAAATTCTATGGTTACAGGAGTTAAAGTTTCTCAAAAAACTATTATCACTATTACCGTACAATATACAGATCCTGAAAAGAATACTTCTATTGATTTAGAAGCTGGAAAAATGTATATCTTTGATTATATTGAAGATGGAAAACTCTTACGAGTATCTGGTAGATTATCTGATATCTATAAAACTTATGATTGCAATAATAATGTTTTATTTAAATTGAAAGTAGATTGCTCTGCTAATTATGTAACAAAAACAGCTGTATTTAAAACAGATCAGATTCGTGGAGTAACTGAATACTCTGTATATGCAGATCAAGATCCTACTATCGATAATAGTATTCATAGATATGGTACAACTACTGCAGAAGTTATCAAGAATGCTATTATTAAGAATGCTATTGCTGATAAGAATGGTAATATCTTAGAAGGTACTATTGTTTCTGGTGAAGTTACTGGTCATACATTAGATGGACTTGCTCAAGGAAAAAATAATATTGGTATGGAACTTACTGTCATTAATGGTGACACTATTAATGGTGCTATTATTGAAGGTAAGATTCTTAATGCTAATCTTAGAGCTGGATCTGTTGATGGTAAAACAGATGAAAAGACTGGTATTGTATCTGATGCTACTATTACTGGAACCATCACCAATGTAATTGCTATTAATACGATCATTAAAGGTGGTAGAACAGAAAAAGGTACTATCATCAATCCTGTATTAAAAGACTCTGTTGTATATGGTGCTACTGTTACTGGAGATAATATGATTACAACTGGTGGTATTACAGTTGGAGATATAACTGTTGGTGGTACGGCTGTAGGTGGAAAAGCTACTGGTGGTACAGCTACTGGATGTATTGATGGTAAATCTTATACTATTGAAGATGGAACTACAACAGGAAAGATTACTACAACAGGTGGTACTTTAGTTGGCGGTACTATTATTGGTGGAACTAAAGTTGGTCGTACTATTGTAAATGCTGTTATCCAAGGTGGGGTTTATACCAATGGTACAACTACTGGTGGAGATACCAAAGATGGTACTATTATTGCAGGCAGATCGGATGTAACTCCTATTGGAAGAAATGTTGGTAGAGGAAATACAAATAAACCTAAAGTTATTAGACAATTTGATGTTCCTGTAGAAGGACATGAAAATCAATGCCCTGGATGCCTTGATGATAATGTATTATTTAAGAATGGGCTTATTTTGTATGCCGATAAGCATTTCAATAGTTTTGGTACTAATATGAGTGAAAATTGGGAAGAAAAAGCTGGAGTAACTCACGAATAATATATTCTCATCCTAAGGGGTTAAAACTCCTTAGGATGACTTATTTATAATGAGAGTTGTGTATAGTAATTATTTTAAGGGAGAGGTATGCTACATGCAAACGTTTATTAACGATAACCAGCTTTTTTCTTTTTTGCTATCTAAAGGAATTAATTACAAATTATACCATTATGATGCTTCGAAAGATCCCAATGATTCAGTTCAACCTCCTAAACAAAAGTTTATGGAATATTTTAATAATACTTTTTTCTGGGAAAAGATATTAAAAGATCGAATGAGTTCTGTAATCCATTACATCTCATTCTTTAAAAAAGATAAACTTTCTTATAATATCTTATCAGCATTTCATGATGGTGAAGATATCTTTTTGTTCAATAAACTATTAAAGATAGTTTATGACAATGCAGCTAAACTGAAATATGATGATGTATTAGAACGTATTATCATAAATACAATCTATGATAATAATATAGATACTTTCAATAGTGTTGTAAAGTTTATAAAGGATAACGACAAAATATCTGAATTATTAAAAAATGAAGATGTAAAAGGATCCTTATTAAACGAAGCAGCAAAGAATGATAATTCTGAATTTGTAGAATTCTTTTTAAACAATGGTGTATCTGGAGATTCATATGATAATATGGCTTTATCAAGTGCTATCAAACATGGAAATTATAAAGTAGCCAAATTATTAATGGAACATGGTGCTGATATTAATAAGAGATCTAAGTTGAACTTTATGCTTATCGATAGAAATGATAAAAATGCCTCAGATGAAAATGCATTAAATAATGATGAATATAGATTATATCTTCTTGAATCTTTAAATAAAGAGGGTGAAGAATAATGGCAGAACCTATGCCGTATTTTTGTAAAAAAGAGGGAGATTCTATTATTTTCTCTGCTAAGGATAGAGAAATGATAGCTTATGTTCCTGAAAAGTATTTTGATAGAAACCTTGCTGAACAAGAAGGGGATTTCATAAATATAATGGGAATGTTTAACTATACCATTCAATCTATAGATGGTAAGATGAATGATGGATTAAAATTATTTAAATTCCCCAGCATGTTTGCTACTAGACCTTATGCTATTGAAAAGGTTAAGCAACTTCAATTAACCAAGAATTCTGTTAAAGAAGATTATAGATTGTTTAAATACAGAGAAGGAGATCAGATCATAGTATCTACAAAGTTAGTTAAGTTTGTTGGTAACTGTGAAAAGATGCTGAATCTCTGTTTCATCCTTGGGTATATTATCAATACAATCCCGTATGAGGAAATACAGGATTTTATTATTGATAATATGACTATCAATGGGTTTTCTTATGGAATCAATAACCAAATGTTTGGATTAGCTATATCTGAAGTTTGTAGATCTAAAGACGATGAATCGATTCCTTTTAGATTAGCAAAAACAAATGATATGCATGCATACAAGTCGATGTCTTTGAAGAATGTATCTAAGATTATATCTCCTTATACAGCTTTAATCTCTGAAAACTTTGATGAATCTATACTTCATGCTATGATGAATGACAATCCTAAAGATACCCCATTGGAGCAAATTTTGGTTGGAGAAGAATAGCCAATAAACCAGCTTCAATAACATTATATTAAAATCTGGGATCCTTTTCTTTAAAAAAGAAATGTTGTTCTTGGATTCTATATATATAGAATCACTAATAATAATTTTTAATTAAACCATTTCAAATTATTAGTTTTTCGAAAAATTAATAACTTTCTGTAAAAAAGGAGGAACTAAATATGCCAGCTCCTGGTGTAACCACTATCATTGACGACCAGTCTGAGATTTTGCAATATAGTGATACTGTAAAAGATAGTACTGATCGCCCGATAGCCATGGTTGTAAGTTCTGCTGATAAAGGACCTGAAGAATGGAAGCATAAATTGTTTGGTAGTGATTTTTACGATTATTATGGAAGAACCCCTTCCTATACTCGTCATGGCCAAGCTTTGATTCAAGCTGCAAACTTTATCGATGCTGGTGGTTATGTTACATTCAAACGTATTGTAGCTACCGATTCTACTCTTGCTAACATTGGTGTTGTAGCAGAAGTAAAGAATGAAAAGAAACAAAAGACGAATGACAACGGTCTTCCGTTGTATACGAATCCGACAACAAATCGTCTTACTACAGATGCTAATACAAATGGTATTGCTAATACTCCGGTATTAGAAAACTTTGTTAAGATTACATATCGTTTGAAATCTGTCGCATCTGATGGTAATGATGTTAAGAAATTTGGTAAGATTCTTAAGGGTGACTTCGGCCATAAGAATGAAATCGGTGAAGATGATGAATATGTATTATTCTTAATCGCTGATATGGGTCGTGGTAGCTCTAACAAATCTTTCCGTATTTATACAGATGCTACTGCTTCTCATCCGTTGGATTACGTTCGTTATTTTATCGATATCATTGAAAATGGTAATACTATTGAAACAGTATCGTTTACAATGAATCCTAATATCGTTGAAAAAGATAAGAACATGTCTTTGGACAATGCTATTGCTATGCGTTCGAAACAGGTTCGTGCTATCTTCTTTGATGATGAATTTGAAGCATTTGTAAATAACGTTGGGTATCTCATTGATGATACAGAATCCTTCAAGAATGCTGACGTATTATTTGGTACAGATTTGAATGGTCGGGATTATGCTAATTTGGCAGTAGATATGTCTGATGGTGTAAACCTCTCCAGCCTTATGGGTATTAAACTCCAGAATGGTTCTAATGGTGCATTTGGTGATGCTCCTGTTAAATCTGCTGAATACGAAGCTGAAATGGTTAAAGCATTTGATGGATCTTTTTCGGATGATATCTATGACTTAGATAACAACCGTATTGACTGTATCTTTGATGCTAACTACCCTAAACAAGTTAAACGTGCTATTGAACGTTTGGCCGCTTTCCGTGAAGACTTAGTATACTTCCGTGATATGGGTGTAGGTATTAGTTCTATTGAAGAATTGCGTATTAAGAATCAGGAAAATGCTAAGAGTCGTTATTGTGCAACATATATGAACTCTTATGAAATTTATGAACCTTATACACGTAAACAGATTCCGGTTACAGTAACTTATGACTTGTGCCGTTTATTTGTAAAACACTTCATCAATGGACGTAACCGTCCTTTCTGCGGTCAGAAATATGATATCATCGTTCCGATGGAATCATTTGTTCAAGGTACTTTGAACTTCTCGCCTAAACATACTCCTCATGTAGATCAGTTTAAGGAATTGGATGACCTTCGTATCAATTACCTTTCCTTCTACAATGGTAATATCTTGACGATGAACTCGGAATATACTTCTCAGACAGCTTATACACAGCTTAGCTGGGTTAACAACGTATTGGCTGTTCAGCAGGTTATTAAAGCTATTCGTGAACTTTGTCCTAAGATCCGTTATAGCTTCCTTGATGGTGATGACCTTACGAAGTATAAACGTGACGTTAATGACTTGATCGTTAACCGCTATTCCAATCTGTTCCAGTCGTTCGAAATTCAATACGTATCTAGCTCGCTTTATAATTCTAATAAGATTATTTATGCTAGCTTGTTTGTACGTTTCCGTAATTTCGTTCAAACAGAAATCTTCAAGATTATTGCCTTGAATTCTTAATAGGAGGGTGTAAAATACTATGGCTAAAGAATCAGTAAGTAATATTTTTGACAGTACCCTCAATCCTCGTGATGTAACCAAATATACACTCATGCGTGGGGTTACTGACTTTACAAACCTGGCTCAGTTTGACCTGTATGAAACAGGTTATTCGTTCTTGATTTGTCTCGATATCCCTAAATTCTTGACAGCATTGAGAAGTCGTAACGAACAATATGATACCCTTATTCGTAACTATCGTCATATTCTTGAATATGAATTCCGTGGTGCACAGGGTATTGAAGATATTAGTGCAGAAACAAACCAGTTGACTAATGGTATTACTGATCTTAATATCATTACTCGTACAACTGAACAGGGTGGTACTTCCTTTACGATGAACTATTTCGAACGTTCTGGTTCGTTGATTACCAAAGTAAATGAATTGTATCTCCGTGGTGTTAAAGACCCTCGTACTCAGATCAAACGTTATAATGGTCTTTTGAAGTATCCTGAATATACTGGTAAAGACAACTCTGGTCTTATCAAAGGCTATCAATCGGAAATCTTCCATTTCTTATTGATCGTAACTGATAACTCTGGTTTGAATGTAGAAAAAGCATATATCTTGGCATCTTGCCAACCTAACCTTGCTAATACATCTAACCTTTATAACGTTATGCGTGGGGAAATTCAGTTTGCTGAAATTCCGTTGCAGTTCAATGGTTTCCCGATTCCTGGACGTATCGTTAACCAACGTGCTACAGAATTCCTTGACTTTATTAACAAACACACATGCTTTGATGAAATGGAATTCGGATACAATATCCTTAATAAATCTATTCATCCTGAAGCATCTGCTGAAGTATATGCTGGATCGTCTGATGCAACAGTTGCAGATTCTCCGACATATGATTCTATCGTTAATCTTAAAGCAACTATGTAAAAATAATATCTCTATACTGGTTAATTCCAGTATAGAGATTTTTATTGTTGATTATTTAGTATACTGGATACATTAAGGTAATTGTCTTAAATTGACGTATTTTAGGAGGGAATTTAGTTGGCTGACGATAAAAACAAGACTCCGAAATCAGACGATATGCCTATTTTAAATACTAATTTAAATAAAAAAATTATCGATGATGTGCAGAAAAGCATAGATGATCTTTATAAGAATACATATTTTACCAATAATGATAATACTAAATATATTGACTCCATCAAGAGAAAGATGGATAATGATTTAGAAACTCTTATTGATAAAGCTAAATCTAGCAATGGTGGATTGGATATGTCTGAGCTTTATGCTAAGACATTATTCCAAAATGATACAGATCAAATAAATGAAATACGTAATGTATTAGAAGATGAAACAATGCTTACAGATATCATGGATATCTATTCTCAGAATACTGTAGTACGAGATTTAGATAGAGAAATAGATACTATCTGCAAGTATATGCCTAAACTCGATGAAGCATTAGATATTAAGAAAGATAATATCTTATCTGCTGATCATTTTAATGATGATGCGGTTCGTATTTCTATTGAACGTTTAAGCTCAGATGGTTCTAATAATGGGAAATCTGAAGCTGATGGATCCGATTTAAATTTATTCCAGAAAAAATATAGATTGGATCAATTTAGAGAAAAGCTATATTCAGACACTGCTAAATATGGAGAACAGTTTGTATATATTGTTCCCTATAAATTAGCATTAGATCGTTTATTAAAAAAGACGCCTTCATCCAATTTATTATCAGAAGCATCTATTTGTACTGAAGAAGAAATGAATACAAGGTTTGAACAGATCAATGAAACTCTTCGGTTTAAATATACTGAATATAAAGATGAAGCTGATCTACAAAGTAAACGATTAGAACAAGTCTATGATTTAAATGAAGATACAAATATTCCTAATTCTGCTTTATCTGGTTATGAAGATAAAGGAATTACATATAAAGGTATAGATATAGAAATTAACAAAACTGGAGTCATTCCAAGTATCCTTGCACACGAAAATAATGCTAGACGCATTATAAGAGAAACAGCAACTCTATTTGGGGAGGCCTCGGTTGAATCTGGACTCGGTTATAATAAAACAACCTACCTTTCTAACTCTTTATATTCTAAAAATGCAAATGATAGATTAAAAAGAGCAGTAAAAAATGGAACTTTAGAAGTTCCTACAAGTTTAGCAAATGATGGATTAAAAGATATTAATGAAAAACGAGGTTCTAAAAAAGAATCTGAATTAGAACTTCCTGGTGCAGTATTAGAAATCTTAGAACATGATAAAGTTACTCCTGTATATATTAACAAGAATACATGTCTTGGATATTATTACCTTGAAGTAAATAGTCCTGATGGTTCTGGTGATGAAGCTAATGGTATGACCTTCACTTCAACTTTAGGTGGGCTGCGTCCTAGAAGAACTGCTAGAGAAAATACAAACACTGCTATGAATAACAGTGCTCAAACAAATGAAGTTCTTTTAAAGATTGCAAAAAAGATTTCTCAAAGAATAGATAAGAATTTTATCAATGCTAATCAAGATTTATCTAAAGAAATCTATGCTATTCTTAAATATAATGCAGATAATGGAAATGGTAGTACAGCTAAAATGAGAATTACCTTTATTCCTCCTTCAGATATTATTCATTCTTATTTTGAATTGAATGATAAGAGTCATAGAGGCGTATCTGATTTAGCCAAATCTATCTTCCCTGCTAAATTATTTACTTGCTTATATATCTCAAATACTATTGCTCTTCTTACTAGAGGATATGATAAGAGATTATACCATGTAAAACAGACAGTTGATACCAATATCACTTCTGTATTGCTCAATGTAATCAATCAAATTAAACGTTCTAACTTCAATCTTAGACAGATTGAAAATATGAATAATATCCTTAATGTAACTGGTAGATTTAATGACTTGGTAATTCCTCAAAATGCTAATGGCGAATCTCCTGTTAGCTTTGAAATCATGCCTGGTCAAAACGTAGAAGTAAAAACTGAATTTATGAATATGCTTGAAGAAATGGCAGTAAATCAAACTGGTGTTTCTTTGGAAATGGTAAACAGTAGATATCAAGAATCGACAGCTACTCATCTTACTATGAGTAATGCTAGATTCTTAATCAAAGTATATAGAAGACAGAAGTTATTTGAACCTATTCTATCTGAAATTTATACAAAATTGTATCAATATGAATATGATACAAAAGTAAATGTATCTGTAGAGCTTCCGCTTCCTATTATGCTTAACTTTACAAATACTTCCCAAATTCTTTCTATGTCTCAAGAATTAATCAATAGCATCACTCAAATGAAATTTGGCTCATCTCAAGATGAAACAGCTAAGATGTCATTCTCAGCTATGCTTATGGAATACTATTTCAATTCCTTCTTACCGATGGATAAAATAAATGAAATGGCTGATAAAGCTAAAGTACAATCAGCTTCTGATCAAGTAAAAGGGGCAGAAGAAATGGGTGGAGACATGGGAGGATCTGGAGGTCAACAATATTAATTTAACAAATCCACTTAACTAATTAATAATGATAAATAGAGTGTTTGCCTAAACGAATTTTTGTAAAAAAAATATAAGAAGTAGTACATCTATAAAAATTGTAACGCACCATTTCATCCGTCAATTTGTAATACTTATATAAAGCAGACACTCTGTTTGTCATATTCATATTGCGATAACGAAATACTAAACTGAATCTAAATATTTAGGTCCTACAGATAACTGATTAGTTATCGAGAACTTCCAAACTAGAATTAGATAAGTTTAGCATGATGAACGTTGGGGAGGTATTCTTCAAACATCGAATTATATTATACCTAGGATATAGCTCTTCGATAAGTATATCTTTATTTCGATATCAATTTTTAAGGGTCAACCCGTAATACGAATCTTTTAATGCTAACACAGAGATTGTAGGGAAGAGCTTAATGGCTCTTCCCTATAGTCTTCGTAATTTCTATAACTTGTTTTAAATTTTTACTTGATTGAATAGTTTCTAATTGCTTTTGCTCATTTGTAAAGATCTCATATAATTTTTGATTTATTTCATAATCTGATAACTGTATCTCTGAACAATCAGTAGCTATTTTTTTGAACAAAGGTTTCTTTGTAGTATAATAGTATTTTAAAGTACTAAACCCTACATCAACCACGTCTATATATCTAGTATTATCTGATCTAGTTCTACCAAAAGTTTGTTTAGTAAGGACTTTAGATTTGAAAGGTTCATTAAGAACAATAGTCATTTCCAATCCTTTTATATCTAAGGCAGCACCAGCAGACTTTGTAGTTGTAAGTATAATCTTATTTTCTAATTCTCTTTGCTTTACATCTTTAGGAACTAAAGAAGAGAATAACCCTATAGGAAGGTTTGGGTAATTGTATCTAATCCAATAAAAAGTTTTTAGTATAGCAGCATTAGTTCCTATATAGATAAGAACCTTTCCTTGAGGAGATACAGTTTGTTCTATCATTACTAATAAAATCTTTAGTATTTTATAATAATTTTCTTTTGTAGTTAAATAATCAGTATACTTTATTCTATCAAACCCATACACATTAGCACATTCTTGTATATCTTGAGGTCTTGGATGGGAATTAAATAATATAGAAATATATTTTGTATGAGGATCTTTATCCTCATCAAATAAGTCTATAGAGGGAACTGTTTTAAATGCAGCTTGATATATCCTATTATCAAAATAATCTGATTGAATAGGAGTAGCTGTAAGATAGAATGTTTTATAAGTATCTGTGAAGAAATCTATCATACAAATATTATCAAACCACAAATGTGCTTCATCATATATCTTAACGCCAATCTTTAATCTTCTAAATAAAGCACCTACCATATTCCATCCATGCTTTTTAGCAAATGACTTTAATGTGCTATGAGAACACAGAAAGAATTTGATTTTAGAAATATCTTTCATTCCATTGATAAGCTTAGCTATAGTTCCCATTCCTGCAATAGTATAGATTTCATCATCTTTTAAATCAGTATATTCTTTTATCTTTTCTCTCCATTGATCAATCCAATCTAATGAAGAGGTAATCATCATTGTTTTGATAGATAGATAAGCAAAGGTGGTTACTGCTACATATGTTTTACCTACACCAGTATTTAAATTCAACTGCAATTGAGGTTTATTAAGATTTCTTCTATAAGGATCCATTCCTAAACAGAATCTGATTGCTTCTTTTTGTTTTTCATCTCTAGGAAGATACTTTAATCTTACTTTAGGAATCTTATCATATGCATCAGGATATACTTTTCTATAAATATCATCGCCAAATGATCTATCTATAAAATACTGTTCTAATCCTGCAGGAAGATATAAATCTTTATTTTCTTGATCATAATACATTCCTTTAGGCTCTAATCTATGACAGGTTTTATTATAAATAGAGAACTTTCTTTCTATAAATTCATTATCTCCAATATCATAATTATGAATGATAGTAGCAGTATGTCTCATCTCTATTTTGCTAGTAACTTCTTTATTTTGCATTATAGAATCTCCTTTATAAGAATTACTATATCGTTTTGCATTTCATAATTATTGTATATACCTAACTTAAAATTACAAAAAAAAAGAGAAGGGAATCAATCCCTTCTCTAATAAACTTTTTAAATATGATATATTTCATATTCAAGAGCAGCATCTGTTTTTTTGCTAGCAATATAGTTTTCTCTTAGTCTTTCTATCATATTTTCAAAGTCTAACATTTCATCACCCCTAAAATTATTTTTTGTGATGAAATCAGATATGCCCTTAGATACATCTTCGCTATCAATACTTGAAGAGTAAAGATGATCTTTGAATTTGTATCCAAGTATGAGCTTAGTATCGAAATAGCTATTATCTTCTATAAGCCTTTTCAAAGTAAGAGTTAACTTGGCTTTATTTACTACACGATAGGAAATTATGCAGAATTCTTCATAGTAATTATTTCCATATCTACTAAATTCGATGGCACATAACTTTTTACCATCATAAGTAATATCATCATCTAAGTCAGTGATAATGATATTACCAAACTCTTTGTAATTGTATGATCTAAATATATCTTCCACATTATTTCTAGATACTTCTTCATTATTAGTAAAATTGATATCCAACATTGTAAAATTTAACATATTATATATCCTCCTACAACCCCAACAAAATAAAGTTTAATCGAGTTAAGATTCATCCATCTTATCCCAAACAAGATCATCTCTGATTATTTCAATAAAATCTAGAAGTGTATCCATGAAATATAAATACATTTCATTTTTAGCATCTCCTTCTAGTATAGTTCTTTCAAATTCTTCAGGAGCTGATTCAATGAATTTGATTAAAGATTCTTGGTCAAAACCTTCAATATAATTCATATAATCAGATTCGATAACAGTGATTCTGAAAATATGAGAATCTTCTGCTATCTTCTTAAGAGTCTTATTTAAAAGATTATAACCAATAATCTTTTTATCAGGTTCTCGCTTATCATAAAAAGGATAGCAATAAAATGTGATAGAGTTTGTTTGGTTATTATTATCTCTACCAATTAAGAAAATTTCCCAAATATCTTTGTCATCATATTTGAGATCGGTATGTTTGTAGACTTCGATTTTGTCCACAAATGAAATAAAGAACCCTTTATATTCTTTATTCCCATCTGCAGTTGTAGATGTAGTTTCGAAATATAGCATAATATCTCCTCCTAAAATTAAAAAATAGAAAAATAAAATAAAGTTAAATAAATATACGCTAGATTCTAAAGATCTATTCATATTTATAGTATATAATCTATATAGGTTTTGAACAGGTTAACATAATATTGAGTTATTTGTTATCTCTCCTTTTGCTAAACTATATTGATCTCCTGTATGTAACACTTATACGCTCCTGTATGTTGATAATGTTTGTTTTGTTATACTTTCTTTTCATTTTGTTTTTCTTACAAATAACTCCCCCAATAGCAGAAATGCTATTGGGGTATAACTTAGTCATCAATTTCAGTTTTAGGTCTATCTCTAAATGCAAAATGCTTTCTAATATCTCTAGGTATTTTATCAGATTTATCTTTGGTAAAAATAATAGGGCATTCTCCAGGAAGCATTGTAGATTTATTTACTTCAGACCATATTTCATGATCTGCAGTTAAGAACTTCTTAGGTTTAGCCATGAAGAACGGATCTAATATACTAGGTTCTGTCTTAGTATGGTTTATAGGTTGGAATAAAGCTCTTCCAAGTTTCTGATAATCAAGAGTTACGATAATAGATTTGTTATTAGTCAAAGCTTCATTCAAAGTAAGTATTTCATACTTAGCATCAGGATTAGACCAATCAGGTTTCTTAAGTTTATCTTCTTCCGAACAAATTTGCGAAGATAAAATAGTTTCAAGATGGATAGATTGACATTTTACTCCACCTTTTAATGCTGCATCTTGAAGAGATTCTACAATAGTATCTTTATCAAATGATTTGGTTACATTCTTCTTATTAATTATATCCGTAAAGATATCTAATGACTTACCTAAGTCATTGTTTTGAATCTTGAGCAAGAAGAGTTCAATATCTTGTAATTCATTTAAAGGAATCACAATATCTGTATTTTCTGTATCAAAAGTTAATTCATTTTCAGAAATCTTATTATAGATGAATGAAGATAATGCATTAGAAAGATACATCTTATTTTCTATAGGATTTCCATCATCATCTACTGCTGTGATTATAAACTCTTCATTTTTAGGGGATACTATGTAAAATTTGGTAATAAATTGTTCCATGAACGGACCACTATCTTCAGTAGCATGGGAATCATTACTGAATTTATTGTGTTCAAAGAATTCATCATCTCCTTCTACTTGGAGATCTTGATAATCAATCTTGAACTTCCATCCATTCATATTCTTATTTTCAAACAAAGACTCTTTAAATACAATAGTATTTACATTTTCTATTTCCAAAAAAGTATGGAAATTAGAATTCCAATTTACTACTTCGATAACTGTTTCTAATAAATGCTTAGCAGATAATCTCTTTTGAGTATATTGAGAAGTTACATGCTCTGTAGCAATACGACCAATAGAAATATCTCTATTGGTATAAGCTAAATCTCCATAACATTTATAACAAATACCATGCCCATCTGCATTTGATTTACATGTAATGGGACTTCTTAAAAATACCCTCTTGCCAATGAGGGTCGAATCCGAAGTGTTGATTTTGTATTCCGCTCCATATCGTTCAAAACGATAATATCTTCCTTCAAGAAGCTTTAAGTGCTTAGCATCTTTAATAAGAAGATGTATAAAATTATTAGTACCACAATCAAAATGAGGATCACTATTTAAGAATGTATCCATATTGTTTAATCCAAGAATTCTGGCAAACGCACCAGAATCCCCAACATTCTTTTTAGAAATAATTTGAGCTACACGAGAAGCCCCATTATCAATGTATTGTGCTACTAATGTATTCAAACCACCATTGATATAGGATTTATTAATAATATCATGGTAGATAGAACCTTGTCCATCAGGCTTAGTGCCTATATTAATATTGTTTTCTTTGTATTGTCTAATATTAATACCTTCTTTTGCTCCAAAGGCATATTTAAGACAATGATCATACCCAACTATTTCTTTAGATTTCATGATGTAATTATCAATAGCATCATGAACTAATTCCATACCTCTATCTTTTACTTCTCCAATAGGAACTCCGCTTAAATCAGCATGAAGTAAATCATAATATGCTTTGCTATGTTGCATGATATCTATATCATCTTCTAAGTTAAGAGTATTAGCTAAGAAGAGTGAAAAATCATCCACATCAGAGAAGTGGAATAATGTATCAGCAATGGCATTGTTTAAGATTCTATTTTCAATTTCAATCTTATTAGGTTCTACAATGTATTTATCTATAAAGGCTTTAATTGTATCTCCTGTTGTATGCTCTTCAAAGAATAAATGTTGAGGTTGAATTTTCTTCTTTATAAAGATAATGGGGAACCACATTATCAGATTTAAATAGTAATCTGTGATCATAAGATCCACAGATTCATTTTTGTTTCCATTGAAATAAATGGTAATATATAAATTTTGAACTTCAGGGGTTTCTATTCCATCTCTAAGGATATTTAAAATTCCTTTATAATGAAACTCCCAATTACTACTATCTATAGTAGTTACATCTACTTCTAATTTCTTATTTTTAATAAGCTCATCATACATGTAATAATTTTGGAAATTGGTAAGATTACTTTGTTTCATCAGTCAAAATCCTCCTCATTTGCTAAACCCCATGTAATATATTGTGAATAGATTTGTAATTTCTTACTCCAAAATTATAGTATGTATTTTAAATTATATTTAAGAAAATTATAGGCTATGGAACTTAATCCATAGCCTAATAAATTATTATCGATTAATCTTGTTGAAGTTAAATGCATCCGGTGTAAGTTTAATCAAACGCTTCTGACTCTGCATAGCGTTACGACGAACACGGTTCTGATACTTTGTATAAATCTTCTTAAGCAAACGACGTTCGTTAATACGGTTCTTACGAAGAGCTTCCCAGTCAGCATCACCCTGTTCACGAGCCATCTGAATGGAAGCCAAATGAATACGACGACGAAGGTCATCCTTACGATTCATCTTAACCAAAGAACGACGACCCAATACGCCAGCTTCTACTAAGTTGTTGAATTCGGAAGATTCTGTATAAGCTTCGAATTCAGCGTCAGACATGCGGTTCATTTCATCAACCAACATATTTTCCATCAATGCGTCCTGATCAATAATGCCAGAACCATCAATTTCTTGATCAAAACTTTCATCTAAGAAAGAATCATCTTTTTTGAAAAACATCTTTAAGTACCTCCTAGGATTTAAATACTTTTATTTGAGAGAATTCTCTCCGCTATATTAGCCTTATATAACTAATACAAGGAGTTTATTATTATGTTTTAACAGCAAATTCTTTATTCGTTATATATTATTAAAATGAATAGAGTCAGAAACTATGAAATAATCTATTATAAAGGAGAAATATAATGGAAGAGAAAGCAGTACCTAAAGGAATCTTAATAAATAAATATAAAGAATCTATGCTTCATATTCTAGAAAGAATAATGCCTAACTTATCTAGAATGGAATTGATACAGGCTATAGATATCTCTGTAGAAAAGAGTTATAAAGAAAATAAACTTAGAGTAAATAATAATTATACTAAGAGAGAAATCATTACAGATTATTTATCATTAGCAAATGATCTTATAAATGATAAAGCTATCATGACTACAGAAGGGGTTTTGTTTTGTAAACATGGAACTGTAAAAAATCCGTTTTATAATCTAATACAATATCTTGTTGATAAACGAGATGAAGCAAAAAAAGAAATGAAGAAACATCCTAAAGGATCTGAAGAGTTTAATGCATGGAATTTAAAACAAACAAATTACAAAGTATCTTGTAATGCATTATATGGGTGTGCTGGTCAGTATAGTAGTATATTTTATAATCTCTATCTTTGTACAGCTGTAACTGGACAAGGACGTGGTTGTATATCCGCATCCATTACCATGTTTGAATCTTTCCTTGGGAATAATGTTAGATTCTCATCTCTTACAGAAACATTGCAATTCATAGAAAATATAGTAGAAGATCAAAAGAATCCTAAATTCTATCGATTTAAAGATTGGGATATACTTGATAGAAATATAACCATCGAAGAATGCTTCTTAAGAATAATGAAGAACTGTGGTGGAGATGGATGGATCCCTTCAGATGAGGCAAGAGATGCTATCTGGAAAACCATTTGTAATCTAGACCAAAGATGTATCAATGTTTTGTATTATAAGAACAATTTATACAGGTTCTGTGAAAATAAAAAGATAATCAATCTTATCTTAACAATTTTAGTTAAATTAGAGAAACCTTTCTTAGATCCTAACAAGATTCCTAAAGAATCTGAAGAAGAGTTAGTATTATTGAAAGATATCATGTTTGAGTACGTATATTATCGTCATATGTATATAGATAAACTTCCTAGAGTTTATGATATGCAACGAGATGTAGTTCTTATAACGGATACAGATTCTTGTATTATATCTCTTGATGAATGGTATCGATTTGTATTAAAATATACAATTGGAATTCCTATGAAAGTAAAATATACTTCTGCTCAATTAGAAGAAGAAGGAAATAAGTTAATAAAGCAATATCAAGAAAACCAACCTAAATATGATTATGATTTTTATAATGATAAATTGGTTGAAGCTAAGAGAAAGAAATATCCTTTGGTTGTAATTGAAGAAGATTCTCTTAGATATAGTATTGTAGATATCATGTCTTATATAGTAAGCCAATTGATCTTAGATTATATGGTCTTATTTAGTGAAAACTATAATACAAAAGCAGATAATAGAGATTGTCTTCTTATCATGAAGAATGAATTCTTATTCAAATGCTTACTTCTTACAAAAGGGAAGAAGAACTATGCAGATTTACAATTGGTTCAAGAAGGGAATATAGTTCCTGAAAATAAACAACTTGATATAAAGGGCCTTCCTATGACTAAAGTAGGGATACCTGAAACTACATCTAATAGATTGAAGAAGATTCTAGAATTTGATATTCTTAGAAATTCATTTATTGATCAGGTTGATATCATAAAGAAGTTTGCTATTCTAGAAAAAGAGATATATGAATCTCTTAAGAGTAAGGATAAGTCTTTCCATAAACCTGCAAGAATAAAATCTATGTATGCTTATAAGAAACCCATGAGTATTCAAGGCATCAAAGCATCTGTAGCATATAATGAAATCAAAGATAAGGAAGAAGAAAATATAGATCTGGAAGGAAGAAATTCTATTCTTATTATCAAAACAAATATAACTTCTAAGAATGCAGATCTAATAGCAGAATCTCACCCTAATCATTATTTAAGATTAGTCGAACTTCTAAAGGATGAAAACTTTAAAGGAGAAGTATCTTCTATAGCCATTCCTTCAGATGTAGAAATCCCTGATTGGATAGTTCCTTTTATTGATTATATCAGTATTATTCAAGATAACTTAAGAAGTTTTCCTTTAGAAGAGATTGGTATTAGTAAGTTAGATAGCAAGAATATAACTTACACAAATATTATTCAGTTCTAATATGATACTCACCAGGAAATTATATCCTGGTGAGTTATTTTTTATGAGGTATAAAAAATGAATGATGATAAAATAGTAGCTGATCTTATTTTTTCTAAAATAAAGAAGGCAGAAGAGACTGAAGATGAGAATGATATTTTGAATGCCATATCTTCATTCTCTCTTATTAAGATAGATAATGAAACTTTAAATAATGAGATTATAGTCTTATTAAGAGACTATGGGGTTAGATTAGTATTTAGAAAAGTAAAAGATGGAATGACTGAACACACTTATTTTGCCTTAGAATATAAAACCATTGCCTTACAAATTCCATAGTATCTTTAAGATACTATGGAAAATCCTCCATAATTATATATTATAAATATGATGAGTTAGTATACTTATCAAACTTAAAATAGTTTATTTAATTCTTAAGAATTTTTTATAATGGAGGAGAATGATATGGTGGATTATTATGTAATGAATATAGGAGGAAAAGATATTAAGATTACTTCCTATGACAAAATGCTTCAAATGGAACAAGGGGATTGTACTAGAGATCATTTAACACAGCTCCAATATATGGCTTCTTTATTTAGAAATCTTGGATATGACAAGATCGATAAGAATCTTAATTGGTTAAATCTTCGTACTCCTTTTGAAAAGGTTAATAAGAGTATTGACGGAGAAAAGTATCTTCCTGTAACTTATCATAATCTATTTATTATGGGTCCTATGAGTTTAATGGATCTAATAGATATGATCTATATTTGGGGTAGAGGAAAGGCTGAGTCTGGTAATATATTAGATTACATCCATTCCTATATTCTCCCCGATGAAGATACTATATGCTTTTCATTAGAGAATAATATAAAGATCTCTAGAACAAAGGTTGTAAAGAACAAAGTAGATAGATGGTTATCTACGAATATTGAATTTCGTAGAATGTATAATCTAGCTATCAATGATGATTATTTTGAAAATAGTTTTATAAACTATACTAAGTTCTTTAAGATGGCCTTTATTGAAGATCCTATTCCTTTATTTGCAGCAGGTATTATAGAACCTGATTTTATTAGTGATCTTATTCGCAGATCTGAAATAGAAGCAGCTAAGAAAGCAAATAAACTTTTTGCATCTCCTGCTTTAAGAACAGATGAAGCTATGTTTGATTATTTCATAGATATCTTTACAAGATATCAGAGGATCATTTCTGAAAATTATTATAAGAAAGGAGCATATTATTTTACAGGAGCAGAAATCATTAGAGATGAAAAGAAAAGTGAAACGATTTATATAACTACTCCTAGAAATAAGATTGAATTTATTAACTCTAGAGATGCAGTAGAACGGGTTAGATTCGATTTAATGAATCAAAAAGAATGGGATCTTATGAAACAGTATTATCTAAATGATCTTGAGGTCACAGGAGAACTGAAACAATCTATATTTAAATATGTAGACAAGAAGAATATTCAGACCTTACCTTTAGACTCAGAAAATGATAAGAATTCCCTATTCAAAAATATCTATTATGTGGTAGATCTGCTAAGTAAAACTTATCCTGAATCTTTAGATTTTAAAGATAAAATGGTATTAAGTAAAGGCTTCTTTGTATCTCCTGATATATTTGGGTTGTACAATAAATCTACAAAGAAGTTTATATTGGTAATGCACAATCTCAGTATTCTAATTACAGGAATAAAAGATGCTGTGGATTATTATGCAAGTTTGTATAATAAAGATGTACTTTTAGATGAAAAAGAAATTGGGGATGGATTAAACTCCATAGAACCTGGAAAGGTGGATTATGAAAGTATGAATAAAAAATCATTCATTGGAAAGAATGAACCCAATCCTGGAGATATAATTCCTAAAGTTCCTAAAGTAAATTATGGCGACTATGTAGATCTTAATAAGATCCCTGGTGCTATAGTTCCTAATAAAGGGCTGGGGAATATTAAAGAAAACAAAGTTCCTAGTTTGATGGATGTAACTGAGTTTGAATAATGTAAAAGTAAGAAAACTTAACTGTATATTATTATGGTGAAAATACAAAATATTGTTTTGGGCAATATAATAATTACCCAGAAAAGGAGAATAAAAATGAGAAAACTAAAAGATCTTGCTATTTTCGCCATAATTATGGCGGGGTTTTTCTATGGGCTTAGCGTGATCAACTATCACGCTGAGCTTCTAAATGAAGTAGAACGTGTCACTGGTAAATATACAGACCAGTACTACGATAAGCCCAACCTCATAAGTTACGATGAGGAAGCTTATCGTAAAGACATGGAGGAGCATAAACAAAAGCTTCTCCAACAAAAGAACGACTCCCTGTTTAAAAACGGGGAGTACAAAGTTCCCAAGGGCTTATAATAAGCCCTTGTTTTTTTTTTGTTTCACATTAGTATAATAGACTTTTTAATGTGAAAGGATTAGTGAATAATATGCCAATGGCAAATGAAATGACTAAACTCCTTAATAAGATAGAACGACGTTTAGGAACAATGCAGATGAATTTACCAGATTATCTTTCTAAAGATAAATGGGCAAGAGAAGTTATTTGTAATGAAACCTTAGATACATTCTCTCGTTATTTTCCTAATAAAGTTCCTTATCAACTTGGTCCTGAAAACCAAAAAGGAGATTATTGGCTCATAGATGAAACAATATGCGAAAGCCAGACTATCATTGGATGTGGGGATATAGATTGGCATAGCTGGTCTGCCCACTTTCCTGGTTTAACCTATGGTGGGGTAAATACATATGATATGATGTCTTCATCTGTTGATTTTGGGACATATGCAGATATTGTTCAGATGGCAGACCATATATCTGCTTTTGCAAATGGTATTTATGTAGAATGGATTCCACCTAATAAAATTAAATTAAATGTAGCTATTTCTGCTAGTTTTATTACTAAGTTCCAGCGGATACCTATTTCATTATTTGTAAAACACGCAGATAATTTGAAAACAATTCCTCCTACTCAAATGGAAATATTTGAAAGATTAGCAACAGCTGATGTAGCTACCTACTTATATGAACAATTAAAGATGTATGATAATTTAGAAACTGTATATGCAAATATTGATCTGAAATTATCTTCTCTTGAAGAAAAAGCAAGGGATAGACAACAAGTAGTAGAAATATTTGATCAAAGCTTTGTATCTGCTGCTAATAAGAACCAACCTGTTATGCTTACAATTAACTAAAAAAAATATAGAGAATGCAGATTACTGCATTCTCTTGTTTTTATTTCTTGTATCAAAGAATGAAAGTTCTTCTTGATTTATACTCATATCATACATATTATATCCAGGGATAGGAGTAGGCATTGCATTAATCATAGTACAAGCATAATTATAAATCTGAAAAGTCCTTATAAGATTCATAAACTCCAACACCTTTTGGAAACTCATACTTATGATATTATTTTTATTATTTAGATATAGATCTAAACAAGGCTGTACTTCTTCATTATAATACTTATGCAACCCAGGGCTAAATATAATATACTTATTTCCTGGTAAATCTATGGTTACTCCTTCAGATTTCTTTGCATATAATTTCCCTTTTCTGGATTCATATGTATTCTCAGGATATAATACAAAGTCTTCTAACTTCGGTAATAGAGATAATCTAAGCATCTCTAAATGACCAGCATTTATCATTACTGATTCTCTAAAATCTGATTTATTTCTTCTAAGATTCTCTATAGTTAGAAAACAATCAAATCCCCTAACTATCTTTCTTTTTTTAAATCCTTCATTATCTGTATATTGTACTTCTCTATAATAATATTTTTTTGTATATCCCTCTCCAGCTTTTACAGGAATATATAAAGAGACATTCATATTCATTGTTGCATTAGGACCAAGAAACATGATATGATCTTGCATCTTAGTATACAACAATATTACATCTCTCATCTGTCTTTCATCAGATGTGACCAATAAACCCACCCCTACATTCGTCTAGTAACGAATATTGTGTCTATCTTACATTTCTTACTTTTCTTTACTATAATAAATCTCATAAGATTTACTCCATTGAACAAAGAATATATGAAGTCTATCTTATTGGCACAAAGATATACAGAATCATTCTTTGATATATCTAAGATAGATTTTGAAATATAACTCATATACTCAGGTAATGATCTTCCATCCATTCCAGTAGGAACAAATCTAAATGCCCCATCAGACGTTTTATGATCATCTATAATAGATCTAAAGCTTTCATTATTTGTTACATCCATGTATGAGATATCTTCATTTTCTGATTTTGAAATATAGTTTATGATATTCTCAAATATAGGAGTGCTTATATTACTTCTATCTCCTATACAATCCATAGAAACAGTAACATTTTCTCCATTGATAGTTTGGGGGATAGTTGAGATTCTACATACATATCCCTTTGCAATACTTCCAACTTGCTTATATCCTATTAACAAAGATAACTTATCTGTATTTACTTCATTTTCTTTAATATCTTTAAAGAAGGGATTTAAACTCTTACTAAAGAATGAGATATACTCTACCTTTAAATCCTCGGGAATTACAAATATCACATCAAATAATTTTTCGAATACTCCTATATTAAAAACTGAATTAAAACTTTCCCCATAAATTTGAGGAAGATTATAACCAAAGGTATTCTTATAATCTGAATAATTATATTTATTGAGCATCTTGGAAGGAATATGAATTATTTCAGATTTGAGATGCTTAGCTTCTACTAAGCATCTCATTAATTTTTCCCCATCTATAATAGCTTCTTTAAATTGTTCCATTATAATAATTCCTTTCTGATCTTATCTACTTCATCTTTAACCCAATTAGGCATAGGAATATCTATAGATATAATCTTATTAGGATTGATAAGATCTATAACTTGTTTCTTATCACTAGATAAATTCATTTTGGGAATTTCTTGCAAAATCTCTTCTATATCCATCATTCCTAACCATCTATGACAAAATTCAATGTAATTATAAGATGCAAGATTTTCCGTAAATGTTCCTCCAGGACTGAGTTTAAGATATTCAGGATCTTTATAAGGAGGATTATCTATAAAAATCTTACCAACTTGTGTGTTGGTAGCCATATTAAATTCTTGCATCAAAGAAGGATACAGACGTTTGTAATCGAAGTCATTCCCATTATTATACTTATAAATCGGTTGACCATTAATTCTTACTTTATTCTTATCAGAGATCTTGGTAGGATCAGCTACAAAAGCACCAGAGAATTTTTCTTCAGGTTTCTTTCCAAACCTATTAATATTATTACCTATGATTACTCCTTCATGGTGCTTATAAAACTCTACTGCTTTAGTTCCAAGATAATTGGTTTGTCTAAATATTTTTTGGAACGGAGTATTCATTTCTATTACATTATTGAATACATATTTAAGATCATCAGTTTGAGCTTCTATACATACTTGAACTACAACGTCAATGATATTATATAACCAGAATATATAGAAGTTTAGATACGGTAACTTTCCAATATCTGTTGTTATTTCATGATAATCTAATTTTCTTACTCCACACTCTAAAGTACCTACATAATCTAATTTATTAGATTCAATAGCACTTTGTCCTTTACGTCTAGATGCATACGTTATCATCTGATCTAGATAGGTTGATCTTGCAGATATATTGGCAAAATCTCCACGTTCTTCAAGATTATTAAGATTCTTTTCATCAAGAATATATTCACAGAATCTATATTGAGGAGGAATATCTTGATCACAAATTACATCTCTAGGATCTACTCCATTTGCTTTCAATCTCTCAATTAATGATGGTAAGTCATAAGAAATATTATATGCTGTTACTATATCAGGAGATAATGAATGAACTAATTTAAAGAATTCTAATATAAGACTTAGTTCATCATCAAAGAACCCAACAGATAATTCTACATTATCTAGTTTATATTTACTTACTTTCTCTTTACTACCAAGATCATATTCTATGAAGGATCTTACTTTTTCTTTATACTTTTTAAAATCCTTCTTCATATCATCTTCTAATTCTTGGATTTGTTTATTTCTTTTATTTCTTAAAACAAAGTTATATAGTGTATTTGTTTTTGAATAATATCCAGTGATTGTATTTACAGGACATTCACCTATTGTTACATTATCAGAAATAGAATCGATGATATCTGATTCAATATCAAAGAAGAATATATCTATAGGGATAACAGGATTCTTATAAATCTCTGCAAATCTACTTCTTGTATAATTCAATATATTCATATCTGCAGCAAAAGATCTAGGATGTGCAAAAAAAGCATCATTCAATCTAAAATTACCAGAATACATATTTTGCTTATAGAGATCTTCATTACCAGTCTCTTTAGCAATAGATAATTTGATATCTTTATACTTACAAGTAATAGGTTCTACTTTATCTTTTTCGATAAATGCAAGATTGTGTTCTGTTTGATATTCTTTCTTTAATAAATACCAAGTATATTCAGGTTCTACATCTATTCTTATTTCTTTCTTTCCTGTATCATTGTTTTTAAATATAATAACTAAATAATCTTTATCATACTTTCCCGTTTCTTCATTTCTAATAGGTCTAGTATAAAATACATTCATTATAGTAAGATTAGATCCTTCAGGATATCCGATTACATCTTTTAAAAGCATTTTATGTCCCCTTCCTATATATTGGTTATAATTAAGTTTCTAGTATTTTATATCTTCATAATTATAATATGTAGCTAAATTAAAGTTTACTCAAAATAACAGCTTAGTAATTAATTTAATCTTAAGAGGTGGTATTATGGCTAAAAAAGAGGTTATTACCTTAGATTTAATAGATGATAGTGAAGATGAAGAAAGAACTTATGGTCTATCAGGAGAAAGTCTTATTGAAAAAGATTCTTCTGCAGAACCTACTGTAATAGATACTACAGAAGAGAAATTAGCTTCTAAAAGAAAAAGAGGACCTGGTCGTCCTCCTAAAGATGCTCCTGTAATCACATATACAAATATTGTAGATGATGAAGACAAATCTTCTAAAAAAGGAAAGAATGCAGTAATTAAAGAATTAGAAAAAGGATATAGCGATACAGGAAAGATGTTGTATGAAACCATAGCTCAATCAGATATGATTTATACAAACATCGATGAAGAATTAGCTCAATTTAAAAGAAGTAAGATGTATGGTGGTAAGATGCGTCTTCAACATATGTCTAACTTCATGGGAGTTCAAATGGGTATTTTAAATACCAAGATTTCTGCTGTTCGAGAATTAGATGCAATTCGAAATAAGATTAATGATATTGCACTTAAGAAAGAACAGATGATGAAAGATGTTAAGGATGAAAATTCTGATAAGGTTATTACAGATGCATATTATGCAATGCTTAATGCACCTAAATATGGATTACCGATGATTAATCAACCTTTAGCCCCTCAGTCTATTAATACTGGAGTAAATCTTTCTGGTAGCAAAATAGAAACATCTAATGTTGGAACTCCTGGGGTTGCTAGTACAAATGTATCCTTGACAGATATTGTAACTGTTGATGGTAGTACAGCTAATATAGATACTTCTTTTAATCAATATAGAGCAAACTTAAGTCCTGTACAAAGAAAGATGATCTCTGAAAAAGATCCTAGTATTCAGACGGTTGTTGTATATAATCAAGCCACAGGATCAAAGTATTTTGACGTTGTAAATGTACAAACAGGTCAATCTATTCCTGGTATTGAAAGACCTGCAGAATTCTTATTAGATAATATGAGAATTGATCAACGAAATGGTAGAGCTGTAAATTCTAATGCTAATATGGATTTTCCTTTAGTAATTACCGGAACACGTGCTTTTGATGAATTGTAAAAAGAATGGGTAGTAGGCTAAGACCTACTACCCAATAATTAGTTTAATAATCTGCAATATCAACTACATCATCTTTGACTTCAGGACCATAATACAAGAAAAAACCATATTGCACATCTCTATTTGGGCCAAGACTCATAATCTTATATGTTTTTTCTGGAGTTATACCGACTGTACATTTATACGTACAATGACTTCCTGTAATAGCATTTCCTTTTTTCCAAGTACCTTGGCCAAATATATAATCATTATCTAATGCTTTTAATGTAAATGGAGCAATTGGAGGTGGTAAATTTTTATGTTTTTTTGTATCATACCATTGTATAGCATTAGACGAATCAAATATACCCAAAGACACACTTGCATAATGATAATATAACCCTACAAATGGTTTATCATTTAATAACCCATCTTCACGCAAAGTTTTTTCTACACCATATCTTTTTAATACAGAAATATAGTTATCCGCATTTTCAAAATAGACTCTTTCATCATGAGTATATGGATCATGTATAAAATATACTCTTAATTTATTTACCCCTTTTGGAATTTTTACTTCTTTTAATCTTCTTTGAGTAAAATCATCTAATATCTTGTCACATGGGAAAAATGTATCATGGTGCCTATCATGACCAGTTATAAATGCATTAAGATAATATTTTAAAGTAGGAGGGGTTAAGAGTCTTATTTCTATATCACTCTGAACATCATATATTTTTTTGCCAGTATTTAGTTCAGCATCATCATTATATTCATAATAAGGCTCTTCTGATTGGAGAGAATACTCTTTTTTAGGTTTTGTATGTACTTCTATAGTAGTATCAGAAGAAGGAATCATATAAAAGTCTTCTGTATGTTCTATCCCATCATTGGTTGTTGCTATTATATTAAAATCTTCATTGCCTACTAAGGTAACTTTAATTCTATTAATGTAATTAAAATTACAAGATAAAATATCTTTATTATATTTATTTTTAGATATATATGAATTACCAATCAATAGATCCTGTTCAATATCTGCATATCTAAACAAGAATCTATCAGAAGATAGAATCATTTCATTGTATTCTTCTACCTTTTTATCTATTCTAACACTAGCAAACATGATTATATCTTTAATAAATTTATTCTGATCATTATCTACTTTATTATGAGTTAATTCATAGAACTCAAATGCATTTAGATCAGGAACATTTGCTTTTTCTTCACTATCTGATATAATATTATAAGTATCATACATCATATTCAATCCAGGACCAAAATCTAAATCATTACCATCATATTTAGATTTTACATAGATAGAACATGTAATGTTCTTAGATACATTGATATGGTAAGGAAGAGTAGTAAGAATAAACTCTAAATCTTTATAATACAATTTTCTTATATTGTAATTATAATAATACCAATAGGTCATAATATCCTTATTATCATACAATGCATGATATTTTAAAGGATCTTTATTCTCAGGCTCTCCAAGATTAAATAGCATATGACCATTACCAGTAAATGAATCTGTATATGCTTTTACAAAGAAATAGTAGTTTTCATGAATATCATTAAAATATATTTTACTCTTTTCACTAGATACAAAAGTTCTAGTATCATCAGCATATCCTAAGTATTCATTCAAATCTGCAGTCATATATAACGTATTATTGTTATAAATCTTTATAGTTTGATCTTTTAGATCTAATAATACCCCTATAGTATCTCCTTCCATAGGATATACAGGCCCATATACAGTTCTTATAGGATAATGAATAGTTTTATCATTAAGGGTTACATTAGCATAGTAGTAATTATAATCTTTTCTAAATAAATCAATAGAGAAAGATTTATAAGAAGGATCAGCAATAGATTTTTCTATTTCTTTATGATCTGCGATTCCTATTTGTATTGGCAATCCAACATATCCATTATCCATAGGTGCTTCTTTACAATTGAATTCAAAATAAATCTTTTGATCAGAAGGAATAGGATATGGGAAGTAAGCATGATCTGCAGGATTCTGATTTTCAGAATATATAATAAATGAATTCTTGTTGTTAGGATCGTATAATTGAACATCTCCAAGATTAGGTTCTATATACGTCTTTCTTTCATTTAAATTAGAACCTAAAGGGGCTAAATCATTTTCTACATGAACTGTCATTCCAAATTCTACACCATATTTTATTCTATTAGAATAATAATTATTGGTGTCATTATCATTGGATAAAAATGAAACATTTCCTAATATCTCTAGATTAAATGGATACCGTTCAAAATAATATTGATTTAGACTAATGTATCCATCTGGCTTGTATTCAAAAGGAGCAGAACCATAATTGATATATCCACCTATATTTTCAAATACTCTAGAGCATATAGTAAAATAGAAATCATCTTCATCATTGATTTCAAATTCTCTAGGAGCAAAAGAGTAGAAAGGATGACCATTTACAAAGATATTTATTTGATTATAGTCTGGATCTATCCCTACCCCTATAATATCATTCTTAGAAGGGATTCTTTCTTTCTTACCCAAAACTTTATAATGTTCACAATATGCAGACTTATTGTATTGCTCATAGGTTTCAAAGTCTTGTCTTCTTGTATAATAAATACTACCTAAGCTAAAATCAGTAGATAAGATACCAGAAGATGGTTCTTTATGTATTCCTACATAAAGAGGTAAGTGTCTATATAATTCATTTCTTTTAAAATCAGTTACTTTGAATTCAAAGTAACTTTTAACATGTTTCGGTATAGGTTTATTAGATAAGATAATAAAAGGAGTAGAGGCAGCAAATTTACCATCGCTTAATGCCATATCTTCTCTATATACACTTTTATTATCATAGCCGATAGGAATAATTTTTATCTTTGCCATAAAACTATATCTCCTTATCAGATTTCATATTAACAAAATGTTGCTGGTAGGCATTGTTATATGCCTACCAGATTATATCAACTTATCTAATTTATCATTTATTTTTTGTATATCTTTATTTATCCTTATAGTATTATCCTTTATGATAAGTATCTCCTTATCAAGAGAATCTATATCTATCTTTTCTTTATTCATCTTCTTCTCAGAAGTTTTTAGTATAGATAATACTTGTTTATTCAGATTTGCTTTACTCATAGACGAAACGATTTCAGATAAAATTAGACATGAAAAAATGAAAAAAGATAATAACCCAAGTATTGAAACTATTATGATTTCTATCATAATATTTTATACCCCTTATTCTAGATTTACTAAAATGTAGACAGGTATACCCCTATAGGCCTAAAAAACATAAAAATAAGTTTATTATAGAAAGAGGTAATAGGAGGTAATGGCTTGAGAAAAAAAAGAGGACTTTTAAATCAATTGTTTTTTGAAGATAATATATTATCACTTACAAGGGTTATGGCTTTTTTTAGTTATTTAGTATTTGTGGTTGGGTCATTTTATCTATTGTATAATAATATAGATTGGGGAGGGTATGCTGTATTTGCTACCTATACAGGAGCTGTAGGAGCTGCTATTCAGACTACTAATAAATTTATTAATAGTAAATACAATAGTCCATCTGGCTCCTATGGAATTGAAGATAATTCACTACCTAAAGAAATTATTAATAAAGAAAAAATTGCACCAACTAAAGTTAACAAGGAAGTAGATGATAAATTAAATCTGGGGGATAAATAGCATATTTTTGAATTGGAGGAACTCTAATTTATGAATAACTTTAATAATGAATTAATATTAGAGATTACTCTGTTGGAACTTTTATTATGTGGAACTATATCTCTTTTTGGTTCTTCGATTCATGTACTGTGTTTTAAATATAAAAACAATACTAAGCATAGTATAAGAGAACTAATATCTGAAATACTAACTAATGCTATTGTAGATACATTTATATCTATAGCTACTGCTCCATTTGTAATGGCTATATCCCCTAGACTTATTCTCATCCCGCCTTTGATTTTGGGATTGCTTGGATCAGATTTCATAAAACTACTAACTTCTGTAAATGGAATATTTTCTCTATTTGAAAAACTATTTCATCTTTACAATTCTTCTAATCCTAATAAAGAGGAAGAATCTAAATCTACTAATGATTCCAGCTCTATAGAAGGAATAGATGCCAATATTAATATAGACATAAATAAGAATAATCATAATAAACATAATGATTATCTTATTTGTAATCTAATAATTAGTACATCTGATGCCTTAGTTAATGAAATGGATATCGGCATAAACAATTATTATTCTAATAAAGATGCTATCGCTTTTTATACTTTGTATTTAGAAATAGATAAAGGGTATAATAATGTGAGGGATACTATAGTAAAATTAGAATATGTGCCTGTAGAAGTATATAGTGAAATTATGGATCTAGTAAAAAAGAAATCTGAATTTGAACAATTTTATAAAGACAATGTAAAAGGCAAATAAAAAACTACCATGTCAGATTTAATCTGACATGGTAGTAATATTGTGTTTATTTTATTATTTTATAATTGGAGGATTGCTTAATGGGAAATAAATATATTGGGACTAAAATTATATCCCCTCTATATTCTGATTATAATAATTATGTATTAGATAATAAATATATTAGAAATGGTATCATCGTAGTAGATCATTTAGTAGATATAGTAAATAAAGATAAAATTTGTAAATGCTCTTTAGTCCCAAATGCTATTATTTATTGTAGAGAAGATTCTTCCTTCCATAAATTAGAAATAACTAATGAAGAAATTACAGAAACTAATTATAAAGATCATATTAAACCATTAGATCTTATTACAATGGGATCTTTAAGTGATAAGTTAAATGAGTTTTCTAAAAACTTTATTCCTAAAGAAGAATCTGAAAGACTTGCATTTATTTGTGACGTAATGTCTTTGAAAAACATGTTTAAATTATACTATGCTCAAATAGATGAAGAAAATAAAGAGGATGGGAGTATTTCTTATACATTATATTTTGATATACAAGAAGAGGATAATATAGCTTTTAAACCTGACGATTTTTCTTATACTTTAACTGGGGATGGTGCTTCTTTAACCATTTCTAAAAAAGGGCATGAAGATATCATTTGCCCTTATGATAATGATAAACACGGATTTGCAGTAAAAAATATAATTCCTTATGATTCTGAAGGAAATCCTACAGAGTATCCTACTGCTAAACGTAATTTAAAATTATCTCTTAAATATATTTCTGAAACTGATACTAATGCAGAACATCCTAAAGATTTTCATTTTTATGTAGACTTCCCTCAGATAAATGAAATACAACAAAAAATTGAGCAACAAAACACACCTCAAGAATCTGGTACTTTTGGGGTCTTCTTCTTAAAATATCCTTTGGATAAAAAAGAAGATCCTAATTATTTCAAAAAAGTAGGAGAAGATTATATTCCTAAATTAGTTTCTCCTCCTGGAGAAGATTCAAACTATTTAATGTGGGCATATTTAGCATCTATTGATATTTCTTATGTGCTTGATAAGAAAAATGTTATTGCTCCTTATAAGCATAAAGTTAGTACTTTTTTTACAAGACCCTCAACATACTTTGGAGAAAAAAATGCTATATTTGTTAGAACCAAGGAAAATGTAGACAGAGATAGTACAGGAACTCTTCTTAACGTTCTTCCCATAATGGTAAATGGTGTATTGTATTTATTTAAGAAATATCCATTAGATCAAATAGATGATGAAAGCCTTAAATCAAGAATAACCCCTGATTCACACTTATCATTGTTCTATCATGTATTCCCTGAACAGATAGCTAGTAAAGATTCTCCTCAAACAATTTTAATGTTAGACTTTATTGATAATAATCCTAATAGTGTAATTTAAATAAAAAATACGATGTCAGATTGAATTCTGACATCGTATTAAATTGACTTTATATAAAATATATGGAGGTTTTGATATGTTTCTCGATGATGCATATGTGATAGATTCTTATAATAGAAAAGTTTTAAAAGTATCTAATGATGTATCTACTGAACTTTTCAATTTAGAAAAAGAAGATATAGTTACAGATAATAAAGATTTTGTATCTATAGATGATAATACTAAGAATCTTATAAAGAAATATTTAAAAATATCTGATACAGAAATAGAAAAGATTGTAAATAGAAAAGATAATACTACTAAGAAGAAAGAACGTTCTGGTTATTCATCTATCTTAGTATCTCAAGATAAGGTTAGTTTATTTATCACTAATAGAATTACTAACCATTTATACCATTATAAAAAAGACGCAATAAGTGGAGAATTTTCTTTATTTCAAAAGATCCGTGTAGGTAAGAAACCTATTGCTTGTTGTGAAGATCCCAACGGTAATATTTATGTAGCAAACTATGGAGATAACACAGTTTCCAAGGTAGAAATTCCTACATTTAAATCTAAACTCTTAGGAAATGAAGAAGCACAAGATAAAGTAGTTAAAACTATGGTAGTTTCTGCTGGTCCTAGATCTATTGTATCTGATGAAGAAGGTACTGTTTGGGTAGCTTGTTATTTATCACATAAGATAGATCCTATTAATGATACCGAAATAGGTGGCATTGTAAATAAGATCGTAAATGCTACTGTAGTAGATCAGATAGTAGTAGGGAATAATCCTTCATCTATTACTTGTGATATTAATAATACCATTTGGGTTGCTAATGCTGGATCTAATACTGTATCTAGAATTGTAAAATCTAAACGTATTGTAGATTTTGAAGTAGGACCCAGACCTATGGCTATTGTAAATGATTCCTTTGGTAATGTATATGTAACCAATTATGAAGGAAATTCTGTTACTATGATAGAAACTTCTTCTAAAGCTATTGCTGCTGGGGATAATATTACTACTATTCCTGTAGGAGAAGGACCTAATGCTATAGATATTAATTCTAAAGATGAAATACTTGTAGTTTGTGGATTAGGAAATATTATTTATAAGATATATAATAAAAAAGTTATATCCACTATAAGAGTATGTGATTCTCCTGTAGCTATCGGAGATTTTACAGGATGTGCTACTTATAATAAACTGAATATAATGGCTAAAGATGAAGAATCTGATAAAAAAGATAAAGAATTAAATGATATAATAGAAAAAGCAAAAACTACATCAGAAGAGATAGAAGATCTTAAATCTAAAGTAGCTATCAACACAGAAAATATAGAAAGTTTAAAGAATAATACTTCTCTTAAAACTGAATTTGATGAATTCAAAAATACAGTAAATACTAGTATTGAAACTATCAATACATCAAAAGCATCTAAAGAAGATTTAGATACTTTCAAATCTGAGACAAATATTAAAATAGAAGAAGCTAAAGCTAATGCTATATCTCCTGAAGATAGAACTAGAATTGGATATATCGATACTCTTAAAGAGAATATGATGTCTAAAGAAGATTTAGCAAATCTTAAAAAGAGAATAGATATAGAAGATAATTTTGGTACTTTATCTATAACCGTTATTGATATAGAATTTAAAGAAGAAATTGACGGAGCAATATATAAAGCATATTATTTAATCGATTTTGCTATAAGTTATGATAATAATAGCCCAAAATTACCGAAAGATTTCGAAGATATTCCTCAATCATCAGAGCATAACCCAATAACTTTTGAAAAAGATGGTAAAAAATTAACTGTAAATTATAATGAAGAATCTAGTTATTATAGATTAAAAATAATTGCATCTGATAGCACAATAGATAATTTTGTTAAAGATGATTTTCCTTTCAATTGTGAAAAAGTAAAAATTAGTTGTAAATATCGAGTAAAAGATGAGTATGACAGTGATGGAAATAATTTATGGAAACCAATATACGCATATAATAATATAGATTCTATAAAAAATATCAGAGATAGATTATTTTATAGAGAATATAATTTTAGGTATGGTATTGCTTTAGATATGTATTTAAAAGATACAAATACTTTAGATTATATAAGTTATAATGGGAAAATGTATCCAAATATATTCTATAAATATACTGGTAATGATTATGATGAATCAAAGAAAACAACTCATGAAATGATGCCTGGGTTTGATCTAATGTTTGTGAATTATTATAGATTAAGAGAAATTACCATAGATAATATTTATAATAAATATTCAAGTGAAGGAATAGAATATAATTATGGTTATCAAATAATAAATACTATTTGGGATAATTCTTTGATAAAAAGTAATCCATATAATGATAATAGAGAATATCAAATATATTTATTTATAGCACTAGACGATTCAAAATTTAATGATGATAGATTATTAAGTAATTTAAAAGAAAAATCATCGGGTATTATAAAATATAATAAACTTAGAGCACAATTTGATGATAAAACATATTATTTTGATCATTATCCAAAAGAATTATGCGAAGGTAAATTAAGTGATGATAATAAAAATCTCTTAATTTATTATTGTAAATTAAATATGACTGAAATACCTGATGATAGTCTAGATCATGATCATCAAACTATAGTGAAAATATTCTTAAGATAATATGCACTAAAATACTATATGATGTCAGGGATAAACTCTGACATCATATTAATTATTTTAAATAAAATAATTAATTTTTTATTTATTAAAAATGGAGGTAATCTATATATGTTTCCGAATGATTTATTCGTAATTGATGCATATAAGGCTAAAGTATTAAAGATCTCTAATGATGTATCCTCTGAAATTTTTGATCTTGAAAAGGAAGTAGGTATCGTAAATCCTAAAGATACTACTCCTAAAGAAGAAAATCCTGTAGAAACTATTACAGGACATGGGAAGAAAGATCCTTTTGCTGGTAAGCCTGGTTATTCATCTATTACTGTATCTCAGGATAAGGTAAGTTTGTTTATCACAAACCGCAATAATGGATATCTTTATCATTACAAGAAGAATGTCGGAGAAGGAAAGTATACTCTCTTCCAAAAAGTAAAAGTTGGTAAACAACCTGTTGCTTGCTGCGAAGATCCCAATGGTAATATCTATGTAGCAAACTATGGAGATAATACTGTTTCTAAGGTAGAAGTTCCTTCTTACAAAAATACCTCTGCTACAGAAAATGAAGATCTTCAAGATAAGGTTGTTAAGAATATTGCTGTGGCAGCTGGTCCTAAATCTCTTGTATCCGATGAAGAAGGTACTATTTGGGTAGCTTGCTATCTTTCTCATAAGATCGATCCTAAGACAGGTGCTGATCTTGGTGGTATTGTAAATAAGATTGTAAATACTACTGTTGTAGATAGCATCAATGTAGGAAGCAATCCTGCTGCTATTACTTGTGATACAAGCAATACTATTTGGGTAGCAAACTCCGGTTCTAATACTGTATCTCGTATTTTAAAATCGAAGAAAGTTGTAGATTTTGAAGTAGGTGCTCGTCCTGTTGCTCTTGTAAATGATTCTTATGGTAACGTTATTGTTGCTAACTATGATGGAAATACAGTAACTATTATTGAAACTTCTTCTAAGGCTATTAAAGAAGGAAATAATATTACTACTATTCCTGTTGGTAAAGGACCTAATGCTATTGATGTAAACATGGATGATGATGTTTATGTAGTATGCGGTTTAGAAAACACTATTCATAAGATTTCTGGTAAACAGGTAGTATCTGTAGTAGAAGTTTGTGACTCTCCTGTAGCTTTTGGTGATTTCAGTGGTTGTGCTAATTATAATGCACAAAACGTAATGGCTAAAGCAGACAAAGGAACTACAGAAGAAAAGATTCAAACAGCTCTTGATAAAGCTAAACAATCTGAAGACTCTGTTAAAGAAATGAGTGCACGAGTAGAACATGCTCTTGAAGATGTAAAAGCAGCTAAACAGGCTGTAGAAGCAAAGACAGAACAGATTACAGAAGCTGTTACAAAAGCAGGTAATGCTGAACAAAAGGCTACTGCTAATGCTGAATCTATTGAAGCTATTAAGACTGGTAAGCTTGAAACAACTGTATTTGAATCTTACAAAACCGACACTTCTGAAAAGATTAATGCAGCTACTCAAAAGGCTACTACTAATGAAGAAAATATTGGTCAGATTAAAACAAATAAACTTGATGTAACTGTATTTGAATCTTACAAAACAGAAGCTGATGGCAAGTTTGCTACTAAAGCAGAATTAGCAGCTGCTGGTACATCTGGTAGTGGTGCAGGAACAAGTACTGCTAGCTTAACTCCTGCAGATCAAGCTAAGATCAATAAGATCGATGGTATCGAAACTGATGTAACAAGTATCAAAGCTGTTACAGATGGTTTGAAAGATAAAACTTTTGTAGAAGACTCTGTATTTACAGCTTATAAGACTGAAGCAGAAGGTAAGTTCGCTACTAAAGATGAAATTACAACTTCTGGTACAGGTAATCTTAGTGTAGCAGATAAAGCTAAGATCAATAAGATTGATGATATTGAAACTGCAGCCAATGCAGCTAAAGCAGTAACTGATACTCTTAAGGATAAGACATTTGTAGAAGATTCTGCATTTAATGCTTATAAATCTGAAGTAGAAACTAAATATGCTACAAAAGCTGAAGTTACAACTGCTGGAACTGGATTAAGTTCTGATGATCAGGCTAGAATTGCTAAAATTGATGGAATCGAAACCAAAGCTGATGACGCTAAATCTGTAACTGATACACTTAAAGGAAAGACTTTTGTAGAAGAATCTACATTTAATACTTATAAATCTGATGCTGATGGTAAGTTTGCTACTAAAGCAGAAGTTCAGAATATTCATGGATTATCTGAAGAAGATCAGACTAAGATTGCTAAGATTGATACTGTTGAAACTACTGCTAATGCAGCCAAAGCAGTAACTGATACTCTTAAAGATAAAACATTTGTAGAAGAATCTGCATTAGATGCTAAATTTACAGAAAAATTACAGCCTGTAACTCAGGATGTAACTTCTAAATACAATGAACTTAAGCAGTCTATTGAATCTGTTTCTACTGCTGGACTTCCTGAAAACGTAAAACAGGATATTCAATCTGCTAAAGATGCTGCTGCTAAGTTAAATGAATTCGAATCTAAAGTAACTGAAGCTAAGAATGCGGCTGATAGTATAAATGCTGTAAAAGCAGATGTTGCTGCTGCTAAAGCTATTACAGATTCTATTAAGGATAAGACCTTTGTAGAAGACAGTGCATTTACTACATACAAATCTGAAGCAGATGATAAGTTTGCTACTAAAGTTTCTCTCACTGAAGTTAAGAATGTAACGGATGGATTGAAAGATAAGACTTTCATAGAAGACGCTACATTTACTGCATATAAGTCTGAAGCAGAAGGTAAGTTTGCTACTAAAGCAGAAGTTGGTGCTGCTGGTACTGGTTTGAGTTCTGATGATCAAGCTAAGATTGCTAAGATTGATGCTATCGAAGCCAAAGCAGATGATGCTAAAACTGTAACTGATACTCTTAAAGGTAAAACTTTTGTAGAAGATTCTGCATTTACTGCATATAAAGATAATGTTTACAAAAACTATGCTAATAAACAATATACAGAATCTGCAATGAGAGCTTTTCAACATGATCTTCAATCTTATCAAGAAGCTGATAAAGAAACCAAAAAAGCTTTGCAAGATATGAAAGCTGTTACAGACAGTGTTAAAGATAAGACTTTTGTAGAAGATGATACATTTACTGCATACAAGTCTGAAGCAGAAGGAAAATTTGCTACTAAAGCAGAATTAACATCGGCTGGAACTGGATTAAGCTCTGCGGATCAAGCTAAGATCGCTAAGATTGATGGAATCGAAGCTAAAGCAGATGCTGCTAAAGCAGTAACTGATGCTCTTAGCGGTAAAACTTTTGTAGAAGATGCTGCATTTACTCTTTATAAATCTGAAGCTGATAATAAGTTCGCTACTAAAACAGAAGTTCCTAGTTTAACAGATAAACAGAATATTGCTAAGATTGGTGAAATTGAAACTGCAGCTAATGCAGCCAAAGCAGTAACTGATACTCTTAGCGGTAAAACTTTTGTAGAAAAGTCTGATTATGATACATTCACATCAGATACTAGAGAAAAACTTAATAAAATTAATGATTTAGAAAGTGGAATGAATGCATTAAATAGAAGAAATCTACTGGAAAGAAGAGATCTAGATTCTTTTAAACAGGATGAGCTTTATAAGCATTTTGCACAAAAATCTGAAGTAAGTGATCTTTCCGATAGATTAAACAGTTATGCTACTCAGGATTATGTAAATCTTAGTATTAATTCGGCTAAAGGAGATTTGGCTACAAAGGCAGAAGTTCAAGCTATTCATGGGTTATCTGAACAAGATCAGACTAAACTTGCTAAATTAGACACTATCAATAAAGAAGTAGATATTCTTAATAAATTAGATGCACTTCATATTAATATTCTTAAAGTAGATCGTGATTCTAATAACAATACAGTTTATTTTATCTTTGATAAAGTAACCAATCCTATTTCTTTACCTAAAGATTTTGATTTGGATAATGGTAGTATCTTGAATTCAACTGATGCAAGTTCTCATCCTCTTAAATTTGAATCTCTTGATGGATCTATGAATTCAACATGTAGTGTTGATACTTTCAACGACTCTACTTGCTTTAAGCTTACATATTCTACTACATCTAATGGCAATTTCCCTCTTGGGGATAACTCTTTTGTTGCTAAAGTATTATTACCGTACAATCCTTCTAGCTCTACAGAAGGGGTTAACTCCTCAGTATTTAAAGAATTAGAAATATATATTAGAGCTATTGATGATGATATTTTAAGAGAAAAAGAAAAATCTGATAAAATTCAGATGTACGTTGCTTCTGGTTTGTTCCCTGTTGCTAGTAGAACAAATGGTGATGGAACATATGAACAATATAATGGAGATTATATTCCCAATTCTACCAAAGTAAATGCTGAATCTTTATTAGAACTTTCTGATTTTTCATCATCATCTGATATTCCCATTAATAGAAAGGGTTTTGAAAATATATCAAACATTGTTGAGGGAAATGCAGCAAGAACAATTTCTTTAAATATTCTTGAAACTAATATTTTAAGAGGGAAAACTGTTCATACTGATTTTAACACAGTATTCTTTATTTTACCTAAAGAATTAACTAATGGAGCAGAAAGTATAGGAGTATTTATGGATTATCAAAGACAGATTGTTCATAAATACCCTGAAGAAAAGATTACTAAAGAAGCATATAAGAAATATGATGTTTATTACTTCATTTCTAATACTAATATTACAACTGGTTTGTATTTAAATATTGTTTTATAATCTAATTTTTAATAGAGTAAGTGGGTTATCCACTTACTCTATTTTATTTATTTTCACATTATATTAATTAACTTTGATTGGAGGTAAATAAATCAATGAGTGAAGTAAATAAATTTATAATGAATGTGAATAATCAAAATCTTCTCATTGAAAATTCTGGTCCTCTTCCTGTAACAGATTCTAATGAAGTTAAAGGAGGGAGGTTTATTGTTAGAACTAGAACTAAAAGAAACCAAATTCCTTTAAGTAAACGTAAAGTTGGAATGAGTGTATATGTATTAGATGATAGAAAAGAATATATCTTATCTAATCAAAATAATAACCCAACTACATCAGATACAGATTGGACAGTTCAAGAAATTGCTAATGCGGTGACTGCTAATAAATTAGCTCATCCTGTAACTATTAATGGAGTTAGTTTTGATGGATCTCAAAGTATCAGTATTGGTAGTGGAGAAGCATATAATAATGATGAAATATTAGCATTGTTTAATACTACTTCTGTTTCTATTAGTAGAATTTATGATACTATCATGCCTAACTATGCAATGAGATTTGTAAATACTATTAATAATGAAAAATCTAGTATTGGGGAAACAAATATAACCAAAGATTTTACTATTAATAATGGTGACCCTATTAAAATTGAATTGTATAGAGTCGATAAGATTATTTCTATTCCTAATTATAAGATTTCTTATGAATTAAATAAATTGGATAGAAATTTAGATATTGATAAATTGGGATTGAAGATTTATAAGAACAAAGATACTGCAGATCTTATTCCTAATGGTGTATTTACATCGGATAAACTTGATAGTATAGTAGATAATGTAGTTGGTGATACTACTTATACTCTTAAAGATGGGTTTAAGAAAGCTATTAAATTGAGTGCTATCTTTGATAATAACTTAGTAAGCTATTATAATATCGATAAGAGATTGAACATGACAGAAGAAATCAAATCTATTTCTTTAGTTGAAAATGGTCAATCATTTAGAGTTAATGTAACCTTTAAAACCAATTCTGGAAATCTTGGAAATGCTGTTACTATTATCGTAGAAGTACCTTATAAGGTTCCTGGTAAAGATAATGTAGTTAAGTTTGCTTATAAATATTGTAATATATCAAGAGCATCTGCAGGATCTTTAGTATATACTGGTAATATTGATGATATCGGTAATAGCTTTTCTAGATATAATTTCTTAAATAATAATGATGGAGAATTAGATAACTTTGCTGTAAATATTATTCTTGCTCCGTCCGAATCAGTACCGGACTTTTTCCAAATTTAATATATAGAAAGGAATATTATTCATAATGAGTAAATTTCTTAATTTAGATAATTTAAAAACATTTCTTTCGGAATGTAGACGCATCTTTGTTACTAAATCTCCTGGTATGGGGTTATCTGAAAGCAATTTTACAGAAGAGGAAAAAGGGAAACTTTCTACAGTAGAAATGTCTGCTCAAGCTAATAAGATTGAAAAGATAAATTTAGCTGGTAAAGAACTGTTTCCTGTAAATAAAGTTGTAAATATAGATGCTTACACAAAGAAAGAAATTAATGATCTTATTAAAAAGATCCCTAATTTTAAAATAGAAGTAGTAACAGCTCTTCCCACTTCTAATATAGATGATGCTACTATTTATCTTGTAAGAGGCAGTGGATCTGGGGAAAATATGTATGATGAATATATCCATGTAAATAATAATTGGGAACGTTTAGGTGGACAAAGCCAATCTCTTGATCTTACTAATTATGCTACTAAAGCAGAACTTCCTAAGAAAGTATCTGATTTAAAACAAGACGTTCAATACATGGATTTTATTAATAATATCGATGTGCACCCTGCATATGCTTCTCCTACAACTGGAACATTGGACATTTCTGAAAATCTTGTAGTATCTAGTACTTTTCCTGATAATGTAACTAGAAGATCTAGATGTACCACTTATGGAGTAACTGGATCTACAGATACAAGTACTCCAAATACAATTACTATTAATTTTCCTAGCTCATTGGATATAAATAGTATTATTCCTGTATTTCCAAAAGAGCCGTCAGAACAAAATGATAGATTCAATGCTCATAATTTAGAAGCTACTGCTTTGTTTACGATAGTTATTAAAACTTATGGTAATTCTAAATTAGCATTTGGTGGTTCTAATGCTATAGTATTTAATAAGGAATCTAAATACTCTTCTTTAGAAGCATTAAATAATGATATTATAAAAACCAATGGTTATATAATTCTTAAGATACACTATATTGGTGATATTTACTTTATTGAAGATATCAAACAATATTACGTAAATTTTAATGTAAGTGCATCCAGAGGGGCTACAATAATGATAAATAATATAGCAGCTAATGGAACAACAGTGCGAGTTCCTTATGGTGAAAGAGTTAATATTTCAGCAACAAATGAGCCTGGATACACTATAGTGTCGTTGCATGCCGCTCCAGCAAATAGTCCCGTGCAACCTCCTTCAGAGTAATTAGATCTAAGACAATAAAATAATTTTATTTTATATTTTTTAAAGGAGAGAATCACATGTTAGGATTGACAAGAAAAAGTAAATTGGTAAAAGCTCAAAATGAAATTGAAGAATTGAACAAAACCATTGAAGCTCTTACAGAAGAAATTGAAGCTATTAAGAAAGAGAAAGAAGAAATTGTAGGTAAGATTGAAATTGCAGAAAAAGCTGCTAAAGATAAACAAGAAGAATTAAATAAACAAATCGAAGTATCTCTCAAGCTTCAAGATCAAATTAAGAAAGTAGAAGCTGAAAAAGCTCCTGCTGCAAAGAAAACTACAACTCGTAAACGCTCTACTACAACTACTGCAAAAAAGAAAACAACCACTTCTGCTACTACTAAGAAGAAGACTACTACAGCAACAAAACGTAAAACTGCTACAAAGAAGAAAGCAGAAGAAGCTGACAAATAGTAGAAACTATTAAGTAAGTAGTATATATTTTTTGATTAGAAAGGACTTATAAAAATGCCTACTTTCACCTCCGCTCAATATAGGGCTTTGGAAGTTCGATATAAGAAAGTTGTTGAACTTTCTAAACAACTTCAAGCCAAAGTAGATGAACTTAGCAAAGGTCAATCTAGTGGATCTGGTTTAGTTAAAGAATATAATGAACTTAAAGCAAGTTTTGAAAATTTGACTAAACGTGAAAAACTGGAAATTGATGCTCTTAATAACCTGAGTGTTGCTCTTCAGACATACAAGGATCAGGTTGCACATTTTACTGCTGAAAATCCGGTAGTTCCTCCGTCTGATGATACTATGACTGATAGAGTAGTAGAATTATCTAAAGAGCTCGATGCTTGTAAAAAACAAGTAGATGATATGCAAAAACAGATCACTAGTTTAAATAAGTTGAATACAGATATTAGTTCTGAACTTGTTAAAAAGAATAAAGAATGTTCTGATATGAGTGCTGATCTTAATAAGAAGGAAGCAGAACTCAAAACAGCTAGTGAAAAAGTAACTTCTCTTCAAACAGAATTAGATTCTACTAAAGAAAATTATACAACAGCAAAAACAGCTTTAGATGAAGCTAATACTGAAAAGAAGACATTACAAGATAAAACTTCTGAACAAGAAAAACAGATTGGTACCTTGAATGCAGATATTGCAAAGCTTCAGGAAAAGGTTAAGAAACTTACTGAAGAAGGAGTACCTGCAGATGATGGATCTACTACTGAAGATTCTTACAAGAAGGTTTCGATGTTTACTGTAAAACCTCAAGAAGGTATTACCTTTAAAGCAAATGGTAAAGTTATTGATGGAAGCGTATTCTTCTTAAAAGGTAGCTCTGTTACTATTGAATGCTTTAAAGATGGTATAAAGACAAAGAATTTTGTCTATGAAGAATATTAATATTTGGAGGTAGCTTATAAATGGCTAACAAAGTACTTGAAAAAATTGATTTTACTTCTATTAAGAGTGAATTGATTGATAATGTACAAAACGTTGTTACTGATGAAGCAAAGAAGTATTTCACCAAATGGTTGAAAGAATCTGGCATGCCTCAGATTAAAGAAGTTGTTGATGTATATACTGCTAAACTTAAAGAAGATGCAGCTAAAGAACAAGGCTGGTGCAAAATCCGTGATGGATTCCTCCTTCCTACTGTAATCCTCTTCTCCTTTACAGTTCTTAACAACCTTCTTTCCAAAGTAGTTGAAGAAACGAAATAATACTATTACCCTATCAGGTTATTCCTGATAGGGTATTAGTTTGACACTTATATAAAATACATTTTTTAAACGGTGATTTTATATGAATAAAGAAAAAATATACTTACCTAGAGATCTAAATAGTATGGTCCATGTAGCTGATGGTATCAAACATAATAGATATTATATACCTGATCCAACATTACCATTTACTTATGAAGATCTTATTGAAAATAAAGACTGGTTTATTACTCTAGTACATCATAACGTATTAGAACATATGAAAAATGATACATTGATAAAATATACGATTAAGTTTTTTAAAGATGATATTACAGAAACTCCTAGTCCTATAAATGTAGCATTGCAAACAAAACATCCTACCAATAATAGTATTGTAAATTCTCAAACAGCAATTCTAGCCGGAAAGATTCCTGAAGTATTGAATGAATCATATTATGATAAGTCTTTAATTTCTATTCCTATAGCCCATATCTTAAATTTAGATACAATGGCAGCAAAACCCTATTCTGGGGTGGTTTGTTCATTACAGATTGATGCTCCTAAATTAAATTATGATAATCATATTTATTATGAGTTTGAATCTGCTACAGATTATGAAATAATGAATAGAGTAGGATTATTTGAATGGGTTATTTCTGATGGTATCTATGGAGATGGGAATGTATATTATAGAAAGATAATATATGGAATTCCTAGTGATATAAAAAATAAAATTGTAATACCGGAAGTAGACAAAGACGACGATGAATTTGTAGGAGAGGATTAGAATATTATGCCTACTAGAAAATATTTTAATACATTAAGATTTACAAAGGAAGATGGAGTAATCGATCATGGATTGATAGGGAATAGCTGGGGCAAAGAAGAATCTGGAGGATCTATTTTATTTTCATCTCCTTCTTGTATTCAAGATCCTTATTTAGATTTTAAATATAACTCTGCTTCTTTCTTTAAAAAGAATTCATATTTGTATAATATGGATAATATCACTCTTAGACTAGATGGATTATTCTGTGTTAGTTTTTGGTTTAAACTTCATGATTCTGCTGTAGTTAAATTAGATACTAATAAGAATAAAAATAAATATATCCCTGGGTTGGAGTTTTCCGATGATAAAGGAAACGTCATCAAAATCCTTGTAGGATATTATAATGATAGCCCTGAAAAAATATCCACTGCATTCTTTATGAATGGTGAATCATTATATGAATACCCATATAATATTAATACAGAATGGCATCAGATTATGTTTAGTAGAGGAGCTCATAGTTTAGATAGATTCTTCTTTGATGGAAGAAAAGTTGTAGAATATGAAAATACAGATATTAATATAGGAACTATTTTAACTAATCTTAAATTTGGCAATCCTGATTATGGCCCAAATAGTGAAGATTATGAATATGAATTAGACCAATTGCAAATATCTGATGATTCTACTTATGAAGATGATTTTGAAATAGGAGACTTAAGACAGATTGTTCAAAAGTTCCCACCAGTAGAACTTCCCGACCATTCAGAAGCTGAATCTATTTATATTAAAAATGTAAAGTATGCTGCTCCATTCAATTATACTGATAATGAAACCGCATGGGATAAAATATTATATGATATTCCTATTACAAGACCAGTTTATTATACAAAACCAAGATATGCAGAACTAAATATGATTAATAAGATTAGATTCGAAGATAATAATAGTGCAGCACATTCTAGTTTTAAATCTTATAGATATCCTGAATTAGAGCAATAAATAAGAGCATAGGTCTTAGACCTATGCTCTATCTTTTTAGTAATCAGTCATATCTATTCTTCTCTTAGCTATATCTTCATTATATCCTACTACAAACCCATAATCTCGCATCTTAAAACCAGAAGCGAAGCATCTTAAATTATAAGTCTTACCAGGAGTAACACCCATAATTATATAATAGGAATACTCTTCAGGTTTTTTAATATATTCATTGTATGCAGGAATATACCATTTAGAATCTGTATGAGAGATATAAGGATTAAACCAAGGAGTTTTTGTATCTAGATTATAAATACCTGTTCCAGAGAAGGGAGGATATGTTTCAGCTACGGTTTCACCGTTTCGTATTCTATTCAATACATCTGTCATTGTTGCATATCCATCTCTTACATCACTCCATTCATCTGATTTAGAGTGCCAGGTATAGTTTACAACTACCCTATCTACATCATTGGGTATAGTTATAACTCTATCTCTAATATGAGTCCAAAGATCTCTCTTATCATCATATCTATTTCCTATACTATTGATAGGAATTAATCCATAAGCAAAAGATAATTCTGTAGCATCAGAAGCTGTAAGAATTCCGTTATCCATAATAGGAGTATTGCTTGATATATTAGGAGTACCAGGGCGATATCCTTTTTCAGGAGATATAATAGGATTGATGGTATCTCCACGTAATACATAGATTATATCATCATTGGTATATTCTTTTCCATTATAAACTACACTGATTGTTTGATGAGGAACTTGTTGTATCTGTATAGCATATTTTGGAATATAGTTCATTTGAATAGGATCATTGAATAAGAATTCTTTATAATCTATTTTGAACATCTTAGCATTAGATACATTGATATCAGCAGTAACAACATTAGGAGCTAATGTAACTTCGATGACTCCATTTCCATTCTTTCCTCCAAAAATATCTTTAGAGAAGCTTCCTATTTTGTAATCATCAATAGTTCCATAAATATATTCATTTATATATTTAGGAACTTTGTTTCTACTTTTCCTTAATTTAAATTTAGGAACTAATGAATCTACTTTAGGACTAAGATTCAAAACTTCTAAATTATATCTAGATTTAATATCAGTTGATATCTTGTGGATAGTATTAGATATATCTAATTCATCTTCTCTATCAACTAATTTACCATTTACAAAGATAGCTGTTAAATTCTTATTTAAATTTCTATCTATTTCATTTTTATTGTAATAGATATATCCACTCATAGGAAGTTCTGGAATAGCTTTATTGTATTTTGTTCCAGTATAGAAACATATTACATCTAAACTATCACCATTCTTAACATCTATAGAATCTGATAGATTTAAAATACCTTTATAAATATTAATAGTATAATCTACTCCATGAACTAATTCTTTTCTATTAAAGAAAACTTTAAATCTATTTCTTATATCAAGAATCATATAGTATGGAGATAATAGATTATACTGATATTTATTGGTTTCGCATTCAAAATTTAATTCCATCTTTTGAACTGCATATTGCCCTTTATTATGAGCAAATACAAATTTTAAATCTCTATCGGAAGATATTTGCAAATCAGTATTGTCTTTGATTCGTATAGTATAATTATCTATACGATCATAATATCTAGCTGGAATTAGTTTTCCTTCTTTATCTATAATAAAGAATTGCATTTCTGTAAATTGTTTATAAGGGAATGGTATGGTTACATCATATTTACTATGATATTCAAATACATTAATCTTGGAATATATTTCATAAGGTTCTATATCTGCTTTTAATACAGTTATTACAACCTTACCATCTAATTCATTATTTCCACCAACTATTGTTTCTGTATCAGTAAATACAATATGATCATTATTTGGTTCATCAGAGCAATTTGGATCTCCACTTATATAAGAAGATCCTCCTCCTGCTTTGATGTCTCCTCCACCGCCACCATAATAACCAGCTCCACCACCAGGAGCTCCACCTTTACAGGTAATAGTTGAGGTTTCTTTTAATCCATTACCACCAGTATTTCTAGACCCATTAGATAATCTTACAAATTCAGTAGAGATAGAATTCTTATCTAAACTACCACCATATCCGCCAGCAGTTTGTGTGCCAGACTTTCCAGAATATCCAGAATTATACCATCTATATTCTAATGCAGGATCTCCATTACTTTCATTTAAAGGTTCTCCTTCATATCCTCCACCATCTAGTCCTTTTACTGGTTTTATAAGATAATCATCATTGTTTGTTCTTATTATAAAATCAGTTCCACCACCAGCACCAGCAGCTATCATATAGAAATAGTTTTTATCATCACTAAAAATGGAGATAGCGGAAGATCCGCCACCTCCATAACCAACCATTTCATTCTTAGGTTTAAAAGAATCTCCACCTTTACCAAATCCTTTTCCACCTATACGACCTTCAGGTTTACACCCTACAAATACCCAAAGATGATCAATATTACTTACATCTAGAATGCCTTTAGTATATCCACCTCTAGAGAAGATATTAGGGTCTCTTGTTTGAGAACCAGCTCCATAACATTCTACTTTTATAGATCGAATACCAGTAAGATTTATATATTCAGGTATTCCATCATTAGGTCTAAAAACAAATACTTTATTCCCATTGTTTTGCTCTACGATATTACCCATTATAAACTCCTTACTGTATTATTTTAACCGTGGCTCCTGCAGCTCCCCATGGTTTATTATTCATAGATTCAGTATTTACTAATTCAACTGTATGGGAGTGAGGATATTCTTTAATATAGATTGTTCTTAATGCAGGACAATTGGTGAAAGCATTTTGATCTATATTCTTAACTGATGCAGGAAGAGTTATTTCCTTAAGTACATCAGATCCTATAGCATAAGCTCCAATACGCTTTAAACCTTTTCCTTGTTGTCCTAATTCAGGCTCTATAGGTTCATCTATAACTACTTCTTTTAATTTACTACAGTTATTAAAAGCACCTTCTTCTATAATATCTATAGAATTGGGAATTGTAACTTTTGTAAGTTCTGTATTATCACTAAAAGAATTCTTATGTATTATTCCACATGAATTAGGAATAGCAACTTCTTTTATTTTAGTATTAGAGAAGGCACCGCTTCCAATATAAGAAATATTATTGTGAATGGTTAATGTATTTAAGGAAATACAATTTTTAAACGCAGCAGGATATATTTCTGTTATTGTATTTGGAATAGTTACATTGTTTAATTTATTAAACCCATAGAATTGATAAGATTGGATTCTTGTTTTATTAGAGTCTAATGAAATACTTTCTATAGCATTTCTATTAACTTGAGTATTATCCATAATATATTCATTTGAAGTTTTGTCAAAAGTTATATTGATTATGGAATTAGGCTCAAATGCATTATCTGCTACCTTAGCCGTATCAGGAATGAATATATTGTTTAATAACCCAAATGCATTTTCATCAACTTCTAAATTGGTTCCCTTTAAGATAATATTTTTTAATCTAGCACAAGATACAAAGGCGTAAGAATTTATCTTATTCAAATGCTTAGAGAAATCTACATATTTAAGATCACTCATACCCTTAAATGTATAAGGAAGTATAATATTAATATTACTTTCTTCTTCAAAACGTATACCAATAACTCCTCTTTTATCTGTAAAGAAACTTGAGAATGTATTGTTTGGTTGAAGTCTTATAGATATAGAAGTAGCATTGTTTGCTATTAATGCATACTTAAGACCAGGCATATCTTCATGAAGAAAATCTATATCTGTATTATTATTAGGAGAAACCTTTTCCCAATCTACATAATAATCTTCTACCACACCTGATATAATATCTGTATCTTGTCTATCTGTATAATCTGTATACAAATATCCAGTTAAGAAATCTTGTTGTACAGGATATTCTACTCTGCTATACAAAGTCCCAGAGATCATATTTCTAGAATACCAATGACTATAATCTTTTACATAAGTAAGATTTCCATATATAGCATCTACAGTAACATCTTTGATCTTATCTGTAGGTATAGGAGTTGAATACATTTCATCAAACATAATATCATCATGATCAAATTTCTTATCAATGTATTCATAAGGTCCTTCAATACCATAATTATTCAAAGACACTTTATGTTTATACAAATATAAAATAGTGATGGTCTTACCTACTTTAAATTCAGATTCAGCCCTATAAGTAGAAATTATAGTATTTCCATCTATCTTATATCTATTAGGATTGATATAGGTTCCATTTATAAATATAATAGTATTCTCTTTGGTTATAATATTATTAGCGAAATAACTACTAGGAATGGTTACACGGTTATTAATTACAATAGGTAATTCGTTCTCTTCGAAATCTATACGTTCAGTATATCCGCCTTCAGATCCTTTATTTTTTATAGAGATTACTGTTACATTTCTTCCTTTAGTAAAATATAAATTAGGATCTCCGAATGAGATAGTATTATTAGCTGCATTGTAAGAATATTTCTGAGATTGTTCTAATGATACACTACCTACAAATACAATGAATGAAGATTTAGGGCCTATAAACTTATTTAATTTAAATACAGTTTGTCCATCATATTCAGCAGGTATTTGTTGAATATCTAATTCAAAATTAGAATCACTATTCATATTGAATTGACTATTCTTCATATCATTAAATATGATCATAGTATAATTAGCATACTTAGTATGTCTTATATCTACACCATTATTGAATCTGATAGTATGATTATCTATAAGATCAAATCTATCCTTACTAATATAAGTAGTATTTCCAAATAGTAAGAAATTATTTTTACTTAATTCATATGAAGTAAAAGGAGGATCAAATGATACTATACCATCATCCCCAGAAGATTTTGAATAAGAATAAACAAAGTTTATTCCTGTATTACCCATATATTTATTTTCAAGAAGTTCTCCTTCTTCTTCAAATTCAGCTCTTACATAAGGAAATACAAATACTAGATAATCATTTCTATCTTCTGTTTTATATAACTTAGAATGATCAAATAAGGTAATGGCACTTCCATCTTCAGATGTAGTATAATCATTCTTCTTATCTAAATAGATACCATCTTTATTAAATACAAAGAAATATTTATCTCCCTTAGGATAAGATTTGTAAGGATAAGGAACATTTACAACATATTGTTCATTCTCATCAGCGTATACTAGATTAGAAGACATATACACATCATGGTTATAAGGAACATGTAAGAAGTTATCATCAGATTCGATATAGAATACTTCTATTCTATCACCAGGTCTAAATGTAACAGCAGTATATAACTTTTTATTTTTTATCTTATTAGTAAAGGTAGCTACATCAATCTTATAAATAGAATTGTTTAAAAGAAGTCCATTTCTAAATACTAAATATCTTTTAGGATCCCATCCTGTTTTAAATTCTTCTTCCAATTCCAATATATTGGTATTAAAGTTTATAAAGTACTTATGATATAAGAATTGCTTATTAGATCCTACATAAACAGGAAGATCGGCATAGTATTTATTATCTTCTATTTTTACATTCCCATTAGAATCTGTAATATATTTTACAGGATATAAATTATTTTCAGATATCTCTACAAATAATTGCATATCCTCATATTTAATACCACTACAGTGATGGCAATGATCTTTAAATTTTTCATTAAGTTCATCTAATACCAAATAATCTGAAATTCGTTGTATACCATTACCTTTGATATTAGAGGGATCTATTTTCCCTTTGTATACTTCTTTTTCGATTACAGTAACAGAAGAGAATGTATCATGACCATCAAATGGATAAAAGAATACATTAACTGATCCATTTACTAAATTATACTTAGAAGCTTCAGATTGTTTAAAGGTAACAGTACAATTTATATCTTTATAGTTTTCAGCATTTACATCATTAAATTTATTAACTATTTCACCATATTCAATATTAATAAACCCATTCCTAAAGAAAGAAGCCCCACGCATAGGTTCTAGATTATATCTTTGGAAATTAAGATCAGTAGTCTTTTTATTATCAGTTACAAGAGTATTTAAAGCAATAACTGTATTATCTGAGTTTATATTATAAGGGTATAATTTATACTTGCTTTTATCATCCACATCATAACCAAGACCCAAATCTAAATTATTGTTTTTATCTCTATAATCAATAGTATTTACTCTTACATAGAATCCATTCCCTTTATATTGTTCTAAGATTATCTGTAAATTAAATTTACTAGAATAATAATTTCCTGGTATATCTAAATCCCCGCTATTAACACTAATAGATTTAGAATCAGTTGTAGGAGAAAATACATCTATGATTAAATTATCGGTATTATAATATTTTTTAACATTGTTTAAATATCTTTCTTTATTCCCTATAATAAGAGAATATATAGGAGCAGTAGACTTTTTATCTATTAAAGAGAATAATGCAAATGGTTCTAAGTTATCTATTGTATTTACATCATTATCTATTATATCATAAGACGTATCTTTTTCTCTAATCATAAAGTATGGATTAGAGAAAACAACCAAAGCATCAAATACAATTCTAACCACATCATTATTGGTAGCTCTATTAGTATATACAGAAGATAAATCAATAACAGATGATCCTGTGAAAGAAATTCCATTAGTATCTTTCCCTCTATTTAGATCTAAATACCTTGCACCATCATTATATTCATAATCATATAAAGATCCTTCTTTAGATTCCAGTTCTGAAATTGATATATTATTCAATTTCATTTCATCATCTAGATTCATACTAATATTACTTGTAATTATAGTAGTATTGGTATTATTTCTAGATGCTATAATATCATTTATCGGCTGTCTATCTAAATTCCAAAAATTATTATTAGTATTATAATTATTTGATTGAAACGGTATTTTAATAGTTCCATTGTATTTACTTAGCTTAGTAAACATATAATTTCTGTGCCTCCTAAGTAAAAATTATTACTAATATGTACCCCTATGCGAATTAACTGCATAGGGGATTTATTCATTAAGATTTAGGTATGATTATAGGAACTTCTAGTTTACATGTAAATTCTTTAGCATCAAATCCATATGAAGGAGTTACTCTAGAGTAGATTTCATAAGATTCTCCACTAGTGTCATGAATATCAACATAATCCCATACATATAATCTTACAAAACCATTAATATCTGTAGGTTTCCAAGGAACAGATACTGTTATTTCTGCAGGGAATGTGATTTCATAAGCATTCTTATAAACTATAAGTCTACTAATTACTGTAATAGAAGACTTGATATTATATTCTCTAGTATTAGTAGGAACTGTAAGTGTAGAAGTAAAGGAATTATCTTCTTTATTACCAACAGTAAGTTTAAATATAAATTCTCTAGTTACTCTATTTATATATAGAATCTTAGAATTTAAAGGTTGTAAGAAGTTTACAATATTCTTACATTTTATAGCTTCCAATCTATCTGTAATACTAGACTTAATATAGCTTCCATACATAAACGTGGTTCTAGATTTGATATGGAAATAATAACCATTCGTTATTGTTTTATCTATATTTATATCATTTAGTAATTTGCTATATTTGAATATAATATCATCTGTGTTAGCATTGGTTGTATTAAAATTAGTACCATGACTATAAGCTATTATATTATAATATGGCATAGCAGAAATATCTGTTTTTATCCTTCTGCCATTTCTAAATAAGCTTATATTATAAGTATCATTAGAATAACTGATTGCCAATCTAAAGTTATCTTTTTCAGCAATACTATTAAGACTAAAACTGATCATTGGATAATTGTTTGTTTTAGTTATAACCGCTAAATCTTTTTTATATGAAGTTTCATCTCCAATATATACATTGCAAAGAGGCTCTCCAAGATTAGTATATACTGTTATCAGGTTTATATATTTGATATCGGATGAAGGATTTATTCTACTATCATAACTAAAATCAATGGTAGTTCTTCCTAAAGTTTCTTTAGAAGAAGGAGTATAGCAATCGGAGATATCAACTAAACAAGATCCAGAATAGTTGGTATTAAACTGTGTTTGTTTACCTACTTCTCTAATATAAATATTTTCTTCTCCATCTATTCCAGTTGCATCAGAGAAATTGAATGGGATAGGAACTTCTATTGTTTTAGTATTACTAAAGGTAGAATCTATATCTCCACCTTTAAAAGGATATTCTAATTGTAGGCTTACTTTATTTCCATCATAAATAATATCTTCATACCATTCAGGAAGAGATCCATTTAAGAAATAGATAGGATACGTTCTATAATATCTATCATGGAAGTCATCTCTTTCCATATCATATTGATATCGACCTGAGTCATTGAGATGAACGGCTTTATTTAATTTTAAAACATTATAAGATTCACGATAAGCAGTAGCTCTTTTTTCATAAACAGGATCAAACTTCATTTGTTGATAGCAAGCCATATAATCTAAAGCTCTTGCTAAGTTTTCTCCATAATGCTTATCCTTATAATATCTTACATTAAAATCATCCATAAATTCCTTGAACTTTTCATCCATTTCATAGAATTCTTCATACAGTCCTATATATCCATTTATAAACCATTTACTAGTTGGATGAATAGCATTGGCTTCATTTGATAAAGAATCTTTTAACCAAATACAAGAAATATATGAAGGGAATCTTTCTAATGGATCTCCAGTGTAGATAGATTTTATAATATTTCTATTATATATTTGACCGAATAAATCTGGAGTATAAGTACCATTCTGATCAAATGCTACTATATTATCAAGAGTTATCTTATATCTCTTATCTATATTCAAATCATAAAGAATAAATCTTCTCCCTGTAGATAATTGATTTTTAATAACTTCATATCTTGTAGTTCTTGGATCTTCATATTCATCTACGAATTTGTAGATCATAATCAATATTGTTTGATCTTTCTTAAAAGTAGCATCCTTATCAAACAATATAAGTTTATTACTTTCTACAATATAATCTCTAGGAAGTAATTGTTTTTGATCTACATAAATTGTGAAATTGGTAAGATCATAATTCATATCATTAGGAAGTATAATAGAAGGAGTATCTTCTTCTATTACTATTTTATTTTGAATAGGCTTGATATGAATTTTACCATACTGAGAAGATTTAAGAACTTTTACAAAATAGATAAGTGCAATCTCTCCATTATTTACTACATCTTTAGGATTTACCAAGATGATAGAATTTGATTTAGGATCTGTATAATAATGATCAGGAGGTATAAACTTATCTCCTATAAAGAAGGAAGCCACAATCTGATAATTATCAGAGATATCTATATTTTTAGATATTGGAATAGATATAGTTCCATCTTGTTTTGATACGAATTTAAATAAGGTAGTAGATATAAATTCATCATTAGCTTGGTTTACATCAAAGGTTAAAATATCCATAGAAAATAGATTATTGTAAATACCATCGATATTATTATAATCTAAGAATTCTATAAGATCATCACCTATAATCTTATATGAATCAGGATCTACTGGTACTCCATTATTATATAAAATTATTGTATCATCAGGAGAAAGATAACTGTGATCCCACGAGCGGAAGTACATTTGAACCGTAGTATCATCTACAATTCTTTTTTCTTCAAATTGACCATATCTCCAGCTATGCTTTAATACGTTAGAATCAGATAAAGTACTTTCTTTAAAGTTCAATGGTAGATTTTGTTCATAGATACCATTGGTTATTAGATTACAGTTTAAAGGAGATTCTTTATCTATATAATAAAAGTAAATTGCATTTTGACCAGAATCGAATTTACCATGGATATTAAATTTGTATATAGGAATATTATCAGGTCTTTCTCCTATTAGTTCTTCATAGATGATTGGGAAAGGCAATCTTACAAATTCTACTTTAGTTACCTTTCCTTTGATATTAGGATCTCTATTTTGAATAATGAGGGTATAATATTCATCAGATTTAATAATTTGAATTTTAGATAGAGGGATAAATTCTCCATTTACAAATAGCATAAACCCATCTATTTTTTTATCTAACAAAAGATGGTATGCCAACCCTTCATTGAACTCAGAATTTTTAAATCCTAATTCATTTTCATGAACATTATTTATTTTTATTACAGTATAATTTCTATATTTAGAAACCCGTTCTATATCTCTATTTATAAAATATTCTCTATCTTCAAACCAAGTAATTCTTACCCTTTGAGGGAGGTATCCTCGTTGAGCTTCGTTTAAAAGATAAGCCGTAGATTCCATTTTATTATCAATTAGATCTTGAGTTTCTTCTTCTAATTGATTATTATTTACAATATTAGATTCGTCTAATCTGTAATAGTTTTCTATAGTATCTTCTGTCCCTATATACAGAGTAGGAGGAATAAAAGAATCCCTATATAAACAACTGTCAATAATTGTAATGTCATCTAATGATCCTCCATTAAACGTTGAAACATTACCAAGATTATCTTCGCCATATCCAATATATAATTCATCCCCAAAGTTGATATCTTTGGTTATATTATTGGAAGTCACATTACAACCATCTATAAATATTCTAAAGATGTTTTCATCTTTAGTAATTGTAAAATAATGCCATTTATTATTGAAAGTAAAATCACATACAGAAGAATAGAATTTTTCTGTTTCAGATAATCTTACTACAAAATATTCTGCATTTTCTATATATACATAACTTTCAAACTTATCGTTATTCTTGAAAGAGAATAACGGGATTTTTGTATCTTTATCTATATTTTTCTTATCTATTTTATATTTACAATATAAGGTAAAATCGTTGTTTCCATTAATATGTGATTTAATCTTACTGGTATCTTTTAATATTAATCCAGCAGATCTATCATATCCTTTAAAATAAGCACAAGTAGATCCGTGGATAATGGATGAAGTATCTTCAAAAGATACTCCACCCATATTTATTATATCAGTATTATTACAACCAGTTTTATCGAAATGGAGGTTCAATAAATATTTTGACATAATACATCCCCTCTAAAGTTTATGCTATTGTTCCTAAGGTAGAAATAACGTCTTTTGTATATTCTACCATATCTTTTCCACAAATCTTTTCAATAGTCTTCTGATTATTCAAATATCCACCAACGTATGCATCTGTAATCATAGCAGAGAAAGCGGGGAAGTATTCCATACCAAATACAGTTCCAGGGCCATATTGCATCATCCATTTTTCTACTACTAAATCAAGAGTTACTGTCTTATCATTAAGATGAAGAGTATCTCTCATCGAATTTACAAATACTTTGATATTATCATACGGATCAATAAAATCTTTAGCCGAATGCTTTCTACCTTTAGCAGATTTTTCGATCAAGATATCAAGAATATTAGCTTCATTAGGAGATACATTACCAATCCTAATTGCATATTCACGGCAACGCTTATCATCGTCATATTGAACAATGCCTTTTAAGAAGTACATTGCTGCAAGATACATTAACTTATTCTTATTGGATTCCTGAATAGAAATCTTTGCAAGGTAATCAATAATATGAGTAAATGACTTAGCAAAGCAAGTTGCCAAAAGAAGAAGCAAGTTTGTTCTTCTTAAGAAAATATCAAACTTCTTATGATAAATCATAGAAACCCCAGCATTGATAAGGTAAGAAGTAAGAGCTAAGCTATTGATATCATAATCAATTCCATTAGATAATTTCACGATGCAAGTAGAGGTATCAATAAATGCTTTTACCTTTCCTCTATCTTTACCTTTCATTTCTTTAGCACAGAATACTTTGAAAGATCTAGGAAGAGGAGCATCACAATCTAAAAGAACAGTATTTGTAGATTTGAGAATACGAATCAAAGGTTCTTCAATTCGTTGATGTTTTAAAGTTCCAATTACGTTTGTATTAAATTCATCTGTATTTTTATCTATAATAGGATCATTCATGAGAGCATCCAATAATATCTTCTGATATTTAGGATATTGTTTGTAAAAATACGAGTCGGAATAAGACTTTAAGTCCTTGTTATCCATGTTAAATAAATCCTCCTATTAAATAATCTAAGTAGTTATTTTAATGTCCCCTTTAGAATTATATGATGGTTTAAACAATTTATTAAGCATATATAAGGGGAGAGAGATAAATGGACTTACAAGATATATTAGATCTTCATTTAGAGATAACCTCTAATGATAGATATACATATAATGGTAAAAATGTACCTAGAGTAACAGAAGTTATCTCTAAAATGATCAATGAAGAAAAGATAATCAACTGGGCTAACTGTCTTGGATTTAGAAAGAAAAGATATAGAGATGCTTTAGAAGAAGCAGCTAATTTTGGTACTAGAGTTCATACTGGTATAGAATATTATTTAAAAGGAGAAAAACTTCCTTTAGACATCCCTAAAACTCCTATGAATTCTTTTAAAGAATGGTGGAAATCTATAAACAATGGAAATACCATAACCATTTTAGGACAAGAACAAAAACTAACCTGTGAGTGGTATGGAGGAACATATGACTGTTTATTAGATATAAATGGTCGTATTTTTCTTGTAGATTTTAAAACTTCTAACCATGTAACCTATAAATATTATCTTCAACTAGCTGCCTATTCAAAAGTCCTAAGAGAAGAAAAGAATATAAATATAGATGGAGTAATCATACTCCAAATAGATAAATATAAACTAAAATATAGAGAATACGTGTTAGACTTTAATATACCTGAGCATAAATCATATTTTGATTTATGTGAAAGAACTTTCTTAAGTTTGTTGTACAGTTACTATCATATCTCTTATTTGGAGGAAAACTTTGGTGTTCTCGATGAAAAAATCAAGTCTAATAAATAGCTATAAAAAAGAAGAGTTATATTCTTTAATAAATAATTTTGTCAAGGTTATAAACTCTCATAAGAAAATTCAAGAATCAGAATCTTCTAATTTTATAAAAAGAAAATTTTATAATTGGTATTATGGTAAATTTAAATTAGGATTGTTGTTTTTAAAGATAACTAGAAGGAATAATAAGATATATAACACTATATCAAAGAACCCTACTAACCTCATGTATTATATAACTCAATATTGTGTATGGTTTTTATGGTTTTGTGAACTATTTGAAGTTCAAAAAGATGAAGTTATTCATAATATATTTGGAGATAAGGTCAATATAGATTTTAGATATGGTATAAAAGGGAATTCTGATAAAATTACAGATATAATCATTCTTAGTAATAATTGTAGGTTTTTCAATCTAGATGATGAAAGATATACAAAAATAAAAGTTCATTTAGACACAGGTGGAAGAGATTCTTATATAGAAGAAATAAAATATAAATGCTATGATGCTTTATATACTTCTACAGCTCCTGTAGATTCTTATACTCATCTTAAAATAGATAATAAGGGATTTATCATAAATCCTAATTATCAGTACAGTAAAGAGTTAGCTAAGAATGAATATAAAAGTTTTACAGAGATAGCTATGAATATAATAGAGATCTTTATATCTCTATATAATATTTGTATTAGTAGCAATATCATAATAGATGATGATAGTATGGCATAAAAGCCATACTATCTAACTCTAACTATTTTTATAGTAGTATACTATAAAAATGAGAGGTGAAAAAATGAAACAAGTAATCGAATTTACCAATTTAAAAGAAACATTTGTTGAAGCTCATATAGCAGATCTTCATTTTGGTACTATAGAACCCGCAACTGAATATAAAATATTAAATGAACAGTTCTTAAATTATCTTGAAAAAATGAATGTATTGGATATCGTATCTATTAATGGTGATATCTTTGATCATAAATTTATGGCAAATTCAGATGCTGTAATATATGCAATATCTTTTGTACAACGTCTTATAAACATTTGTAAAGCAAAAGATGCTACTTTAATTCTTATAAGTGGTACAGCTTCTCATGATGCTGATCAATTAAAAATATTTGTTCCTTTTATAAACCAAGGATGTGATCTTAGAATAGTAAACCAAGTCCAATTCTTATTTATAAAAGGAAAGAAAATATTGTGTATTCCAGAAATGTATAATATGGGAGAAGCATACTATAATACTTTTTTGGTTCATTCTGGATTATATGATGCCTGCTATATGCATGGAACTTTTAAAGGATCTATTTATGGAAAAGATAAAAGAGATCTCAATTCAAATAGAGAGCCTGTATTTGATATAGAAGACTTTGGTAATTGTAAAGGACCTATTATATCTGGTCATGTTCATATAAGAGGAACATTTAAAGAGGATTTCCATTATAGTGGATCTCCTCTTAGATATAAATTTGGTGAAGAGGAAGAAAAAGGTTTTTTTATTCTTATTCATAATATAAAAGAAAGAAAATATCTACTACATTTTGAACCTATAACTTCATTTAGATATGATACAATCAATCTTGATTATATGATAGATCAAGATCCTAAAACCATTATCGATTATTTGAGAAAGTTATCTAGTGAGAGGATTGATTATCTTAGAATTATAATTACTAAAAACAATCCTAGAACAGTAGAACTTCTCAAGAATTTCTATCGAAATAAAAATAATGTAAAGATAGAAACAGACTTTGAACAACAACGTATCAAACAAGAACTAAATACTATCAATAAAGATTATATGAAATATAATTATCTTTTTGATAAAAATCTTTCTCCTGAACAGAAATTAATCCAGTATATAAATCAAGAAGAAGGAAATGATTTCTGGACTGTAGATAAGTTCATAAACTTTATGTCTTATATTGAAAATCTCTAAGGCAGAAACATATAAATACAATATTATATATGGGGAGTCTACAATGTCTGATTATTCTAATAGGAGAGTATCTTACAAATCTAATAGAAGACAAACTAAGATAAATTCTGTGGGTTTGCAGGAACCCATGCTTAATATGTTTTGTAGATATGCACTATCTACAAATGATCATATTCATACACATGCTATTACGTCTTTAAATAGACTCATGTCTTCTTTTACAAATGATGATTTTGATAATAATCAAAACATGATCATCAAGTTTAACTTTTTAAAAGAAATCTTAAAAAATAGAATGCAGGGATTGAGAAATAGAGATATGGTTCTTGCAAATATAGATATGGTAATGGATATATCGACTTTAAAAAATGATAATACCATTACAACAGAAATGTCTAATGATGAAGTATATAATATAGAACAAACTGTTTCTATGATGCTAAATAATATTCTTATGGAAGTAAAAGCCAAAGAATTAGATGAAGTATTACAAGATTATTTAGCAGCTGATTTTAGAGGGAAGAATACAACCTTTGGATCTCTTAAAGAAAGTTTAAATAATTTACAAGCTGAAATAAGAAGAAATGAAATAAACAAAGATTCAGCAGATACATTGTTTAGATTATCAGAGATGGAACAAACTATTCCTGATATTCATAAATATGTAACAAGTCCTTCATATAAACTTGTTACTGGAATGCAGGGATTAAACTCTATGCTTGGTGGAGGATTTCAAAAAGAAAGAGTCTATTCATTCTTTGGTGCATCTGGGTCTGGTAAAACAACAACACTGGAAAATATAATGTATCAGTTATGGAAATATAATAAAGATTTTATGGTACAAGATAAGTCTAAGAAACCTTGTATTGTGTTATTAACTATGGAAAATCTTGTGGTAGAAACTGTATCATCTCTTTTCCATATTATGACCAAAGGTAAATCTTTAGATTCTTGTGCAACTCCTGAAGATGCAATCCAACAATTCAAAGAACATTGTTTTGAATTTGATCCTGATAATAAGAATTCTATAGAATTGTTTATAAAATACAAACCTGTAAATTCTGTAGATACTGGGTATATGTATAAGATTGTAGAAGATCTTGAAGATGAGGGATTTGAAACTATAGCATTCTTACAAGATTATATGATGCGTATTAAACCTAGTATAGTAACGAAAGATGTATATCAGGATTTAGGTACTGTTGTAAATGATTTTAAAACATTTGCAATGACCAAAAAGATCCCTGTAATAACAGCTTCTCAGTTAAATAGAGAAGCTATGAAGATTATCGATGAAGGAAGAAATGCAAATAAATTAGATTCTATTAAGAAGCTTGGAAGATCTAATATTGGCGAATCTATTAGAATAGATACAAACTTAGATGCTACCTTTATTATTGTTCCTGAATTCGATAGGGAAGGAAATAAGTATCTTGGTATTAAGATGACAAAACATAGATACAAACTTCCTTCTAATTTTAAATTAGATTCGTTATTCCAACCTTTCTATCCAAAATCTGTAGCTTTGGTTGAAGATATATATGAGATAAAACCTGCATATAAAGAATCTTTAATTTGTACAGATATAGAAGAGGTTACTTCTAAATTTGGAACTACAGAGCATATATCTATGAACAACCCTGCAAAAAGATTAGAAGCATTAAATTATGCTGTACCTGTAGGAGTTGTAGATAATAATGTTCCTAATAAGGTTTCTATAAAGAAAGATATAACTAAAAATTATATAACTCCTCCTATAGAAAATAGGATTGAGAAAACTAAGATAGAAGATACTAAAGAAATAGAACTAAAGCCTATGATTGATTTCGATGATGGTAATTCGTTCTTTAATAAGAAGAAAGTTAAAGAAGTAATTTTTATAACTCCTATAACAAAAGAATAAAATGTAGTATGGGAGCAATCCCATACTACGAATTCTAATTTTATTTTGTAGAGTCTATAATAGATCTAGGAGTGTATGATTTAGTAATAAACTTTTCTATAGGTTTGATAAGTTTATCTCTAGAATGATTTTTGTTGTAAGTACTTATAGCCATTGATTCTCTGCTATATATGATTGATAAAATTTGAGACAATGCTTTTTTAGGAAGTAATAACAATTTCCCTTTACTAATAGTAAATTCATGAACATTGCAGAGGTTATTCATTTTAAGAATAACGTAATATAATTTGGTAGTGCCATATATTTTATAAGAAAGCATCTTTGGATTGAACTTATATGTTTCTATATCTTTAGGAGAAAATTCAATTTCTAATGCTTCTTCCATTATTTCTTCCATATAATCATCTAGTATATTTTTGATGATCATCTCATATCCATCTCTAGTTTCTATATAAGAAATAGAAGGATAACTAGCATTATCACTTATAGAATTTCCGATATTAATGAATTCTTGTATAGTGTGTGACTCAGTGGTAATCATTGCTGCATTATTATAATAAATAGCCAAGTAGATTCACCTCCTATAATTCAATACCAACTATTTGTGGTTTTGTGATATCTCCACTAATAAAAGTTACAATAAATCTAGTTCCCACTGGTATATATTTTTTGGGATAATCCCTGGTTACTTCCCTAGGAAGTGCTAATTTTACTACAGCCGTTCTTTGAACTTCACCAAATTGAATATTTTCTGTTTCTTTATTCATAAGATTAGGAATAGAAGGTGTATTTCTATACACTGCTCTATTATTTGCTTGCATAGCACCTGTTAATTGTAATTTGAATAACTGTTCTCCTGGATGAAATTTATTTACATAATCATCCATAAGTATAGCAATCTCTGTATTTGAATTCACATTGTGTGTACTCATAATATCCACCTTTGAATATAATTATTAATAAATTGTCCAAGAAGGAGAGATTTTATCATGGCAAAAAGAAAACCCAAAACTTTAGGAGATATTACATCTTTAACAGATTTTAAGGCAGTTACTTGTACAAACCCTGAACTATCAGAAAGATTTATAAATGATGTATTAAAAATTACAGGGTTGGAAGAAGATGATGAAGGCTATATTGTAGATGCTGAAGATGATCCGTTCAATCCTGAATATATTGTAGTTAGAAATAAATACTTACGTCATACTAATAGAGGTATTCTTCATAAGAAAGATATGATTTTTGATCCTTATAATAATCCTATCATAATGGAAGAACTTTTAAAACAATATATGGAGAATTTCCATCCTGAAGTTGTATCAGCTCAGATCTTGGCTGCTAAAGAAAATACAGCTGTTAAATTAAATACCTATGGGTATATGACCCTCTTATATAGTAATGGAGCTAAGATAAAGACAGATATGCACTATAAAGATTCTACTAAGTACTTAGATGCTTTTATGAGATTAGAATCTATGATGAATAATTCTGTAAGAGAAATATTAGCACCTTATGATGAATATGAAAAAGAATATTTTACCAATTTAGAGGAATAATTATGAATACAAATATAGAATTAACTGATGAGCAACAAGAGTTAATCAAGTCTGCTGTACATTGGTATAAGCATGAATCTGAATTAATATTCCAATATAGTGCTCCTGCTGGAGCTGGTAAATCTACTGTAATGCATTGTATTATTGATAAATTAGGTTTAAGAGCAGACCAAGTAGCTCCTATGGCTTATGTTGGATCTGCTGCTATTGTAATGAGATTAAATGGGTTTTACAATGCATCTACTATTCATTCTTGGTTATATAAATTAGAGATTAAGAAAACTAAAAATAGTGTATTAGATAAGGAAATAGTAGAAAAGAAGTTTGTATTCTCTCCTTTAGATACAAAGCAGTTTAAGCTTATCTGTATAGATGAAGCATCTACTGTTCCTCTTAGTATGAGAAAAGAAATGGAAACCAATGGAATTAAAATACTGGCATGTGGAGATTTAAATCAGCTTCCTCCTGTTGTTGATAAACCTGGTTTCTTATATTCTGGAAAAGTATTTCGTCTTACAAAAATAATGAGACAAGCTAAATACTCAGCTATTGTAGAAATATCTAATATGCTGATAAAAGGTATTCGTCCTCAAGTAGGAAACTATGGCGATGTAACGGTAATAGATAAGAGCACACTAAATGATGAGATGATAAAGTCTTATAAAAACATTATTTGTGGAACCAATAAAAGCAGAGATAGGTTTAATAGCTATATTAGGGAGAATATAATAGGAGTAGATAGTCCTCTTCCTGTTGTAGGAGAGAAAGTAATTTGTAGGCAAAATGATTGGAATATAGATGTAGATGGAATAAATTTAGCTAATGGGTTAGCTGGTACAGTTATGAATTATCCTTCTATTACAGGATATGCTCAAAAAAGTTTTAAAATGGACTTTGTTCCTGATCTATTTCCAAATATCATGTTTGAAAAACTAAATTGTGATTTTAGATACTTTATTTCAGATTATCAAACTAGAAAAAGAATGAAATCTATGCTTGGTAACTTTAGTAGATTACAGAAATTTGAATTTGGATATGCTATAACTACACATATTTCCCAAGGATCACAGTATTTTACTGGAATCTATGTGGAAGAGCATTTGCATAAAGATATTCAAAGGAATTTAAATTATACAGGGATTACTAGATTTAGAAATTCTTGTATCTATGTTTTACCTGTTCAAAAGTTATATATTCCTATATTAAAATCTGTTGTCTCTATAGATGGTAAATCTGTCATTTAAATATATACTATTACTATGAAAGTATTTAATTTAACCATATAGGGAGGAATTAGAAAATGGCAATTTTTAAGGAAGTAAAAAATGTAGTTGATTTGTTTGACCCTGCAACAAAAGAAGCGGTTGAAATTGATAATAAACCGTATCTGTTATTGTTTGCTCTTATTGGGGAAGGAACTATGGAAGGGGAATGGTTAGCACTTAGAGGTAGAAAAACAACGTTTGAATATCTTAAGAGTGCTTGCTTAAGCTATGATTGCTTGAATAGCTATGTTCTTACTGGTGGTATCACTCTTGGTAAAGAAGTTTCCTTATATTCTTTCATGAGAGTTATGGTAGAAAGATATTATCAAGATGAACAAGAAATATTAGACACCATTACTGATCACGTATTAGATACATTGAACAATAATGCAGACGATGAAAACAAGTTCTTTGAAGAAAAAGATCTTGATCTTATTTACTTTAAAGAAATAAACTCCCCGACTAAATAGTATACGTAAAATTCTACTATATAATATTATGAAAGGCGGTGATATAATGAGAGAAATAAAAAGCTTTAAAGGAAATAAACGTTCAGATAAAAGTTTCTTTCTGGAAAAGATGTATAATTCTAGAAATGAGATTATAACTCCTGATATTATCAATAGAAATCTCAAATTCTTATATAGAGATATAGCTAGAGGTAATGTATCAGATCCTAAGTTTGAAGAAGCCCTTAGAGGAGATAAGAAGATCCTAGAATTGGCTATAGATAATTTAGGGTTTGAATTGGGAAAGTTAAATGTAATTCTTACTGCTATTAAAATAGCAGACACTAAGCTATATACTGAGGTTATGAATAATAGTTTAGTTATAGAAACATTCAATGACGTGAATGTGAAGTTTAATATGTACTCTATTATGTACAATAGCATCATTAATTTTATGAGTACAGGAGATTTTAACCATATACGAGGAGTAGGTATTACCTTTGGTAATAATTCTTATAGAAAGTATAGAGCTGTATTCAACTAAATGAGTTATAAGAAATATGGTTTTGGAAAAAGCCATAAAGTAAAAGCAAAACTTTCTATTCATTCTATTAATAGAATCAAGAAACGTCTAGGAATAAAAAATAAATATAAATGCAAGGAGTTTATCAACTCTGCTACCACCAAAGGTATTCTCCTTGCAGATATTCCTAGAATACCAAGATATAAACAATTCTCGTCGTATATGTATAGTATAGTAAAGAATACTAAGAATAAGTGCCAATTTAATTCAGTATATCTATATAAGAACGCTTTTATAATCGTTGCTATGGATGGTACTGTAATAACATGTATAAACGTACATGATCGTTTTAAAGATATTTTTTTTGATATAGTAGAATTTCTTAAAAATGAGAAAACCTCACTATAAGATATCATCTAGATTACATTTGAGTAATTTAGAACTTAAATCTTTTTTATAAAAGTGAGGTATATAAATGGAAACAGCTGATGTTGTAAAACTTAGAACTCTGTGTGAAAAGGCAAAACAAACTGTACGCCATGCAGATGGAAGTATTGATCAGATTACATTCCCTACTCATGTAGTATGCGATAATAGTTTGAATGTTCTTGATTATCATAAGGGAAATGTAATTTGGAATGATGCAGATGGATATTTTGTATATTTTACAAATATTTCTGCTAGTTCTATTATTAACTCTCCTAGCTCTGGTATGTCCTTTGGATCTGAAGTAATGGTTCCTGGTGTTATGATTTGTGTAGACTATGGAGAAATTCAGAATATCCGTTGTGAAATTAGTAAAGAAGCATTTATGGAAGTAGCTCAAGCTTTGAATATGACACAAGATCAAATCGATTATAACTTCGTTCAGATCTTTGATAGAGCTAATCAAAACGTTGCTATTCAACGTAAGAGAATGTATGCTTATTCTAATCAAGCTCATAAGAACAGTGCTGATGGTAAGCGTAACTTTACTGAAGAAGAAGAATATAATAAGACAGTTCATCCGGTTTCATATTAATAAAATATTATCATATGAACTAATTTATAATCATATTTAGTTGCCATCGTAATGTGTTTAAACATTTTTACGATTATAAACTATAATAATGATGCATGTAGATATACCTCGAAAGGGGTATATCTATTTTAGTATCAAACTTTTCTTTTATGCATAAAAGGAGGAAACACAATGAACAACAATTTTGGAACTCCGTATGGTGGCACCTTTAATGGTACAACATATGGAAACACAGCTCCGACTCAACCGACAATGACTCAGTTATTGACTCCGGAAGAAATCGGAAAGATTCGTAAGAGCCCTCAGGCTTTTAATGTCAAACTGACAGAAGATGAATATCTTCGTTCTTTGTGCACTCACAAAGATGAAAAAGGTAACATCTGCGTTGAAAAATTAGGCGATGGTCGTTTCCATTGTCCGATTTGTAACGCAACGTTCAATCTTATCGATCTTAACACAAATAAAGAAACGATCGATAATATTGCATTGAATATGGAAGACTTATTCCAGTCTATTAAGACATATCTTCCTAATCCGACAAAAGATATGCGTAATATCTATATGATGATTGCATATTTCCATAAAGTTGGTATGTTATGGGATATTGCTAGAGGTGCATTTAATAAGATTACTGATAATAATATTATCCGTAATGATGCTAATACAAATGCATTTAGCATGCTTAATAACATCTTGTCCACGCCTGGTATGTTTGGTGGTTATTTCAATCAAGCTACTGGTAATCCTGCATTTGGTGTGCAAGCTCCTCAGCAGCCTCAGCAACCTGCATATGGTTATGGTTATGGCTACGGAATGGGTGTACCCAACGGTGCTCAAGCTCCGTTCAATGGTGCTCCCACGGCTCAGCAGGTTCCGAATCCCGCAGCAAATCCGATTGGGACTGTAGAACAACCTCAGGTTCCCAATCCTAATGTAGATGCAATGCAGACTCCTGCAGAATCTACCTATAGCATCAACCCTAACATCGCTGTTCCTGAAACAGAAGAAAAATAAGTTAGGTTAATTTGATTTATAATAGATAATGATAGTGACTCTTTGTGCATAAGATTAAAAAAAATTTTGATTTCGTTATTAACAAAAACTTTTCTATGCTTTATCTATCTTGCAGCTATATGCACTTAGGGTTGCTATTATTGTTTATATATTAAGAATACCCAATTTCACTATTTCAAATTTTAGTAAACTCTGCCTAATAATAGTAGTGGTCTTTTCCACTACTATTATTTTTTCTTCTCCTCAAAAAAAGTGATATAATTATATACAATAGATATGATAGTATATTCTATCTAACACACTTTATTTTTAGAATTGGAGGAGAAAAGATTATGTTTGGAAACAAGAAAGCAACACAAAAAGAAGTAGTAGAGAAGGTAAACATTGGGTTTACCAGCAATGGAAAGATTGCAGTCGATACGAACTTATTGATCAAAAATGATAAGTTCAGAGAAGTAGTAAAGAATATTTTTGATATTCCTTGCTTCTTGATTAAGAAGTATGGAAATTTTATTGAGTTCCCGATCAATAATGATAGTGGATTCTCTAAGAATGTAGTCTCATATATTAGAGTATATGATGACAAGATTATGTATATTTCCTATAAGGAAAATAGAGTAGAAGAGCAAGAGAAGATTAAGATTGAAAGAGTTGTAATTGATGAGTTTGTTTATGACTTTGTAGGTTTAGATCATAATAAGTATAGTAAAAATATTGAATTTGAGTTAGTTTCGATTATTCTTCCGTATGCAAAGATTGCATATTTTGTAGAAGAGCTTATTGAAAATAAGATTATTTCTAGAGATGGAGTAATTGGTCCTATCTTTAGAAAACATGCAGTAGCAGTAAAATAATAAAAAGATTGGAGCTGTACTAAATGGCACAACAGGATAAACGCAATTTCAATGAAATTAAGAAAGAAAATCAAGAAAAACAGCAAGCTGTTGAAGCATATGTGAAAGAAGTAGTTAATAAGAATGAAGAAGAAAAGAAAGAAGAAACAGTCAGCAATAAAGACGTTGTTATCTTATCTTTTGAAGATACATATGTCTTGAATGCATTGAACGTAGTTTCCAAATCTATTGATTGGGAATTTGAGAGCGGTGTAGTCTCTCATGCTATTTATCTGAAATGCAAGTATAATTCTATTTTGTCTGATATGGCAAAATTTGGGATGAGTAAAGAAGAGTTCGATTCTCGAATTCAAGATATTGCTGATTTCGCAGAAAATGAAGTAAATAAGATTGTTAAGTCTACCAATTCTTTAGTATAAGAATTGGTAGATTTTGTTTCAAGAAGTAAAAGGAGAATTAAGAGTAACACAGAACATATAGGAGATGATTTTAAATGAAAAAGAAAGCATTAGTAGCAGCAATTTTATTATCCACAACAACAGCAGTAGCATCTGCAGCTCCTTCTGTTGTAACTAATTATCTTGGTGTTTTTGTTGGAGAAGCATATAATAATACTATTCGTCCTAACACCCAATCTGTTTTATTAGTTGGTGATAACCAAACTGTGGACGGTAAAAACGTTATCATGAATGGTATTGGAAACACTGCAACTTCTGATAACTCTATCACTTCTGGTGAAGGAAATAATAATGCTGGTATTAGAACAGTAGTTGGTGGTAATAATAATACAGTAGATGCAATGAATGGTGCTGTATTCGGTGATACCAATGTAAGCCATGGTAAATCTGCACTTGTGGCTGGTGCTCAAAATACTGTTGATCAAGATTCTAATAACTCCCTTGTTGCTGGTTTGTACAATAGAACCAGTGGAGAAAGTAATCTTGTAGTAGGTGTTGGTAATACAACTACAGGATATGCAGCAAGTGCTCTTGGTATGAACAATAAAGCATCTGGAGATTACTCTATTGCAACTGGTAGATCTACAACAGCCAGTGGATCTTCTTCTGTAGCTTTTGGTTATCAATCTATTGCTGAAGGTAAGAACTCCATTGCTGGTGGTATTGATAACTATGCAAAAGGAGAAAACTCTGTAGCTTTTGGTAATACAAGTAAAGCATATGGTGCTAATTCTTTAGCAATTGGTGGTGAACAGAACCTTTCGAATGGTGAAAATTCTATTACGATGGGCACAAATAATACAGCTGATGCTAAATCTGCCATTGCTATGGGTGCTAGAAACTTAGCATCTGGTAGATATTCCTTTGCATTTGGTAATACAAATACAGTAACTGGCAAGAATTCTGTTGCTGGTGGTTTCCAAACATTAAACAATGGTACTAATTCCTTTGCTTGGGGTTCTAACAACAATCAATTTAGTGATAATAGCATCATGATGGGTGACAACAATGCTACACAATTTAATACAAAGAATAATATTATCTTTGGTTATGGTAGTTCTATTGCTGGTTCTAACGGTATTGTACTCGGTACAACTTCTAAAGCGACTGCAGATAATGCTGTTGCAGTTGGTACATCGTCTAGTGCAATGGGAGAAAATTCATTTGCAGTAAATGGTGGGGTAGCTTATAAGAAAGATAGCATTGCTATTGGCAGTGGATCTGTAGCTAATGGTGATAAAGGTATTGCTATTGGTAGCCATGCTGTTACAAATGTAGATGGTGTTGCTATTGGTTCTTACTCTGATGCATCCAGAAATGGTTCTGAAAATGGAACTTATACTGGATTGGATTTGAGTGGTGCTACTCATAGTGCAAATGATTCCACTTGGAATGCAGTTCATGGCAATGTATCTATTGGTACAGACGGTCATACTCGTCAGATCACTGGATTGGCTGCTGGTACAAAAGATACAGATGCAGTAAACGTTGCACAGCTTAAAGCAGTAAATGAAAACATCACAAATATCAATAATGGTTTTGATGGAAGAATTACAAAGCTTTCTAAAGATACAAATCGTGGTATTGCTAGTGCAATTGCTATTGCTGGTTTGCATCCCCTTGATTACAATCCTGAACACAAGTTTGATATTGCTGCAAGCTATGGTCATTATCAAAATGCCAATGCTGTAGCTCTTGGAGGATTCTATCGTCCTAATGAAGACGTAATGGTATCCTTTGGTGTAGGGTTTGGTAATGGAAACAATGCTTATAATATTGGAGCAAGCTATAAGATTGGGTCCAAAGGAGAAATCTTTAATAAACAAAATAAGGCTTCCTTAGTAGTAGATCTTAAAGAAGCTAAAGATCAGATTAAAGTATTGCAAGAAGAAAATGCAAAACTTAAAGCAGTTATTAAAGAAAAACTTGGTGTCGATCTTGATGCAATGAAATAATGTAATAGAATGATAGAGAAGGGTTAATTCCCTTCTCTATTATTTTTTTTTAAATCCCTTTGAGTTTATATATTATAAATATGAAACTACAATAAAAATAACTATGTATTAGTATAATTTTTGAAAGGGGATATGTTTTTAAATGAAGCCTCCTAAGTTAAATCACGCACTAACTAAAGAGCAAGAAAAGCAAATTAGGAACTATGGTGGGGATAATATAAAGACCATTAAATTATTCGTCGATTCGGTACGAAAAAATCCTGGTCAATATTTATCATCTATTGGAAATGAAGGTATGATAAATTGCATTCGAGAAATTTTTCAGAATGCAACGGATGAATTGAATAGAAAAGTATCTCCTTGTGATGAGGTATGGATTGAATTTTTTGAAGGAAGTTTTAGGACCATTGTAATGGATAATGGTCGAGGAATTGATCCTGGAGATATGGTTCGTGTATTTACAAGAGAACACACATCCACAAACTTTGATAAGAAAGAAGGAGAATATCCTTCTGGTCTACATGGTGTTGGTTCTAAATGTGTTAATGCTGTATCTTCTAGATTTACAGTTACTGCATATCGTCTTGGAGTAGGATATAAAATAGAGTTTTCTGAAGGTAAACCTTTAGCAAAATATGGTGTTAAAGATAAGAAAACTGGGGATATTGTCTATGTTCCCGAGAGGTTGCCGGATAGAGCTGGAGCTCAAGGAACTGTAGTTGATTTTGAGCCTGATTTTGATATCTTAAAAGAAATTACAATCACAAACGAAGATGTGTATAGATTAGTATCTAATTTGGTTCCTTTGTTTAAACCTGGTGCTAAGATAAACTATCTTTGTCATAAATTAGATGGAACTGAGTTTAAAGATACCCTTATCAATGAAGATGGAGTTCTTACTTATCTTATTAGAAAGACAGATAAACCGTTGATCAAACCTATTATATTTGGTTTTGATAATGGTAAGATGAAAGTAGATGCAGCTCTTACTTATGTAGCAAATGTAAATGCAGGGGCAGATGTAACCACATATACAAATATGTCTCCTGTAAATACTCAGTTATCTACTCCTTCAAAAGGATTCTTTAGAGGAGTAACAGATTTCTTTAAGACCTATATGAATAAGATCTTCTTAGCTAATAGTAAAAGGAAGATAGAAGCTACAAACTCTGATATTCTTACAGGATTAGTAGGGGCAGTAGCATCTGCACATATGAATGTAATGTTTGATGGGCAAGCTAAGAATGTATGTAAAAATGGAGATCTTGAACCTTTTGTAAAAGATGTAACTCTTAAAGCATTACAGGATTGGTCCAAAAAGAATCCTGAAGATTTGCAAAAGATTTGTAACTTCTTTAAAGATGTAGCAACCGCTAGATCTAAAGCAGAAAAAGAAAAGACGAATGTAATTAAGAAGTATAAAGGAGACACCATCACTGGTATTCCTGAAGGATTTATTAAAGCAGAAAATAAGGATCATCTTGAATTGTTTATAGTGGAAGGGTTATCAGCTGCTTCTCCTTGTCAAACTTCAAGAGATACTAAATATCAAGCTATCTTCCCTATTAGAGGTAAGATGTCTAATGCTTTCTCTAAATCTAGAGAAGCTTTTTTAAAGAATGAAGAAGTCCAAGCTATATTATCTATCCTTAATTGTGGATATGGTAAAAACTTTGATATCTCTAAATGTAAGTATGATAAGATCATTATCCTATCAGATGCTGACTATGATGGATTCCATATCAGATCTTTGGTACTTAAATTCTTATTAGTATATTGCAGACCCCTCATAGAGGAAGGAAGAGTATATGCAGTATTATCTCCGTTGTATCACGTAAATAAAGGGACTAAAAAATGGAGATACTTTATTGATAAGGATGATTTCACTAGATATGTAAGAGATGAGTTTTGTAAAGAAAATAAGATTGCTCATCTTCCTTCAAAGAAAGAGTTTACAAAACATGAGATCTCTTCTTTGATTATCAATAATAACAATTATGATTTCTATATGGATAGAATCTCTAGCAATTATATGATTGATCCTATCTTGTTAGAAGATTTGCTTCTTCTTAGAAATGAGGCATATAAGAACTTTAATAAGTTCAAAGATACAATCTCTAAGAAATATAAGTATCTTAAATGCGAAAAGAAGAATAACTCTATTCTTATCAATGGACTAGTAAACGGTATCCATGGAGATAGAGAACACACTATTATATTTAATGATCAATTATTGAATGCTTGTACTCCTTTACTTCCTTACTTAGATAAATCTGAAAAGAGATATTTGTTAAATGGTAAGAAGATTGGATTGTATCAAATCATTAGTACTTTTAGAAATTCCGAACCTAAGAATATTGAACGTGCAAAAGGGTTAGGTTCTCTTAATGATCTTGAAATCGGTGAATCTACTTTAAGTCCTGAAAATAGAAAGCTTCTTAGATATACAACTCAGGATATTAGTAATGAAATTGAAGAGATTCGAAGAGTCAATGATGATAAGTTTAAACTGATTGAAAATGTCGATATTTCACAATATGAATTCTAACTAATGCTTAATTACCCAGTAGGAATATATCCTACTGGGTATCTTATTTTTATTTCAAAAGGAGATTAAAACAATGGAAAAGATGAGCAGTAAATTTGGAAAAGGAATTGGAAATTCTGATTGCATGTTGAAAATGGTTCGAGATATTCAAAATCAGTATAAGACTGATGAAAGAATGTTTACAATTGAAGGGGAAAAGGAATTAAAGATAAGAAATAGCGACAACAAAGGATCAAAAGCAATAATTCACTATGCTGATAAAGAAGATCTTGAAATACTAACTAAAGAAGATATAAGTGGGGATGCACTAAATATTGATATACTTCATCATAGTGATTTAGATGGAGATACTTCTGCAGCTTTGATATTAAATTCTTTTAGACAGCATAGAAATATAGTGTCTAGATCAGTAGCAATAAACTATGTAGGAGCTTCGATAATCGATATCTTCATATCCAAAAGAAATGAAAATCTTAAGGGTAGAAGAATAGTATTTGTTTTAGATATAACTCTAAAGAATGAAGATTTTGAAAAGTTGCTTAATGCTTATGATAAAGTAGTTTGGATAGATCATCATGAAACATCTCTTTATCAAAGATCTATTTCTTTAGCAGCTAATCATAAAGGAAAGTTTACTTATTTTATTTATTCTGAAAACTCTGCATGCTGGTATACACATGCTTTGCTTTATTCTTCATTTATAAAATTAGCTGAAGAATTTGAACATGATGCAAGAATATCTATCTCTAGAGATAACCTTAAAGAGTCTTCTAAAGTATCTGGGTTGATTAGTATTTATGACACTAAAAAAGATAAAAAGTATCCTGAGGAGTATACTAAGTCATTATATCTTCAACAACTCTATTCAGATTCTGGAATGATGCAGGATACATCTGATATTTTTACTGAATTGCTTACTGATGAAGATAAAGAAAAAGCACTTAATAAGTATTTGGAATATGGTAAAAGATTATATACAATTTATATGGAGAAGTTGAATGTTCTTAATACTGTAGATTATACTGAAGAGTTTAGCATCTTAGATCTAAAATTTAAAGTAATCTATGGAAGAGGAAATTCAACAAGATTTGATATTCAAAAAGGAGAAGAAAAGAATGTAGTAAATATGATTATTCATATCAATAAGGATAAGGTAAATCTTAACAATCTTGATGGGATTTTGATAGCTAGTATCTATACTGATGATGAGTATTTAAAGGCAAATGTTCCTATGTCTTATATCACCAATAAGTATTTTAATGGAGGAGGTCATGCTGGAGCAGCAGGATTTAATATGTCTGTAAAGGAATTCTTAAATATCTTTGATTTGAATGATAAGTCTAAAGGATATAGCGATGAATTATTAGAAGTTAAAAATAATAATTTTAAAGATATAAGAAAAATACTGAATAATGCGGTAGAGCCTAAATTAGGTGTATTTTTAAATGATGAATTTACTAAAGACTTTAAATCCCCTAATAGAATTATGCATCTTGTAGCATTGGTTTTAGGTGGATGTGTATATTATGAATATCTTATAAAAAGTAAAAAGAGATAAAAAGACAGGAAGGGCCCCCCCCCCCCCCCCCGCACCCCACGGGGGGGGGGGGCGGGC